TATAAAAAAAAAAAAAAAAAAGAGCCTTTATAAAGGCTCTTTTTTTTATACAAATACTTAATTATAAATAATAGTATATCATCTTGAATGGGTCTTTGATTTCTATAAAAAATGAATTATCTTCTATATTATAAGTGGCTACAACAACAGTGCTCTTTGAATATGCCCAGCTTCTCATATTAGAAAATATATATCTGTATTTTCTATCTTTCCTAATTAAAGAAGTCATAATATTAGAAAGCAATATTGAGATACTTCCATTATCTATTTGTTTAACAATATCTGGAAGCTTCTGATTAAGTTTAAGAACAGTTTGATACATTTTTCTTTGGTTGGAAATCTTCGTTGGATATGTCGCGTGCTCTATAAATTTATTTGCATCAAAGCGTAACTTTGCCTGCTTTGATGTCAAACTATCTACGGATATAAACTTACCCATATCACTTATAGTTTCATTTATTACTTTTTTCAAACTATCAAAATCTATATTCCTGTCTATTTCATATTCTTTAACATTCTGTGGAATATTAAAATATGAAATAGAATAAGTTATTATAACATTACTTCCTTTTATATCATAACCAACATAAGTTAGAAGAACATCTTCAAGAGCTACTTTAAACTTCTTAGAGTTTTTAGGTTCTGGAGAGACATCTGAAATTTTCTTGTTGTAAATAAACATTATTGCTCTTTTTCCTCCGTCTCTTTCTCAGGCTCTTTCTTTTCATAAATATCAGCAGGCTTTGCGTTTTTAATCATAACAAGATTAGATATAAGTCTATATTTTTTAAGAAGCTGGAAATCCTTTTCGTCTATTTTTGATTCAAGAGCACGCTCAAATCTTTTTATTTCAGCATCAATTTTTCTTTCAGCATCTTTAAATTCTTCAGACTTATTATAAAACTTTGGTTCAAAGAAATCATCTTCCTTAATCTTAAGTGTATAATCAGAAATCCTGTCAGAATCTGACTTCATTCCTGGTTTAAGTTCATAAATCTTTTTCTCTTTTTCATTAAGAGTTTTAGACTCACGTTCTTTAGCTAACTTGTTAGCAGTATATGCCTTCTTATCCTCAAGACCTTCTTTTGCATCCTGAAGAGCCCTTAAATAATCATCAGTATATTTAGTTTCTTTATTTTTTCTGATATCATCCCTAATCTTCTCTCTCATCAAGAAATTTTCATACTCTTGTTCAAAAGACTTGGATGTAATTCTGATTCCTTCATCTTCGGCGTTATCAATAATATTTTGAAGAGCATCCCTTACATTATCTGGGACATCCATATCATCAATCTTTTTGCTAATAAACCTAAGCTCTTTTAAATTTTTCTGAGTATCATCTTCTTTTTGAGACAATTCTTTTCTAAAAGATTTTGAAGATTCGATTGCTTCTTTAAGTTTTGCTTTATCAGCTGCAGAAATTTCTTCATATTGAGCAAGCTTACGAACAAGTTCTTTTTTGATTTTTTCTATATTGTTAAGCTTTCTCTGATATTCTCGCATCTCTGCTTCTGTATAACGAGTAGAAAAAAAACCGTACTTCTTAAATATCCTGTTTATAACAGGTTCTGAAATATCGTGATTACCAAAATAATCGCTGATTTTATCCAGGCCTTCTCTTTTTCTATGATAATCAGTATATTCGCGTGTAAGCTCTTCATATCTATTTGAACGCATGTTAGCAATTTTATTCTCGGCCGACTTTTTATATTTAAGGTATTCCTCTTTTGTCATACCAAGAACTTCTTTTGGATAAAGAGCTTTTGATTTTTCCATGTAGGTTTTAGCCACCTGATATGGTGCGAGCGTTCTTTTCCTATAATCATTAATTTCCTTGACAAGAGATTTGCCATATTTTTTCTTTAAATATTTAAGAGCGCGCTTCTGTTCAGATGAAAGCTTATACACAGTTCCAGTAAGGTCTGACGTTTTCTTTTTCTTAAGAGCTTTCTGCTCTTTCTTAACATCAGAGAAAATATCTTCTTCAAGAACAGGTTTCTCAAATTCAAAATCAACAGAATCAAAACAAAAATAAGCAACTGCTGGAGTGACCAAGTAATCGCTTGGCGTATCATCATTATAAAGATTGTATCTTAAAATACTGGCAATATCAGTCATATATGAAATTTCCTTCACTAATTAACTTTAAACCTATTGTTTAATATATTCTCTATGTCACTATATTCAATATAGGATATTCTTAAAATTTCAACATTATTTTCTTCGCAAAGTTTATTTTTTAGTTCATCATTTTGTTTTGTTTTTTCAAAAACTTCTTTTGCTTCAATATCAGAATAATTACCAAATTTTACTGGTTTAAAATGTTGCTCACCATCATATTCTATAACTAAATTATAATCAGGTAAATAAAAATCAGGTTTAAGCTTATCAAGAAATTTTAAGCTTTGCTTATTATATATATAATTTATATGTTTATTTTCTAAATATTCTCTAATCTTGTTTTCACCCTTAGAACTTTTACATTTTGGACAACTTATTTTACCAGATAAAAAATCATGTGGCGTTTTATAAAAATCCCCATGCTTATAGCAAACAATACAAACAGGAGTATATGCGTTTATATAATTAACCTTAGAATAATCAAATTCGTTATTTATTTTTTTTTTTTTTCTTCGTCTATAAATTGTTGTGTGGTTTTTCTTTTTGAGCCTCCGCATATTTCACACCCCCTTCCATACAAATGCTTTGACGGTGTTTGCCAGAATTTACCATGTTTAGGACATATAATACAAACTTTGGTATTCATATCAACATATTTTACTTCGGAATAATCATATTTTATCACCGTGAACTTGTTTTGCTTTTTCAATAAATTCTTCTGTTGTTAATCTTATAGACATAAAAAAAATTCCTTTGTAAGCCGCAACTCTTACAAAGGAATTTACAATATAAAACATTGAAAATTACTTTTCAATTAACAATCTTAATCTTATTTTTGTAGGTTGCGGTCTACAATATTATCTTTAATTATTTCACTAGGAAATCCAACCTGCTTATAAATTTTAATCCTTTGTAATGAATGACGTTCACAAAACTTATTTCCAATATCATAAAAATCAAAAACAGTTGCTTTTATTTTCCCGTCTTGATTTCTTAAAGCCCTTCCAAGTGCTTGTGTTGCCTGTATATCGGAACAACCCCCACCAGCAATTATTAAAGTTCTTATAGAATTTAAACTTATACCTTCCGATAATATTCCATAACTTCCTATTAAAACTGGAATTTCTTTCCTTTCATATTTCTTAAATATGTCATCCCTGAATCCATTATCATCACGACCACTCAAAAATATGGAATTCGGAATCAACCTATTCAATTCCTCTCCGTGCTCAATATTTCTGATAAGAACAAGAACCGGCTTTTCTGATTTTTCACACAGTTCCACAATCTTGAGATTTCTATCCTCATTATGAACTATACAAATATCATTTGCAGTTGGCCAATCGGGCGTATTCCATTGTTTAATTGGAATAAAATTTATTTCCGGATAAACTATTACATTATGTTCTAGAAGCTCAGTTGCCTTGACTTCTGAAATTATGTCTCCACAAAATTGTTTGATTTTCAACCAATCAACATCATTTGTATCTGGAGTAGCTGAAAACCCAAATATGATTTTTGCCTTAGTTTTCTTAAGAAAATCCTGATATGTATTAGCTGCTGCATGGTGACACTCATCTATGATTATACAATCAAAACCTCTGTCTGACAAAGCAATCGCCATCTGAGGAGTGGACACACATACAATCTCATTATCGTATGATTTCTTGGAGCCTGTCATAAGTCCCACATCAAGGCCGTATTTTTTTGCTCTATCATAAATCTGATTTGCCAAATCAACTTTAGGTGCAACTATTATTGTCTTCAACCCTGTTAATTTGCAGAAAGCCAAAAATATCTCAGTCTTTCCTGAACTGGTTACTGCCTTTATCGTACCCTTTGTTCTTTTAAGCATCTCTTGAATAGTACGAATCTGATGTTCAACATGCTCGAACTTAGGGTTGAAATATGAACGAAGTTCCTCGTAGCTGTAATCCCTCTGATAATCAAATTGTGTTATCCTGTTATCGACTGAAGTTACACGACCCTTTATGAATGGCTGCAAATCCTTAAGCAATCCTGTGAAGAACAGAATTCCAGCTTTATTTTCATAATAGAACTTCTCAGTCTTCACTCTATCAGCTTTGAACTTACCACGAACAAATCCAGTTCTTGGGTCTTTTTTAGAGAGGAACGACTTTATATCGTTCCTCTCGCTTTGAGTCAAATCAGTTAAAACACATCTTATATTATCAAGTATTAGTTTCATATAAACTCTTCTAAATCATCAGTTATATCTGACAAATTTTCCAAAGCATACTCTATATCATAGTAACAATCTTTTAATTCTGTAATTAAGTTTGTTAATTTTTCTGTTTTTTGTGGTAAGCCTATTGATATTTTTGCACCAACTTCAGAAAATCTAATATCACTGGAATTTAGCTCTGTGCCGTCATCAAACTTAACCTCATAATCTGGGCAATTAAACTCATTAAGTCTATCAATCAATTCTTTGACTGTCATTATGCCTCCAAAGCAGAAATCATATCATTTACATCAACAGAATTCTCATCAATCTCTGCTTCAGCAATTTCATCATCAATCATTGAATCAACATCACTTCCAAGTTTGCCTAGTTTTTCCTGCCTCTGATTCTCTTCCCAAGCATCAAGAGCAGCCTGAAGCTTATCGACATTCTCAGACTCATTCTGCACAAACCTTGAAATGAAGTCTTTCTTATAGAACTTCTCTTCCCAAAGCGTAGGACAAGAATAATAGGCACCACTCTGAATTATAAGACCATAATCTTTAAGAAGTTTAAAAAGACCTGAATACTTGGCAAGACCTGCATTTGCTTCAAACACGAATTGAACACGCTTGTTTTCAGTTCCAAATCTACTCTTTATAACAGAAGCATTAAGTGTCTTGAAATCAGTTCCAAGAGCTCCTGTTTTTCCTTCCTTGTTCTTCTTAAGCTCAGCATCTGACATATCATCATTTGCTGCAGTTTCTGCAAGACGAATTGTAAGCGAAGGATTATAAAGTGTGTTTACTCCTCCGGAAGCAACCCATGGATGGTACTCATCGCCAAAATTAGTATAAAGCTTATTCGTGAAAATAAAACTTATACCAGTTCTTTCAAGTGTATTGTCAAAAGTTCTGAAGAAACGGGCAAGTTCCTGCGCCTTCTTACCCATATCGGCAGTACCACCAAGCTCACGAACACTCTGAAGGTTTGCTATGCTGTCAAGAATAACTACAATATTTTTATCTCTAAGTTTTGGATTATAGGTAACCGTGTCAACTATTTTCTTAACAAGGTATGTTACACCTTCAGTATAAACATATTGGTCAGTTTCAAGTTTTGCAGGCATGTCCTTTTCAGCGACCGTCTCAACAGCCTGATTCTTCTTGTTTGTTCTATAACACTCAAATGTTGATGCTTTAAGGATATTTACTTTCCTAATATCAACTCCAACATACTCAAGAAGTTCTCTTGAAACACCACCACCTTCTGTATCAATTATAATACCAAGGTCAATAGTCGGGTCTTTAAGAATATTACAACAGAAAAGGGATTTACCAGTTCCACTCAGTCCATCAAAGCAGGTTATTCTTCCACTTGGTATTCCAGCTCTAAGATGCTTTGAAGCTATATAATTTATAGCATAATTTCCAATATCAAACCAATGCTTTACTGGTTCAGGTTCTTTTATAGAATCTCCCATAGAAGCATTGAACAAATCCATTATATTTTCGCCAGTAGTTTCAACTTTCTTAGCCATTTTTTCTCCTTAAAAAAATAATCAGCCCCCTGGAGCAAGGGAATTCTAACAACAAAGTGCTACTGCCATTCGGCAACCCAGCTTTATTCCGCTAGGGCTGATTAAAATATTATTAGATTAATCCAGCAAGAAGTGAATCAAGCTCATCAGCTGCTGAAGGCTCGCTTGCTGTCTCTGCAGGTGCAGCAGGAATAAGCTCTTCTGTCGGCGTGAATGCTTCAGTTATAGAAGAAGCTGGAGCTGCAGCTACATATTGTTCTACAACACGAGCAGGCTTTGGTGTACCGAAGAACTTTGAAAGTCCATCATTTTCCATTGCAATCGTCTTAATGTCATCAGCTGTCTTGAAGTTTATGAGAGAGTTGTAACTCATATTCTTAGCCTTTGTAAGAATTTCAACAATCTTCTGATTATCTTCTGCAATCTTTGATGTTATAGGCTTGAACGAAGATGCATCATAATTTGTATACATTCCTTCGCCTGACTTTATAATATCAAAATCTCTTCCATCAAGAGGCCCAAAAAGGCTACCCCATTCCTTTGAGAGAATTGCATTCTTAACCTTTTCATAAATAGAGAAAGGAAGCTCATAGAATACAGGTTCTGTTGCATGGTCAGGATCATCTCTGACAATAAGTCTTACAACATATCTGGTCTTGCCTGAAATCTTCTTTGCCAAATCAACAGCATCATCAGTCTTTGTGTTATAAAGAGTTCTTGCCATCTTGCAAAGAGGGCACTCACCAGCTGTATGCATGTTTCCATCTTTATCAACTGCCGTCTGATTAAGACACTCATAAGGTTGACCATTAACCCAGTGGACTCTGTGCTCAAAGTAAGGAAGCTTTTCTCCGTTTGCCTTAATAGGCGGAAGAATCCTTACAGTTGTCTTCTGCTTTGTAGGTCTCCAGAAATTAGTCTTTTTCTCACTCTTTGAAACCTCATCAATCATGGAATTCAAATCAACAAAATCACTTAACATAGCATTTAAATCACTCATTTTTACTTTTCTCCTTTTAGTTAACTAACTATATTATAAAATACTTTGGCTTTTTTGTCAAGTATTTTTAGACATAATAAAAAACCCTAACCAGCTTTAACCAGTTAGGGTATATATAATGAAACTAATTTTATATATTTCAAAGAATTAATTCACTAAACTCACCGGTTTTTCACTGAAGTTATTTACATAATTATCTTAAAAGTTTTTAAGATTTTTGTCAAGTTTTATTTTTGCGCCAATTTTCTCTGATGCTCTTTTTCCATCTCAATCTCTTCCTGAACTTGCCGTATGTAGAATTTGAATTCATAAGGTTCGAGATTCTTAAGCTCATCCAAAGTAAATCCTTTTTTCAGAAGCCAATAATAATTACTCCTGATTATGTTCAGATTCTCCCTGCTCATAACGAAACAGGGCATCTACGTTCAAATCAACGGAGCTCCCTTCAATTTCTTTACCGCATTTTGGACAGTTTGTATTGTTTACAATATGAGTAAGACCGTTATCAAACTGGGAATATTTAAGAATGACTTCTGAATCTTTATGAGGAAGATTGTTATAGAATATAACCCAATCCTCTTTTGGAACCTCTTCACCATTAGGATTTATTATTGCTATTGTTCTTGTAAAAAGAAAATCAGCAATTCCGACATTCTTTCTTTCCCCAAGAATCCAAGACATCTCTCTTATAGTTCTTATTCTTGGAATGCCAAGCAATACAGTATAATCTGTTGCTGGAAGGTCAACTCTTATAGGTTCACGGAATGTATCTGTATTTAATTCATCAAATTTCTGTTCAGAAATCTTAATCTCATATTTGAATTCGTGACCGCAATGTGGGCATGTAATATTGAAGACAAATTTATCCGATATTGATATTTGCCTTAGATACATCATCAGATAATAGAAATCTGACACAACAAGGTCCATTGCATCAATATTTGATTTAAGGCAATTATTAAGTGCCATAATTGTAGCAGTGCCTTCGTTTATATATTTAGGCGTTGAGAGGATCTCTTCTTCTTTCATTGTAAGAGGATATATATATACATAACCTTCTCTTACGTCCTTATCGTCGCAGCTTTGATACGGAAGACCATTTGACGGAAGCTTTACTCTGTCAGCCGGAACAAATTCAAATTTTCTTGGATACTTTTCAAAGTGTTCGATTTTATAACCACTTGATACAAGTTCAGAAACTTTCTGTTCTTTTGTTTCTGATTTCTGTTCTGCTTTCTTCTCTGCCTTTGCCTCAAAAGATTCTATAGAAGGATTGCTTCCTTTTATGGCATTTAAATTTGAAATCTTGCTGATATCAATCTTTATCTCATCTTTTTTCTGTTCATTGTCCATAACTTTATGTTCCTATATAAATATAAGATTCGGCGACGAGCGAAGCGAGGAGACGATTTCGGATTGAGCTGAACGTAGTGAAGCGAAAATCCGAAACTCTCAAAACTTAGTAATAGACTAGGTGTTTGGGCAGATCCCCCAGTACCTGCCAATCTAGCTTATTATTCAATTTTCAAGGACGCCCTCCGGATTACCATCCTCCGGGGCGTCCACCCTGCTTGTCTTCTTAATTTTTATTTTTGCTACTTTCGCAATTGCTCAACTGACCTCGCGTTCTTCTTTCTATTCGCGTCTTCAATTTTCCTTGTCTTTTTTAACTTCTTAATTTTATTCTGTTTTCTTTAGTTTCTTAAGTTTTAATAAAACATTAATTATATACGACACGTAAGACTTTTAATTTTGAAATTTGCAAAAATTCTTAATTTTTAATATTTTTGCTTAAGACATATGAAACAAAAGAAGTCAAGTTAATTACAGAGGAAAAGTATGCTTTTAAATGAGAGTGGAATAAGACTACCAAAAGGAACAAAAAGCGCTACAATTTTAACGCACCGTGACTTAGATGGATTTGTTTCTGGACTTTTAGTATATAATCAATTAATAAGGCAGGGAATCCCTGCAGAAAGAATAAATATAAAATTTGTTCAGTATGGCGATAATGATATACTTGATAAGGCAACCAGAAAAAACAAGAATCAAGCAATATTATCATGTGACTTCTCTGCATTTCCAAAAATAAACATGGAAGACAGCTGGAATGGTTTTGCAAAGACATATGACAAAGAAAAAGACAGAAATTTCAGTCCTGATAAATCTGCAAGTTATGAATCTTTCAAGAAGCAGTTCATAAATTCAAAACCAAGCTTTAAAACAATTTCTGATTTCCTTAAGAAAAACAATCCGAATGCTGTTCTGTTCGCGAAGCCAAAAGACTCATCAGTAAGAATTTCATTGGAAAACTTTATTAATGGGTGGAAGTCACACAAAGGAAACGATGATGTTGCCCTTACAGATTTAGATTGGACATCTGACCATCACTCAAACGAAAAAGGCGATTTGGTTCCTGGAAAATCCGGAAAGATAGGAGCCAATTATCCTTCTGACTCAGAGCATATAGCAACTGTTGCAGCCCAAGGCTTAATGAATTGGGATGATATAGAAGCAGTATCGAGAGTAGACTCAGCCAAATATAAAAATTTGAAAGATGTTTTATCTCTTCCATCTGCTCTTGGAAGCAAAGACAGAAAGGAAAGGCTTGCTATATTAATTACTGCAATGATAGGCCCTATTGTATCAAATAATGATAGGCTTGCAGAATTAATGATCAAGCGTTCAACACCAAGTTTAATATCCATATATAATAATGCTCTTAAGATTGCAAAGCTTACAGATAACGAGCTTAAGGTTCTAAGCGAGCTTAAAAATGAAAAGCCAGATTGGAATTTAATAAACGAACTGACAAAAGACCTTCCTGAGCATGAAAAGAAAAAACTTCTTCAGAACAGAGATGAAAACAAGAAAATAAAACCTGTTCAGAGTGTTGATGCTTTAAGAAATAAAAACATCAACAACATTGAAAGAGAAAAAAAGATTGATAAATCTGATTTTAAATTCTATGGAAATATAGCAGTATTTGAATCAAGAGTAAGAACTGACCAACCATCAAGATATTTATTCGCATTCTTGGAGCATGAAGGTAAACAGCCAGCTTTCTCAATAAGAAAATTCCCTGGAATGGGAATGATTCAAGTATCATGTTCTCCGCTTCTTTCCGAAAAAGATAAAGAATCAATTGACCTAGAGGCTGTATGTAAAGATGCTATAAAAGCCGCTAAAGAAAAAGGGCTTCTAAATGACTTTACGGAAAAGCTCATTCTTCAGAAATCCGGTGGCCATAAAGCAATTTATAATTTAAGTAATCTTGGTATAGTTGGAAATATAACACCAACACCAGGAGAAAGATATAGAATTAAAGACTTAACTGATTACGAAAACAGAAGAAAAGCGCTTTATAAGAATGCAGTTTCTGAACTTACAAAGAAAAACGCAAAAGCACTTCCAAATAAAGGAAAAGAGCTGGAATCTTTAAAATCAATTAAAAGTAAGGCAAATAAAGAGGTATATGATTTCTTAGTTGATTATATAATAAGAGAGCTTAAATCTAGATATGGAAATATACAACCCAAGTTGTCAGACTTTAAGATAAAGATGGAGAATTGAAAATGACACTCAGAGAAGACATTATAAGATATAGCGGTGAAACTCTTGAAGAGGGTAAGTTTAAAAACTTCCTTATAGCAAGTCTTGTTACAGCAGCAGCAGTTGCAGCAGCAATAAAAGGAGTTCCTGCTGGTAAAGCAGCATATGAGCAGTATAAATACGCATCTGCTCAGCCTACAAGTATGAAATACATGAAGGCTGATATGAATGCAAACAGGCAAGTTGCCAATTGGAGAGGAGAGGTAACAGTTTACACTCATTATGCAGTTGGTCAGAAGCAGCCGATTCTTGATATAGATATACATATGCCAAGATATGTCAGAGCTTCAATAAGCGGAAAATCTGAAAGAACAGAGATAGCCGAAGAAATTCAAGACCAGATTCTTGAACAGCTTGATGGATATCTTGACGAAATAAAGAGAAACAGCAGCAAACTCGAAAAGTATTTCAGCAAGGATACATATATCGGAGATGTTAAGCCGCTTAAGGTTCAGATTGACTTTAAGGCAACAGATAAGGAAATCGAAGAAATTGACGACGCCAAACTGTCCGATAAAGAAAGTGCAAAAGCAGAGTTCAGTTGGCTTTCTAGAATTGTAGGACTAAATATTTCCAATGAAGTCGCAAGAAAACTTGGCATTAACAGAGAGCATGTTGACATTTTCATTAACGGTCAATCAGCAGCATTTAAAAAATAAGAGGAAATAATATGGCACTTATTACATTAAGAGAAGAAGTTTTAAAGAATTCAGGAATTTTAACCGAAGAAATATTGGAAGAGGGGTTCTTCAAGAAAGCTCTTGCTATTGCTACTGTTATTGCTGCATTGGGTGGAGCTGCATTTATTGGCCCAAAAGTAACAAAAGAAGTAAAACAGTATAAGAATGTCAAGGATGTTCCAGTTGCGACAAGATATGAAAAGGCTGATATAGAAACAAATAAAAATATCAAGAACAAAGAGTATGAGAATACTTTTAAATCAAGCTGGATTAACAAAGTTTTCGAAAAGATGAAGTATGTCAAATCTATTAAGTCTGAATATAATGACAGAAACAATCAGGCTGTTTTGAATATCTATATTGATTTTTCGTTTGAAGGCGGCGACCTTATAGAAGCACAAGATAGATTAAAAGAAGAAATCACATCAGCTTTTAATGAATATACAACATATTTAAACAATCAATATAGTAAAATAGAGGATAAAATTGGAAAAACAGAATTCAATAGAACTCCATTGAAAGTTGTCTATAATATTTCAGTTTCAGATTATATTAGAAGTTATATGAAAAAAGTCAATGTTCTTAGAACTGATGAATTAAGACGTATAGCCAAACAATATACTGGAACAGATTCTGTTGAATTTGCTTTTTAATGAAAAATAAATAATCAGCAATTTGTAAAACTCAAAGCGGTCTTCGGGCCGCTTCTTTTTTAAGTTAAATTATAGGTATGCCTGGAACAATAGTAAGTTGGATATTAAATAGAATAAGAATGTTCGGTAATAGATTTTCTGGAACATTCGGAAACTCATATAGAGTCATGTATGCTGGAACTATAGTCAAAATGACATATTCCAATTATAAACATGACCCAAATCCTTTAATCTTTGTTCTTTATTCTGGCGTAAAATATACTCATGCGCTTAATCTAAATTATTTAAATCAGCAAGAAAAACAATATATAGGAAGATTAATATACGCTCTTAGAAGAGGAAATCAAATTATTGATGGACATTCATTATATATGATTCTTAAGAGAGACGTATATTATAGTATAGTAAGGAAATGTTATAGGACATATTTTTCAAATCTTATAATGAATCCTAAAATGGTAAGTGCCGGGTTTACACCGTTAAATAGACTTGTTTATCCATATAATGACCCATTCGTTGTAGCACTTAATAGATATTTAAATAATGAAAATTTAAACTATACACAGCCAACTCAAATCTCTTATTATCCGCAAGAGTTAAGAGATAGAATAAATCTGGCAATACATAGCGTACCAATAGGAAGAGCAACAGTACCTGCTACTACTCCTGCTACCACACCAACTATCAGAAATGTTTAATCGGAGATAATATGTCAAAAAAAGTAATACTTAATAACATGTTCGGAACAGAGGGCAAGCAATATATATATATTCCTGATGAATCTGAAGACATAATAAAAGCAATTTCCTCAACATATAATTTAATATATAAATATTTTAGTGAGACATTAAATGTTGATGAATTGGAAAATTCCTTTGATAATTTAATTAATGAATTTGGCACGTTTACTGAATCTGTCTCCGGAAAAAGCTTATTGGATGATTTTAAAGTAATATCAAATAATTATGATTTAATAACAAGCACAATTAAAAATGGAGATTATAATTATAGTAATACTATAGGGTCTATACCATTTAATATAACTTATTATTCGATATTTAAATATAGTGATAATGGTAGTAAGGTAAATTATTACTTAGAAGAAGTAGATGACAATATTTATGAAATCGCATATGATGAAGAAGTTGGAAAGAATGTCTGGAGATTTAAGCCAGATAATAATTTTTTTAACCTAATGGATGCTTTTATCGGAGAATCGTGGAGAGATTCTGGAGCAACACTTGACCCTCCAGCTTGGTTTTCTGGCAAGCAAAAAGACATTGATATTGTTTCTCTTTTAACAAAAGGATACTATAAATTTAAAAATAATTATTATTATGTATTCAAAGATGAAACAGAAATAAAATATTATATATATAGTTGTGTATCTAGTAGTACAAAATATGTTAAAGTCGGAGATGGCTTCACAATAAATTTTCCAATTCCAATGCATTATGGTCTGCAGGAGAAAATGGAAGAAGCCATTAAAGAAAAAATAACTAAACAGACAACGGAATCTTTAAATTTACATGATTTTAGTTATCAATTTGGAACTACTGATGTTAAGGTTCGCTCAGTATCAGATGATGTAAATAAATATAAAAATATATTTGAATATGCAACTGGTCTTGCAAAATCATATATAGAAGAATTAAGAAAAAGCGATGCAAAAGTAACAACAAACAGTTTATATAAAGACCCATATATCTATAAACTATTTAATAAAATAGTTGGAATAACAAACGACTCTTCTGGCTTTAAATTTAACAAAAATACAAAAACAAAAATATTTGACTCTGAAAATTATGGTGCCGGAATTATAGCTTTTTTATCATCAAAAATAAGAAAGTATTCTAACGATTATTTAGCCGTAGCTAAAGACGACAAAATGAATTCTGCGTCAGAAATAAACTTGAAAAAGAGTTCACAAAAAGAAGACGCAAATATAAATAGTTATATTATAGGAAGTTTTATTAAACCTGAAGATAGAGCTAGAGTCAGAAAATCTGAAGATATCAATATAATTAATAAAGATAGCGATTGCACAGAATATTTTAATTCTTTATCTTCACTATTAAATGATAATGATGATTTAAATAAATCTTTTTATTTTTATGAAACAGCTATATATGGCGATGGAAAAGATGGTCTTGATAACAGAGCAAATGATATCCCAAGGAATGCACAAATTGAGTTCGGAGAACAAACAAACGAATTAGAGTATTGCAAACAAAAAATTGATGAATTCTGTAAAATCAGCGGTACTGTTATATCTAAATTTGTCTTTGTTTCTTTATTTGACATAAAAAAAATTGATAGCAGTGATTATAAACTAAACAATAAATATATATTACAATGTAGCAATTTTAAATATTCCATGAAATATTCAACAACAAATCAAATAATGTTGATAGATGGAGAATATTTTTATGAATATGATAAAGCATATGAGTCTCTTGGAAAGAAAGTACTATCATATTTAAATGAAATAATAAAAATATCTGGAAATTTAGGTGAAGATGAAGACAGAAATGATAAAACTGATAAAATTGCAGAAAATTTTAATAGCTATATAAAATCAAGAATATCTGACAATTATTTCACTGAAAAAGATTATTTCTATATAAACGACAATGGTATTAAAAGAGTCCCATCAAATTCATTTGTTGATATAGAATTTAGGGTTCCTGATTATTCTGAAGATGATACTAAAATAAATGTTGTTTGGATTCCAGTAACATCTGTAAGAACGCATCTAAATACTGAAAACGATGCTGATATAGTTTTTAATAAAGATAAGGGCTATAGAGAAATACATGCCGGAACTTATTTCGATTCGCTTGAACTTACAGATAATGGTGGTATAAAAGAGATAAGTTTAAACCTAAAATCTGTTAATGACATGAATCTCGAAAAAATAATATTTAATTCGTTGTCATTAGACAATAAATTAAAAGCAAAAGCCGCGTCGTCAGATAATATAGCAAGTTATTTAGATAAAATGCTGAAAGATACGGATTCTAATTTTAGAGTTAGATTCGGATACAGAGATGTTGCAACAAACGACCCGTCAAATAACGAAACAACTATAACTGACTCAAACAATTCAGATAAAGGTTTTTTAAATAGAACGAGAACATATACAAAAACAGTAAACGGTAAAGATACAACATATGTAAAGCCTGTAATGGTTTATCCATGGACATATTTTAAAATTACAGGGTTGGATTCTCGCATAAAAGACGGAGATGATACATATAGCATAAAAGGAATAAGCTCTGGGTCTTATATTTTAGACAATATGTCATTATGCGGAATCTCAACAAACTTCTCAAGAGAATCAAGTGATGAGGATTTTAGAGGAACTCCTAAAAATGTAGTTGGAAAGTTAGCAAAATGGATTACGCTTGCATCAACAGATAATAGTAAAAATAAAGACCGCGACATTACAACTGCAAGAATCTGTTTCTTAGGAGATGAACAAGGTACAATAATTACAGATTTTAACAATCTGGATGACAAGTTTGAAAGTGATTACAGATATGTTTTAAAAGGCGAAAGTTTTCTTTCTGGCGGAAATATTGAAACAATCGAAGATAAATTCTTTAATGCATCTACAAACCAGGTTTTAAACGCCAAGAATTTTAATATTACAAATGATGTTAAAATGCCAAGCGTTAAAGAAATCATGGACAGTTTAATGAAGTGGTTGCCAGATAGAGTATATTATATCGCTAAGGTCGAAAATAGAATTGCGGCTTTATATATACCATATGATACAATTTATAAAATGGGAGATTTCTTTGGAAACAATCCGTATAAGACAGAAAAAATGTCCTATCAGGTTATAGAAGCAGATGCTCATATATATAAAGACGGAGAGGATAAAGGCGATTCAAGCGAGGACGGATATTTCCATAAAGTATATTTCATAAGAATGTATTTTGAAGGCCCTGGTTTATCGGCATCAAAAGACGGAACTATACCAAATGAATATCTAAGAATATATAATTATCGCTCTCTTCAAGAACAGGTAATAGAAAATGTTGAAATATCTTCGACAAATGATTCTGAATTTGGTAATACAGTATCTTCAGTGATGTTGCTGGGAAGCGGAACGCCTGTTGTATTTACATATGATAAAGAAAGCGGTGTAACTTCTAACGAATTAACATCTGTTTCAAATGGTGATACAATAAGTCGTAATGATGTTATAGGTGGAAAAGATGAAGGTATGTATAGCTCTTGGTTTACTTCAAAATCAAAAGCTGAAATAAATCCAAAACTTGTATACAACAATTCGCAATATATTTTGAGTGATGTAAAGGGTTATGAAAATTTTGATGCAATATCATCAATGTATGAAATTGAAGCATCAAGATTCTTTACAGACCAGCAGAATAAACAATATGAGGGTGAGATAACAATATTAGGTGACCCGTTCTATTATTTTGATTCAGAAGTTCAAGCAGGAAAATATGAAATATATCTGCAAATGAATCGTGTAAAAAACATGAAAACTTATGAAATAGAAGAGTCAAAATATTCCGGTGTATATTTCATAAAAGGAATAAGGCACAATATTGATAGCACGGGAAAATATTTGACAACGCTTTCTGTGGTTAAACGAATTTTTGGTAATGATGATGGTAGTAGTAGTAAATAATTTAAAGCGGTCCTCGGACCGCTTCTTTTTTAAGATAATTGTATGGCTATATTAAAGGATTTATTAGGAAGCACCACAGGAGAATTACTTGATAATTTAACAGAAGTCGGTGATACATATATAGACCTAGAAAAAATTATTCCAGTAGTTAATGAAATGTTAACTGACCAAGCATCTGAAATGAGGAAACTCAATAGAGAGCTTGGGAGCGGCTCTAAAACAACTGCAGAGCTTAGGTCTGATTTTGCATCATTATCAAGGCAGCTTGGTGTTACAACAAGAGATATATATGAGCTTGTTAACGAAACAAGACAGTATCACCAGGGCATAAAAGAAAGCACATCATCAACGCTTCAGTTTGTTAAAGCTAGCGGCGCTTCTATTGATATAATTGGAAAGTTCTCTGCAAAATTAAATATCTTAGGTAAGACATCAAAAAGTTCGTTTGACACAATGTATACAAACATTTTGTCTGTACGCGAAGCATACGGTCTTACCGATAATCAGATAGATGATATTATTGTCTCTTTGGGAAATTATGCAACTGTTACCGGCGCATCAAGCGAACAGATGGAACGTGCGTCTATAACTCTTGCGAAATTTACATCTCAACTTACATCTGCTGGTATTGAAGCAGATAAAGTATCTGAGATAATAAATGGAATGCTTGACCCAGACAGAATGACAGATAATCTTGTTCTTATGAGCAAGATTGGTGTGTCAATCACAGATATGGTGTCGGGCAACCCAATAGAGAAACTCGAAGGAAGCGCAGATAAACTAAAACAGATTGGTCAAGAAATTTCAAATATAGCCAAAACAAATAGAATCCAAGCAAACGAAGTCGCAAAAGTATATGGGCTTACGCTTGAACAGGCGAACTTACTTGCAAATATGGACACAAGCGAGAACGCCCTTAATACGCAGAAGCAGCTAGAACAATACAGAAATGAGATGACAACATTTGTTGAGAGTATAAAATATACAGTAACAAGATTATCAGGCCTCATTTCCGGCCCTCTTGCTTATATAGGAAAAATATTTGAAACATTTGGTAATGTAATAGGAATGCTTCCTCGTGGAATAGGGGCATTAATTGTAGGTGTTACTGGTAAAAGAATATTAAATAAGATTTCTGAACATCTTGGTGATGCTGCTAAAAAATGGGGAAAAAATATAGCAGAGCCTTTAAAAGAATACATGAGCCAGGTTGATAAAAAATCAAAAAGCAAAAAATCTGACATGGATGCTCTTTCTCCAAAATTAGCGCGAGATGCAACAAATCTTGGTTTTGGATATAATTTTGCTTATAAGCAAGAAACAAAGCTTAATGAAAAACTAGCAAAAAAACGCGGCGCAAAAAAATCATCAGAGTTAGATATTGGAGAGGTAATTGAAAATTATCAGCAATACCAAAATTTCTACAATGAAATTCAAAAAGAAATAGAAAGAGCTGGCGGAGCTGGGACAATAAAAGGAAGAGCTCTTAATAAAAAATATGCAGGAATGAGCGCTGCTCTTGAAAGAGTTGGAGGTATTATAGAAAATCAGGGCGGTAAGTATGGATACAAAAAATTTACCGAAGAAGATGAATATACACAAAATATAAAAGCTTATCAAAGAGCTTCAAAGAAAGAAGAAAAAGAAGCGGCAAGTATAACATTAATTGATGATTTCCTTACAAAGCAAGAAGTAAATACCGGCTTTTTAAAAGACATGAATAGCGAAGCTATTCAACAAATGGCTGAAGTACTGAGTATCGGGGATTATAGTTCGCCAATTGAAGCTCTTAAAGCTCTTGAAGAATTCTTGGGCAACTCTAATCTTAAAGCTGCGAAAGAAGGTGTTAAAGGTGTAACACAAAAAATAGATGATTTAGGTGATGAAGCAAAACAAGATACTAAATTCATAGAAGATGCCTCAGAATCATTGAAAGAACTTGGTAAATCGGCGCAAGGCGCAAAACTTGGGTTAGGCAATAGAATGCTTACCTTACTTGAGGGAGTCGGTCCATTTATAAGAAATAATTTAAAGAAAGTAATAGGTGCTGGCATAGGTGGTTTAGGGATTGGAATTCTATCTGCAATTGGCAAAAATGAAAAAATACAAGAAAGTTTATCTGGCGTAAAAGAAAGTATTTCCGGCGTGTTTAGTACACTTGTTGAAAGTATATCTCCTGCTATAGAAGCTGTAAGTAATTGGATAAATGCTGCAATTAATTGGCTTAAACCAAAAATTGATGCAGTTGCTGAATTTATGGGAAAAATAGCTTCATGGTTTGGAGGTAAAGTATCAAAGTCTGTTGAAAGTATTGAAAAATCCGTTTCTGCAATTGAGGATACATATAAACAAGAAGACCTCAAGACAATGGTTGGCGGTGCTGCTGTATTTAATAGTGAAACAAATGAACTTCTTGCCAAACTTGACGATATTTACTATAAAGTAGTTGATGTGACTAAAAAACAGGATGTGGCCGCAGAAGCAGCAGTTGCTGGATATATCAGCGGGGGAGCTAAATGAGTAGCATAATAAATTATTCAAACAATTACTCAAAATATATTGAAAAGCTTAAGTTTGAAAAAAGTCAAAAAGCTTTTCAGCAAATGGTGAATTCTACTCAAGAGAACAAATCTGGAAAAATTTTATTTGAAGAAAACTATTCAGATAAAAAAGTTGTCTCAGCTGCTTCTGCATATGGTACAGACTCAACTAAAGATTATGGCAAGCTTGATTATGAAGATTCTGATAATCATTATAAGAACTCTAAAAAAATAGAAAGCAACGAAGCATACATAAACCAGAAAGAATATGATGCCATATCAACAAGAGTGGATATTAAAAACCCAGAAAAAATAAAAAACGATATTTCCAGGGTGGAATTTGACTCATCTGACTTTTCAGTAAAAACAAACTTTGAGAATACTGAAGAAAGTAAAAGCGGTGATAAGATATCTGCTGTAACAATTAACGAAGAAAGAGACGGTAAAAAAGCAGAGTTTGAAACAACAATTGAAAACAAGAATGGTCTAGAAATAAATCATGAAAGAATTGAGACGGCCAAAAACAATGACAATAATATTGAAATTGAGTACAGTCCATCAGAAAAAGATTTAAATAATATTTCAAACGCCTCTTTAGACTCTCAGAAAAATAGAGATGACCTTATTTTCTCAATTAAAGAAGAAAAGAAGGCAAGAAAGCTTTTTTCCCAAAGAGCTTCTTCTGGTAATAAATTGGAAGGAGAATTTCAACATCTTACTGCAGGTCCTAAAAAAACAGAAGTAACAAATCTAAATAGACAGTCTCCAAATTTCTCGCATGATAAAGCATGGGAGCAGGATTACTATATTAGTAATGCAGCAGAATATAAATATTATCCGTTTGGCTCATATTCAGAAATAAATTCAACTCAGTCAAACGCCATAACTGATGCGTTTCATACCATAACAAATGCATCTAACTGGAGCACCCCAGGAAAAGCTATAGTAAGCTCATTAAAAGTCGCAACAGATGTAATCGACATGATTAATCTTGTTGGCCCATCTAGAAATATCTATAATAGTAATACTGCTAATAATTTAAGATGGGACTTAAAGATTGCTTCAGAAGAATTAAATAGCGAAAAAGACGAAATCAACGGAGCTATAAGCTATTCTTATAAAAAGACAGTCAATGATACCAATGGTAATAAAAAATCTATATGGGGAAGAAGCATTGATATCACTGACGCCTCTTTAGAAAAAGAAAAAGATGACGTCTCTATAAATGAAAAACTAAAGTCTCAGTCTGAAGATGAAGATGGTAATTTGGCTGATGGCAGTGTTAAAAATGAGCAAAAGCAACTTCCAGGTATATTATCAAATGAAGAAGAAACTTTGCCACTAGCTGATTATGAACCAGACAAAGACGGCATCTCTATTGATGAAAAATTAAAGTCTCAATTTAATGATGATGATGGTAATTTAGCTGAAAATAATGGTAAAGATGATAAAAAGGAAATAGACGGAGACTTTAAAAATGGCGATGCTTCTGTCTATGGAATTACAGATTTTACACTTGGATTTAAGGGCCTTGTAATTAATGATAAAGACGACATCTCTATTGATGAAAAATTAAAGTCTCAATTTAATGATGATGCTGATGGTAATTTAGCTGAGAATAATACTAAAGATACAACAATCATCGGAGAAGAAACTAAATTAAGTGAAGAAGAAGCTAAATATCAGCCTGATGTAACAAAAGGAAATTTTGCATATATATCGTCAGAAGATTCAGAATCTAATAGATGGTTTGATGATTATGGGTATCTTGGAAAAATATATGTAATTCCTCCATACAAGCAGCTTGCAAATACAAAGCCCGAATCAAATAACGACGGAGATGAAACAAGCAATAATGTTGATGTCGCATTTAGAATACCTCTTCAAAATAATCTGCAGTTTGAACAAATATCAAGAGCCGCAGCATATAATGCAATTCAATTCTTTGGAAGAATTGGAGATGTTCAGCAATACTCCAGAACTGGTTCGCTTGATTTAATCAATCTTACTACAAAGTATTTTGTTGAAGACGAAGACGGTTCTAGCGGGAAATTTACAATGGCTAATTTACAAGACATCGAAATGATGTATAGGTCATTAGTGCTTCCTATTGAAAGTTCTGCAAATTATTTAAGCGGTGATAGCGCGAACTCTGCTTATTACTATTTTACTAGACCGCCTTTAATTAATATAGTATTAAATAATGATGGTGTTAATGATGGAGTGCCAGGAAGAAACAACATTACAGATAAAATCACTGAAGTTTATAATAATTTATTTACAGAAATAAAAAGTAATTATAATGAAGGCAGCGGTAAGATTGAACATAATATATTCTATAAAAACTTTGTTGTTACAAATGTCACAATAGACAAAAACGATAATGAATATAATTATTATGTTGATTTTGGCAAGAAGAAATATTATGATAAAATGGGATTCACCGTAACACTTACCATACTTGAAATAGATGAAAACTATCTTGGAAGCATATCATCATTCAATAACTATTATAATACACTTAAGTCACGCAATTTATTATTAACACCAGGAGCATGATAATATATGTTTAATAAATACGATTATAAAATTGACAGCACGTTTATAAACATAGATGGGATAAAAGCCACAGCTAAAGACCCAGAAAAATGCCGCTATTATATTATTCCGATGATATATGAATTCAGACCTGATCTTATAGCATACAGCTTATATAATGATGTATCTATGGCAGATTATATCGCAATATTAAATGACATAGATAATACTCCTGATGGTTTTTATAGAGGAAGAAAAATCAGGATATTAAAAGAAGAATATAAGGATTTGGTATGTTAGAAGACCAGGTATTTGGCATTTACAAAGCTATCGTAACAGATGTAAGCTGCTTCGAGCAAACAGGAAAAATAAGAACAAGAATCTCAGCATTTAATGGCGGAGGCGTACCTAAAAATTTAATAGATGGGTATGATTCTGACACATATGCAGATGTATCATCAAGAGATACGCTTACAGATATAATGCTTCCATTTGGCGGTGGTTATGATTATGGAATGTTTAAACTTCCGCAAGTCAATTCTGTAGGGTTAGTTGCTTTTATAGATGGGTCAAGAACTTCTCCAATCTGGATAGGTGCCACAGCTAATACAATTTTCAATATCGAAAACGAGCTTGTTCAATCTGACTTGCCTTCCGATAGAAACAATAATAGACCTGCAAAATATTATGATGATTCTGAAGGACGTTCTGTATTTAATTTTGATGATTCAAATGCTTTTATAATTAAAACCAAGAAAAACGAGCTTGTGGATTTAAAAGATTATGAAACAATGAACTGGGAAAACAACCCGGTGGAAAACTCGTTCATTCTTAGTTCGGCAAAAGCAAGCATTTATCACAGGATAGACGAAGATACATATCAGGAATTTGTATTAAGCAATGATTCTCAGAATGATACAGGTTCAATTGAAATGGCCTATGTCATTGACGAAGAAACATTTAAAAGAATAACCGTAAACGACGAGTCAATCACAATAAGAAATAAAAACGGAGACGCAGAAGCCAAAATAGTTCTTGGGAATGATGGAACAATATATATAAATTCTTTCGAGGATAATATTGGTAACAAGCAAACCGGTAGCAGAATTGAAACGAATATTGCGCTTTCACCGGCATCTATAGAAATAAAAGCAGGCCATTCAAACATAAAAATGGCACGCAATGTTGATGAAGACAATGAGAAAATGACAATTACGGCAAGTAAAATACAAATAGTAGCCAATGATATCTCACTCGGTTCTTCAGGTTATAGTTTTGTTGTATCTCCAAATTCAGGGCTTAATTTTACGCTTGAAGACGGTTCAATGTTAACAACAGCAAATCACATTAGGGTATAAAAAATGGACAGTAAATCTTTAATTAATGAGACGCTTAAATATTTAGAGACTGATGAAAACAAGCAGCCCAAATATAGATTTGAAATTTATAAGAGCGGAATATCAAATTATTATAAAGAGCAAATAGGAGCGCTTTCTCGTGGGTTAATAAATCTTGAAAAAGAAGAAGAGGGCGCTATTCCTGTAACTGTCTATACAATAAGTGATGTTTTTGACACAATAGGTGATGTTAAAAACGATGTTCTTGGTACTATAAGTGCATTACCAGAAACTCTTGATAAAATAAAAATGTCTCTTAAGCAGCTCGGCTATACTGCTCTTGATACAGCAATAGACACATTGAAAAATGCTGTTGTGCCTATTGAGGTTGTGCAAACGATAAACGATGTGTATAGAGTTGCAAGACCGCTCGTAGAAAAAATTGTAGATATCGCATCTATAATGTTCTATTATGAATCTGCCGCAAAAGTTACGCAAGATATACTTCAATACTTATCAAGACTGGCTGTTTCAACTGCAAAAAACTTTCTTGATAAATTATGGGGCATATTTCTCGATACACCTGTATTTGCAATATATGAAAATGGCGATACTTTAAATCTATCAGGTGCATATGCTGCATTTGCAGATGCGGCAAACAGCTTAATAGACGAGCTCGCAAATAACACGAGCGCCTTCTCTGAAATAATGTCATATGCAAATGGCTCTGACACAAAAACATATGAGCCGAAATATGGAGAACTTGGAATAAGTGTTACAGAAGATATTGTTGATGTATATTCTGATATAAACACGAGGAAAATCTATATTTCAACAAATACAGAAAATGGCAGCAAGGTTTATTTTGTTGAAAGTAACTACTCAGCATCTGAATTTTTCTCAACAACAGATACTATACAGAAAATATTCTGTTATGATAATGAAGTTTTTTACATAACAAATAATAATACTGTAAAGCAAATTTATACAAAAACAGAATCTCAGACAACGTTGGAACTAAACAATGCCATATTTAAAGTAATTAATTCCAACCCTGTTTTACTATACAATAGTAACGATAATCGCCTCTATAATCCTTTAAGCAGCACTCCAATATTAGAAATTGGGAATGTAAGTTTTCACACATATAGTGCTGATAATGATATAATTTATTTTGTTGTCAATAATCTTGGTATAAATAAATTAAAGGCGGTATCAAAAAATTCTTCCGGCGCCTATATTCAAGAAGAGTTAAGTAATATAAGCGGCACAATTTATGGAATAAGTTATTTTGACGGCATGCTATATGTTGTTCTTAAAGAAAACAATAAATTCTATATTTCAAAAATAAGTGCAGGCTTGTCATTTAACAGAACAGAATATGTAAATAAGCCAGAGAATAACATAATTTGGATAGATGATACATACGCTACTAATAATTCCGGCATTTATACGCATAATGGAAATAATCTTACGTATGTAACACCGGCACCAAGTTTTATAAATTGCGTTACAAGAAAGACATATGAAAATAACGATTACTTTGTATGCTCTGGTGGGACACGAATATATGTAACTAAAATAGCAGAAAATAATGGTTCTATAAGTTACAAATGGAATGAAAAGCAGCTCATAGCAAATACCAGCTCAGATAATGACATAGAGATACCAGATAATATTGCCGGACTTAAGTGGTATTCGAGCAGTATATATGGAGATTTCTTTTTCGCGTACTCGCAAGAAAATATTTATGTATTTGGACCAGACAAGATAGATAATATTTTTAATGTTGAAAATCCAGACGAACCGGAACTGCTTGTTTATAAAGAATTTAAATCTTTTGAAAGTTGGTTTGACAAAGAGCCAGACCCAAAAAATCAGTCAATAGAATATTCCTCAAAACTCTCGATAGAAGACCATTGTGTTATCACATCAATGAATATTATAGATGGGCAAATTTATATAGCACTATTTAGCCCAAAATCAGTTCAGGGTGGAAATTCAATTAAGTGCGGAGTATATAAAGCTGATATAGGCAGAGCGCTGAATGGCGATTATACAATTAGTATAGATTATGACTCTCCCGTGTTTTATACAGATTCTAAAACAAAGATTTATTCATTCTTGAATATTTATGGCTCATGGTTGTATACAGATGGAAAAAAACTTTATAATGCTGCAAATAATTCGGAAACAGACTTAAAAATAGACTCAAAAGAAATTTCAGATAGAGCTTTATTTATAACAATCGAAAACGACAATAAAGTAATTTATACGGCAAAGTCTAGAATGAATTCCATATCTAACGAACAATATGGGAAAATTACAACGCTTGTAAATTACGAAGTGTCTCAACTTCCTACAGGAATAACCTCTCCGCAGATAGCATCAACCAGAAACACGTTGATGTTCTCTGATTATAACTATGTCTATAATATAGTAAATAACGGAGAAGATGAAATTAACTATGAGCTTTTCCAAATTTGTTATAAAAAATCATCTTATGATTATAGGCTTATTCAAAGCTGCGATTCTGTATTTATAGTAAGTAAAAATTCATTAAAGAAAGTTCCTCTCTATTCATCATTAACCAGCTCGATTTATGGATGCGGATATTATACCGATACAACATTAAATAAATGGTGTGGCGCTGCGCCATATTATTTTGCCAGCAACGTTTTAAACGAAAAGAAAAATGCAAAGCAGAGAGAAATTTTCATACTATCATTTAGAGAAAATTTTAAAGTAGAACTTACAAAACTACTTAAAAATATTCCAGATGCATTTATAAAATATACTCAAAGTAAACTCGTTGAAGAGCTCAGGAAGCTTGGAATAAGAATCCCTTCAGATGATGGCCAAATTACAGAGCTTATACTAAATTCAGTTGCATCAACAACGGCCAATTCTATGGGAATGTATGTACAACAAAAGTTCTTTGAGAAATTAAGCGATGAAACAACATATGAGGCTTTTGCAACACAAGTTTATAATACGTGCGTAGCAGACCAGACTAATAATATGACTGAAGATTTTTACAAAATCTTTGAAGAGCTTTATTATTCAACAGTCGCAGATGTTATATCAGAACGCGACTTTGGCTCTGGCGGCATAAGGAATTCTCTGCTTAGATATTATCAGAACCATAAGGGTGAATGGGCTGAATCAATGACTGAGCTGATAGATGTTGATTTTGTAAAGCCTGAAGACTATGAAGAACCGCTTAATACAACGTGGTTGGTAGATAAGAAAACTTATAGATTTTCTTATCCAGATGGCAGATATAAATTTGAATATATTCCTGACCCAAGTAGCAAATTCCTCAATAAAAATATAATCAGCGGATATTATTATTCAGGAGACGATGAAATAAGCGAAGGATTTTATGAAGACCCCGAGCATACTATAGAAATTGACCATAGAAGCAAGGTTGATAATAATTATGTAGATTCAGATGGAAACATAATCTGCTATGGTAATGGAGAAGACGAATATTTCAAATACAAACTGGATAATTATGTTCCAACAGAAGATACTCAAATTATAGAAGGCAAAAAATATTATAAAAAGACAAAGCCTGGAAATGAACAGTTTATCTATGTTGTTACCGAGGATACGTATGAGCATGATAATAAGCCATACTATAAAAACGTAATAGAGCCTTCTACTGATACAAGTGTTGTAAGCGGAAGAAAGTATTATGTTGTAACTGGTGGCGAATATGAATATATATTAAAAGGCTCTTCCGGCGAAATCAGTCCCGGAATATTACCGGCAGCTTCTTACTTTATAAAGCAAGAGTATGTTCTTACAGAAGATACCGAGATTGATGAAAACAAGACATATTATGTAGAAGATTATTCAGCCGTATCTGGAGAATTAGATACTGGAACGCAGTATTATGAAAGAAAGTATGTTCTTACAGAAGATACCGAGATTGATGAAAACAAGACATATTATGAATACATAGATTTAACAGCATTTAGCGGGGATAATCTGTTTAGAAAATATGTCTCAGGAGATTCAGGACAAAGGTATTCTGCTAATTATAAGCAGCTTGGATTCGGCGATTATAAATTCAACGGAAGTTACTATATCTATGACCCAAATATAGAAGACACAAGATATGATGTAAAGTTTACTTCCGATGAGAACGGTCAATACATTTTGACAGGCGGCCACTATGAATATGGTCCAAGCTCTACCGGTTCTAAATATTCTGTGTCTAGTGTAAAGCAGGCATCATCAGAAATAGACCCAGATGAAACATATTATACATATAATGGTTCAGAATATGTAATTGCAGATAATGTTGATGAACAATACGGACCGTATTATTATGTAGATGGATTTGTTGAAGATGCAAACGGATATTATGTGCAGAGTACAATATCCTCAAGTGAAAATTCGTTTACAGTCGTAACAACTCCAATATTAAACAATCTCTCTTCATATTTTGAACTTGTATATAGTCCGGTCGCTAATACTACTGGTATTACATCATTATTTGTGAAAAATTATCTAGCAGTAGATGACCCAATAGAAGAAGATTTAGATACATATTTTGAGAAAGGTACATCATATATACCAGCTGACGACTTGACATATGTATATAATGGAGATGGCTCAGTCTATGGCGTAAAGAATGATAGGAACCTCTATGAATTATCATATACAGAAAAAACTACTACACAAGTATTAGTTCCATCTGGCTCTCCTGTAGAAAAAGGGTGGTATGACAATAAATCATTTGAGCAGGTTGCTTCAGGCTCTTTCGATAATCCACATTCTGATGGACTTTACGAGAGACAGCCAAACGGTATAGGTGAAGTAACAGAGACAACTGGTTCTCCTGTAGAAAATGGATGGTATGAAAGCACACCAGCATATTCAACAACATACGATGATGGAAAAGTTTATATAGATTTATCAGCCACAAAGTATGAAAGTAATTTTGATGCTGAAGATGAAAACTGGCATGATGGATTCTATCTTGATGTTTTAGCGGCAAAGTCACATGTAACATCAGAAGACTTAGAAACAGCAAAGACTCAGGCAATTGAGGCTTTAAATGAAGTAAGCTATAGTCCTTATCCATCAGATGAATGGCAGATGCTGATTACAATGGCAGTAACAGAGTATTATATTCCAATTCAAGGAGAGCAATTCAGGCAGATAGTCCTTAACTCTGATATGTATCCTATACAGTGGGATGAGCTTCCAGCCAGAATCAACCATAGATCATTTGACTACGCCCTTTCTGCATTACTCTATGCAATAAAGCAGAGGCTGTTAACCAACATTACAATTCTTGTAGACGGAGGTAAAGTAAAATGTTATTCTTGTGTTGATGCTTCTACAGTAATCAAAAAGATTGTAGATAGAAATGCAGTAATCTGGAACAATCAATTAAGATTTGCAAAGTCTAAAGTGAGAGCTGCTACAACTGTTGATGAAGTTAAAAAAGCATTCACAATGATTGAAGCATATGATGAAACGCGTTCAATACTTCGTGAAATTCTTGTAAGACAGTCAAGGCTATATGCAAGCTATATAGACAGGCTTATTGAAGTGCAGATTATAAATGATAACGATACAGAGGTTATGATGTAATGACCGATAAAGAAATTCTTGAATATAGTAAACAAATTATTGATGCTAAAACTGAAATAGAGAACTCTGAGGCTACAGAACCTGATATAGAAGACCAAATCAGAAACAAATTTTCAGAGGACTCTATTAACAGGGCAAGATTTATAGACTCAACAGTAATAATTGGCGGTGCCACCAAAGAATTCAGAAATGTATTTGGTGTGGATGCGCCTCATTATGAACTTAACAAAGATTGTTATTTTGCCATTGATAAAAACAACAATAATGAATATGATATGGACGAAAAAAACGATGAAAGAGTTCCTGTTGATGACCCAATGAATGATAATCAAAGGTCAAAAACCTTTGTTGATTGTTGGGACATGATAAATGCAGCAAAATTTGATTCTACTTCTACTATAAAAGATTTTGAGGGCGGAAGCACAAAGCCACCTGTAGAGAGACAGAGATTCTTTGTAGATAGCAAAAAAGCAGATAAAGGCTCTCCAGCTCATAACCCAATTTGCCCTCCTGGGTATGACCATTGGGCTGGAAGCGCTGTTTATAGTTATATATGTAAAAATTTTGATTTGACAGAGCCAATCATTTATAAAATATTATCTGCGCCTTCAAACAATACAATACCTAGAAGTTTTATACTCGGTCCATTTGACGGTAACAACACATTTGATTATAATATAGATGAATCTGGTAAAATAACTAAAAACAATTTTGTTTATAATTATACTAATGATTCAAATATGTTTAAAGCATATAATGACCCGCAATTCAGGCTTCAAAAAGATGGATGTAGCCCAGCGGATGAGCATCCGATAAAATGGTTTGAAATTACAATTCCCGTTACGAGTATAAAGCAAAATGGAAAATATTATTATAACTATGATTGGACCGGCACACCATTTGAAATAAGCAGGACACCTATTTCTTCTTTCAGAATTGTTACAGCAAAAAGAGAACAGCTTAATGAAGGATACTCAATATTTTGTTTAGACCTATCACAGCTTAATAGCCTTCAATATTCCGGTAAATCATATAAAAGCTCTCAAAATATAAGATTCTGTGTTCATATAATTTACAAGAAAACAAACAAGCTTGATAATGGTAAAAACGAAACCCAAAATAGAAAATTCCTTTGGTGGAGCTGGTCAAAAGAGATAAAGCACAGATATAATGTTTACTTTGAGCCAATAAGCGGAAACCTTCCAAATGGTGTTAAAGAAAAGTTTGCAAGTTTTGTAAGAAACATGGAAGATGACTGTTTGTTCTATTACAATTTAGCGAGCGAAAGAGAAGTTGAGACAGACATTCCGGATTTGAATGAGTCTTTTTCAAAAATGCAGACGCTTCGTAATGCTGCGAACAGTTTCATTAAAACAAGCTCTGTTCTGCCCGTATTAAAATTAAACAGATGGAATGATTTTATTAATGCTTTAAGAGACAGAGTGGCGTATGACATTTATAAAAATGTCGAAGATTTTTCTAGCTCTTCAGATATAAACTATTTTCCTGGAGATGTTGTTCTGTATTCAACTAATCCTAATAACCTTAAAGATTTGTACTATTGTAAAACCAGAACCACTGGCGGCACGTTTAACTCGTCCGAATGGTCAAAGGTTTTTTCTGTGACTACTTCTGTGACTACTGGTGAAACAGAAATACAATATATGGGCAAAACCACCTATATAACAAAATGGGAAAGCAAGTACGTTCCTGGCTGGCCAAAATGGTTAAGAAGACTTTTTAAATGGTGGTCAGAGCCTGTATACGGAGACTTTGATAAAGTTATAATCAATAGCACGCAAGTAAAAAGAAATATTGAGTACACAACTAAACATGAATACATAAGTGGTGAATCTGCTTATTTAGGCCCAAGTCACGGAGACTTAACAAAATTATCGCATGGGAATATGACAACACCAAGAATGTTAGTTGAAGGTGATATTGGTGTACCAAGTATTTTATCTGAAACTGACAAAGCGTACTTAAAATCCAAAGGGGTTATTTATCAAATAAGCGGAATTTGGTATATAAAGTTCTCTGATGGAGTGATTTATCCTACAAACTCAAATAGTAAAATCGAAGTAGTTTATCGCACCACAACTGAAGAAAGGCCGCCATACAATAATGTAGCAAGAGCCCAAGAAATTAATACCTATCTTTCTTCCAATCCTGGTTTATATTATAATGCTTTTATAACATTAAGCGACAGAATAAACAAAAGAACAGGCACACTAAGAAAGCTTTGTACAATTATTGAATCTGCGAATATAAATGCACAAATGGCAGAACAAAGGAAGAGAAATATAGCTAATTTGTTTGGTTATGTAAATGCATATGAAATAACTGGTGGATTTGGCAGCAAAGTAGCAACAATAAAACTTGCCAGTTGGGAACCATATACATCTGCATATGCCAATCTTGAAAGAATGGGTACTGTATATTTGCTTGCAGATAATACGGAAGTAAAGACACTGAAAGCATCAGATATAGCATCAATGTTTAATACTCCTGATATTGTGACAAAAGGCGCAGAAAAGATAGAAAAATCTTTTTTCTCTAAAAATTATGTCAAAACAATAATAACAGAAATCATAGATATGGTAAGTGACACTCAATATACATATGAGCTTACAAAAGATTTATCAATTGATAATACTAAAACATATTATGTTTATGATGACCAAACCATGGAATATAGCGAAGCAGAAGCAAGCGACCTAAATGATGAAAATATCGGAAATCTTTATGAAAGAACAGGGGTAAGTTCCGGTCCGGTATTTAACGTAACTTTACAAGATGAAATACCTGACAGTTTTAGAGGAAGAAATCCAAGACTTGTAAAGGTTTATTAAAAAGAGAAAGCCCAGCTAAATTAGCTGGGCTTCATTAATATATATAATCAGTTTCAAAGAACTTCGTTCACGATTTTTGCCATATCATCAGATATTGTTTCATAAAGAACTTCATTATCAATGAAGTCCTCAAGGATTATATCATGCTCTTGGCAGAGCTGATTAAGCTCAAAAAGAGCTGTAGAGAAAGCAATTGATACTCCGGATTTATCCATTTCTCTAAAGGCTCTTTTATTTGCAAGTAAAGCGTCATAGCTCTCTTTCAGGTATTTGTGCACATCATAAGCCAAAATACGCGCAGCGGCCTTGGTCATAGTCTCTTCATTCAGACATTTGTTCTCATAGACCTTGAGAGCATTCATAGCCTTCTTCAATGGAGCAACATAAGCTCCGTCCATTTCATTTATAACAGATTCGATTCTTTTTGAACCGACAAAAACGCCACTTAAATCGTCAACGCATTCAAGAATGGCATCAAGTTCTTTTTGTTCTTTAATGGTATTTCTACCGTTTTTTTCTATGTCTAAGATTTCTCTGATAGTTGTCATCTATTGACTCCTTAAAATTATCTTTACACTATAAGGAAAGTTAGAATACAAGGTTATAAGAAACCCCAAAAATCATTGATTTATCATTAAATACAGAAAACTCGCCGGATACATATCCTAACCAAACTTTATAGCCTGCATTAAATTTAAAACCAAATGTAGGCACTGAGGTAAAGTCAGTTCTTAAAAGGGCACTACCACCAATTAGAATTCTTTGGTTATTAAGTTTTTCTATAATCTTATTTGAATTTTTAAGTTCCTTCTCCGCCTTTTCCAATAATTTATATACGTCTTCAAGCTCAGACTTAGCAGATTTAAGTTGCTCAATCAATTTTTCATTTGAATCGGTGAGCGAGTTTACCTGTTCATTAAGGGAAGATATTGTTTCGTCTGCTCGCTTTAAAAGTTCTGTACTTTCCTGAAGAGCATCATAAACTTCATAAAATTCTTCTTCTGTAAACGTTCGTGCAAATGCCGGAGCAATCAAAAGTAATACCAAAATAATTATAATAATTTTTTTCATCTTTTGTATTTCTCCAAAATAGACTCGTTTTTTTCAATTTGAGATTTAATATCTTCAGAAACGGTTTCGGACTTTTTTACTTCCTCTTTTGCTTTTTCAACAACTTTTTCAGCTTCAGAAATGGTATTGTTAATGTCCTCAATCTCCTTCTTTACGTCTTTTTTTTCGTCTTCGATGTCGTTGATTACTTCTTCGTTTTTCTTGGTTTGCTTGTTTGCCTTGCCTTTTCTTATACCTAAAATAGCAAGTATAGCTGTTCCAACCCCGATCAAAATCCATACCAAAACGTCTTTTGCTTTAACCCAGAATTCTTTGAATGTCATTGATTTTCTCCTATCCAAGCATAAATTAACTTGATTTTTAGGTAAGATAATATTAGGAAAATACTATGGCACCAAAAATTAAGGGTATAAGTTTTAAACAAAACAATGGTTTTGATATTTCTTCAGACAATCAGCTTCTTCTTGAAAGAGTTGGAAGAATTATCATGACCTATAAAACAGAAAGAGTTAACAATCCCGAATTTGGCAGCTTGCTTGAAACCTGGCTTTTTGAAAGGGGAAATGTATTACCCCAGCACGTTGAAAACAGTTTAATTAGAGATATTGAATACTATGAACCAAGAGTCAGAGTTTTAAGAGCTTCTGTGACTTATACAAGATTAGAAGCAAATATATATATCACGCTTCAAGTAAGAGATACGCTTGATGTGCTTACATTTAATGAATATATTTCTCTCTAGGAGTTTATAAATGAATATAAAATACGAAACAGGTAACATAATAAGAGACAGCTCAGACTTTGATAGGTTCAAATTTCCTGCAGAACTTCCCACAGAAGAATGGAAAGGCAATGAGGCACGCTCTTATACCAATTACATAAGACCAGTTGCAAACCTTTTTGAAAACGACAGAGAAAACCTAGGTTTTGCAAAAGACCTTTATAAAAGCTGGCTATATGTTAAAAACTCCTTAATTGAGGGTTGCACTGTAGTTAAAACCACGATAAACAATGAAAATTACTACGAAATCCAGCATGGAGCTTTCGTAAACGGCGGAAAAATTTATTACATTTTTCCAGCTTGTGAGGCACTTGCAAAACAGATTTCAAATGAATATCAGAACGCAGGAAATCCAGAAGACATAAGATTAAAAATCACTTATGATTACGAAACAAACAATTATACTTATTTGTATATAGATAGCGGGTTTGAGCCTCATACAGACAATGCTGAAACAGCTGTAAGTTTAATTAATAAATTGATAACAGCTCTCGAAATTTCTCCAGCAATAGAAGACCATATAGTTCTGCCTATATTTAAAAATACAAATTCAACAACCATCTATTTTAATGGAACTTCTGTTGTATCTGGAGCCCCAGTTGGAGACAATAATACAATAATAGCCACAATAGCCAACGGTATTATTACACAGTCTTCTGTCGTATCAACAATCGAAGGGGCCAGGATAGAAGATGGGACAATAGGCAATTCCAAAATCTTAAACAACAATATAACTCTTGGAACTACAGTAATAAATCTTGGAGAAACAAAGAAAAAAATAGAAGGCCTTGATTCTATAAACAATGTATGGCCAAATGGAAATGGCGCTATTACACTTTCATACAAAACTGGGGATTCAGTAACCACAAAACTTACAGTTCCAAATGGCGTAGACTATACGCTTGGAAATGCGGCGACAAAAACATTTGATACAGACAGAAGGTTAACTGCAAACGAGAACCTGCCGACTAATTCTGCTGTTAAAGGTTACATTGAAGATTTACTCAATGACGCAGAGTTTACAGGAAAAGCAACATTTGATGATGGAATCGAAGTAGTAAACAGCCTGATAAACACAAGTGGAAAAATCAACGTAACAAATACCGCTGATGCATCTGGCACGTCTTCATCTCTCTCTGGAAATGCTTCAATTGTTACAAAGGGTGGAATTGAGGCAGATGGAAATATTTATTCTAAAAACAATATTGTCGGCCTTAATGCTGGAACATATTCAAAGAGGGAATTAAAGGAAAATATAAAAGAATTTACAGATTCAGCAACTGACTTAATTAATACTGTTGATATTGTAAGCTATAATTATAAATCTGATGCCGATAAGAATTATAAAATAGGTTTTATTGCTGATGATACCCATGAATATTTTGCAACAAAAGAGCATAATATAATGGACCAGTCAAACTGCATAGGTATTCTTTTAAAAGCCATACAGGAGCTTTCAGAAGAAGTTAAGTTTTTAAAGGAGAGCTTAAATGAGCTTAAGTCCAATAACGCTGAATCCAGGAAATAATAGGACTCAAATTAACGAAGACGAACTTTATAATCCTGACGGTATAGAAATTCATTATGGTTATGATAATAAAGTTGCCTATGGTTATTTGGATGATACTGGAAGTGAACCGGAGGAATTTCCGTATTCTGCTTTGACGCAAACACCCGGATTGCACAGCATTAATTTAAGTAGACCTTTAGAACCTGGTGAAGAAATAACGTTGCATTGGAGAAATAATTACGATTTGATTATTTTCTGCGATGAAAATGGTATAACAAAAGTAAAAAAGCCTATTGGCGGAACTTATCAGGAAATTGGAAAATGGGCTGATGATTCAGGATATTCTGAAAACACATGTCCAAAATTTGATGATGATATTCTCACAAAGAGATTTGATTATATTGAAACCAAAGTATTTAAGGAGTTTTAAATGACTTTAAACAATTATGATTGGAAAGAAAACGGCGAAGACGATAATGGTTATTTCTTCGTTCTTACAGATACACTTCATCACCTTGATTATAATATCTTACTTGTTAAAGACAGTGGACAAATCATGGTTAATGGTGCCTATATTAATAACGTCCCTCACGAGCTTGCAGTTGCTATAAACCCAAGAATAGACTATTTTATGGCTCTTAAAAATATCAGACATCATCACGAAGAAAGAAAATCAGAACCAAAAAAAGAAGAAAAGAAACCAGAGCCTAAAAAAGAAGAAAAGAAACCTGAAAAGAAGAATAGCGAGAAAAAGGATAAGAAATAATGGCTATTAATGCTCCTTATACAAATGGTGCCGTACTTTCTAACGGCGGAAGACTACAGGTTACAGACCAAGGCAAAGTAGACAATCTCAATGCTGAAAAACTGCAAGGAAGAACACCGGGCGGCTTTATCCAAACAAATAACGGCTTTGTTACTACTGGATTAACACAAGATGGTACTGGAATTGCTGCAAGCGGCATAACCGTAAATAATACAAATGTAAGACAAACATTTGATGGAGACTCTGTGATTAAAATTGGTAATACTGTAGTAAAAGCCTCTAACAACGGCGGAATTTTAATTGGAATAGAATAATGAAAAACATAGCAGAATTTGTAATCGCTAATATTAAAAGTGACCCAAATGAAAGTAGCCTTGGCGCATTCTATGCGTTAAATGGTAATACTGTAAAGCAACAGAAGGGCCCAAGCGGTTATGAAAAATATTGCTTAATTGAAGAAAACAATATTACAGTACCACACGCTGATTTATTCTCATATAATTCATTAAAAAATATAGTACTTACAGGAATTACTGAACAATATACTATACCAATTTATGATAATAATTTTGAAGATTCTGTAAAAGAATATTTCTTAAAAAACGGCAGTAATAACGAAATACAGTATTTGTTTTGGGATAATGGTCAAAAAGACAGTTCGATAGAATATAAAGTAATGATTCCTGGTCTATTATACACATCTAATGGTACAATATTAGGCTATCTGCATAGTTATACTGCCGATGAAAGTGGAAATGTTATTTTAGAGTTGCCATATCCTGATTATAGTGGAATTAGTATAGATTATTCATCAAAAGAACAAATTGATAATACAATAAAAATTAAAGGGATAACTTCTAAGACAGAAATAACCATAACAGATGGAACAAATTCTGTATCGTTTAATCTTTATCCGCATAATTCAAGCAGTGGCTCTCAGGTTTATAAAATTAAAAACGTAAATGAATTTGCTAAATATATTTTAGCGGCTCAGCTTACAGATGGAAAAATTACCAGCATAATTGACATGCTTACGGCAATTGAGCTTAGGTCATTTTATGTTTATAATTATCATACCGGGCAAGAAGAGTTTAAATCAGAATATTTGCCAAAATATTTTTTGTCATTAAGACTTTATGCTTCTTCTGAAACTGCTAAAAATATGACTCCGACTATTTATAAAACACCTGCGGCAATTGTGCCGACAGGAAATAACGATGAATGTGTTTTTATGAGAGATGTAACAAGCATCTCTGCGAATATAATTACAGGGTTTTGAAAGGAAGAATAAATGAATATTAGTTGCACACCTTCAAACGCATTTGATATAAAAAGTAACAGCATCTCTTTAAAACAATATCCAGATGATTTACTTATGTATTTCAGCGGCGAAGATACAGGCCTCAATCTTGCATTTGGAGAAGGTCTATTATCACCATATATTCCAACAAAAGAGGATGAACACGTAAGAGTTAAGCAGGATTCAACAGGCTTTCCATATACTTTTGTTGATGATGGCTATGAACTTACTTACTATAAAAATAATTTTAGAAACTTTATAAAAGGAACAATAAGGCTTACAGTAAAGAAAGAGAGTTGCAAGTACGACTATGGCTACCAAGACCTTAGTGAGTTTAATAGCGCAAATGCAGGCTATTATGAAATCTTTTTGGCTTCAACAAAAAATGGAACTTCCACGACAATCCCTATTTCAATTGTACTAAATGAAAATGTTGATGATATTCACGAATTAAGTACGATTATCAATAATGTTTTAAATGAAAATGTTGATGGGTATAATTTTATAACTACCGAAACAATCGGTAATGATACCCTAAGGTTCAGAACCAAGCCTGATGAAGGCGCAGCGGTAGCTGGTCATCTTTCTTTGGCGATGATTGGAAATGAAGGAAGCCTCTTAAAATGGTTTAACGTAGTTCATGAACCATCTTATTTTTCAGCCCCAGAAAAAGATACAAAATTTATAAGCATCCACGAATTAAATTCATCAAATAATGAAATCTCTCTTATTCACAAAGAAGATGGTTATATATACTTATTCATGTCAGATGAAAACAGCGAGTATACACTAACTAAAAAAATCTGTAGTTGGGATTGGGATAACGAAGAGTTTAGAGAGATAGAAATAAACTTTGATGATTCTCTTTCAAACATTATAGTTAACGGAGAGGTAAAAGCGTTCTTTGAAACCGTTGGTGTTGATGCAAGTGGAACAAAGTACGATTCAATCATACGTTCTCAACAGCAATCTACATATCTCACTTTAGTTGGAGGCGGAGATGCTTATGGTTTCAAAGAGATAGATGTATTCAACAAAAAACAGCATTGCGGCTCTTATACCCCTCCAGAACATATAACATACTATGATGGAAAAGCATATATAGAATACCATCTTGGAGATATAGATGTATTTGATGATAGTACTTTAAATATTGAAGGCTCTGGTGGAATGTTCTTAGAAGCTCTTGATGATGGTGTCACCATTTCTTATGTAGATGAGCAAGGCAATCCTGTTACTGTAGCAAGCGGTGATATAGATGACTTTATAAAAAAGTTTAAAGGAATTAATTACGACGAGAACTCTCCACTTTCATTTGAAGCTACAGACTTAACCTTCAGAGTAACATTCCTTGACAAGAACTCAGTTATAACAAAATTTGATTTTGACCCTGGCACATCAAAATATGATTATAATGACCCATATAATTTCGAGGACCTTTATGCATGGGTAAGAAGACAGCTAGGAGCTCCTCAGGTTGCATGCGAACTTACTGACGACCAAATCTATGATGCTTTATGTAAGGCAGTTGAAAAGTACAATAAATACAGAAATTGGAACGAAAGTATTAATATCGCAGATATTGATGGAACCGAAGAAACAGACTTAAAGAAAGTAGATGGCGGGAAAGCAAAAGGAACATATTTCCAGATTCCTGCAAACATTGCGGATACAGATATAATTGATATATTCTTCCAGCCAAGATTCTCAACCTGTTGGTTTGGAGCTGGCGACACATTCCTTAATAACGTAATGGCCCAGACGTTCTTCGGCCTTTATGGAGGAATAGTGCAAAACTCTGCAGACTATTATATTTGGAGGGTTTCATGCAATGATATATCCAACATAATTGGAACTCAAGTGTCTTGGAGAATTTATGACCATCATTTGTATTTTACTCCGAATAATTTAAAAGATCTTGACCAGTTTAGAGTTGGTATAAAGTATAGGCCAGCACTTACAATTGAAGAAATAAGAAACAATGAAAACATAAAAGCTTTAACACTTGGATATGCCATGAAGACTCTTGGGATAATAAGAGGAACATTTGGAGGCTCGGTCCAAGCCGGAGACATAGCCGTGCAGCTTAACGCAGAAACACTCTTAAATGAAGGGGATAAACTTATAAATGATACAATTGCCCTTCTTAAGAGCGAGCAAAAACCATTATGGATTATATGGTCATAAGGAGATAACATGCTATTGAATACCAATTTTCTTACAGAAGATGAATATTATAATAATTTAAAAATGGAAGTCCTTGATGAGGGAATATTTGGCGGCATTATAAAAGGCGCTGCCTCTGTATTGGGTTATACAGGCCTTGCTGTATTTGCAGGGCTTGGGGCAACAATGCTTGCAAGGTCAGTAGTTTCAAAAGAGGGAAAGATTAATAAATTTTTCCGCAGAGTCTTTGGAAACAAAAAGAATCTTGATTTTGATGCCGTAAAAGGCAAGGCAGTCGTCAAGCGTGAACTTTCAAAAGCCGATTCCTATAAAGAAAGGTTAAAAGATGTTTATGAAGCCATAGACCATAAAGATTGGGATGAAGCAGAAAGACTATTTAAAGCTAGCAAGTATACCGAAGATGTTGATGCAATCAAAGCTCTTGCTATTGCAATTACAGATGAGATTGGAGAACCTCCACTGTTTGTCTATCCTTCTGGAAATGAGACTTATTTCATTTGCAAAAAGATTCTTGGAATGAAGTATGCCAAGGCTCTTGCAAATGCCGTTCTTGCTGCGCTCAAACAAAATAAAAGTTATCATAATGACGTAAGAGAAATTGATTTAGATGTTAAATAATTTAAGATGATAAATGTTAAAGAGGGCCAAAGGCCCTCTTTCTTTTTACCCAAATAATGGTTTTGTCAAGATAAATTAGAGGATAATGTAGTAATGACATATGAAGATTTAATGAAATCAAGTGGATGGGTACAAGATTTAAGTGCGTCCTATTTTGAATCTTTAGGAGCAAAAGTCCTCGTTTTCAAACTTGATAAAACAGACACAAAATTAAATCCAATATACAATGAAGAAATAGACGGTAGAAAATATTTAAGACCTTTTGAGATTAAATCAATTTATAAGACAAACCCTTTTGATTTTAAATTTGACAATACCATTCCTTCAGAAACAGATGGAAGCCTTATGTTCTACTTTAATTTTAATGTTATGGCAAGAACAATGGAGGCATTAAAAAAATCAACATCTGAATTAAAGCTCACTGCAACTGAGCCTGGCTGGAGTGTCTGGAAACAAGGTGATACTTTTTATACTTTTAATAATAAATATTATTCACCGGTAAAAGATAGAAGTTTAACATCGTATGATTTAAAAGATGATTATCAGACAATATCAGAGCTCAGTCAAGCTTTAACTAATACTGGTTATTTTATAGGTAAACACACGGGGGACGATTACTGCGGATGTATACCTAATTTCAAAGAAACAAAACTTAACAATTCTATACTTCTCAAAACGTTTAACAGCGAATTCAAAAACGCAGGAAACACAATTGAGCAAGGTGATTTAATTTATATAACGACAATTAATGCTCTTTATGAAGTGACATCGGCATATCCAGTAAACAATACAATATACAGATATGTTAACTGGCAATGTAATGCCCAAAGAACATTTGCGTATGTTGAGTATGAGAAACTTAAAACATATGGTTACGGATTCGATGTTCAAGACACAACATTACCTGCTACTACTAATGTTTCCATTAACGATGATACTACAGAGTATAGGATTGCTTCTGATGAAGAAATTCAGAGCATCATAGATGCTTTTGATAAAAACTAAGCGAGAGAATTATGGCAGATTTGTTAAAAATTACAGACAATAAAATACCAACACTTGTTAAATTAGAACAAGCTAGAACTCTTTATAATGATTTAAGAATAAGGGTTGACAATAGAGCTAGCCTTGTTCATACACATACAACCGACGACATAACTGACCTCGCAGAATATATTTCAAAAATCCCAATTGGAATTGCTCAAAAAGCAATCGCCGATATTGAAGACCATAAAATAATTGAATACTATTCTACAAAAGATGAAGCAGCTACCTATGCCAGCGAGGCATCAAGCGCACTAGAATATGAGGCCTCTCAAGCTAGATGGCATGAAGCTAGCTATGCTTCAGAAGCCGCAGCTGCCTTGGCTGAAGAATCTTCTCAGGCCAGATATTTGGAAGCTAGCTACGCTTCAGAGGCATCAAGTGCTTTAGCAACAAAAGCATCAGAAATTGATTCTGCAATGTCTTCTTATGCTAGTGAAGCATCAAGTGCTTTAGCAGAAGAATCTTCTCAAGCTAGATATTTGGAAGCTAGCTACGCCTCAGAAGCCTCAAGTGCTTTAGCAACAAAATCATCAGAAATTGATTCTGCTATGGCATCATATGCCAGCGAGGCATCAAGTGCTTTAGCCTCTAACGTCTCTGACATTGAAGACGCAATGTCTTCTTATGCTTCAGAGGCATCAAGTGCTTTATTGGAAGAAAAATTATTAGCTCGCGAATTAGAAGCTAGTTATGCCAGCGAGGCATCAAGTGCTTTAGCATCCAATGTACTAGTCATTGATGACGCTATGGCTTCTTATGCTTCAGAAGCATCAAGTGCATTATTTGGCGAGGCTTCTCAGGCCAGATATTTGGAAGCTAGTTATGCTTCAGAGGCATCAAGTGCTTTAGCATCTAATGTATTAAACATTGAAGGTGCAATGTCTTCCTATGCATCAGAAGCGTCTAGCGCAACAAATCATGAAGCGTCTCAAGCCAGATGGTATGAGGCTTCTTACGCTAGTCAAGCATCAAGTGCTTTAGCAGATGAAGCTTCAAAGGCCAGATGGTATGAAGCCAGCCATGCTTCAGATGCATCAAGCGCTTTGGCCTCTAATGTTTCTGTCATTGAAGATACTATGGCTTCTTATGCCAGCGAAGCATCAAGCGCAGTAGCAGCACTTGATTATGATGGCGCTACAGATGGCTATTATGTAGTTCAGGTAACTGAGGAAAACGGACTTATATCTGTAACCCGTGAAGAAAAGGGAGAAGTTGCAAGTGGAGCTACAAGGCTTATAGATGGTCAAGCTGCGTTTGATGCAATTAAAAACAACGAAGAAAAATGGACAGATGCATTAGCATCAGAAGCTTCATTAGCTCGTTACTCAGAAGCAAGTTACGCTTCAGAGGCATCAAGTGCTTTAGTAAATGAAGCTTCAAAAGCAAGGTGGTATGAAGCTAGTTATGCCAGCCAAGCTTCAAGTGCTTTAGCGTCAAATGTATCTGATATTGAAAACGCTATGGCTTCCTATGCTAGTGAAGCATCAAGTGCTTTAGAATATGAGTCATCTCAAGCCAGATGGTACGAAGCTAGTTATGCCAGCCAAGCTTCAAGTGCTTTAGCGGCAAAGTCATCAGAAACTGACTCTGCTATGGCATCATACGCCAGCCAGGCTTCTAATGCTTTAGCGACAGAATCTTCTAATCTTAAAGACGCTATGGCATCCTATGCTAGCGAGTCTTCTGCTGCTCTTGAAGAAGAAGCTTCTCAGGCCAGATATTTTGAAGCTTCTTATGCTAGTCAAGCATCAAATGCTTTAGCAACAGAATCTTCTAATCTCAAAACTAGTATGGCTAGTTATGCCAGTGAAGCTTCAAGCGCTTTAGCATCTAATGTATCTGATATTGAAAACGCTATGGCATCCTATGCTAGTGAGTCTTCTGCTGCTCTTGAAGAAGAAGCTTCTCAGGCCAGATATTTTGAAGCTTCTTATGCCAGCCAAGCTTCAAGTGCTTTAGCAACAGAGTCTTCTAATTTAAGCGCCAGCATGGCTTCTTATGCCTCAGGTGCTTCAAGCGCTTTAGCTACAGAGTCAAGTAGTCTTAAAGCCAGCATGGCTTCTTATGCTTCAGATGCTTCGAGTGCTTTAGCTACAGAGTCAAGTAGTCTTAAAGCCAGCATGGCTTCTTATGCCTCAGGTGCTTCAAGTGCTTTAGCATCTAATGTATCGAATATCGAAGATGCTATGGCCTCTTATGCCTCAGGTGCTTCAAGTGCTTTAGCATCTAATGTATCGAATATCGAAGATGCTATAGCCTCTTATGCTTCAGATGCTTCGAGTGCTTTAGCTGATGAATCGTCACAAGCCAGATGGTATGAAGCCTCTTATGCTTCAGATGCTTCGAGTGCTTTAGCTACAGAGTCAAGTAGTCTTAAAGCCAGCATGGCTTCTTATGCCTCAGGTGCTTCAAGTGCTTTAGCTACAGAGTCTTCTGGTTTAAAAACCGACATGGCCTCTTACGCTTCGGAAGCTTCAAATGCCTTGGCAACAGAAGCATCATTTGCCAGACGATATGAAGGCGAATTGGCAAGTAGGGCTTCTGAAATAGAGGCGGTAATACCAAATCAGGCTTCTCCAACAAACCAGCTTGCCGATAAAGAGTTTGTAAACTCTTCAATTGGAACTAATACAGCAAATTATATTTCAGATAATGGTGAACCATTTACTTCTATAGAAGCACTAAAAGCATATTCTGGAACAGTTACAAATAATGACTATGCTTTTGTAACAGGAACAGAGGGCGGTAACTCATATTATGACAGATATAAAGCCACTGTAGTTGGAAATGTGGTAAACTGGTCACTAGAATATAGGCTTAACAATTCTTCATTTACCTCGGAACAGTGGGCAGCTATAAACTCTGGAATTACAGATGTTTTAGTAGCAAAAATTACATCTAACACTTCAGCTCTTGAAGATGAAGCTTCAAAAGCTAGATGGTACGAAGCTTCTTACGCTAGTCAAGCATCAAGTGCTTTAGCAACAGAATCTTCTAATTTAAGCGCCAGCATGGCTTCTTATGCCTCAGGTGCTTCAAGCGCTGATGTAATTATTGCTTCAAGTATAGCATCCGTTGCTTCAAGCGTATCTGCAGTTGAAAGTGCTAAAGTAAGTAAATCTGGCGATACAATGTCCGGGGCTTTAAAGCTTAACAATGCTCTGTATTTGACAAATATTGCTGGTTCAGTCCATGATTCTGTTTCAAAAATATATTTTGGCTCAGCAGAAAGCCCGAAAAACTATATTAGTGCGAATACTAGCGGAGCATTTGGTATATATGATAAAGACAAGAACGGTATCACTTGCTATCCTGCAGAAAATTTCTTTTCGACAAGTAATATAGATTTAGGACGTAGTAATAATCCTTGGGGTGATTTTTATTTAACCGGTTCCGTAGTTAACGATACTGCATCAATTACTTCGCTTGATTTAATACAGCATCCTGCAAAAACAAACAACCCGCACAATGTAACAAAGGCGCAAGTTGGCCTTGGTAATGTTGATAATACATCAGATGCTGATAAACCGATTTCTACAGCGGCACAGACAGCACTTAATACGAAGTTTGATACTGTAAGTATAACAGGTACTGGAAATGCAGTTGCTTCAATTGAAGAAACCGGAACAACTCTTAAGATTACCAAAACAACATTCAACAATTATACATTGCCAAAGGCAACAACAGGAACTCTTGGTGGTGTTATAGTTGGCGATAATCTTACGGTTGACGCAAGTGGAGTTCTTTCAGCTCTTCCTGGAGTTACTACAGAAACTACAGGTTCTGGAAACGCAGTCACAGCAATCTCTGATAATGGAAGCGGAAAGGTTACAGCTGTAAAAGGCGCCACATTCAGCCTTTCAAACCATACACACAGCAACTATGTTTCTACTGCAACAGCATCAACAGGAACTGGTAATGCCATAACTTCAATGTCTGTTTCTGGTAATACTCTTACCTATAATAAAGAAACGACATTTATTGATGAAGTCACAGCATCGGGAACTGGTAATGCTGTAACATCACTTGAGATTACCGGAAGTAAAATTAAATTTGTTAAAGGCGCAACCTATAACAATTACAACCTTCCTATTGCAGCTACAGGAACTCTTGGTGGTGTTAAAGTTGGAACAAATCTTAGCATCAATGCTTCTGGAGTCTTAAGTGCTGTAGATACCACTTATGCTAACGCTACATCTGGCGCTGCGGGCCTTATGTCTGCAGCTGACAAAACCAAGCTTGATGGTATTGCTACAGGTGCTAATAAATACAGCCTTCCTACTGCAGCTACAGGAACTCTTGGTGGTGTTAAAGTCGGAAGCAATATTACTATAGATGCATCTGGTGTCATAAGTCCTACAAAGACTGGCGTTACAGCTGCTTTGGGATACACACCTCCTACTACAAATACTACTTATTCTGCAGCAACTACGACATATGCTGGATTAATGAGTACAGGAGCACAATCGTTTGCTGGAAACAAAACGTTTACAAACAATGTCATTATTGGTTCCGCAACTATTTCGTTTACAACAGGAGACGGCCTGACAATAACATTTTGATTAGTTCGTATATATTTATATGAACGAAACTACAAGAACATACTACATTAATAAAGCTGAAGAATTTGAAAAAGCTTCCAATTATAAAGATGCATTGTCTTCTTATATGGAAGCTTTTTCTATTAAAGAGTGTTTGGAAGGCGACAATCCAGATTTTTTTGAGCCTGGCTTTATAGAGGATAAAATAGCGTTTCTGTCTTATAGACTTGGAGATTTTAGAAAGGCAGTTACTTTTGGTGGAAAAGCATATAGAGCAAACGAAAAAGACGAAAGAATTAAAAACAATGTCCCGTTTTATACAGACGCTTTGTTCTTTTTAAATAAAAAACCTATTTTTGATGGATTCATAAAAAAATATATTATTGATAATTTTTCGAGCGATACTACAATCCTTGATGTTGGAGCATATGATGGAAGATGGTCAGATGCGCTTAAAGAGCATTTCAAAAAAATAGATGCAATTGAGGCTTTTGAACCTTATGTTGAACGTTACTCCTTAAAAGAAAAATACAATAATGTTTTTGTTCAGGACGTATGTGATTTCAAATTTAAACATTATGATTTGATTATAATGGGTGATGTTCTTGAGCATTTGCCAATTGAAAAAGCACAGCAACTTATTAAGAAAATATATTCTAAGTGCAAGCAGCTTTTAATAATAGTGCCATATGAATACCCCCAAGACGAATACGATGATAATAAATATCAAATTCATGTTCAAGAAGACCTTACAGACGAGATATTTAAAGAGAGATATCCAGGATTTGATTTGCTAGCGCACGATGAAATAAGAGGGGCTTATGTAAAAGAAGGAACCTGTAGTGAAGCAACTGAAATTACATATACTGGCGAAAACCCAAGAACCCTTGAGGCCGGATTGATTTACTTTGAAAGCCGTGAATATAGCAAAGCACTTGGAGTATTCAGAAACTCATTAGAAGAAATGAGCAATGAACATAAAGCAATAATGAAGTATTATTCAGGACTTTGCTACACAAGAAACAACGAGAACACTTTAGAGGCTTTAAAATATTTTATTGATGCGGTTGAATTGCTTCCTATTTTTGAAGAAGCATATGTAGAGCTGTTCGCACTTTTAGAGAAATTTGAGTTATGGGGTGATTTAGAGTATTATATAAGGCTTGCTCTAAAACATAAAGAAGAAATGGAAATGCCAGATAATATGAAGAATGAATGGAAATCAATTCTTTTCATTCAAATGACTTTGGCCCTTTTCAAGCAAGAAAAATATTTTGAGGCTTATGGATATGCGACATTAGCTCTTGATATACCGACTAGCGACGAAAGAAAAAAGATTGCTCAAAATAATTTTGACCAGCTTAAAGAAGCACTTTGGAGTACATTACAACTACAATGAAAACATGCATTTACACAATATGTAAAAACGACTCTAAATTTATAGATAAATGGTTTGACTCTTTAAAAGATTATGATTGCATTGCAGCAGTAGTCCATGACAGCAAAGACAATACAGCAGAAAAACTTTTAGCTTATGGAGCTAAAGTAGCTTTCACCCATTATCAGAATGAGCCAAACACCGCTGAAGAAGACGCTTTAAATTTTGCTAAACAAGTAGCGCCAGATTGCGATAACTTTGTGTTTACTCCTATTAACAGAACTGATGAATATTTGAGTGATGATGCTTCAATATCAGAACAAGAAAGCAGGCTAGTTGAATATTATTATGGTATTAAAAACTATGAAGAAGCATATAGGCACGCTATTTTTGCTTTAGCACTTGACCCAGAAAACGAGCAGAAAAAGCATAATTGCGAAATCTGCCGCAGGTTGGTTGTAAACAAGATTTGCGTATATACGGTTTGCAGAAATGAATCAGAGTTCGTAGAAAAATGGGTTGAAAACAATAAAGACGCAGACCACATCGTTGCTTTGGTTCACGATTGTACTGATGATACAGCTGAGAAACTCAAAGCGCTTAATGTAGATGTCGGCTATGGTTTTTATAATGAATGGAGATTCGATAATGGCAAGAACGATTCAATGCACCTTGCCTATTCACTTGCCCCGGAATGTAACATATTTGTGTTTACTTCTTTAGATGAATTCTGGGAGACGGAAGATTGGGTACGTATTGTAAAGGAATGCTGGGGCCCCGAAACTACCAAGCAATGCTGGTACAACTTCGTTCAAACACATGATGAGTTTGAGAACGACACTGGAATAACGCATTTTAACTGGATGACATCAAGAGATCCGAAATGGCACTGGGAGTATCCAATTCATGAATCAATTTCCTATGGTGATAACGAAGAAGTAAAAGACTGTATTAATTTATTTGATGTCTTAAAACTTCAGCATCGCCCTAAAAAAGGAAAAGTCAGAAGTTATATGGACCTCCATAAGCTTAGGTGGGAAGAATATAAAGATGATATAAGCTGCCTTTATTTAATTCGTGAGAATATAATCCATGGATTTGCTGAAGAAGCGTATAGAATAGCAAAAGATTTTGACCATGAGCATACCGATTTACAACCTGAGGAAAATGCATACATCTGGATGATGGAAGGTATGTGTCTTGAATATTTTGGGAGAACAGGCGAAGCGCTTAAATGTTATGAAAATGCTTATGAGGTGGATAAGTCGCTAAGGTCACCCCTTATTAGAGCAGGCTTACTTTATGCAAAATGCGAAATGTATAGCAAGGCAGAAGAAATTATCGAAAAAGCGCTTAATGAAACAACAAGAAATTATACATGGCTTGAAGACCCATGGGACTGGAGAAGTAAGCCGTATTATTGGTTGTCATATATAAATCTAAAACTTGGGAATAAAGAAAAAGCCCTGGGCTATGCACTATTTGCTTATCAGATAGATTCAACAGATGAATTAAAAGAACATTACGAAAAAGTATTAAAAGAATGTACGTCTTAATTAGAGCCGCCTAAGCGGCTCTTTTCTTATAGGGCGGCCCATAAATGTCAAGATAAATTTGAGTAATATTGTTCTCTTAACAAGGAAGAAAAATGGCCCAGGTAAAATTAAGAACAGATGGCGGTGCAGATTTACAAAGCGCATTGATAGTTAATGCAGCCGTAGGAACAGGACTGCCAGAAGATTTTTCTGCAAATCAACACAGCTATTTAGCATATTATAGACACACAGCGGCTCAGAACGCAAATAACTTGTCAGATGGTTGGCATGATATGAAGGCATATGTAACTAACTGCGCCACTACATCCAATCATGGTACGTTCATCCAGAACAGCTATGGTGGCACTCCATTTCAAATATGGATTCCAGATGCTAACGATTATATCTATAAAAGATATAGCACAACTGGATTTACCGGCGGAGAAGGTTGGAAAAAACTATCAGCTGGCTATGCAGATTCAGCTCCTTGGACTGGCGTATCTGGAAGACCTACTGCTGTATCCTCTTTCACTAATGATGCTGGATATATAACTGGAATCACTAAAGCAACAGTTACAGCAGCTTTAGGCTATACTCCTCCAACTACAAATACTACATATAGCAACGCTACAACGTCTGCGGCGGGTCTTATGTCTGCAGCTGATAAAATAAAACTCAATGGAGTAGAAACAGGCGCTAATAAATACAGTCTTCCTACAGCTGCCACAGGAACCCTTGGCGGTGTTAAGGTAGGCGCAAACATTACAATAGATGCTTCTGGCGTAATTAGTCCTACAAAGACTGGTGTTACAGCGGCTTTAGGTTATACTCCGCTTTCAACAACTGGTAAAGCTGCATCTGCCGGAAGCGCTGATAGTGCCGGAAGCGTCCCATGGACAGGGGTTACAAACAGGCCCACTGCTGTATCGTCTTTCACTAATGATGCTGGTTATATAACTGGAATCACTAAAGCAACAGTAACTGCTGCTCTTGGATATACACCTCCTACCACAAACACAACATACTCTGCAGCAACCACTACTTATGCCGGTTTAGTAAAAGTAGGAAACAATATCACTATAGATGCATCTGGTGTAATTAGTCCTACAAAGACTGGCGTTACAGCAGCTTTAGGTTATACTCCTCCAACAACTAATACCACATATAGTGTTGCAACCACCACCTATGCTGGATTAGTAAAAGTAGGAAACAATATTTCCGCGGATGCTGCAGGTGTTATCAGCCCAACTAAAACTGGTGTTACAGCGGCACTTGGATATACACCACCTACTACAAATACCACATATTCAGCTGCTACAACCACTTATGCTGGATTGGTAAAAGTGGGAAACAACATTTCAATAGACTCCTCTGGTATTATTAGCCCTACCAAAACTGGCGTTACAGCTGCTCTAGGATATACACCAACATCATCAGATACCAAAAATACCGCTGGAGCTACAAACACAACAGCTAAAATATTTTTAGTAGGAGCTACAACACAAGGAGCTGGACCGCAAACATATTCAAACTCCGCTGTATATGCGACAAACGGAGATTTCTATGCAACAAAATTTTATGTAGGTGGTACAGTAGCTTATATTTCTTATAACACGGGAAGTGGCGCAATTGAATTTAATAATTAAGGTGAAATATGAGTCTTAAAGTATGGTTGCCATTAAATGGCGATATAAAAAATTATGGTGCCTCAAATTTAACGTTTACAAATAACGGCCCTGATAATATTGTCCCAAATACTTCTGGAAAAATAGGCTCTTGCTATAAAAGAGCAACCGTTAACTCTTTAGGGCGTATAATATCCAATGAAAACATTTTATTAGATGGAGATTTTTCTATGTGTTGTTGGGCATATGTAACAGCCACAGTTGGCTCAACAGCAAATGGCTTAGTATCTAATCATGACCATACGTATAGCTCTGGCGCCGGCATAAACGTTAAACAGATATCAGATTCTGATTATAGAATATGTTGTAGCACTGGTTATGGTTCTGGGAGAACATTTGATACTTATTATGGAACAACTAATATTAAAAATAGTTGGCATCATTTAACACTAACATATAGAAAAACCGCTCAAACTTTATTATTATATTGTGATGGAGTTCTTGAAAAAACAGTTACTGGCTATAATAATAGCGCTAGAAGCTCTCAAATAATGGTTTTTGACTGGAGCATTCCATATACTTCAAATAATTTCAAGCCAGCTTGTAGTTTAAATGACGTACGCATATACGATGAGTGTTTAAGCCCAGATGAAGTAAAAGAAATATCAAAAGCATTAGTAGCATATTATCCGCTAAATCAACCAAGTAGAAACGCAAATCTCATTTCAAGTTTTTCTGCTGGAAGAAATATTTCCATAGAAAACAATAATGTAATAATAAAAGCGCAAAGTACAGTATCCGATACGTATTTTACGATTAGACTTAATGAAGCCTTACTTGCAAACACCACTTATACATTATCATGTAAAATTAAAAACATGAACTGTTCGACAAGCTGGTTTTTCCCATTGTTTGCCCAAGGAAACCCAATTTCAAAACAGCTTGAAATATACAATAATAAGCCAACTACAAGTGTCAGCTTTTCGTTGCCGACAGGTAGCTCATATGTTGGAGCAACAACTATTTTTATGGATGATTTGGGCAGGCCGTCAAGCAACCCAAATGATATAACATTATACAATTTCAAATTGGAAAAAGGCGATGTAGCAACACCGTGGTATCCTCCAATTGATTCGGCGAGGTTGGATTTAATTGAATACGATAATTCCGGATATAATAGGAATGGGGCGACGACAGATTCAACAAAACCGAGTTTGGTAGTTGATTCCCCAAGAAACTCTGGTTCTTATCATTTTTCTGCCAACACCCAAAATCTGAGCTTGAATACCAGCTTTCTTCCTACGTTTACAGCTGGCACTGTTTCTTGGTGGGCGAAAATCGTTCAGAATGGTACGACAGGCACTTTACCATTTACAGGTCACGAACTCGGATACTGGATAGCAGCGTCATCTGGATGGACTGGCGCTTTCTATAGTCAAGGCATAAGCGGGAGCGGATATACAATAAAATATTATATAGATGGCGTTGAAGATACCACACCGTCAGGGGCTGATTCCAAATGGCATCATTATATGGTGACCGGAGTGAACTTATCAAAATGGACTAAACTTTGGTTGAACAACTACGATGCTGCTTGGAATTCTCCTAATATATATTATTCAGACATCAAATTCTATAATACAGTTCTTTCAGCAGAGGATGTATCAAAAGAATATCATCGCTTTGCTGCAATTTATTCAGACCATTCACTTGCCACAAATGAAGTGCAAGAGTATACGGGAAATAATCTTATTCAGAAGGCTAATAACGGTATCGCAAATAAATCATATACAGGAGCGCTTTCTTCATATACGCAAAGCAACTGTCAAGTTTCGCTTACAGACAATGGTTATAGAATTTACAGGCCAGCAAATAAAACACCGTCTGCTGATGGAAATACAATGTGGGGCGGATTAGTAATTAGACCCTATAATGAAAATAATACAGATGTATTTATTAAGGGGCATACATATATCCTTAAATGGCATGTAAAAGGCAAAAGTTCAAACTCCGCTGATTTTGGATGGTCTAATAATGTAGGGTGGGGAGGAGGAGGATTAATGCCCTCACCATCTAATGATTCTTGGCAAAACATATCTACTAATTTTAACGGAGAAATGGAATGCTGGTATAAATGGACAATAAATGACGATGTGTATAAAGTGTGTACATCATCATACTCCAGTTTTGTTCAGGGACAAACTTATTTGTCGTATCGAGATTTTAAATTTGGGTTCAGCTATACAGACACGGGAAGCTTAGGAACTGATTTATACATTACAAATGTACGATTATACGATATAACAAACGATAATCAGAAAGTTAAAATTGGGGTGAATGGAGTAATAAATGGAAACATTGTAGAAGGCAATTTTGATAATGTTTCTATGCTTCCAGATGGAGAATTTTACACCACTCAATTTATTGAAAGGATTTAAAGATGGCTCAACTAACATCGACGATTATATATGGCGCGCTATCAGTAACAGATACTATAAGTGAAAGTGGAACTTTGCTTTCTGCAAAATATGCTGCCAAATCTCATTCACATACTTATGTTCCTGCTGGTACTATAAGCGTTGGGAGCGGAACTGCCAACTACACCCCAACAGGTTCAGTAGGAGTTTCTGTAACACAACACTCTTACACCCCAACAGGCTCAGTAGGAGTTTCTGTAACACAGCATTCTTACACACCAACAGGCTCAGTATCTGTAAGTATTACTGACCATAGTTATACACCTGCTGGTACTATAAGCACTGGAACCGGAACTGCCAATTACACTCCAACAGGTTCAGTAGGAGTTTCTGTAACACAACACTCTTATACTCCAACAGGTTCAGTATCTGTAAGTATTACTGACCATAGTTATACTCCAGCTGGAACTATAAGTACTGGAACTGGAACTGCCAACTACACCCCAACAGGAACTGTGTCTGTAAGTATTACTGACCACTCTTATACTCCAACAGGAACTGTGTCTGTAAGTATTACTGACCACTCTTATACTCCAACAGGAACTGTGTCTGTAAGTATTACTGACCACTCTTATACTCCAACAGGAACTGTAAGCGTATCGCCATCATTAAGCGCAACATACACATCTGGAACTAAAACTTTGGCATTAGGTGTTTCTGCTTCTGGAAGTTTCTCTGGTTCGGCAGCTACATTGTCACACACAAGGTCTGGAAGCTTTACTGGTACAAAAGCAACGCTTTCACATACAAGGTCAGGAAGTTTTACTGGTACTGCAGCTACATTATCGCACACAAGGTCTGGAAGCTTTACTGGTACTGGAAAACAGCTTGTGTTCTCTGGCTCAGCAGCTACATTATCGCATACAAGGTCAGGAAGTTTCACTGGTACTGCAGCGACACTTACACATACGGCTTCTGGAAGCTTTACCGGTACTGGAAAACAGCTTGTGTTCTCTGGTTCGGCAGCAACGCTTTCACATACAAGGTCAGGAAGTTTTACTGGTACTGCGGCTACATTATCGCATACAGCTTCAGGAAGTTTCACTGGTACTGCAGCGACACTTACACATACGGCTTCTGGAAGCTTTACCGGTACTGGAAAACAGCTTGTGTTCTCTGGCACAACAGGAACAGCATCCTAAAACGCAACTTAACATGTTACAAACCCAGCCTAAAAGCTGGGTTTTTATTTCTTATATAATTTTATGGATAATAATTATGTTTTTGCTTTAGATGTTGACGGTGTTCTCACTGATGGAAAGTTTTTGTGGGACGCCGAAGGAAATAAAGCTTATAAAGAATTTGGCCCAGACGATGCTGATGCTCTTAAAATTCTTGCAAGATATATGCCTGTAGTTCTTTTTTCTAAGGACGGCAAAGGCTATAAAATTTCAGAAAGCAGGGCTAACCATATGGGCTTTCCAATCTACTATATGGATACGCAAGAAAGGCTTGATTTTATTGCCAAAGTGTTTGGTGTTTCAAATGCAATTTATATGGGAGATTCTTTCATGGATGTGCCTGTATTAAAATTGTGTAAGTATGGCATAGCCACAGATACTTCTTCACCTTATGCAAAAGAAGCAGCCGATTATGTTACTACAACAGGTGGAGGAAACAGAGCGGTTGCCGAAGCTTGTTTTTGGATTATGAAAAACGTCTTGAAAATGAATTCTGTAGAGCTGATAACAGGCGCTTCCTTAGAGCTTGACAACAAACCATGCGAATTAAAAACTTATGAGATGGGATTATATGATATACGAAAAAGAAATTCTAAATGAAATAAAGCAAGTACTTGACTCAATAGACGATAAAGATGTAGATAAACTTGTTGAAATGATTGAGTCGTCTGATAAGGTTGTCGGCTACGGGGCTGGAAGAATGGGGTTAAGTGTTAAAGCATTCATAATGCGCCTTAATCATCTTGGCATAAATGCGTACTACGTAGATGACACATATATCCCGCCATTAACCGAATTCGATTTGCTTCTTGTATCAAGTGGTTCTGGTGAAACCACAATGGTAAAGACATTTATGAAAAAAGCCATTGAAAAAACCGGATGCGCTGCAGCAGTAGTCACAGGAGACAAAGATTCAAGCATGGCTAGAATGGCTAATCTTGCTGTAACATTTAAACCTTGCAACGGTGGCTTAAATTCAGCTGATTCAATTGAAAAAATAAATTCAATCCAGCTTATGAGTACTCTTAATGAGCAGGCTACATATATTTTGTTTGATATAATAGCAAAAAGAATCGCTGATGATTTGAATATGGACACTGAAAAAACAAAGAGGTACCACTTCAATGTCGAATGAAAACATGATAGTTTTTTCAGATTGGTTACTTGTATGTAATATGGATTATGATAAGAAATTTATTGACCTGAATAAATTAAAAAACATCAAATCGCCAAATATACCTATAAAATATTTAGGAAAAATAAAAATAAACAGGAATTTAAAGAATGTTAAATAAAATAACCGCTTCACTTATTTGCATGGATTTATCTGATATAAAAACAGATATAGACACACTTCTTGATAACGGAATAAATTCTCTTCATGCCGATTTTATGGACAATACATTTGTTCCGAGGCTTGGAATAAGTCCAGAGCTGATAAAGTGGATAAAAAACAGGTACGGCGACAATGTTCATATAGATTCTCATCTTATGGTTCAAAATCCATATCAGTGTATAGATGTAATAGCTCCGTTCTCAGACTGGGTTTTCTTCCATTATGAAGCAGTTTCTGACCCCGTGAGAATATTGCAGAAGCTCTGTGAACATGATGTAAAGAAAGGGATAGTTTATAATATAGGGACAGATACAAACGAATCTTTGATTAATACAAATCTTGTCAATGGTGTTATGTTTATGGGTATCAGCCCTGGGGTTCTGGGAACAAGGTCCTGGCCTGAAATCTTAAAAGAGAAGATGATACAACACAGATGTATAATTGAGCGTATAATAAAGCATGATGACATTCCTGTATTTCTTGACGGAGGAATAGATTTCAATTCAATAGGTGAACTTACAAAAGACTTGAATATTATATTCAGTTCTTGCAAGGGAGCAGATAAGGTTGTCTGCGGCTCATCCACTTTGTTTAAAATAGATGATGATACCTGCCTCATGGATAGAGAGGAAATGATTAAATTCAATATCCGCAGAATTGAAGAGGCAATGCAATGAAAGTAAAAGAACTTATAAAAAAGCTTGAAACTTATGACCCTGAATATGATATGATGATAGCGCTTCCTCCGGGATGGTATAAAGAGGAAGACACTGAAAACGAAGAGATTTGGGAAAAAGACGGTTGGAGTCTTGATTCCATAGATTATGTAATTATCTCAGATAAAAACAGATTTGTGTCAGTATGCCCTATTAACGCTCCAAAGGAAATAGAATGAGAACAGTAGTAATTCCTTCTGCCGGTACAGGCTCACGTCTCGGCGATTTTACTAAAAACTATAACAAAGCCATGTGTACGCTTGGCCCCAAGCCTGTAATCTCTTACATTATAGAACATTTCACCAAGGAAGATGAGATTATAATTCTTCTTGGATATAAAGGAGACTTACTCAGGCAGGTAGTCAAAGCATGCTATCCTGACTGGAATATAAAATTTGTCGAGGTTGATATTTATGAAGGCCCAAGAAGCGGTCTAGGTTATTCTCTTTCAAAAGCATATGATTATTTACAAAAGCCGTTTATCTTCTGGCCCAATGACACGCTATTAGAAAACGACATAAATGACATGCTTTATGATAACAACTGGATTATAGTCGGCAGCCACGAGCAAGATTCCAGAAGTTATAGACACGCTATAGGAAATAAGAATGATAACAGCTTGACGATGATTCTTCCAAAATCTTCAATTGGATATAAATTTTCTTATCCTTATACTGGAGTTTGCTTCGTAAAAGACTATGAAAACTTTTGGGACGCTTTTCGTTCTAATAGAGAAACTTTTATAAATGAAGGAGAGGTAATCGGTTTAAACAATCTCGATAACATAATAATTTATCCTGCAGAAAGATGGATTGACACAGGCAATAAAGAGCTGTTTGAAAAAGCCAAAATCGAATACTCAAGAAGAATGGAAGAAACAGTACTGGAAAAACCAGACGAGGCAATTTGGTTTATTGATAGCAGAGTTATCAAATTCCATATTGATAAAAAGTTTATATCTGATAGGGTAAAAAGATTTGGCACATTACTTTCTGATGGCCAAAAAAAGGCCGGAATGAAAATACCGAAGCTTCTTTATCATGATGAGAATGTTTATGTCTATAAAAGAGAACCTGGGATAATAGCTTCCAGGGAAATAGATATAAGTGTTTTTGACCGTCTCCTTGATGGGTTCTTCAGGTTTAAAGAGGAAAAACTAACAGACGAAGAAGCTTTAAGAATTTATACTGATTTTTATAGAGATAAAACAATTTCCAGAATAAATAAATTTTGCGATGAAAATGGAGAATCAGATGGAGAGCCTGTTTTTATAAATGGACTTGCGTGTAGGTCGGCTCTAGACCTTGTTAAATTAATCAATTGGGAATACATTTCAAAAAACGGAGTTTTTACAAAAAACTATCATGGAGACTTTCATCTTGAAAACATATTAATTCAAAAAGACAATTTCGTGTTACTTGATTGGAGGCAAAACTTCGGCAAGTCTGAAATAGGCGATGCCTATTATGACCTTGCTAAAATGTGGCACTCTTTAATAGTCAATCATATGATGGTTAAAGATATGAGGTTCACAGTTGAAAATGTCGGAAGAAACTCAATCAAAATAGACATAGACAGAACATTTATAGATACCGAATGCGAGAATGACCTTAAAAACTACATTGAAAGAAACTTCATACTGGAACAGGCTGAATTACTTACATGCTTAATATTTCTTAATATAGCCGCTTGTCATGTTTATCCATATTCAAGGTTTTTGTTCTATCTAGGAAAATACCTACTTAACAGTTTTTATTATAGACATATAGACAGTAAAATATTTAAGACCGCTTAGGGCGGTCTTTTTTTATAGAGCTAACAACCAAGGTAATTAAAGATAATTATGTATAATTTTGGCCTTTAGGAGATAATAAATGGCAAATACAAAGACCTATTTTAACACTATAACCTCTGTTGACTCAGTAGACGATTCCAATATAATTGTTGTTCAAACTGCAGACAGCGCCAGTCTTGCGACCATGGCAAAAACAACCGTAGGAGCATTACGCGCTCCTTTAAAAGAAGCCGCTTCTTCTAACGCTTCTTTAGTGTCTTCTGAGGCCTCAAGAGCCGCATCTTCAGAAGCCTCCTTGGCTGAAGCAATTGCCTCTGAAGCTTCTCGTGCAAAAGCCAGCGAAGCTTCATTGAGTTCGTCAATTACTGCAGCTATTGATGCTCTTGATACAACAGGAACATATGGTGGAAACGGAAAATATATAAAGCAAATTTCAGAAGAGAATGGAATAATTGTTCCAGTAGAAGAGACTCTTGAAACAGACATAGAAAACAATTCAACCAAAGCGCCTACAACTTCTGCAATAAAGACTTTTGTAGAAAGTAAAATAAATGGCTTAGACTTAAATGAGGTTGGCGGAACAGGTCGTCTTGTACAATCAGTTTCACAGGCAAACGGAAAAATATCTGCTACAGCAATTGAATTAGACAGTAATTTATCGAGTTCGCCAAATAAAGTTCCAACTTCAGAAGCAATCTATAACGCAATAAACAGTTTGGATGGAGAAGTCGGTGGAACAACCAAACTTGTAAAAAAGGTTGAAGAGACTAATGGTAAAATCTCCGGAGAGACAATTGATTTAGTTGATACAGTTACAAACAATCCAAATGCAGTTCCTACATCTTTGGCTGTTTATAACAAGCTTGGAGAGTTCGTTACAACAGCACTTGACGCTTTGGATTATAGCTCTGGAGCAGCTGGATATTATTTTGATTCAATTACCCAGAACAACGGAAAAATTCTCACTACTTCCAAGAAATTTGATACATACAGCTATCAGGGCGGAACAGCAGCTGGCACCTGGTCTTCTGGCGCTCCTTCTGATTTAAACACACCAACTTCTCAAGCTGTTAAAAATTATACAGACTATAAAGCAGCTGTAATTGACAATAGGATTGATAATACAAACTATAGTCATTCTCAAACACAAACTGGAGTCGCTGATGGAACATATTTGTTACAAGTAACACAATCTTCTGGAGCGATAAAAGCCAGCAAAGCTGCTTTTGAGAATGCAACTATCGCCAGTTATGTAAACTCAGTTTCAGCAAGCTCAGGCTCTTACGCCGGAAGAGTTGATACAGCCCCTACAGTTCGTGCCGTTACAGAACAGATTAAGAGACTTGATGGAAGAATTGATGAAGCAAACGCCGGGCTTACAGCATTAAGCACAGGCCCATTTGGCTCAACTGGAGCATATATTTCCAAAGTAGAACAAAGGCAGGGATATATTTCAGCTTCAACTACAAACTTTGCAACATCAATTAAGGCAAGCACTACAGAGGCAGATAACGTTCCTCCAACCGAACATGCAGTAAGGTCTGCAATCAATGCGCTTGATGTTGCCCAAATCGGCGCAAATGGAAGCTACATCAGATTTGTTGTCGAGACAGATGGTAAAATCAGCGCTACTCCTGTAGGCTTCGACCATTTTGATGCTGCGTGCTCTGCTTCTGCTTGGGATAGCGTGACAAATAATAATTCACCTTCTACATTAGCTGTTAAAAACTTTGTTCTTAGAGTAAAGAGCGATATTCTTGAAGACACTAAGGCAATGACTTATGAAGGAACAGTTGGTAGCTTAAATGCTTTAAAAAATAAGAAGCCTTTCAATCAGGGTGATACTTATATAGCAACTGCAAAATTCAATCTTGAAAGCGACTCTGGTGTACAAGTAAAATATAACGTAAACAAGGGCGACATGCTTATATGTAAGAACACCCCATCGCCTGACCCAAATGCATATGACAAAGACAATTTCGATATTATTGGCGGAAGCGAATATCAGATAGTATTTAATGGTACAACTTCTGTAGTGAATAATATCCCTGTATTTGATAGTACAAATGGAACAGTTCTTAAGGATTCTGGCGAAAGCATTGATACCGTAATACAGAAATCTGCCAGCGCTGCTAGTGCAGCCGCTTGTTCTGCTAGTGCCGCTGCTTGTGCAGCAAGCTCTGCCATATTTGCTGACCTTGGCGTAGAGCCATATATTAATAGTGCTGCCAGCGCTGCTAGCGCAGCAGATGCTGCTAGGTCTTGTTCTGCTAGTGCTGCCACAGCAGCAGATGGAAAGAGGTCTTGTTCTGCCTCAGCAGCTACAGCTGCTAATACCGCTAGAGCTAGTGCTGTCTCAGCCGCTACAGCCGCTGATACTGCTAGGTCTTGTTCTGCTAGTGCTGCTACAGCTGCTAACACCGCTAGAGCTTGTTCCGCCTCAGCAGCTACAGCTGCTTCTAACTCAGCAACAGCCGCTGATACCGCTAGAGCTTGTTCTGCTTCATCTGCCACAGCAGCAGAAACTGCCAGGTCTTGCTCTGCTAGTGCTGCTGCAGCAGCAGATTTGCAAAGAGGAATAGCAAAAAGCAACGCTGATGCAGCTATTGTGTCAGCAAATACTGCTGATACCGCCAGAGCTTGTGCTGCTAGTGCAGCAACAACCGCTGATGGAAAGAGGTCTTGTTCTGCTTCAGCAGCTACAGCAGCAGATACCGCTAGGGCTTGCGCTGCATCATCCGCTACAGCTGCTTCAGGGTCAGCAAATACCGCTGATACCTCTAGAGCTTGTTCTGCCTCAGCAGCTACAGCTGCTAATACCGCTAGAGCTAATGCTGCCACATCCGCAGGAGCTGCTGATACCGCCAGGGCTTGTGCTGCTAGCGCTGCTACGGCTGCCGATGCACAAAGGGGTAATGCTGCCACATCCGCAGGAGCTGCTGCAAACTCAGCAACAGCCGCTGCCACATCCGCAGGAGCTGCTGCAGACTCAGCAACAGCAGCAGAAACTGCCAGGTCTTGCTCTGCTAGTGCTGCTACAGCAGCAGATGGAAAGAGGTCTTGTTCTGCTAGTGCTGCTACAGCAGCAGATGGAAAGAGGTCTTGTTCTGCTTCAGCTGCTACAGCAGCAGAAACTGCCAGGTCTTGTGCTGCCTCAGCTGCTACAGCCGCTGATACTTCTAGGTCTTGTTCTGCTAGTGCTGCCACAGCAGCAGATGGAGAGAGATCTTGTTCTGCCTCAGCCGCTACAGTAGCAGAAACTGCCAGGTCTTGCTCCGCTTCAGCCGCTACAGCTGCTGATACCGCTAGAGCCAGTGCTGCTAGTGCTGCTACAGCTGCTGATACCGCTAGGGCCAGTGCTGCTAGTGCTGCTACAGCTGCTGATACCGCTAGGGCTAGCGCTGCATCATCCGCTACAGCTGCTTCAGGGTCGGCTACAACTGCTGATACCGCTAGGGCCAGTGCTGCTAGTGCCGCTACAGCTGCTGATACCGCTAGAGCCAGTGCTGCTAGTGCTGCTACAGCTGCTGATACCGCCAGGGCTAGCGCTGCATCATCCGCTACAGCTGCTGACACATCTGCCGCATGTGCTGCCTCGTTTGCTGCTGCTGCAAATCTTAATGGAATAAAAGACGCAGCAAGTCTGTCAGCAAGCAGAGCAGCATCTTCTGCCTCTTGTTCATCAAGTTCTGCACAAGTTTCTGCATGTGCCGCAAGTAAAGCTTACTCCTGTGCGGCATCCTATGCTGACACGAAATATACAGCCGCTGCCTCTTATGCAAATACTAAAGTAAGTAAATCGGGCGATACAATGAGCGGAGGTCTTTATCTTCCAAGCCTCACAGCCTCTGGAAACATAATAGCAAGTTCATTTGAAGCTAACTCATCAAGAAAGCTTAAAGAGAACATAAACCCCGTAATAATTTCAGCACTTGATATTATAAAGGATGTAAACGTCGTCAATTTCAACTATATCAATGATGAGGAAAAGACACCACACATCGGATTTATTGCAGAAGATACTGATAAGATTTTGAGTACACCGCATATGAATAAAATGGATTATACAAACTGTATCGGAGTCCTTTTGAAAGCGGTTCAAGAAATCACAAAGGGAATTGACAAGCTCGAAAAGCGTATTGATAAAATAGAGAAATAAAAAACAAAGATGTTTTAAAGAGAGCAGAAATTTCTGCTCTCTTTTTTTACCTCTTATATAATATTATGATTAAAATTTTGCATTATATAAAAGAAGACTATTCAGGCAGCGCCGAAAGATTTTGCGTAAGCACATACAAAGAACAGTATCCTGACTTTGAGTTCATGGCATGGAAGCCGGGCTCATCCCCTCTCAGGATTCTTTATGATAATGGGGGGATTTTCATAGGTCCTCATATTTATTCAAAGAAGAGATTGCCAGATTCTTTTTTTGAAAAGTCGTTTCTCATTTTCGACAATGCATTTGAAACTGATACGGTTAATATAGATTTATGTTGCTACTCAGATTCAAAAGAGAACCCGTTGTTTCTTGAGTTCATGCAAAACGGAATCATGCCGACTTTAAGGAAAAAAGGCTTCGAGAACGATTTTAAAGTCGGATTAAATAAAAGGAAACAAAGCCTTGATGATATTGACATTTTAAATAGTGATATTATTGGGTTTGAAAAGAAGTCTTACGAAATCTATCAGGATGCATATCTTATGGATATGAATTTTGATTTGAGCAAAATATCAGATGCCAATTTACATTATTTGATAATAAATGAAAGCAGCGACCCAAACAAAATATTTTCAGTTGTTGAAAGTTACGGCAAAATAGACTACAAAGATGAAAGCAAACATTTCATGATTATTGTATCTACCGGCAATCTTGATTTGACAGAGAGAATGTGTACTTTGCTTCAATATCATTGCGCTTATGAGGATAAGAGATGGGATGTGATATTTGGAGAAAAGAAAAAAATAAATGAGATAATCACTGAATATATAGGCAGAAAATTCAACGATGTTGTAAGCTGTGAGAAGCTTTTATAAGCAATCATTTGCTTTTTTTGGTCAAGATAAAATAGAGCACTACTGCGTAAAAATATAACAGGAAGAACAATATGGCTGAAATAGTTAAACTTACCGTTGCCGGTACAACTTACGATTTATGTGAAAATGCAACAGCCTCTGTCAGAGGACTTGTATCCACAACAACACAAACTTTTGCCGGAGTCAAAACATTCCAAGATGGATGCTATGGAGCGCTTTGGAACGACCTTGCGGATTGCATTCCTATTCAAGACGGTTTAAAACCGGAACCTGGCTATTGCTATAGTTTCAATGGGAAAGTCTATAAGAAAACAACCAAATATCTTGATAAGCAATATATAGGAATCCACTCTGATACCTATGGTTTTGCCATGGGGAAGGAAGAGGATAAGACGAAGCTTGATATTGCAGTCACTGGATTTGTTCTTGCCTATACCGATAAAAAGTATAAACCTGGCACTCCTCTCACATGTAGCAGAAATGGCTATCTTACAAAGATAAGGCTTCTCGACAGGATATTCCACCCACATATGATTATCGCAACATACTGGAAAGACGAGCCAAACGAAACTTTCGGAAGCAAATATAAGACAGTAACAGTCAACAACAGAAACTGGGTTAAGATTCAGTAAACGCAGTATATAATTATAAAGGAAGAAAAAATATTATGACAATTGAACATTTTACTATTGATGATTTTAAAGAAGGAACTGAGTTTTACACCGCAGTAATGAACAACGAGATTATCAACGCAAAGAGTCTGCCAGCAGAGGAGAAGATTGAATTGATTAAACAGTGCTTGGTGCACGAGGAGATAACCAACCCGAGCTTGATAACAAATATCGTTCTGCTCTCATTAGGCGGTTCCCTTGATGACGACGTGTTTGAAAATGAAATCTGTCTGTTCAACTCATTGATTGAATTCATTGACATCAAGCAGGAAATAAGAAGTGAAATAACCAAGTTCAATACTCAGCTTTGCAAATATTTTATCGGAGTATTAAAGGGATATAGTCTGAAGCTTAATGAGCTTAAGATTGATATGACGAATCTTTATTGGGCCGTAATTCATTCGGTTACTTTTAATAACATAAGCAGCTTATTGAACAAAACCGATTTCAACATCTCTGAAGTCCCTGCAGTAAGAAACTCAGAGGAAATAATAGATGCGCTATGTGTGAAGAACAGCATGTCAAAAAAGCTTTTAAGCATGTTCCTTGGTAGTGAATTAATGGAGGAATAATGGCTACCCCTTATGTAAAAATAGAATACATAGATAATCACCAAAGCAAACCTGGAGACTCAGGACTAGTTCTTCAAATTAAACCAAGTACGTTATGGAAAAGCAACTCAGACGATGTTTGCCAATACTCTTATGCAGGCTTTTCAGGCTGGAAAACATATACTCCCGGAGAGTCTATAAGTTTTGGATATCCCGGCTCTAATGTAGACGGAGAAAGTGAAAGCCGGCATGGACGCATCTATTTTAGAGGAAAGCTTTCCTCTGCACATGCTATAAGCAGCAGTGAAAATCCTTGGCTGTTTAATTATACAGGTACCGATTTTGCTAGAGATGGAGTTAGATTCAGCATTTCAGGTTCAATAAGTGCTTTGTTTGATTATGAAAACCCAGACGTATCGGTTGCAAGTTCGGCTTGCGCTGGTATGTTTAAACATGACGGAGACTATAATAGTTGGATAGTATCAGCTTCAGAGCTAGAACTTGATGTAATGTCAGATCATTGCTATTCGAACATGTTTTATGATAATAATAGTTTGATTTTTCCTCCGAAACTTCCAAGAACAACATTAAGTGAAAGTTGTTATTCACAAATGTTTGCTAACTGCGAAGGTTTGAATACTCCACCATCTCTTCCAGCAACAACGCTTGCATCTCATTGCTATGAACGTATGTTTGCTAACTGCCTTGAATTAATAGCCGCTCCGGCTCTCCCCGCAACAACGCTTGAAGAGTTTTGTTATTATTATATGTTCAGCGGGTGTTCCGCATTGATAATACCGCCAGCATTACCTGCATTAAATGTACCATCTTATGCTTATTTCGGTATGTTTTATGCTTGCCAATCATTAGTAATTGCCCCAAAAATTTCAGCTACATCTTTTTCAGATCATGCATGTGGAACTATGTTTACCAGTTGCACAGATTTAGTTATTCCTCCGAAAATAAACACCACAGATGCTTCTGCTGACGAGGTGTTTCAGCAAATGTTTTTTGGCTGTAGCTCGTTGTCTGTATCAACATCCGGAACAAAGCCGCCTATATTGTTTTATACAAATTATTCAGCCAACTCGGTTAAATCTATGTTTAGTGGTACAGCTGGTCCATATACATCTGACCCTGAACCTAATGTTAAGTATTATTCAGATCCTGGTGAAACAGTAAATGCTAAAGTGTATGACGCTCTTATAACCGCAGTATCTAAAGCAATGGAGCATTGCATAACTAGCGGAGGCACTGGCAGAAGCTCAAGACTCTATAGAGGTCATTCAACAACTACAGCTCAACCTGGAGGTGGTGGTAGCTTTACAACAAGATTTATGGTCTATTTATTTAGTTTAAACACGACTGCTCCAAGCGGATATGTAACCAGTATTTCAGAAGACACAATAAAAAGCGACCTTGATGCATATTTAAACAGTTTAGGAATAGGTTCTACGACAGCGTTCAAGCAGGGGGCAAAGGCAGAAGCTAGGCACTATATATATTTGACACAAGCCATAGCTGAATTTATTACGGGCAAAACCATACACGTACTTAAATCGTCAGCTGGATATAGCCATGGTACAAACATTACCGGTAATAATATTGGTGATGCTATTATTATTAGTAATCAAAGAACAACACTTGCAGGCCCCATGGCTTATAAAACAGGCGCTGCAACATATAATAACCCAGCCCATATAAACAAAACAGAAGCCAACATAACAGAATCAGATATAAATACCATTATGACCTATTTAATTGATAGCGCGCTTAACAATAATGCTTTTATAACAACCGAAGCAAGCGGTACTCTTAAAAGTAGTTCAAGCTCTTGCAGTTCATCATGCAGCTCATCATCTAGCTCATCTTGCAGTTCATCTTGCAGTTCATCAAACAGCTGTTCAAGTTCAAGCATATTTATTGCTTACTTTAATATATAAAGGAAGTTTCAAATGGCAATAACTTATAAAGATTTAACTGACACTTTTGTATCGCTTATAAAAAGCCACTGTTTAAACATAGATAGTTATGATGATAGTTTATATATAGATGGTGACTCAAGCAGTGGGTTTATAACAAAAGATTATTCTGTGTCTGGGGCTACCGCTGAAGGTGCGGTAGTTCAAGTAAAATTCCTCACTGGCCAAGGGCATCCACCAATAATAACCAGCTCTGATTTGAGAACTCTCATACAAACAGAGTTTGCAAGACCCACAATTAATATAGACGTTACAAGCACCGCGACAAGAACGTTCAAAGAAGCAATCCACTTCATTAATGCTGCATTGGTGTTTATTTGTTATCATGTTTTCTTTTTTATATATTCCAATGGTAGTAAAATGGGGTATTTTTTTATAAAAGCTGCACAAATTCCAGCAAGTGGTTTGCCAACTTTAGCCAGCACCAAAGGGGTATCAGATTCAGACCTGATGTTGGAAACATACAATGCGATAACTTCCATGTTAACATCAACTACTACAAGAATTCCAGCAATAGATTTAACCGGCTCATCAATAAGTCATTGTTGCAGCAGTTCATCATCTTGCAGCTCAAGCTGCTCATCAAGCTGCAGCTCATCAAGTTGTTCGTCTAGTTCGTCTTGCTCGTGTTCAAGTATATTCATCGCTTACTTTAATATATAACTTATATATTATTGTAAGGAAATATATATGAAAAGCTGCGTCCAGTTTAAACTATGGGATGACTGCAATAATCATTGCACATTCTGTTATTTAAACAAAATAAGAAAAAACACTTCCAAGGAAGAAAAATTAAATAGACTCAGTATATTAAAAACCCGCCTATTATCCCTCGATTTAAGTAAATATGACAGGGTAGGATTAATAGGCGGAGATTTTTATTTGGGAGAGCTGGACGGTTTGGAAAATGCTTGGATTGATATATTGAAGCAAATTGATTCAATGGATTTAAGAGTCTATTGGATTGCTTCTGCTTTAACGCAGCCTGACCCAACTTTTCTTCTTGAAAGCTTGAAAGACCTTGATAAGTCAAGGGTTCTCATATGTACATCATATGATACTGTCGGCAGGTTTACAGGAAATAAATTAAATAACTGGAAAAACAATATAAATCTTCTACTGGAAAAAGGTTATGATATAAATATAACCGCAATACCCACCAAAGAATTCATAGAAGAATATCATAATGGGCTCTTCCCTAAACAATGCTCAGTGAACCTTTGTGAGCCCCACTTAGGAACTGAATGGTATTGTAAGATAGACAAAGAGAAATATAATGAAAATCTGGTAAAAGAAAACACCTTGTTTAATCTGCCTACAAGAAGTGAGTTTACCAAATTCCTTATAGACAATCCAAAGATTCTTAATACTTATATAAATTATTCAAACAATCACAGCAATGATATAATTGACTTTGATGAGCATCTGTCTTATGAAATAAGAAACAACAGGCTCGACGAAAACAATCTGTTTGCTAATTCATCATGTGGGCATCCGCACTTTTGCAGATTTTATAAAGACAGCGATAAGTGCGCCATGTGTGATGCAATAAACATATACAATTTACAATTAAAATAGGAGACATATATTTATGGCAATGTGTCAATGCGGACTATTCAATAACTGCAACGGCTCTTGTGAGTTCTGCATAATAAAGGATAACAAACCCGCTACTTTAAACGAGATTTATGCTGAAGTAGAACGACTCATAACAAACATTGATTTCATCTCGACTCAAGAAGATAACTGGACAACAAAATTCAGTGACGGTATCTCTATACTTGGAGGAGAAGTTTATTATCTAACAGACCCTCACTATAAAGAGCTGTTCATGAAGCTTATAGATGTCATCATTGAAAAAGTGATAAAGGTGTCTAATAATCCGAACTGCAGATACTCTACAGTAACAAACGGATACTATGACCCTAACAACCTTCTTTTCCCTGTTGTTGATAGGTTTGCAGAAACAGTTGGTCTTCACTATATAGACATAAACTTCAGCTATGACTTTGAATATAGGTTCAAAAGCAAAGAACATGAGCAAAGAGTAAGAAATACGATTCTTGAGTTTACAGACAGGTACAACTATACCCCAGGAATTCAAATGATTCTTACTCAGCATTTGATTGACAAAACTCTTTATGAGGGCTGGAGACCATCAAAGTGGATTAAGGAAAACTTCCCTAAAGCTCAGCTTGCCTTGCTTTATCCGCACCCGATTGGAAGAGGAAATAAATGGAGCGGCGCCAAAAACCTGGAAGGATTCAACTTCACAAGAGAAAGTCTTTTTAAATTCCTTACCATTCTCAAGGAAGATTCGCCATTCTTGTATCAAAGTTTTATGGCAAGTTGCCATAACAGTGCAATTTTTAAATATACAATGCTGTTTGATAAGGGTATGGAAGCAAACGAGCATCAGCTTCCAATATTATCAGACGGAAAGGAAATAATCAATCCTAAGTGCGGACATTCAGTACTTTATCAATGTTATAGCGATACAGATAAATGTATGCTTTGCGACTTAGAGACAATAGAATTTGGAGGAATTTACTGATGACTAAAGAAGAGAAAGATTTATTGTATTTAAATAACTACAAAAGGAAGTCCTTCCAATGGGAACTCTGGTCGGTATGTAATAATCTCTGCGAGTTCTGCTACCTCGGAAAAACAAACAGGCATACAGATAAAGAAAGACAGCTTACATCATTGAATGACTTAATCAAAGCATTGAACGTTCTTGACTTTAATAAGTATAACAACATTTCCCTGATAGGCGGAGAATTCTTCCAAGGCCAGCTTGATGACCCGGAAGTTCATGACAAATTCATGGAGATGATAGACATGATAGCTGACTTCTATGAGCAGAAGAAGATTGGCTCCACTTGGATTGCAATCACCCTTACAATAGGAGACCAGAAGCATCTTTATGAGGTTCTTGATAAGTTTGATAAAAGGGGGCTTGTACCAGACCCGGATTACGGCTCAAGCGGACTTTGGCTTTGCACATCATATGATACAAAAGGACGTTTCCATACTGAAGAGGCTAAGGAGAACTGGAAGTTCCACATGAAGAACATCCATGAGAAATATCCATGGGTTAAATTCAACACAACATGCATCCTTACAGAGCCGTTCATTCAGGACTATCTCGATGGGAAGTGGTCGCCAAAGAAGTTCTCTGAGGAGTATCATACTTCGCTGTTTTACAAGCAGCCAGGAATAGGTCTTGTACCTAATGATAAATTTATCAGCCTTGGTACAAATCAGTATGACAGATGGATAAATACAAAGCAATATATAAATGATACTTTCGGCTGGAACTTCATGCCAAGAAGAGAAGTATTTCTTAAGTTCCTTAAAAAGTATGCCATAGAAGATAGAGACACCTTCGACAGACTTTATAACATAAACTACAGGTCTGATGAGTTGCACAGAAATTTCAATGATGTTGAACACGATGAAGAGTTCATACGTCGTAAAGACCAGAAGGCAGAAGAAATTGGCGAGTTCATCCCCATCAATGAATGTGGACACAACATGTTCTATGCAGCATATGTAGGAAACAACCACTGTACGTTATGTGATAAGCAGGCTATTGCGGAGGCACTGGATATTCAATGAACACTATAGTAGATATGAATGAATTTCTTCTATGGTCTAACTGTTCAAACAACTGTAAGTTCTGTTGGCAAAAGAAAATCAATAATTGTGATTGTATATTAAATGCCGAAGAGAAAATAAGTGCAATAAGCAGGGCGGAAGAACGTATAAACCAGCTACAGAGAAGTGATGTGCTTATAGTGGGAGGAGAGGTCTTTGAAGTAACTTCACCAGAGGTTACTTCAAGACTTATTAACTTCTTTGATAATCTTGCCGTAAGATGTGAAGAAGACAAGATACGATTCCTATATATAAACACAAACCTGATATATAACGACCTGACTATCATTGATTATATTTGTAATAGGTTTCACGAGATTCCTGAGAAGCTTAAATTCACAACAAGTTACGACCTTGAAGGAAGATTCAGCTCAAAGGAAAAGGAAAATCTCTTCCTCAATAATCTCAAGAATGTCACAGAGCATTACCCATATATCAATATAGTGGTAAACACAATTCTTACCAAGCAGGTCTGCAACAGTGATTTCTCAGTTAAGAAGTTCGCAGATGAATATAAAGTAAGACTTGTGAATCTCATACCATATATACCAATATATTATGGAGACCCGCTCACCCCAACTCTTGGAGAAATCGTAAGCAAGCTTAAGAGTGCAGACAAAGAGATTCCGGGTTATTTCAAATCATATATTGAGAACTTTGACTTGGACCAGAAGAAGATATTGTGGGAATACCACAAGTCAAATGACGATTATGCAGAATGCACTGCAAGCTATAACACTTGTGGTCACAATATCAACTTCACAAAAATACTGGGCACTGGAGAGTGCTTCATATGCAAACTAAAGGAGATGTATTATGAACTCAGTTGATTTCAATATTACTTTATGTACCGGAGGAGCCACAGATGAAACTGTAATGGAGTGCCCTAAGAGATTCGAATGCAAAAGATGGTGGACGCAGGAGCATACTGATGCAGCCAGGGAGCTTGGTCTGTTAGAGCATAAAATATACGTTCCTGTTGACCCTAATTTTATAACCGAAGAAGGGTGCATAAATTTTCTGGAGAAATGATAAATGAACAATACTGGTATTCATGCCAACAATGCTGAAGCTTTCGATAAGATAGATTTTACAAGACCTATCAGATATGGGCACAAAGAGGAGAACAAAGATTCCTCTGTTTGTGTAATACAGAATGGAAAAATCATCTATGCGAATGCAGAAGAAAGATTTGTGCTGAGAAAACATGAGGGCGGCTCCAGCAGAAACACCATGATTGATATCAAGCAACACTTGGATGGAAAATTACTGGAAGAACTGGATGCTTGGCAAAAAATTCCATATGTGTCTTTTGTGGATCACCACATAACCCATATCTATGAAGTGTTTTACAATTCAGGTTTTGACGAGGCTGCCGTATTTGTAAATGACGGCTGCGGAACATCAAACGATTGTATCACCTTAGCTTATATGAAACGTGGCGAAGAGCCGCTTATCCTGAAGAAGTTCAGCGATGAATATTCCCTTGGAATATTATATAGTGTCTTCTCTGCGAACACCTTTCAGAATCCGCATGACGGCTCCAAAAGACTGCATACGGATAACCCCAATTTTAATGAAGGCAAATTCATGGGCTTGGCAAGCTATGGAACCCCAATCCCCGGTTTGACATTGATTAAATTTGAGAATGGCGAACTTGTATGGAACATGGATGTCTTACAGGAAATAGGCCTGAAGTTCTCTGCCAACGAACTTCTTAGTATGGATAAAGAATATTCTTTTAAAGATTATCCCATGGTCTTACAGGCAAACTATGCAGCAACCATGCAGAGAGATTTTGAGAATTGCTCACTCGATGTAATCAAGTATTTCTATCAGCTTCTGAAAGAGAACGGCATAGAGACGAAGAACCTTTGTATGTCAGGCGGTTGTATACTTAACTGCCCAACCAATTCCAAAATAATTGACCTGGGTTTATTTGAGAACTATTATGCTTCTCCGAATCCGACAGATGGTGGAGTTGGCTTCGGGCTTTTATATCGAAGGTTGATAAGTGAAGACAAACAGAATGCTTTTCAATACAAGCGCCTTGATTCCCCTTACCTGGGATATAACTATACTTATCAGGAAACATTGAAAGACCTTCAACAGACAGAATGGTACGAAAGCTACAAGAATTGGTTTACAGAGTTAGGAGAGGTATCGCTTAACGTTTTGTGCGATTATCTGGCAAACCAGAAGATACTTTGTTGGTATCAAGGTGGCGCAGAGTTTGGGCCGAGGGCTCTTGGCCACCGTTCGCTTTTGGCAGACCCGAGAACGTTTGTGATGAACCAGAAGCTGAATAAAATAAAAGGAAGAGAGCTTTGGCGTCCTCTCGCTCCAGTAGTCCCAGAAGAGCTGTTCAAGGACGTGTTCGAAGTAGATAATACAGACCTATGTGAATTCATGCTTAGAACGCTTAGAATAAAGGAGAAGTGGGCGCCTATGCTTAAGGCAGTCTGCCATGTAGATGGAACAGCTCGTCCACAGCTCCTTAAGAAAAGTCTTAACCCAGAGCTATACAATCTGCTTATGATGTGGTATAGAAAGACGGGATGCCCTGCCCTTATAAACACATCGCTTAATCTGGCAGGCTTTCCTATAGTGGAAAGGTCAAGCCAGGTTCTTGACTTGATGCATACCTCAGGCTCTCCGGAACTAATAGGAGTGTTTGTAGGAAGCACTTTTGATATGACGGTAGTGCCGAATATCATATAAAGAAAACCCACCAAATGGTGGGTTTATTGTTTGCCGCAGGCTTTTTAGGTAAAGATAAAAATAGCGGCGTATATAATTATATAGAGTCGCTTAATGGCGACATTAGGAGAAATTAGATTTATGAAGCCTTATTCTGAAATGACTGAACAAGAAGCCAAAGAGTGGTTCGGACTTGCATTTAAAAGACCTCATCATCCGGGAGAACCCGAGTCTTATGTTTGTGAAGTGGAACAGGATGCTCTCTATTCTGGCTATGGCGTTCTGGATAAAGAGTATGACCCTTATGGAAAATATGATATAAATGAACTCAAGCAGTATCTTATAGATTATCCTGAGATGGAGTGTGAGGGATGGATTAAGCCTCTTACACAAGAACAGCAGAAGCTTTTGAATATAAGAACTGTATGGAACACGACATGGACAAAGGCACATGTAAAGCAGTATCTTTATAACAAGCAGAAGGCCTGCTTCAAGAATGATGATTTGTGGAATGGCGATGATATTGATGATAAAGAAGAACCGCAGAGATATCTGATTACCTGGGGAGAAGACCATATTTCCTGTGACCGTGCTTCCGCTTTGATAAACCAGTATGCTGGTATGGAAGATGACAAGGCAGAACAGGTGAGACTCCTCAGAAACGCAGCTAAGCAGTATATCTCAGATGCCGTAGACGCTTACTGGGAAGCTCATTACGGTAAACCGGAAACTCCTGTCTTCCCAGTTGTATATGTAAAGGAATAAAAAATGGGATGTAAAATTACAGCTTCTGGCATGTATTTGGATGGCAGTTATGGAATGTTTCAGGACACAAACTCACCTAGTAATCCTACAGCAAAACAATGGATGGTTATGAGATCCACTACAAAATATAGCGGAGCAAGATGGGTGGCTCTTTATAATGGTTATGTTTGGAGCGGTCTTGCTGGAACTACACCTGCTAGTTCAGTTTCCAAAAGTTCGCTTGTTTGGAGGGTAGAATAATGTCTGTTAAATGGGAGCCGAATGGCGTTTATTTTAGCAACAATAGTAACTCATTATATAAAACCAACTATAAATTTTTTACACCGACTTACGATAGTTATAACCAATGGAAATATGAAACAACCGTAACGACAATTTACGATATCGGTATGATAGTGCTAATAACATATGAATGCACCGGTAATTACGGAAATCATGATTTTTACAATTGGTTTAAAATAAACTTTAGTTATGGAAAATGGGTGATAGCAATCAGATTTCCATATTGGGATGAGTGGGCAGAAGATGAAGATTCAGAAGTGATTTATGAAGAGGGATATGACATAATAGGTACTGCTAGGCCTGGAAGTGCACTTACGGCAAGTAATACTTATAGTAATCGTTATCTTAATTTTACAGTCGATAGTCCCATTAGGGTTTTCGCATGGAGGTTGGAATAATGGCGCAATTAGATAATAATGGGCTTAGCGCTTATACAGACAAGTCATCTTGGGGAGGAGGAAGCAAACTCTACCCAGTTGGATGTTGGACAAGATATGCGTATTCTGGCGGAACATATATCATGTTGCATAATCCTGAAGATGGCAGATGCCTTACAGCGTTTGTAGGGCCTTCATCGTATACGCTTGATGGCGGTTTCATCAGAGTAAAATAAAAAAGGCAGGTTTTTACCTGCCTTTCATTATATCTTTTACACATAATACACTATTGTATCTTCTTAAGAGGAAGTCATTGACGCATCCTCTTATTTTTTTCTTTTCTATACCTACCCCAAGAGGTTGGATGAACCAAAACTTATTTCCGCCCTTCCATCTTCTCGGACATTCCGCCAATAACCTCTTGCTTAATTGCTTATCAAATCCGTTAAGCGTATTCACATAGATAACCAATGTGCTTAATACACCGGCTTCGTTTACGTCGGTCTTGATCCATTCATCTACGGCATCGCTGAATTTCTTCATATCAGTATCATCGTTGATTATGCCATAATAAAGTTTTGTCTGACTTGCATAAGGACCCATCCAAGACAGAGCATGACAGTGCTGACAATATGGCGTTCTCTCGTCTTGCATCACACGGTTCAGCATATAATCATTGACACCGAATTGAATCCTGTTTACCAATTTAATTCCAGCAACGTCAACATCCTTAAGACTGCCATACACTTTGTCTTTCTCAAAGTCGAATCCCTTTTCTCTTAATACCAAATCTATAGGCCAGTTATTATGCCAAGGTGATTCCGGGTCGTACTTTAAGTTTCTGTATTTCTCAATCCACTCGTAAACTATAGGGTCGCCCTTCTTTACATATGTGAAGCATCCGTTGTTGCTCCAATGACTGCAGAACTTATCATCCCAGGAAATAAAGGTAGTCTCGAAATAAGAGTCTGGAATTCTGTTTATACAGAACACATCAGTATCCATATAAATTCCACCATACTCATACAGGAACTTAAGGCGAGTATAATCAATTACATAAGCATATCTCTTTCTCTCATAGTTGTCACGGGCGTATTCACAATCTTGAGCGTACTCTTTTATGGTCTTGTCCGTCCAAACTTTAATCTCAAAATCGGGATATACTCTTTTCCAGCTTTCTATACATTGCACTTCATGATTTGAAAGCTGGCTCATACCTACTTTCATCAGGTGAATTATTTTATCCATCTTATTATACCTCAAGTGTTCCCGTAAACTCACCTTCCATAATGTCACGGCAGAACTTTATCTTGTTAAAGCGTTTGGTCACGAAGTCCAAGAAAGCAGAATTCAATTCATCGTCATCAAGCCCTGTTCCAAGAGGTGCCACAAGAAAATTCTTCTTCTGCCCTTGCAACTCCATAGCAAGACGTCTGGACATCCAGTTTGCATTTCTTCCATTAATTGTATTAAGTCCGAGGACCAAAACGGAAGTAGCGCCAAGATTACCCATATCCATTTTGATGAATGCATCTACAGCCCAATATAGTTTTACCACATCTGTGTTGTCATCTATAAAGGCATAATACAGATATGTGTTCTCGTCTTTCTGCTTGACCCAACTTTTTGTTCTGGCGTGAACCAAATATATAGGAAGCTCTTTCGGAACACTCCACATCTGATTCTGTATATAATCAAAGGCGCCGAATTGAACACAGTTATAAATCTTGAAACCGCCCAAGTCCTGATTGGTAAGCTGGCATGTGGTTCTGTCTGCGAAATTGATTCCATGAGCACGAAGAACCATCTCGGCCACAGTGTTGTCTACAGAATACTTGGGAAACTCGTCAAATGTCTTGTAGAGGTCAATGATTTCCTTTACTATTTCATTTCTTGGCTCGCAATAAAGACATGTGCCGTTCTGACTCCAGTATGTACCAAATCCTGGGTCCCAAGAAGTGAATGCAGTCTCAAAGCAAGAGTCAGGAATCCTGTTGACACAGAACACATCTGTGTCCATATACAGCCCGCCGTTCTCATAGAGGATTTTGAGCTTGACATAATCCATGGCAAAAGCATAGGCTCTGTTATTATAACAGGAAACGGCATACTTACAGTCTGATAACATAGGCAGTATCTCTGCATCAGTCCAGTATTTTATCTCCCAGTCAGGAAATGCCTTAATCCAGCTTCCTACACAAGATAGTTCAAAATCTCCAAGTTCTGAGTTCGGTCCAACCTTAATGCAATGTATAATCTTCGTCATACTTATATATAAGAGATGGGAAAAATCCAAGTTAATGTAAGAGGATAATTATGATACTTAGAAGAAACGGAAAGTATGTGGTAACCAATGAAAAAGGCGACAGGAAATTTGGAACCTATGATACTCTCAAGGAAGCCAAGAAACGTCTTCAGCAAGTTCATTACTTCAAGTACCTCAATAAATAAAAGGGCCAAGTTAATTATATGGACATAAATAAAGTTTTGTGTTATTTGACAGAAGAATTAAAAGACATACCCGCCAAGCCGGATAACATTCACTATACCGATTTTGAAGGACTTTATTATATTCTTCAAGAAGGATTAAAAGGACTGAAAGGCGGTTATGATATTCATTCTCCCAAAACCAAAAAGGATGATATGGAACTCGCTACAGTAAGGAATACCCATAAACTTACCAAGGATGAAAAAATGGGCCTTTCTTCAGGAGCGGCAGGCGGGGTAAAAATAGAGCTTTTTACCGACAGGATACTCGCTGCTCATAGAGGAACCAGAAAAGACAAAATCGCAGAGCTTCCTCAGCAAAGAAAAATTTTTATTCAGCAAGATGCTAAATCATTTAAGAAAAAATATGGTTATGATATTCCTGATCTGACCGTTAATGAGCCAGAGCATGAGTTTAATCTAAAGAAAGAGATTAAGGTTCTTGATTGGATGGATGCTAACAAGCATCCTAAAGATAACGAAGCCGTCGTTGATATTCTCTCATATAATATGAGTATTTCAGAATATTATAAAGAATTGAAAGAACGTGAACGGGAAGAACGTTTTATATTAAAGAAGGGAATTCCCGCCAGGTCAAAGTTTATGAGAATAATCATTGAAGTTGACCCAGATGATATAGGTTATTCAGACAGAGAGTTTTGTATGGCCAATTCAACAGACTACCTTTCTTTACTTAGTAATATTGACAAAAGAGATGATGATTTAATCGTAAAAAATAAAAACTATTTTGAATTCAAGAAATTTTTAAGGAATATTAAATGAGCAATAAATTAGACGAGACAATTTTCGCTAAAGAGAAAGATAGACATTGGCTAAGAGACCATGGATATGTTAAAGGCAAGAAGATGTGCGTCATTTATAATGGCGAATATTATGAGGACTGCCCGATTACCGATATATTTGAAGCATCAAAGAAAGTCCAGCTTTATATCCCCCAGCTTGACAGAAAAGTTACAGTTCACTATTCCATGCTGGATGAGGAATTGAAGCCTTCTTCAATACTGGACACTCTCACATATATGAGAGCCAAAAACAGCCAGAAGAAGGCTGAAAAGGCGACAGAGAAATACGCCAAGACACATAACAACAAATATTATAGAAAGGCTTCTGATTATTATGACAAGGCTGAAGACCAGAAGCTTCTTGCCACTGCTCCTCACGCCAACAAGAAAGATGCCAAGGAGTATATCCGTAAGAGACGTGACGAAATTGATACAAGCAGATTGAGTGATTATCTCAAATACGGAACAGGAAAAGAATACTACGAAGATTAAGGAAAGCAAATGACAACTGTAAGACAAATTTCCACACTTAAAGACGCAGCGAAGGTTATATTGGAGGAGCAGGAGAACGGACTGTATCCGGTTTCTTTCTCTTTGCCAAAAATCGTTTTCTCAAACGAGGGAGATAGGGCAACTCTATCTCCGTATCTTCAAGCAGTAGTGGAGGAGAATATGTCAAAGTTATCGTCAGATAAATCTTCTATCCTCAAGCTTTCATTGAAAGGACTTATAGATGTCGCAGAGGGTAGAGGGAAAGTGGAAGATGGAAACGATGTGAAAGTAAAAATCGGGCCGATGGGAGACATTATCTGTGTAATGTTCTCAGAGGCGCCTGATGTTTCCAAGCTTTCTTACAACGACCTTTTCAAATTAAGAAGCGCCTTAGACACAGTATGTCACCCTAAGAACGCTCAATGGAAATATGTCAAGTTCATGACGCTGAAAAGGATAAGCAAACTTAGGGGAGACAAGAAATGACACTTAGAGAAATACTTAACGAAAGAAGCTTCGATGATGAAGAGAGAGATAAGAGCCACCCCATTCAGGGAGAGGTTGAGAAGAGACTCAATCAGCTTGTCTATGATAATATCATCAAGGACAAGATTCATGCCTTTGAGAACAAGTACCATATTTTAGACAAGACCTTTGACGAGGCTGCGGCTTTGGTTCCGGAAGGAAAATATGCCAAGCTCGGTGTTGACGGTGACCACTTCTCCGCTGAAATGAGAAAGAGCAAATACCCTGAGGATAATCTTAATATCAGCGTCCATTGTTCTTGGGAAACGGAAGAACCCGAAGATAAGGACAGATATCACACCATAAGGCCTGGAGATACATGGGAAGTCACCCTCAGAAAGAGCAACTGGGAAAACGATAAGGAGACTTATCGCAAGTTCATCAACGGAGACCTCCCAACTTTGATTAAGGCTAAGGCTGGCGTAGGTCGTTGGAATCTTTATAAAGGACAGGCTTTCTGGCTTGGAGACAAAGGGTTCAGACTGACTGATGACTATAGGGTTGTAGATAACACAGAAGAGGATTACAGGAACTACCATGAGTATTCGCCCAAGATGATTGCAGAATATATCTGGACGCATCATGGAGAAAAGTATCCTGCAAGATTCAACAGACTTCACATTCAGGCTTTTGAAAAATTCAATGACTCAAATGAGTTCGCAGCTTGGATAGCGGAGAAGCCCAGCAGAAGGGAAAAGCTTAGCGCAGTTCTTGAAGCTGTTCTTGGAAAGAGGAGATGGTAATGACACTTAGAGAAGAAGTAATCAAAAATTCAGGCATTCTTCTTGAGATGCCAATGAAGCGTGTTGAACATGTAAATGAAATCATAAGAACCCCATTGGGAACCTTTACAATTAAGAATATATTTGAAGAATTGGAAGTAAACAACGCCGATTACAAAGGCATCTATGAATATATAGAAGACTCAACCATCCTTGATTGGAAAGACCAGCTTTCCTATGAATTTATGACGGTGTATATCGGATATGATGATGATGGCAATTACATCAAGAAATTCAGCGGAGAGCCAGCGGCCAAGATTTTAGATCTTATAGCCGAAAAACTTCCAGTCGGTATCTTCGATAAAGGCATGAAGGAATGCGAAAAGATATTGAGCCAGTTTAAGGAGGATGATGAGCTTTATGCAAAGGAGATAAAGTTCTATAGTACCCTTCTTAAGAGGTTCAAGGAAAAGCATAATAACAACACAAGGAGGTACTAATTCATGACACTTAGAGAAGAGATTGTAAGAAACAGTGGGCTTAAAAACAAAGTATATACAGTCTTCAATGATGATTTGGGCAATATCGTAACCTCTGATGGTAAACAAGCTTTGTTCCCAACCCAAAAAGAAGCATTGGAAAAGGCCTTGAAGCTGTGTAAGGATTATTATAGCACAGATTATGATGAAGAGCAGAATGTAGAGTTTAAGCTTTACCACTCCAGCAAAGACGAAACAAGTTATAATATTTTAGTTAATAAAAAATATAACCATACAGACATTATAATAACGGGCATAGAGTCAACAAAGGAACCGAACTCTGACCAGAAGCTAATGTTTGAAATAGAGGTTTAAGAGATGATGACGCTTGAACAGGCGAAACAGTTGAATGAAGAATTGGAGCTGGTCAAGTTCCGTTATCCCTCTAAGCATTGCAAAAGACCGAAAGTGCTCGTCATTGACGCAAACTACCCCGGTCGAGTCAATGAAAAAAACTACGGGAAAAGATTGGATGTCTTGGGAGTGAACATAATGTATGCGCCCCACTCTGAGCGCAGGAGAATACAGAAAGCCTTGTCGGAGATAGACCTGTTCTCTGATTTCCTCAACGCAGACAAGCTTGAGAGATATAGAAGACTGAAGGACTTCGCTCCTGATTATGTGCTTCCTTACTTAAGAAGATACAAGAAAGAGAAGATGAAAAACGTGAAGCTTAAAAGAGGGTTCTTCTACCACCCGTATAGTTTCACAAATAAGACAACTGATTTGGACAGAAGGGATGATGCGGAATAATCCTATGCAAAGCGAATGGCTTATCAATGAATTAAGAAAGATAGCTGATTGCAAAAACATAAAAAATTATTTTTTCAAAAACGGTGAGGGGGATAAAGCATATAAACATTGGACCATAAGCAACGGCAACGATAAAATCGGAATCTATGTGTTTGAAAAGGAAGAACATCTGTTTGCCGTTTCTAATGGAAAAAGTGTGTTCCACGAATATGTTGAAAAAGCAAACGGGAAGCGCAAAGACGGTATTGACGAAAAATCATTCAGAGATTATTTAAAAGCCAGATTAAGGGATAAAGGAATATTATAGCTTATATTATATTATAAGTATAAAGAGTGGTTGATAACCACTCTTTTTTTTAAGTTAATTTAAGGAAAAGGAAAATCTTTTTATGTTGAAGACTAAGAATCAGAGTAAAGTATCCATATCTGGATTAACATACAACAATTTACTTGAAGACGCTTATAATGCGTTGAGAGACTCAGACGCTTTTAAGAACAACTTTACAGACTTCACCAGCAACACAGCTGAGAGAATGATTGTAGAGTTGTACGCTTATGTAGCCACACAACTTGCAAACAGGCTCGACCAAATGGGAAATGAGCTGTTTGTAGATACAGCGTCTGCATCAGGCATGAGCAGGCTTCTCAAGCTTGTAGGAGCAAAAGTAGATTTCCCTTCTGCTGCAGGAGTCAAAGTTGATGTAACCACATCTTCCAATACAGATGTGGTCTCCTTCACAACAGGCATAGATTCAAATGGTTCAAAAGAACTTAATTACGTAACAGGCTCTTTCAAGTCTGTAACGGCAAACAACGGAACCACTTGGGAGTTCATAAACCGTGTAGTGGGAGAAGGCGGAGAATATGTATATGATTATACAACTCCTTATGTCTTTACAGCACCTAACACAACATTTACCGTTTATGAAGGAACAACCAACGCTCTTGAGTATACGGTGCGTTCCACAGACATAGACATCGTAACTCTTTCCGGTTATCCTGTTGTAAAAGATTCTGTAAGGGTTTATTATAAACAGAAGGTCCTTAAAGCTGGAACCACAGATACATATGAGATTTCAGAATTCAAGAAAGTAGATAACTTCTTCACCACAGAAGCCTTGACCGCAAAAGTCGGTGTCTTTACAGAGAGAAACATGGGCAATGGAAAGTGTGAGATTTGTCTTAAACCTTACAGCAACGATTCTGAAAACGACCTTGGTAAAGAGCTTCTCATTATGTATAGAACCGGTGGAGGAGAAGATGGAAATATCGCTATTGGAGCTATAGACAAGACAGAGAGGTTCGGAATAACAGACTCAAACGGAAGAATTACCAGTTATGGTTTACTCAACATCCGCAATTCCTCAACTGGCTCTGGCGGAAAAGACGAACTTACTACAGACGAAATAAGAGCTACAGTATTACAGGAAGTCCGTAACACAAAGATTGCAATTACAGAAGAAGACTATGAGTATCTTCTTCCTAAGTATGATAGCGAAATCGAGCTTATCAAGTGCTATGGTGAAAAGAACTCTGAGACAGCGGCTCTTGCCGAAACATACGGATATTACATTAACCCGATTACAGTTTGGCTTATCATCTTAAAGTACAACAAAGAATTCTATGATGCCTATTTTGATGATGTGGAAGGTTTGACAAGCAGGATAAACGATATCGCTTTCAGCACTCTTGATATTAATCCGAGGTTTAACGAGAAGTATCAGGTTAATAAAGCCTTTTTGAATCAGGTTTACAGAGAAGGAGAGCTTAAGCAATATTTTAATAGTGAGAACAATACTTATTCATTCCCTATAGACCCTGACGGCGTGGAGATTCTTTCTGGCGGCAGCGCCAAAATTACTGTCACTAATTATCCATATATTGAAAGCGGTTCTGCCGCAAGGCGTGGAGTCAACTGTTTTGACAGATACAATTCCATTACTGAGCCAGCCACATTAACATGGTCAGCTTTGCTAGGTATCTCATCAGCTTCCAAAGATGATGTTCATATTGTTACAGATTCCGACCTTTATGGTGAAGTGAATAACAGATGGAAGTGCAAGCAGAGCTACAGTAACATCGTACTTACAGAAGAGAATGTTGAGGAGTACTGGGGGAAGGTTGATTTCCAATATATCTATGATAACTTTGTTTCAGATAATATAGCCTCTGATATAAAATATATTCAGCAGAATGCTTCCAACACAAGCTTTAATCCGGTATACAGTAACATCGACCATTCATTCAGCGGCCTTTGGTCAGACTTGAGGGCAGCTGAAGGTTGGGCATATGGAGAAAACGGAGTAAAGGTACCGGCAGGAGATTCAATCTTCCTTACCATAAATGGTATACAGATTGAAATACCTGGAGGCAAGGAGTTTGCAGATGCACAGGCTTTCTGTGACTTCATTAATGCAAAGATTGCGGCAGAGACCCAAATCATAATGCTCAAGCAGAATGTGACAGGCTCTATTTCCGAGCAGCCGGATTCTGTTACACTTCCGGGAACAGGCATTGCCTCTTCAACATTTACCCTTTCAACTGGCGGAACAGATACAGATGTTACTGTAAGCATAAGCGGAACAACATATGGCGACCTCTTAGACGATTTGAATGATGTGCTTCCTTCAAACTATAGGGCTGTCTGGATTGAGAATAACAATTGTTGGAACTTGGGCTTAATTTGCTCAACCCAATTCACTTATGCAGATAAGAGCTCAAGTTTGTCAGATGATACAGCTCTTTATGTAAATGTCTTGGACCATGCCGATTTTGATGAGTTCCCTCTTAGGTCTGGATCTTTCTCTCTTACTGCAAGTCAGGCAAACGAGTTTGCTGATTATCTTTCAACACAGAGCGGTGGACCTTTGGTCACCGTCGTAGATGGTAAAATAGTCTTCGGATTCAACTCGGATGGCGAATGCTCAATATTGGTTTCATCTACATCTGCAGACAAAGAGGAAGTGTTCAAGAACTTCTTGGGAATTCCCGTATCAAGCGAAGAGGCTGTTACAAAATTAAATAGAAGAACCGTAACTGTTATATACTCTCCTGCAAACACAGAAGATGAAACCGGTTCTGCCTATCTTCAGATAGCCATGCTGTCTGAGGAAGACTCGCTCTCTGGAGATATCTACATAAATATTTTCGGAGGACTGAACGGAAGAATCAGACTTGGCGAATATTACGAGAACATTGATAAATACCTTCCTAATGTTTCTTCTGTTATAACAGACCTTCTTAGGAGAGGACCGATTTCTCATCTCTATTCCACCAGCTATATATCAGACGACTTTAATACAGCAACTGATGTTTATGGCTCTGATTACCAGCTCAAGTTCTCTACAGGACTTATCGAGGAACAGACGTTCAACCAACTTTCATCAGGAAACTCTCCTGCCAGCATAACAACAATGAGAACGGCCACCACATCAACTCCATCTTATTCTGAAGGCAATAAGCTTTATATGAAGATTGATAATATTGAGTATGATGGAACCGGTACATTCACTGTTCATAAGACGGAAGCAAGCCCTGGAGTTACTTATACAGTTCCAGAGTCAAGCGGCTATGCAGAGTTCGACCTTTCTTGGTTCAACAGCTGCACTACAGATGAATTTGTAAACGGAATCGTAAGCACCTTCAGTTACCAAGGTCCAGTAGACCCAGAGACCGGGGAAAACACTCCGCTTATCCAGAAGACCAACACTGCAGAAAACACACTTACAATCTATACGTTAAGCTCTGCATTCTATTCATCAATTGATTTTGGTGCTACGCTGACTACCACTATAAGTGACCTGTTCGGTATTGAGTCTCCAGTTGTAAAATCAGCAGAAGGTCAGATTGACGTCCAGCAGATTGGTTACAAGTATTATCCGTTTACAGGCTCTCTGGCTATTGGAAACATAATCAACATAGTTGTTGACCCGGCAAGCGGAGACGAAGTGTCTGACAACATAAACATAGGTTATTCCTTGGTGGACTTCACAAACAACGTAGCCAACTCCAATGTGGGAAATTATGTTACTGTAAATAATAACAGAATAATACTTACAGATTTAAACAACGGAAGCAGAATCAAGCTTACTGTAGCATGGGAAGATAATGTTCATAAACTTTCTTGGCAAAACATGTTTACCGCCAATATTTGGAACCAGTTCACAATAGAAGAGTCTGGAGATTCTGGCGAAGCTTATTTGGAATTCGTAAACGACGGAGACTATTACATAGAAATGGTACCGGAAGGGGAAAGCAGCAATTATTATTTGGTTGTTCAGAACCAAGATGCATTCCCTCTCGGGGATATTTATTTCCATATGTATGAGGATTATTCAAATGACCACATTGTTAGAGTAGATGATAATGGCGTTGTATATACAGACGAGTATAACTGGAATAACCTTATGACAGATAGAAAGGTCATGTTGACAGAGCATGTTTATAAGCAACCTAGATTTATTCCGTTTGACCTTGCAATAACATGTTATCTTCCCAACACAGAAACTTATAATAAAGATTATCAGAAGAGCATCTCAAATTACTTAAGAACAGAATACGGTCTTTATTCTGATAATATTGGAGAGGAAATTCTTCCCGACGATATTGTTTTCAATATCAAAGAGAACTTCCCCAAGATTATTAAAGTAACGGTTGATTACCTCGGATATAACATGTCGAATAGCGCAACGAACAAAGAGTCCCTTACGACAGAGTTTAACCAGAAGCATATTCTTGCCTCCACTGAATTAACTACCGGTCAGGTAGTTGACCCAATAACAGGTTTTATTACTGTCCAAGACAATATTGTTGTTCATGGCCTTAAAATCACTTTAAAGTATAGAGCTTCCTAAGGAGAAATAGATGTACTTTTATCATGGAAATAGACAGTATTATTTAACTCGTGTTTTCTTAGATGATAAGGATCTTCAGGAAGTAGTATACGCAAACGGGCTGCTTGGCAATTACGAACAGTTTGCATATTCTTTAGCTGAGCAGCTTTATTCTCACATAGATTCTCTTGTGGGTGATAATGAGCTGTCAGCAAATGAATATTATGAAGAGGAGTATAACAATTATTCTCTTGACCCATCTGGTTATATTTCACAGGTGCTATCAAGAATACAGACCGCAATATACAATGCCTATAATAAAGTATGCGTTTGGTATCATAAAAACAACAAAGGGCTTTATGTTGCCATTCTTAAATCTGTTTTCTACGGGAGTATCAAGCATTTCTTCTATGAAAACAAAAACAAGTATCTTCCTCAATATGATTGGTATTTGATTAACAACAACCCGAAGAGAAAAGACATAATGGAAATGCTATTCAGGGAGTTTGATAAATTTACTAACGTGGCAGATGCCCTTAAATATTATCAAGACCCTGATGACATTCCACTTGAGCTTGTTGCATACTTACAAGAGATAACTGGTCTTTCAATGAATGACTATAACGGAGTATTTACAGATAAACAAATACGTTCGTTAATAAAGCATATCATAGAAGTATGGAGAGAAAAAGGAGCGTCTTTTTCCATCGAACTGTTCTTCTCTTGCATGGGAATTCAATGTGATATTTCAGAGCTTTGGTTTGACAAAAGAATGTATGATAATCCGAAGAACTTCAATGAGTATACTAAGGTTCAGTCTGTAACAAGCTTTGGATATTACCTTACGCCAAATAAGCCGCACACGGTTTCTTATGAGTTCTCTCCAGATGCTGTTAGCTACAGTATGTATACTAGCCCTAAATCTTCTAGAATTTGGGAATATAAAGTAGCCAAGTCGGGCAGCTCAATCGACGAGGTTGAAGCTTTGCTGGGCATTTCTGGCTCATCCGACATAACATATACATACTTTAAGTCAAATTTTGTTCTTGTTAATTTTTATTATATAGGCTCAAACCGCTCTATCAATAAAGATGAGCTTGATATATTCAAAGAGCTTATCAATCATATGCTTCCGGTTTATATCAGAACTTACTACAGCAATGAAAATGAGCAATCCTACGGAAACGACGACTGGGACATTATAAACGCCAAGAACAATGATACAGTGGTGGAAGATATTGCCAATGGAAAAACCAGAGACGCCACTCCGCTTGGAATGTTTGATACACAACTCATCAATAAAGGTACAGATTTCTATCCATACTACCTTTATGATGCTTATCCATCTGACAAAGTAGGAGAAGGCTTCGTTTCTGGCTCTTATATGGTAGTTTACGATGATAGATATAGCCAGTATTTCTCTTGCAACAATATTTCATTGCCTGTAGAGACAATAGATGAACTTGTTTCTTCTCCTGAATATGATGTTATTGGCGGAAAACAGCATTCAAGCCCTGATTATCCGGCTTTCCATGATAAAGACGGGAATAATTATTCAGTTGTTGGCGAAGACCCTGAGACACATATTATTCAGCTTATAAAACAAGATGGAGCAGAAGGAACACTTGTAATAGAGTCGGGCACAGATGCATCTGATATATTCGCTACTGGTACACTGGTCAGCTATTATTTCAAAGATAATAATGATAACGAGATAAGAATCTACCCTAACTTGTTCGTGGATGATAACAATGGCAGCTTGGTTCGTGTCAGCGAAGGAATCTATGACCCAGGTGGAGAATATGATGAAACCTTCAGCGCAGTTTTGGAGCCACAGTTAAATTGGACTTATGACATAGAGGAAACAAGCGAAGTCGAAGAGTTACCATATGAGACTTTCGATATATCCTATACAAACAAAGCCCTTAATTTATTTGAGACTTCCAGTTATTATGATGAACCCTTTGCAGTAAATGACCTATATGATGGTAGTAGTTGGAAAGGCAATATTCAATACGAATACTACGAGTACACCAATCCACTTGAGTATATAGATTCTAAGTTAAACAACGATTTACAAATAACGCTTATATAATTCAGAGAGGAATTTTATGATAAAAGATAAATTAACTGAAGCCGTAGAAGCCGGCTTGGAAAATATTAAGAAAGGCGATGACCACATCCCTCTTAATATGAGAGGAGAGCTTGAGGTTATTGTCAAAGACAGAGACGGTAATGTAATCTCATACGAACGCGGTCATAACCAGGTTACCAACTTGGCAAAAATGGCAATCATACATCTCCTCGCTGGAGAGGTTGGAGTTATTGACAGTAAGGTTTATTCAATGCCTGAATCTGCATCAGAGTCCGCTGTCACTCTACAGAGAGTATACGCACTTGAGACTTCTTCTCCACAAGACCCGAAGGCAGAAATCGTTTCTTCTTTTAATCCAAGCAACCACAGTACCACAAAAAATTTAGATGGTCAGCTTATTTCAGGAGAACAGTTCTTCTACAACGGAGCAACTTATGCGTCTGATGATGTAAGCCAGCTTTCCCAGGTGCTTCCTAAGGATGTTTTAGGCAACTCGCTCAAATTCAACTTCCCGACTAAAATGCTTTTCGGTACTGGCATGGAAGCATATGATGCTGCATCCATGAACAGCGAGTATGCAACAGAAATCAATACAACTGCAACTACAGACCTTAGTACGGCAACCATTCTTAGGCTGAACGGTGTGGCTCAAGGTAATACAATCCCTGATAATTTCTGGTCTGGTTGCAGCTCTTCTAATGATGGCATTGCATCCCCAACAACAAAGCTTTCTAACTGGTATTCCAATTCAAAGTTTAGATGCAGAACGTTACAGCCATCAACTCCTTCAGCATTGGCGGCAACTCCTAACGCAGCAGATACTTCAATCAAGGGTGCTATTAAGAACTGCTTCATAACAAGTACCGGTGATGCATCAAAGTATAATGCGACAACCAAGATGGCATATCCTGAGTACCGTGGATATGGTTACCCTTGTTTCATTTACGCAAAACGCTCCACTGAAAAGTTCTATGATGCGGAAGAAAGCAACCATGAGACCTATTATGAAAGAAACGCCGCTCTTGGTTCGGTGCCTTATGAGACTGAGATAACTTATACAGTTGATATGCCTGCTCAGCCTGTCAACTCAAATGAAGTTACAACGTTCTATCCTTATAATGGTTGGATACTTAAGCAGGCAGGCCTGTTCTCAGACTCAAGATTCAGAGTCAGAAGCGAGGATTTAAGCGGCTCTTCACAGCTTTCAGAAAGAGTATTGCTTGAGAAGACAAATGACTCATTAAGGTCTGATGATGCAAGGTCTTACAGAGATTCGGTTGGTGGCCAGCTTCTTTTCACCAGAAACTTATCATCGCCTATTTTAAAGACTGCCGACAATGAAATCTCATTCATCTGGCATATCTTTATAACAATTTAAGGAGAGGGCAGGATGAACGAATTTGATTATAAAGGTTGGGTAAGCGGAAACTTTTCTGACACCGTTCCCGAATCTGCTAGCGCAAAAGGTCATAAAGGACAAATTGTCATAGACACTGATTATATTTATGTCTGCGTTGACACAGATACTTGGAAAAGGGCTGCCCTTTCGAGTTTCTAATATGGAGAACGAAGAAGAGAAAGAGGAAGTTTACAAGGAGCTTCCCGACGACGGCAGAATATATATTTATGATACAAACACAGGGACATATACTCCACAAAAGTAATGTCGCAGACCCTCCCCTTAGTGGAGGGTTTTTTAAAAAAATGGAGAGGAAAAATGATTACAACACTTGATTGCGCCGCTTATTTTATAAGCGACACTCCTTGGCAGAAGCTGCCGACTGACAAATATGATACGCAGTTTTACATTGAGAAGAAAGAGGATGGAGAAGTGGTAATAGTCTTCAAGGAGTCCGACTCTGGGGTAGACTGGAAGAACAACTTTCACTTTTGGAAGGTCGCCTATAGAGACGCAGATATCCCGTTCACAGCTCATTCTGGCTTCCTTAGATGCTGGAAAGAAGTAAGGCATTACATAGAGGATAAAGTAAGAGAACTTAATCCCTCTTCTATTACAGTAACAGGCTGGAGTTATGGTGGGGCCATATCTGTTCTTTGTCTGGAAGATATGGTTTATTGCTTCCCTGATGTCCCCTCAAGAATGGTGACATTCGGAGCGCCAAGAGTTCTCGGTTGGAGAAACTGGAAAAAGATTAAGAATAGGTGGGAGCATTCTGTTCAGTTCAGGAATGGAAGCGATGTTGTCACAGCCGTTCCTTTCTTCAACTTAGGATTCCATCATGTTGTAAGAAGAACGCAGATTGGGAACGCACCCAACTTCTTCGGCTGGTTTAAATCCGGAACTTATCACTACATAGGTGATTATATGAAATCAGCCAAGAGAATAGAAACAGGAAGTGTCGCAGATGCTTCGTAAGATTAAGAAAGTTTTGGTAAAATTTTATGCTTTTTTAGCCAGAAAACTAAGGAAGGCTGAAATAAGCGAATCGGAAATCTATAAGCTTCCCGCAGATGAATTCTCCAAGAAAATAAATGAAATGAAATATAAGGCCGACCCAATAGGTGGCCTTATAGATTATGTCGCAGACCCTGACCTGTTTTTCGATTCCAAGAGAAAATTTGGGCGTGATTGTGACGACTGGGCAAGGCAATGGAGCATCTGGGGTTATCATAACGGATATGTAGCCGAGGAATATTTTGTTTATAATCCCAAGAGACTTTTCAGAACGGCTCATGTGGTCACATTGCTTTGGAAGAATGGAAATTGCTATCTTGGAAACTATTATCTGTTCGGACCTTTTTTCAGCGATGAAGAAGCTTTAGGATATCTTAAGAACTATAAAAGCTATCAAGATGGGTTGGAAACTGTTTTCAGTAGAAGGATTCAAAAATAAAAAATTTTGTTCCCTCCCCCTGCCAGAAAGCGGTTGAGGCTTCTTTATTTTCAGATGAAAAGCGAGTTGACAAAAATCTTTATTTTTTTTATAATTAAACCAGTAAGGCAAGGAAAAATGGTATGAAGATTAAAAGTTTCCGTAACAGGTTCGGGAGGGTTAAGCTTTCTTATAGAAAGATTTATCGGCTTTTTGGAAAAAAGCGTTGGTTTGTTACAAGCACAGGGCTTGGAAGAACCTATGTACGTTATAACACTCTTGATGAGGCGCTTGCTGTGTATAATACCATACAGCGTCTTTTAGAAACACGGGTAAAACGATGACTGAGTATATAAGAAAAAACATAGATAATTTAGCTAGTGTCAATTATTATATGAAAGTAAGCACTCTTGCTGGAGAAGTAATTACTTCTGGAAAGGTAGTAAATCAGAAAAATATGTGTACTGTAAAATCAGAATATGTATACTTAGGTAATTGGCTTTCTACTGACAACAATTATTTCTTCAATATAAACAGCAATAACTTTGTGATTGATGTCACTCTAGATGTTTTACCCGAAGTGGCTGTTAAAAAAGACCTTCTTAAAGATTTGACAGTAAAAGAGTGGATGAAACTCGTTAATCGTTTTACAACGGTTCGTAAGGCAAAAAGAAAAGCTGAAAAGATAGATGTTTTTACAGACAAAGGGTTGGACGAAGCAGATATAGAAATAAAAGAGTTTCTTTATTTTCTAAACAGAATACCCGGTGTTACGACTATCTCCAGTTGTTGTGGTCATAATAAGCATCCTATGTATATTTCTTTTGTTATAGATTCAAGAAATTCTGAAAGAGCTGTGGATACTTTTCAAAAAATGTTTTTTGTGCTACACAAGCTTCTTTTAGAGAATCTGATATTTATTAGAGCAGATACTCATCATTTTATAGGTGGTAACTATAAGACAAAGGACTTAAAGTTTGAGTTTTATAGTAACGGAAAAGGCAATAAAGAAGTCTGGAAAGGCCTTAGAAGGTTTCAGACATTATACGAAACTCTATTTCAAGATTAAGATACTGTTGGGGTCGTCGTCTAACCGGTTAGGACACCGCCCTTTCACGGCGGCAATCCGGGTTCAAGCCCCGGTGACCCTGTTATGCAGGGATTTATGATTGACATAAATCCTTATTTTTTTTATAATTAAGCGTAAGGAAGTTTGATTATGTTTGGTGCTAATTGGAGCATTCCGATAACTATTTATATTATAGTGATGAGCTTCTTGACGTTTCTTGAAGCATCGTGCTCTACTAGCATATTCTGGAGAGAGTTTCTTCTTACATTGTCATTTACTTTCCTTGTTGTTATATTGCCGGCTTTTTGGATAACAGGTATATTTACAATTTGACAAAAAGCTTAAAAATTTATATAATTTAATAAGCGGAAACACAGTAGAAATGATTTAGTGAGAATGTCAGCAAATAATAAGTTTTTGTAGGTGTAGTTAAAGGGATAAAACGTCCGAAAGGAAAATCCGGGTTCGAATCCCGGCTCCCACCGCTTCCTCTCTTTCAGAGGGCATTCTCAGAGTTTTTTGATAAATATTTTTTAATTTGGATGCACACAGCAACTAAAAAACAATTATTAGTTCGAATCTAATCTTTCGTGCCATTAAATACGAGAGTGCGCCCAATGGTAGGGCAAGCATCCAGTTTTAATTGCCGGGTCGTATAAAAGTAGTATAAGGGTCTTTGAAGCCCATGGAGAAGGAGCGTTACCTTCCCCGGCAGTAAGTTATTTGAAGCCTTATAGGAAAGTGTTTGATTATATAAATAGTGGAGGCGAAACAAAATGATTAGTGTTGAGCTTGATGATTTGATTGATATGATGGCGCACCCATGTCGTTACTGTTCATATATTGAACCAGGCCAATGTTCAGAACGTGGCGGATGTTCTAATGGAATAAGAGTATATCTTAAGGATAGGTTTAAAGATGAAATACGTGATTCTGAAAGTTGACACCACCGGTCTTTCTCCGGAAGAAGCCGATGTGGTTCACATTACTGCTATTCGCATTAAAGACAACGATAAACAGACTTTTGATAAGTTTGTGAATCCAAGGCGCCATATACCTGAAGAAGCTTCAAAGATTTCTGGCATTTATGATAAAGACGTTTCAGGAGCTCCTTTTTTTGAGGACATAAAAGAACAGCTTTTAGAGTTCATAGGCGATTTCCCTTTAATAGGGCATAATGTAAGTTTTGATATAAGCTTTATAAATAAGTATCTTGATACTCCGCTTACCAATAAAAGCATGAGTCTAATGAACATGGCTCGCTCTTTTGGCTATGATGGCAGTTTGAAATTTTTGGCTATGTGTAAACATTATAAAGTTCCTTATTATATGCATTATAATACTGCGGAAATAACAGACATGCTTTTTAAAGCAATGATAGAAGAATATACAAAGAAGAAAGATAATAAAGATGCATAAAACAACATTGACAAAAATCTTTAAAAATTTTATAATATAGGCAAGAGAAGTATTTCTCTTGCTTTTTTTTATATGTCGGGGAAACAATTATGAGTAAATGGATTTGTGAAGATGTTGGGCTGTTCATAAATCAGCAAAGAGACAAATTAAGTGAAAAACTCAATGAGTATACCGAAAAAGAAGGTGAGGTTATGGACGATAAGATTGAGGGTATCATTGTGGGCCTTAATCTTGCTTATGACATACTCGACGAGCTTGCTGATAATTGGACAAGTAAAGATCCTCCTGCCGAAGTTTTAAATAAGCTGAAAGACAAATATGGAGAGGATTTTGTATAAAACATGAAATATAAAGTATATTTTACAATCAGTAATAGCTATTCGACAAGCATTGAAGCATGCAGCAAAGATGAAGCTTGCGAAATTGTTCAAGATGCAATAAACGCTGACGACGATGCTTTTTTTAATAACCGTGAATGGTATAACGGTGAAAATTATATAGAAAAAGTGAGATTAGAAAAATGAATGATAAAAAGATAATGTTTAATCTTATGCTCAATACAATAGCTGAATCTTCACCTGAAGTTGCCGAGCAGATAAAGAAAGAGCTTGTTTCACAAAGAAACAGCTTAAAACTAATTGCCTCTGAAAATTACAATTCTCTTCCTGTTTTAATGGCAGGAGCATCATTAACTATGGATAAGTATTCAGAAGGCTTTTTAGAAGAGCAGGTAGACGGCTCTTATAAAGCAAAAAGATATTATGCTGGTTGCGAAAGAGTTGATAAAATTGAAGAGTTGGCAATTAAATATGCTAAAGAGTTGTTTGGCGCTGAGTATGCTTATGTGCAACCTCATTCTGGGTCTGATGCTAATTTGATAGCGTATTATGCAATAATTAAATGGCTTAGAGAATTTAAGCCAGATTGCTATGACAAAGAAAATAAACCCGTGCTTTTAAGCATGAGCGTTGATGCTGGCGGCCACTTAACTCATTCCAATCCAATGAATATAGTTAATGAATTGTTTGAAGTTCATACCTATGGAGTAAACAATGAAGGTTTTATAGATTATGATGCGCTAAAGCAACAAGTCTTAAATGAAGAACCAGAAGTAATTCTCGCCGGTTATTCTGCTTATCCAAGGAAACTCGACTTTTCTAAGTTTAGAGAAATGGCTGATGAAGTCGGCGCCATATTAATGTGTGATATGGCACACTTTGCCGGACTTGTAGCTGGAAAAGTTTTTACTGGAGTTTATGACCCTGTTCCTTATTGTGATATTGTAACATCGACCACCCAGAAGACTCTTAGGGCGGGCCGTGGCGGTTTAATTTTAGCTAAAAAATCATTTAGCCCTTATATAAATAAGGGCATGCCAATGGTTCAAGGCGGGCCTCTAAATAATATGGTGGCTACTAAGGCGGTTGGTTTTGCCGAAGCCTTGAAACCGGAGTTCAAAGAGTATGCCCAGCAGGTTATAAAGAATTGTCAGGCCATGGCAGATACGTTCAGCCGTTTTTATGGGCTGAAAATGCTTACTGGCGGTACTGATAATCACATAATAATACTTGATTTAACCGATTTAGGAATAACCGGCAGGCAAGCAGAGCAGGCTTTACTTGAATTTGGGATTGTGGTTAATAGGAATTCAATCCCAAACGACCCCAACGGCATGTGGAATTGCACAGGCCTTCGTATAGGCCCTGCTGCTCTTACTTCTCGTGGAATGAAAGAAGAAGAAATGAAACTCATCGCCGGCATTATAGGAAATATATTAAGAGGTGTTAAACCGGTTGGAGATTCTAAATTAAAATATACTTTTGATAAAAGCACTGAACTTAATAGGTACTGTTATCAGGCTTCAATTAATGAGTTATTAGACAAATTTCCGCTTTATCCGGAATTAGAAGTAGGAGAATAGAGATATGGATGACAGGTTAAAGGCTGCTCTTGAAGAAGGAGCGAGAAATGGAGCTGTCGAAGTTTTTGAGAAACACGATGAGTTTATGAATGCTTTGAAGGAAGAAATGGAACATTATAACGCTGCTTTAAAAGAAGCAGAAGAAGTATATGTTAAAAAAACTCGGGAGTTAAAAGACCGATATGCTGACAACGAAGCACAGTACAATTTTGCTCAGTCAATTCTCGGCGGCATTATAAATAAGTTGGACAAGAAAGAATGAGCGTTGACGAGCTGATTAAACAACTACAGAAAGTTGAAGACAAAAGCAAACCTGTTATGGTATATTTTTGTAATGAACATAACTATGGCGATAATGTATTTAATATTTGTGAAGTTGATTTTTCGATTGAAGACAGAGTTGATATAAATTCACTGTATGAAGGAGCGGCAGTATGACATTTGAAGAAGCCAATGCGATTGTAAAATCAACAGATGACTATCAGAAAGACAAGGAAGCTACTGAAGCTTTTGGCATTAAGTACATAACACAGCAGGCTTGTAAAATATGTAGACATGGAGGGGTTTGTAAAATGGCAAGCCCTTTAGTTTACAAATGTAATTTTCTTGCACCAAGAGTAGATATAAATTACATTATAAATTAAATTAGAAGGATTGGGTTTAGTGGAGGCAAGTGAATGATATTAGCGATCCTAATAATACTTTTCATTGCATGTTTGGGATTAGCCGTGTTTACAGATTGGTCTGAAAATTTGTTTTTCAGGGCCACCGGACTTTTCTTCGCTATATGCTGCTGGAAGGCCTTTGAAAGTATCATGGGAGGATGACGATGACTGACGTACACATTCTAAACAACGGAGTTCATCTATGTAATTCTTGCAGATGGGATTATCCAACATGCGAGGCGGATGATGAAGGTGTCATGTTTGGAGATGGAGTGGGATGTGACAACATTTGTTGCTGTAATAAATATGAGCCGATAGCCTCAAAGGAGTAATGCATGGCTGGCATATTGATTAAGGACATGGAATTACCGAAGGATACTGGTTCTATAACTGTAACCATCTATTCTGATGGAAGCACTGGGATATGGACTGAACAGGAAATGATTCCTGGCGGCATGGCGATTGAGATTCCAAAACATGGAAGGCTTGGGGACTTGGATAGGGTTTGGAAAAGGCTTGAAGATTGTAAATTAATCACCTATGACTGTCGAATATTGCTGGAGGATGTGTTTGATACAGCACCTACTGTGCTGGAGGCAAGTGAATGTTTAAACGATTCTTGTTGAGAAGAAAATACAAGCGTTTCTGTAAACTTAATGGATACCGATGCCCAGAGTGCATCTACCATGATTTCGTTTTTGAAGGGTTCATATTCCGTGGCAACAAATGCCGACATCCATATAAGGAGGCAAGCAAATGATTAAAAAGATTATCATAGTAATGGTTGTTACACTGTTTGCATTTCTTTGGCTTGTTTCCTGTACTCCGTATATCACAGAGGGTGAGATAATCAGCAAGGAGTACAGACCGCAGAAAATGTGGGTCACGTACATGTATGTCAACAAGACACTGATTCCGCAGACGCATGTTTCACCCGAAGCATATATCATAAGAATCAGAGGCATCGTTGATGGCGAGGAAGTAATCAACGAGAGGAATATCCCTGCGTATCTGTATGAGAAGCTTTCCATAGGCGAATGGTGGACAGATGCTTTTATGAATTGAACTTTCTGACGGAGAGATAGGCCCGACTCCTATGCCTCTTGAGATTTAAATGTGGAGGCAAGCAATGATAAAATTTAAAAATTCAACACTAAAAGAAGCTATAATTTGCTGTAATTTTTATGAGGAAGAATAATGGCAGACAAAGAATTTGAGTACGACCAATTTGTTCATGGTGCGTTAGAAAGTGAAGAAGAGACTACAACAGATTTTAATTTGCAAATGGACAAACCTCTTAAAACTTTTTGCTTTTTAAGAGACATATATATAAATGGTAAATACAATCTTCGACCTGCTAGAAGCGGTATTTCTGCGGATGGCGACCCATTTTTGGCTTATAAACCAAGAAACCCTAAAAAAACCAACGTGGAAGAACTCTATATAGAAACATATGAAGGCTCCATAGGCGTAGTAGTTTTATTCAGAAAGAAGTTTTCAGTTATGGAATATTTTTCTATTGAAGAACTTTGTAAACAATCTTCGGTTAAAGAATATTTTTCTATTGAAGAACTTTGTAAGCAAATTGATGAAATTATAGAGAATGAGTTGCTATGAAACCAGATTTACATGAAAACATTGACTATTTTAAATACCTTCTTAGAAAAGAAGAGGTGGCTGGTCTTGATGATGAAGAGAGATGGGAGCTTCAGAACTTTATAAGTGAGCACGGGCGTCAAATATTTGTCGAGGAACAGAAATGACAAAAGAGCAGTACATAAAAACAATTGAAGTTTGCGGAACTAAAGTAGACCTTGGACTTGATGATTACGGTCAATGCTATTTTATAGAATGGGTTGACGAAAATGGGGAAAAGCAGTCTACTGGATTAGGTACATATAATTTTAATTATATGGAAAGTATCTATCGCATGTTTGATGAAAGATATAGAGAACTTTCAAGAAAAGAGTTGTTTGGCGAAGTTACTTCCCCGGAATGGCTTGAGCTAGAAGAATATTACAAGATGTTTGATAAGGAATATGAAAAAGGAAAATGAAAAACTTACTTGCTGATTTAGATGATTGCATTTGGAAATTGGATAGTTATCTTGAATTAGATGAAGAGCGAGAACTTTTTGAAAGGTTGAAAGAAATTTCTGAAGGCCTTAAGGAGGTTCTTGGTGACGGCTAAGCGAAGAAAAGAATTAATTATCAACGAGCTGCTTGATATCTCAAAACGGTTAGGCGAGCTTGTAATCAGAAACAGCATGGATGCTGAAGACCTTGCTGAGCAACTAAAAGAGTGTGCTATGACTTTAGATGCATTATGGGAGACCGAATAATGGTGCCTTTATTGGAAAATAAATTATTTGTACTGATTCTGATGATATTCCTGCACGTTATTGAGGATTTTCATTTGCAAGGTATTTTGGCCAGCATGAAGCAAATCAAATGGTGGGAGCAGCAGCTCGATTCCGAATATCTTAGTAGATATGCTTATGATTGGGTGCTCGCATTGATAGTTCATTCATTTGAGTGGGCATTTATAATAATGGTTCCGATATTTTTAGTACACGGCTTTAATTTGCTAATGCTTATGGTCATTATATTAAATATTGGTGTTCATTTTGTGGTGGATCATTTTAAATGCAACAGGCTGAGAATCAACTTGATTGTTGACCAAAGTATTCACATTGTACAAATATTACTTACTTGGGTTATTTTTATTGTTTTATAAAATGTAGGGAGAAAGTTTAATGAACAAGAAGCTTTTAAAAAGGTTGATTGTGTGCGGCGCCATTGTCTTAGTTGTTTTGATTTTGGCTGTGTCTTCGATAACAATTATTTCACCGACTGAGCGTGGAGTAAAGGTTACTTTGGGTAAGGCTGGAGATTCTGTTTTGGAACCTGGCCTAACATTGAAAACGCCATTTGTTCAGACGGTCAGAAAATATGATTTGAGTCCTAAAGCACTCAACATGACATTCAGTATGGGGCAGGATGCTGCAGTTACTTCAGACATGCAGTCTGTCGCATGTGAGTTGGTGGCATATTGGACTTATGACGAAACAAGAATTTTAGATATCGTAAATGGTTATCAGGATTCCACAATTAAGAGCCTTGTCAAGGATAATACTCTAGGTGCCATTAAAGAGGTAATCGGTAAGTATTCTATCTATGACATTGTAGAGAAGCAGGAAGAGGTCACTGAGAAGGTCAGGGCTTCCTTGATTGACAGACTATCTAATTATCCTGTGGTTATCAGTTCTCTTACAATCAATAACTGGGACTGGTCTGCAGAGTTTGATGCTCAGATTGCAAATACAATGGCTATGGCTCAGCAGGTCAAGGTCGCTCAGCAGGAGCTTGAGGTCACCAAACAGCAGTCTCAGAAGCAGGTCGCTGAGGCAAATGCCGCCAAGGAGAAGGCAGAGATTGAGGCTCAGATGAGAGTCGCGGTTGCTGAACAGGAAGCACTCGCAAAAGAGAAACAGGCTCAAGGTCAGGCCAACGCGGCTAAAGTGACCGCTGATGCTGAGGCTTATAAGGCTAAGGTTGCAGCAGATGCTGAAGCTTATGCTAGGGAAGTTCAAGGTAAGGCAGAAGCTGCTTATTATGCAAGTCTTACTGAATATGCGGACACTATATCGTTGCTAAGGCAGCTTGATATTGACGCAGTTAGGGCTGAAAATTGGAACGGAGTAGAAGTATCGACTTACGTACCTCTTACTGGAACCGGAGCAATAGTTACACTAAATTAATATGTTTTATGGAAAATTTATTTGTCCTGAATGTGGCAAGAAATTTAGAAGAAAAATATATATAAATAAAGGAGCCAAACCCGAAGACTGTCAAGCGGCCTGTCGGGATGGCTCTATTTTTTATTTTCATGTGCATTGTCCTAAGTGCGAAGCGTGTGTTGATTATGTAAATAGATTAAATTATAAAGGAGAAAATAAATGACGAATGCTCGTTATGGTGTAGCTGATAAGCCGCCCATCAAGGAATTGATACCGTTATCATTCCAAATGCTGTTGTCTTGTTTTGGAGCAACCATTCTCGTTCCGATGTTGACAGGACTTTCGATTGGACCCGCTTTGTTCGGAGCAGGAATAGGAACTTTGATTTTTGTCCTTCTTGCTAAAAAGAAAGTAGGTCTTTTTTTAGGCAGTAGCTTTGCCTTTATAGCGCCGATAATATTTGCCGGCCAGTACGGCCCTGGTTATGTAGCCGGCGGGTGCATAGTTTCAGGTCTATTATATATGATAGTCGCAGCTATTATTTCAAAGACGGGAATAAACTGGTTGAATAAAGCATTGCCACCGGTTGTGGTCGGAAGTATCATTATGATAATCGGACTTTCACTCAGCCCCACTGCTGTATCGCAGGCAACAACATTGAATGGCGAATACAGTTTGGTTGCATTGAGTATTGCAGCAGTTTCGCTGATAGCAACTATCATAGCGAACAATTTCTGCAAAGGATTTATTACTCTTATTCCAGTTGCGGTTGGAATGCTTGTCGGATATCTGTTCACGCTTATCATGGGTTGGATATTCCCTGCTTATCATATAATAAGCTTTGAAGCAGTCAAACAAGCACCATGGTTTACATTGCCTAAGTTTGTGGTACCGAAGTTTAATATGGCAATAGTGCTGATATTCCTCTTGACTTCACTTTCTACCATAGTTGAGCATTGTGGAGATATGAAGACACTCACTAAGGTTTCAGATGTTGACGTTTACAATGATGTAGGCCTTCATAGGACTCTTTTCGCAGATGGATTGTCAAGTGCGTTAAGCGGAGTATTCGGGGCCCCTTGCACAACAAGTTATGGAGAATCTCTTTCCACAATGGTACTTACCAAAGTAACCAGCGTAGCGGTTCTTATAGGCGCAGCGATACTTGCAATAGCTCTTTCGTTCTTCGGAAAGTTTACCGCTTTAATCGGAACAATACCTGCTCCTGTCCTTGGTGGTGTATGTATCTTGCTTTATGGACTTATCGCCTCATCAGGTGTCAGAAATATTGTGGATGCTGGAATTGACTATTCCAATAAGAGAAATCTTGTTATATCAAGCACAATCCTTGTTATTGGCATAGGCGGACTTGCATTGAATTTCACAATCAACAGCACTATAAATTTCAGCCTTTCAGCAATTGCTTTGGCTACTGTAGTCGGTATAATTTTGAATTTAATTCTACCTGAAGATAAATAAAGATAATTATACCAGATGCCTGAGAGCCTCTCACTGAAGCGCAACACTCAGGCCCTTTCTAAAATTGACAAAAATTTTGAAAATTTATATAATTAGGGCAGAGAGGAAAATCTCTGCTCTTTTTTTATAAGGAAATATCAAATGAAATATTACGTAATTTACCAATACATTGGAGAAATTGGAAAAAATCGTTATCATGTTAAATATGACTGGACTCGTTTTGATAGTCTAGATGCTAGACATGCCTTAGAAAAATTTTGGAATTATAATTCTGACTCTGGTATGTATTTTAATACGAACAGGGAACATAAAAAAGACTTTAAAATTTTAGATGTAAAAACTTTTTCAGACATTGTTGAAGAGGAAAGTTTTAGACGCAAATATTGGGACGAAATAGACCCCTATGGGTTCCAGGATTAAATTATGCTTTTTAGATTTGAAATTTGTTTAAACGCCATACCAGAGAACCCCTTTTCTCGACATGTTACTGGGCAGTCTTTAAAAGAAGCTATAAGGAAAGTTGATAGGACTCTTCTTAGAATAAGAGGCAAAAAAGTAGCACATATTATTTCTGTGGAAGAAGTACCATATTCAGATGCCTTATCGGTAGCGAATTCTTATGCCAATGTTGCATATTCTACTTATGCCTATTCCTATTCTGCCCCATCAATAGTAACACGACCGATAGGTTATTATAGCACTCAAGCCACTACAACCGCGACCGCGGCGGCTTATTCCAACTATTATGTTTCTTCTGCATCAACGTGGGCAAGCGGTTATTATAGCACTAATACCACCACAACATAAAATTTACATTTAAAAGGAGAAGGTTCTATGTCTAATTCTTTAATTTGGAGTGAAAATCAGATTCTTGATTTTTACGATACAATTTATCCATGGGAGTCTGTTGAAGACCCATTTCATACGGAGTTCTTTTGCCTTGCAGCTCGTAAAAAGTACATGACTGATGAGCAGAAGAGAAACACCAATCTTGGTGATACTTGTATGATGTTTAAGACTATTATTAAAGAGCACAACCCTAAAAAGTTTTTCTCTAAGATTCTTCAGGCTGATTCTTGTTCTGACTTCTTTCTTGATAGAGACGATAACTACATTCCTAAGGAATGCATGGTATATTATATCAACATAAATAGAACAAATGTTTTAAAGGCCATGAGAGAATTTAAATCTCTCATTAACGAATGGGATTATGACCTTGCTACGTTGCTTGAGTTTAGCAATACAAACAAAAAGCAGAACATAGGCAATCAGCTTAAGACGGCTCAGAACAACTTGCTTAAGTCTTTTCAGGACCCTAAAAATGCTGAGAGCTACTGGCTGGATATTGACTGTGACTGTGGAGTTGAGTTTGATGCTAATAAATACAAAGAGAAGTTGACGGAATTTCTTGCTACTACGCAGGCCTATGTAATATCTACCCATGGTGGTTGCCATATTCTCATAGCTAAAGAAACTATTTCTGAATACAACAAGAATATGGCTCAGATTTTTTCAAAGAAAGAAATGAAAGAAAAGGCTATGACACTTAACAAAATCCTGAACTTTGTAAAGGAAATGCTTTCCGAGGATTTTTCAAAAGAAGAGATTAAAGAAATTAAGCTCAATCAGAATAATGCTGTTCCTCTTCCGGGTACATTCCAGGGCGGTTTCCCTGTAAGTTTTGTTTGACAAAAAAAGTATATTATATTATAATATAGATGAAAAAAGATGAAGAATAATTATTTAGTGGATGTTTATTATACTCGTATTATAGACAACCTTCGTTGTCTAGGGGAAAATTTTATACCCGTTGTTTCCGTATTTGTTGAAAGACTTAACTATGTTGATTTTAGTGATGCGCCTTTAAAGGAATTTATTCATAATGTTGCAAGAGATTTTGACAGATATCATCTTAGGGTTAAAGGGAAGAGAACGGGAAAAATTGTAGGCATAAAGATTGTAAATGTAAGACCTTGCTATTAACTATTAAAGGAGGGAAAAATGGGCTGCTGGTTTACTTCAGATTTGCATCTTAATCATAAACTCGCTCTTAGAGAAAGACCCGAATTCTCTTCTATGGAAGAGATGAATAATGCCATATTTAAAATGTTTGATGTAATAAAAAAGGGTGATGATATTTACATTCTTGGCGACCTTGGTTGGGACCCCGAGATTGTACAGGAGCTTTTCAATTTTCTTATTATGAAAAAGAAAGCCAATGGAGTCCATGTTATAATCGGTAACCATGATGATAATTGGATGCGGAAGGTGATGGACCACCCAAGAATTCATTATTGTCAGACAATGTTCTTAAAGCCTCAGATAAAAAACGGGTATCATGGAATTTTTCTCTCTCATTATCCGCAGATAATATTTGACAAGTCTCACTACGGAGCATTTCAGCTTCATGGACATGGACATTCTACTACTTCAGACAGACCACTTCTTGATGCTCTTGTCATGGGTAAAAGGCTTAATGTAAATTGCGAGCTTCATGGTTTCAAGCTTTGGAGCAGAGATGACATCGAAGAATATATGAAGAGTCTTCCCGCCAATATTGATAATATTCTTTGCCGTGGAAGCGAAAAACAGAAGAATAAGGTTAAGCGGATGCTTAAAAGGATTAACAGAATCTTAAGGGGTTTAAATGACATACAGCTTGACGATGTGCAAGCATCATCAACATCTAATAAATCAAGGCCTGTGGTGGTGTGATAAGCAAGATGACAAGAGCAGCCCTAACATAGGTTACTATATGAACTGTGATTGTGAACGTTGCCCTGAAATGCTAGACAAAGAAAATTTAATAACTTTCGAATTTTCTTCTGAAACGAGTGTGCCTTATGAAGAAGTATAAAGTTGGTATGTATGGTGGAAAATTTCTGCCTTTTCACAAAGGGCATTTTCATTGTTTACAGAGAGCAAGTGAAGAGTGCGAGTTAGTTTATTGCGTTCTTGTTACCGGCGGGTTTGATGAAAAAAGAATTCTTTCTGAAAGAAAAGATGATTTTTTACAACCTTCATCTAGAATAGAAACCATTAAAAAAATTTGTGAAGACAATTTTGATAATGTGAAATTTGCTACTATTGATGTTACAGACTGCGTAAAAGAAGATGGCAGCGAAGATTGGGATGGCGAAACACCTCTTATGGTTGAAGCATGCGAAGGCCATACGCTTAATGCCGTGTATGGTAGTGAGCCGGCTTATAAGGCTTACTTCAATAATGCTTATCCATTTGCTGAATATGTTTTGGTAGATATTGATAGAAAAGAAGTTCCTATTTCTGCAACAATGATTAGAAATATGGATGAAAAGGAGAGAAAAAAGTGGATGGTCTGAAAAATTTGAAGAACACCGCTAAAAGCCTTAAGTGGTATGAATGGGCGATGTTCGGAGTTATGGTTGTTATAGCTGCGTATGCTATGATATCAGCGTTTGTAAACCCAGATAGTTCTAAAAACCCCGCATGGCTTACGGTGGTAAATTTTATAAGTGCTGTTTGTGGAGTTGTATGTATTTTCTTCTGTGCTAAGGCAAGTATCAGTAATTTTGCTTTTGGCTTGGTTAATACTGTGGTTTATATAGTTTATCTATGGTATTGGAAAATATATGGCACAATGATGCTTGAACTAATTGTGTATTTGCCGGTTGGTATAGCTTCGTGGAAGCTATGGTCATTACATAGAGATGAAGTTCAGGAAGAACTTACCAAAGCCAAGAAACTGAAGTATTGGCAGGACGCACTTGTAGTGGCGATAGTTGTAATAAGCACTATAGTATACCATGCGATTTTGGTTAAAGTTGGCGGTAATGTTGCTTGGCTTGATGCCATGACAGTGGCTATCGGCGTAATTGCCACATTCCTTGAAATGTTCCGTTACAGAGAGCAGTATGTACTCTGGCTTGTTACAGACTTTATAGCAGTAGCTATGTACATAGTTCATTTCGACGCAGTATACCTTACGAAAAAGAGCATTTATCTCATCATGGCTATCATAGGGCTCATCAATTGGGTTAAGTTAAATAATGAGAGAAACAAACTCAACGAGTGAGGAAAATATATCATGATAAGAATGACAGGCAAAGAAATGAAGGCTTACGCAAAACGTGTCGGGCTTAAAATTAGGTCTGGTGCTGTGGCAGCGTTGTTATCTTCATCCGGAAAAAGAGTCCAATCACCCATAAAGACAATTTCCGGTATCCCCGATGATGCTCAAGGTTGGTTTGACCCTAGCATTAACAGATTTGACGCATCAACACCGAAAACTACTCTTAAGGTCACTTTTGAAGGTTCTACCGACCCCGATGAAGAGAAGATGGAGCTTATCAGACGTGCAGAGCTTAAAGGCAAAAAAGCCAAAAAGTCATATGATTATTATTCAACAAGTAGTTGCGGTAGTGGTTTAGGAAGCAGTTGTTAAAATTATGTTTAATAAAAAATATCCTATGGCATGCGAAGGAATATGGGGTGACGCTTTTAGCGTCACCTTTTGTTCTATATGCGATAATAATTGTAAATTTTGTATAGCAAAAGGCACCCTTGAGAAAAATCAAAAGTTGAAAAGAAATGTTGATGCTATGATAGAGACTACCATCAAACACTGCGAGGACAGAGACATGGTTGAAATTTCCGGCGGCGAGCCGTTCCTTTTCATGGACGAGCTTGAGAAATATGTTACTGCTATTCGTCCTCATGTAAAATCCATAAGAATATTTACCAGCCTCCCAAAAACAATAATGGACAATTGGGAAAAGTTTCTCAATATCTATGAAAATGTAGATACAATTATTGCGTCTTACCAGCATTATGATTCAGATCTTAATAATTTTCTTTATAGGGCACATTCAAATCATAACAGGCTTGAAATCCTTACCAAGATAGCCGAATTAAACACCGATAAACTACGAGTTAACATGAATCTAATTCGTTATGGGTTTGACACAAAAAGCGAGATAGACAAAGGCCTTGCATTTCTAGCGGCTATTCATGTGAAGCATGTCAGGCTTAACGAAATGCAGAAAGCTGATTTCTGCTATGTAGATTTTCAGAAAGCATACGGAAAGAAATTGCCAAGCCCTTATATTTATGGTTGCGTTAGGCCAATTAAACTTAGGAAGTTTAAAGACCTTGATTTGACAATTAAGGTCGCTTGCTTCCATATGACAAACTTTAAACGACCAACCAGGAGGGAGCTTAAGTTCTGCTATGAAAGGGCAAGACGTAAGCCTGAATCGAATACGATGGTTATTCGTGAAGACGGAAGTTATTCATATGGTTATCATGGTAAGATAGAAAACGAAGATTGACAAAAATCTTCGTTTTTTTTATAATTATAATAGGAAAAAAGGAAATTATGAGTAAGCGTGAAGATTTGTTTAACGAATTAAAAGAAAAAAATCTTATTACTCTTTATTATGATAGAGTAATGTTTTATGATGAAGGTTACGGAGAAATCCAGTTTTGGAGCCTCGAAGAAATTTCCGAGAGGGTCCTTTGTCTGAAAAATAAAGGCGTTTGGGTCTTCTTTGACAGGTGGGAGTTTTCAGAAATACCCACTTCAAAATCACTTCATGTTTATAATGGAGAATTTGAAACTGCTGAGTTCAAATTACCCAATGAAAAAAAGATAGCATCTAATCATAACCATTTTTATGTTGATAATTTTGCGGTCGATATGTCAGAGACTCTTGATAATAACTATTCGGAAAAGGGAGACTGGGCGTATTGTAATGTTGAGCAGACCGTGAGCCTTCTTAAGAAAAATGTTGGCAATTTAGATAGCAAAAAGGACATTAAGAAGTCTTGCGTTGATATAGCAAATTTTGCTATGATGACTTTTTATTTATCATGACAGAAGAATTGTTCATAGAAGAATTAAGCAAGTTTTATAAAAGAAGTGTTATTAGTACAGCATATTCACACGTTAGTGACATAATAGATTCTTTTTCTTGGGACACACCCGGAATTTCAACGCGAATAAAATATAAATTAAAATGTATGGCAATACGTTTCTATTACCGGCACGCATTATCACAGGATATAGACGGTTTAAATGACTGGATAACAATGCACACATTTGGTCGCTTGTGTGCTGTGGCAGTAGAAAAAATTGAATATTGGCAGAAGACGGGAGGTTGGTTTGATTAATTGGGCAGCATGCAGGGGCGATTTTCTTTATCAGTTACATGAACGTCTTATTAGTTATAATATGAGATATGCAGCCGACATTGTATTTTCTGTATATTGGGGTAACTCCAATAGTCTAGTTCATATTAAGTGGCTGTTATCTCAGCGTATAAGAGAGGAAAATATAACTCAAAAACAGCGCGAAGAAGTCGAAAGAGCATTTAAAGCCATCACAAAATGGTCAAAAGGCGAAAGAAGGTTTGAATTATGATGAACGAAGAGCAATTTTTGCAAGGCATTTACGATGAATATAGCTGTGGAACTGCAGCGGAACGATGGGTATCTCATCAGCTAGATAGGGAAGTGATATGGGCGGCAAGAGGTTCTACAATAAAGGCAAAACGTGTGATGTCAAATTTGATTTACGCTTATATAAATATGGAGCGAAAAGACTCGGCAGAAATAGTAATTAGTACTAGGATTGAGGCTCTTAAAGAAGCTTTAAGTAAAATCATAAAATTTCAAAGCCGGCCTTATATAAAAGGAGGGGGAGAATATTGAATTGCCAAGAGTTTTGTGATATGTTTAATGTGTGGATTGGTTTTGACCAATCCGGTTATGGACAGATATTTGCGGAGAAGCCAAAGCTGATAGAAAAAGATAATTTCTTTCTTTGCAAAGATGATGCTAAACTTTTACCCTGTTTAGTAAGTGATTTTGCTGAATGGTCAAATCGTAGGCGAACTGTTCTCTTCTCTCCTGGGCAGAAGATGGAGACTAAGGACAAAGGAAAGGTTATTATGGAATGTAGCGATTTTAAGAAAGGTGATATTTTTACTGGTAATGTTCTTGTAAGAGAAGTATTCACAATGCCAGACCCTATAAACGACGGCGAGAAATTTATCATAACTTGCCGTGATGATAACGGGCATGATTTAGTTTGGACAACTAGAGCGAAAAATATACCTAATCAAAATGACAGAAAGCTTTTGAAAGCAAAGGTTGTCGGAAACTGCGCTTCTGCTGAGTATGGAATTCCAGCTTTTGAAGTTACAAGCTGCATCTTTACAAGGGAGAAAAAATGAGTAACATTATGGACTGGGCAACTCGTGAGGTTGAGATTGCTTGCAAAAAAGAGAACCCCGACAGAAAAGATGGCGAATGGGATTACGGTTGCGCTTGCTACGAATCTGCTTTAAAAGCATATAACTCGCTTCTTGAAGACGGACATTCAGGCTTCAGTTTTTCTTTGACCAGAAATATTTTAATCAGACTGATGAATCATCTTCCGCTTACGCCTATAACAGATGAAGACTTTTTCATGGCAGATAAAGATACTTTCCCTAACGACCCGGAGTGGCTTGCCAGTAAGGGTCTTAAATCAGATATACAATGCCCAAGAATGCCCTCGCTGTTTAGATACGAAACCTTAGACGGTAAAGTGTCCTATCACGATAATGACAGAGCGTTTTGTTATGATGCAGATAACCCCAAAAGCACTTATGATTTCGGCTTTTTCACAAGCATTGTTGATGATATGTTCCCCATTACTATGCCATACTATCCAATAAACGAAAAATATGAATTGGAATGTTCGGAGGTATTGTTCGACAAGAACAACGGCGACTTTGATACTGTGGCTCTTTGGAGTATTACTACTCCAAGCAAGGAAAAGATACCTGTTAATCGTTTTTGGAAAGAGTCTGAAAACGGGTTTGCTGAGATAGATTATGAAGAGTGGAAATTTCGCAGCACTCATAAAATAGATGGCTCTAAGAAAAAAGGCTTGACAGAAAAGGTAAGGGATAATATTATTGAAACCGAGAAAGGATAAGATAATATTACGTGGGGTAGAGGTCTGCGTTTAAAGAAAATTCCAATTGCGAAAGCGATTTTTTAATAGGGATAATTTCGCCTAATGGGAGCCTCTACTTCTCATTAGGCGTTTTTATTAAGGAGAAAAAATGGTAAAGTTATATTCTACACATTGTCCTCAGTGTATTATGTTGGAGAATCTTTTGAAAAGCAAAAAGGTGGATTTTGAGTTGGTAAACACGACAGAAGAAGAAGTGAAAACCATGGGATTTAATTCAGTTCCTATTTTAGAAGTCGATGGAAAGTTTTTCACTTTTACTGACGCAAAAGCTTGGGCGAAGAAAAAGTGAAAGAAAGAATAATTACAGTAACGTGGAAAATGTCCTCAGTGTCGTTACCAGTTGGTATTACTTGGACGGATTTCCCATCCAAAAAAGATTGTGCGGTAATAGTCTATTACTGTGGCTGCAGTCATGGTTGCCCAGGCTGCCAGAACCCAGAATTACAAAACCCGGACAATGGAACCTATATGGCATATGATGAACTTATCAGCATCATAATGGACGAAGCCGAAAAAGCGCATACTAATAAAGTAGTTCTTTCCGGCGGAGACCCTTATTTTCAGCCAGGTACTGATATAAGTGCTGTTGTTTCGGCATTAGTGATAAGAGGTTATGAAGTATGCGTTTATACAGGTGCTAATATTGAGGATGTAAGAAGAAAAATTCCTTTTGCCACATACTACAAATGCGGAAAGTATGATGAGCAAAACAAGGAAAAAGAATGGGGCAAGTTTTCCGACAAAATGGTTTTTGTTTCAAAAAATCAAGCGTTATATAATGGCAAAGGAAAACAAATCTCCGTTGATAATGTTTACTACTTTAGCAAGTGGGATACATTTAAAGCAAAAATTAAAAAGTGGTTTAAAGTGAAATGAATCGTGAAAGTGTTTGAAAAAAGTTGCACCCTAAATTTAGGGGCAGAAGGAAGAGAACATTTTGAACGAAAACATCAAAACAGAAGATGATGTATTTACAGCAGATAGTGTTGCTCACGGAAGTTCATCCGTAGGGGCAGCAATGAACAGAGTGAAGAGTTGTTTAAATTATTCACTCAAACAGAAGTATGGAATTGAGAACGATGAAATCAGCGAGGCTATTCTTAGAGTTCATGGCCTGAGCAAAAAGAATCTCGAATTTATCAACAATTTTGAATCACTTGTAGAATCAAAGGCAGAAGTGCATAGTGAGGAAAGTGAAGAAACAAACATAGACCAAAATTCAAACAAAAGTGACATAAGTGTTTCAGGCATTCTAAATGAAAATGCTACTCCAATTTCCAAGCTTCTTGGATACAGATATTTGTATCGTAAGATGGTTGAGCTTTATGGGAAGCAAAGAGCAAAATTCCTTTGTGGAGAAATGTATGATTATTCTCTCGCATTAGCTGATAGCTCAAATATATTAAAGCCGTATTGCTTTAGTATAAATGCAAGTAGACTTGTTCTTGAGGGGAGACCGTTTGGGAAACTTCATAGCTTACCGCCACACAGGGTATCAAGCTATATCGCTTGTCTTAATGAAACAGTTCACCAGTTGTCAAATCATACAGCAGGTGCTTTAGCAATTGCAACGCTTTTCTTGGACTGTGCAAGGGTTATGTTGTTCGAAGAGCATAAAACTTTGTTTAGGCTTAAGCACAACAGAAGATATAGAAAATATATCAGAAACTGCCTTCAGAACTTTGTTCATAGTATGAATCATTTAAGCAGAAACAGTACGGAAAGCCCATTTACAAACGTATCTGTTTTTGATAAGTCAAAGCTCAGAGGCCTTCTTGATGAAGACAACTTCGGTTGGTATTTTGATTTGGAAAAGAAGCCGAAAGATTTCAAGTTCTATAAATCATTTAAGAAACATGATTGGACAGACTATTGCGTTGAAGTAGTCTCTGAAATGCAGGACATATTCCTTGATATAATGGACGCAGGTGATGTGGCAAGAAACGGTCTTCCGATTACTTTCCCTGTCACTACAATCAATATTTCAGTCGATGACGATAGAAATATTACAGAGCCTGAGTTTGTGAAGAAGATGTGTAAACACGATATTTTCAGATACAATATTTTTGTATCACAGGGAAACAAGATCGCGTCGTGTTGTCGTTTGATCAATGATGAAGACCTGTTTGAGCAAGGAGCCCATGTAAATAGCCTTGGTGGCGGTGGTTCCGTTAGCCTTGGCTCTCATAGAGTATGTACCGTCAATCTTTACAGAATTTTCTTGGAGTGCGACAGTTTTGACGATTACCTTGCAAGATTGCATAAAAGACTTGAATCATGTGCCGATATTCTACAAGCCCATAAAGAACTCATTAAAGACCTTACAGCCCGTGGTCTTGAACCATTTATTGAGAACGGTTATCTCAATTTAAACAGAATGTTCAGTACAGTCGGTATTGCAGGTTTTTATGAAGCGGATAAGCACCTTAAGGAAAAATTCGGAGAACGTGATTACCTTAAAGAAATCCTTGAGGCCATTGAAGATTTCAATCGTAAGGTAACGGCTTCTGGCAGAGGGCTTATCATGAACACAGAGGAAATTCCGGCTGAGTCAATGATGACTCGTCTTCCTAAAGTTGACAATATGCTTTTCGGTATTCCTGAAAAGATTTATTCAAATCAGTTCGTACCTCTTTTTGAAGAAGGGCATAACGTATTTGAAAGAATGGATTTGGATGGAAAGTACGGAAAGCTTCTTACCGGCGGCGGAATTGTTCATATTACTCTTGGTGAAAAAACAACACCTGAGCAGTCTGAAATGCTTATTGCTTATGCAGCAAAAGCAGGCTGTAACCACTTTGCATTAAATCCGTGTTATAGTATCTGCGAACATGACCATTCTACGTTTGGTAAGGTGGATGTTTGTCCTATATGCGGTGGTAAGATTGTCGATTACCTCACAAGGACAATCGGATATTTCAGCCATGTGACAAACTGGACTAACTCAAAGAGGGAAAACGACTTTGAAAAGAGAGACATGAGTGTTACAGATGTATTAAAAGAAGCTGTCTGATTAAAAGCGTTTTTAGTTAAAGCAGGGTAAAAACCCTGCTTTTTTATTTGCCAAAAAAATAAAAATTTTATATAATTAAGTGTGAAGGGAAGTTGTATGAGAAGATTATGTGTTGGAGACATTCATGGCAGTTATAACAAGCTGCTTGATGTTCTAGATAGATGTAAATTTTCAGATACAGATATTTTATACTCAGTAGGTGATTTCACAGACAGAGGGAAACAGAATGTTAAGACTCTTGATTTCCTCATGGGATTAAGCAATTTCAAACCGGTTTGTGGAAACCATGACCTTTGGAATTATGAATATCTAACCAGCATGTCTCCTGACGCTTTTGAATGTTGGGTGCGTTGGAATGGCGGTCATTATACATATAATGAAGAAAAACAGCAACCTGAGGAGTGGCGTAAAAAAATAGGAAACTGGCTCAAAGACATTCCGTATAGAATAAACTTAGGAGACAAAATAATAATTCATAGCGTTTGCCCCTCAAGAGCTTACCAACATATAGATGATGTTGATGAACTCACTATGGAAACTCTCAAGTCTTCTAACCTTATAAAAGATGCTGTTTATGATGATTACATTTGGAACAGAGGGGTGATTGGCGGCTGTAAAGATTATTACCAAATTGGCTCAAAAGCATCCAGTTTTAATGAATACTTTAGAAATGTCTACGGAAAAGAGTTTACTGGAACACCGATTTATATAATTGGACATACTCCTCTTGACCACCCGTTTTTTGACAAGGAAATGGGAATCATAGGAATAGATACCGGAGCGTTTTGCTATAAAGAAGGCTGGGGAGTGGATGGATATCTTACCGTGCTTGATATTGATACATTTGAGTATTGGCAGTCAAATAAAGAAGGAGGCTTTAGACTGTGAGCGATGAAGAAAAACTAAATGCTATTAGAGAAAGCTTTCCGGAGTATGTTCCTTACTACGAAAATGGCACCGTAAACATATTTGCCTTCTATCGAACTAGAATTCTTCGTTATAAAAAGTTTATTGCTTTTAAAGAAGCAGTAAAGCAAGATCTTATCGTAACAAAAGGTCGTGCCAAAGAAGGCTACGGGTTCCCTACACCTACAATTCAGGAAGTTGAAGATTTAGAAACTCTATTTTTTCTTGTCAAAAAATTTGATTGACAAAAATTAAGAAAAATTTTATAATATACGTGTAGGAAAAATAATGTCAAGAAAGAAAAGCAAAAAAAAGATTATGATTACAGATACAAATAACAAGGACACAAAAGAACTGGCTCCGGCTCCATCTAAAATGGAGCAGATGGCGAACATGCTTTTTAATCGTTTTTTAAAACAGACGATGAAAATCTATAATTATTTTGATAATGATTATGTTTCAATTGTTCCGTACATAGAAGACAAAAGTGAAGAAAAAGATGATGGAACTGATGTCGTTTGTTACGAGATTACCCCTAAGAGTAATAAAGAAGTGGTAGTTTATTTAGACGATAGTTCTATATATGCTTCATTAAAAGGTTCAGGCGTTAAACTCAATGACGATGCATTGGCTTATTTGACCACAAATATCATTAGCTATGTAAGAGGTCACTGTCCAGTTGCCGCTTGACAAAAATTCTTAAAAATTATATAATTAAGTAGAAACAAGGAGAAAAAGAAATAAAATGCAGAAAAAGTATATTTTCACTTTGGACAAGTATTACAATGACGAGGAAATTGCAAAGGTTTCCCCTATTATAGAAAATTTTGTTGATTTCTTTGCTGATGAAAACGGAATCGCAACCCTTAAGCTTAAGGATGACGTTTCTGTTGTTGTGGTTAAAGGAGAGGGCCTTGTCCTTCACATGGTTCTTGATAATGCAGAGCATTTTACCGCTCTTCCGAAGAAGCTTACCAGAGCAAGAGATTTCCTCAATACATTCATTACGGCTATGGCAAAAGAGGTTGACACACAGGCAAAGAAAGTCGAAGCGGAAAAGAAGAGAGCTGCTGATATCGAGTCCGCAAAGGCAAAGGTTGAGTCTGATGCTGAGAATTCACTCTTTGATTATATCGGCGGAGCAACTCCCGCAACTAATACTGCCCCGGAGACCAAGACAACTGTTAAGGTGAACGGCGAGGAAGTTACAGACCCGGCTGAGAAGCAGAAGGTCATTGACGATATTGACGCAAAGATTGCAGCAATGCGTGAGCGTGCTACAAAGGTCTTTAATGAGACTTTCGATAGCGTCTTCAAGACGCTCGTAGGTAATGATGATTGGCTCAAGAAATATCTTGGTTAATCATCAAAACCTTGACAAAAAATCTTAAAAATTTTATAATTAAAGTACGAAGAATATAGGAGATTTTTCATATGAAGAAGTATCGCTTTTATCTGCCTAAGTGGGCAGACGAAGCAACCGCCAGGGCTTACAGAAAAGCTCTTAAGGATTGGATTGCTGAGAACGAGGGAGAGGTAACTCCTCTCTACGTTAAGGACGATGTTTTTGTTTGGGCAACAGACAAGGACATCTTGCACATGGTCATCGAGTCACATGATTTCGACAATCTTCCCAAGGTTCTCACAAACTTTGGTTCAGAGATTCTTGAAGTCCTTATGGATGCCGTTATCAACAGAGATGTTGATTGCGATGATGACTGCGACGAAGAGGACGATGAGTATGATGCAGAGGATGCCCTCTACGAGTATCTCACGGACTAATCGAAACTGATTTTTTTGACATTACTAGCGTAGGGAACCTGAGAAGGTAAATTGGAAAAAGTATCGTTAAGCCTTGGCTGCCCTATGCGCCAAGGCTTTTTTTATTGACAAAAAATCTTAAAAGGAATATAATTTGGCATGGATTTTTTAGAGTTTAAGAAACTTGTGTTAGAAAAAGCAAAAGAGAAAAATTTAGACAAAAACGCTTTGATACGTCTAAGAACTGAACTCTTTCATGCTGAAGTTTATTATAAAGATATCGGCGATTTATATGAAGATTTAACAACAAAAGAAATAAAAACTAAAGCCGGCATCATTCCTTTTGTATTAGGACTGTCTGAACTTGATGTAAACGAACCTTTGAAATTTGTTCAAGTAAGGCCGGGAGCAAGCGGCGGTATTGATGTTGACTCAGACTTCTCTGGTGTCGGTCGTGATTTAATCATTAAGTATTTGAAAGACAAATATGGCGATGATTGCGTCACACCAGTTGGAACAACATCGACACTTCAAATGAAAGTGGCGTGTAAAGATTTGCTTCGTTACGCTTGTTCAACCGTCGCAGAGGCAAATGAATTTACCAAAGAGCTTGATGATGAAATTTCATTTGAGGAAAATATAAAACACTTGTTAGCAGGAACCTCACCAGCGAGAGATATTTACATCAAGTATCAGAAGATACTTGATTTGGTTCCAAGATTTTTAGGAAAAGCAAGAAATATTGGTAAGCATGCTGGTGGAGTTGTACTAACTCCAAAGCCGATTTGGAATTATTGTCCGGTAGAGTTATCAAGTGATGAAATTGTTACGGCTTTTCCGGAATCGGGAACGTCGCAGTACCTTGATGAAATAGGCTTGGTCAAACTGGATTTACTTGCAATATCTGTCTTAGATGTTATCCAAGAAACAGTTGACCTTATTGATGAAGAATTATATTTAATTGAAGAAGACGGAATTCAAAAGATAGTACCGAAATCATATATTGATTTTTGTAAAAACAATGGCATAGAGGTTACTGATGAAGTGGAGAATTGAAATTGATTCAGATGATGTTAAAACGCTCGATTCTGCAATCTTCAAAGTATATCTCGATATAAAAAAGAAAACTTATATAACCAAGCAACCTATTCCTAGTTCTTTTACTGAGCTTGATTGTGATTGCAAAGAAAAGGTGAAATATCGCGTGAGCGAGTACGTGTAAGGGGGATATAGGAGATTTATATTTGTTAGAGGTTTTATATCTATATTTTCAGTATAGAAAATATAATACAAAAATTGCCAGAAAATTAAAAATCCATAGAGACAAAAAATACGAAAAATACATTTTATTTAATTTGAGAAAAACAAACGCCGAGCTGGAAGAGGATTTGAAAGAGAGTTGCCGGTGTTTTATAAAGTATTATGAGAAGAGAGAGAAAGAATTAGATTTTAAAGCCTTAAACTACATTATTTGTAGAATTATGGCGACGTTCTTGGTAACGCAAGATGAGAAAGTTCTAGAACTAGAACAGCAAAATTTCACAAATCCTTTTTGTGAAACGTATGTAAGAAGTAAAATTGCATGGTTAAAAGGTGATACCTTCATTGAAAATCATTTGAGCTCCAACATAGAGGCGATTATATAATCGCCTCTATTTTTTTGAAAAATTATTTTTTCTAAAAAATTTTAGAAAAATTTTGGGGTTGTCGTACATCCTTCCCTAAAAAAATTATTAAGGGCCCCTGGCAGAAAGCGGTTCCCTCTCAAAAACGCTGAACTACGAGTTTATTTGGGGTCTTGACAAATTTTTGGAAAAAAATTATAATTTCTCGGATTTTTTTGAACTTCGAAATTTTTTCGAAATTCGGAACCTTGTTCGACACAAGGGTTGACATTTTTTCTAAAAAATTTTATAATTATAGCGTAAGGAACGAGGAACAAACCTCGGAGCCTTACAACGGAAACTGGAAGTTCAAGAGTTGACAACAATTCTTGAATATGATAAAATTCTAGTGCGAAGAACGAGAGGTTCGCCTCCCGACCTTCACAAGTGAAAAGTTCAAGAGTTGACAACAATTCTTGAATATGGTAAAATGGTTGTGTAAGGTTGAGGACTTCGGTTCAAGCCTTACAACGGAAACTGGAAGTTCAAGAGTTGACAACAATTCTTGAATATGATAAAATTCTAGTGTGGTCAAAAGGTAGTGGTGCTACCGACCATGCTAGAAACCTCAAGAGTTGACAACAACTCTTGAATATGATAAAATAGAAGAGTCAAGAGCGACAATCGGTTGCTTGAGCAACTGACCGACTTGACCGAAATTCTTAAAAATGGTACAATTAAGTATCAAACGAGAAAGAAGGAGAAAATAACTATGAAGGAACTTAATGAAATGACTCTTGCTGAGGTTAAGGCTCTTGAGGACGCTATCAAGGCTCGTAAGGCTGAGCTGAAGGATACTGCCAAGGCTGACAAGGCAAATGCAAACGCAAACACCGTTGAGACTGTCAACTCCATGATTAAGGACAAGACTCTTGCCCTCGGCATGAAGGTTATCGTTCTCTACGGTTCGAAGAACGAGGAAGTTGAGGGTGAGCTGGTTGGTGTCCTCTCGACTGACAAGAAGTCCCTTACTGTTGAGTCCACCGCCTTCAAGTCCACCAAGGACGGCGAGGAAAACGCTCTCAAGCGTAGGTACATCGACAAGTCAAGGTTTGTTAGGGTTGCTGACTGAGCAACCTTGACAAAAGGCTTCTGTTCTGTTACAATGTAAGGGGTTCGGACGTGTGAGCCCCAAATTTTTTCACTTCGTGTCAAGTTCAAGTGATGACTGTAAAGAGAACCCGCAAATTCGCAGGTCGGTGGCTTAAATCTTGACTTGAACGATTAAAGGCTTGCATGGAGCGAAAACCCTTACTTCCAAGGGGTTCAGAGTAACTCCAAGCCACTTGACGGCAATTCTGAAAACTGCTATAATTAAAGCACCAAGTAGGAAATGCTGGAAGTCAGATGGTTAGGCTTTCTCGAAAGGACTATAAACACAAGTAAAGCCGTTGTTATTGGTTTGGGTGGGTGCTTGACTATCTAAAGAAGCACTACGCAGGGGGTCAGCGTTTAGAGAAGGCTCCAACTGTTTGGTCACAGTTGACAACTTAAAGTTTCAAGACAACGAAAAGAAAACTAGACTATGTTCACGGCGTAAGGCGGATACATTTACTTTAATAATGAGATACCGCTAACCTCAGTCCGGCTTGGCAACCGAACGGGTTAAATAGTTGAGCCATGGGGCTTGACGCCAAATCATGAATTTGGTATAATATTTATGTGAGTTGACTGGGGTTTAATGGAGGTTGCACTGATGTGTGGTAAAATGTTCCTACCGATTAAGGTTCGATTCCTTAACAACTTATCGGTCACTGTTGGGTATTGAGGCTGAAACAGTGGCAAGTGATATTGGTATTTTCTAGGGATATTGATGTTGCTAGGCTTATGGCGGTTGCAAACGCCATGCTGAAATAACACTATGGGATTTTATCATAACCGTCCACCCACGGCACGATGAAACAAGTTCGACTCTTGTTAGTGTTAATAGGGTTTTTGGCAGTTCTGCAGACCCGCTCTAGCGAAGCAAAACTGCAAGTGTTCTCGTGTTGACCACCATGAGGTAATTCGCCGTTGGGCTGGTCACCCAATAAAGGATAGAGTTAATTGGTATGGTGAAATGCCAAAGTGGGCAGAGTAGACACAGGGTTCAAGTCCCTGCTATCCAGTCAAAAGTCAAGTTGAGGGCTTGGCACCAAATCAAAAATTTGGTATAATGTGTGTGTGAGGTAAAAAAAGTGGAGACAAATAAAAACCTTGATGTAAAAAGTTCAGGTATGAGTTGGTCATGGGCAACAACTATTGTCCTTATATTGCTTAAAGCGTTTGATAAAATCAATTGGACATGGTTCCAGGTGTTTTTACCTGCAATTTGTGGGGTGGCGTTGAGATTGGTGGTTGCCATCATCTTGATTGCTTTCGCGTCGGTTGTTTCAAAGTATTCAAACTAAGCGGTTCAAGATGCATTTGTCTCGCATCTTGAAAAACTTGACGGCATTTCTCAAAAATGCTATAATTAAGTATCAAGTAAAGAAGGAAGGTGAATAAAATGGCTAAAGAGAAGGTTAAGACTTCAAAAACTTTTATCGTTCAGAGAACCTATGAGGTTATCGTTCAGGCTTACGACCGTGACGACGCAATCTCTCAGGCAGCGATGTTTGACCCGACTCCGGAGAGCATGGTCGGCGTCAAGTGCGGTACTCCGAAGCAGATGAAGAGAACTGATGTGGAGTAAGAAGGGTATCGTCTTATGAGGGGCAGTCGCCCCTTATATCGAATCTTTGATTGAGGTATCGTATGTTCGCTAATACTCTTGCTAAAATCTTGATTGTTGTGGCGATTGGTGCCCCAGTATCATTACTTGTTTGCCTTACAATCAGATGGTGTAGAAAAATTCTAAAGGGGTAAAAAAATGTTCGTAAAAAGATTGGGTTTCTTAAAAGCAGTTTGCCCTCATTGTGGAGCAGAGATAACACTCAGTAATGATGAGTATTTGAAATACCGCAAAGAGGTCGAAGACTATGGCGGTTCAGTTATTACCTGTCAGAGAAAAGACGAGAACGGTATAAACTCTGATATTAACTATACCAATATGAACTGCCCGGTGTGTAAAGGTTACATACCAATGACTGTTTCTGATGGTATTGATTCAGACATCTTCGGCTTCTGTTTCTCAAAATGCGTAACTCCTATCTATGACCCCTTAAAAGAGATAAAAATAGATGATTGCATCAAAAATTTCTTCGGTGATGATGAAGAGGAAGACGAAGAAGAGGAAGATGGTTGTACCGGCATAAGGTAAAAAATCAAACTTGACGAAAACTCTGAAAATTGTTATAATGTATATGTAAAATGTAACATGGGTTGCTAGCTGGCTTTACGGTGATAGACCGGGCTTATGTTAACTCAAGAAGTTTGGAGCGAAAATCCCTATGGTAACTTTTGGGAAAGAGTAATCTGTCAAACTTCACGAATGGGTTTGAGGTGTAATTTGGGTACACACAAAAGGGTTCAACTCCCTCTCAGACCTTTTTAATACCGCATTTAATTCTAGGGGTGGTATCCTAGCTTGCTCTATCGTTTTTTGAGGTTTCGGGAGTTCAACGAGCAAGTAAAATATTGACAAAAATAAAACCAAGGGATTGTTTGGCAGGTGGGTTCGACTCCCACACAATCTTTATTCGGTGCGATTGTTGGTAACTGGTTTTCAGCCGTGCGACAAAAATGAGAACTTGTTCCCCTAAGAGTATGTCGCTAATCTCTTAGGTTTTAATGTTTGCTTGTCTTACTCAATCGAGTATCAATGTTGGTAAACGAGGGTTCGATTCCCTTCAAGCAAAAATTATGTGTCAGTAGGAAAGAAAAAATCACGTCAGATGATAAAGAAATCCGAAAGCACTTTATATACCCTCTTGGTGTAGCGGTTAGCACGTGAGATTGTCGATCTTTAAGCAGGGGTTCGATTCCCCTAGGGGGTGTAAGCAGTAATGATGAGATTTTCGGGGACGCCCGAAAAAGAGCCCTGCCACGCTAATGGCACAGGTTAACCTATATAGACGTAAGCTGGTTTTGGAGTCATTCTCCAAGAAATGCAAGATATTAAATGCCAGACTTGCAGGAACAGGGGCAAAACTGCTTTTAATGTTCCCATCGACTAATAGCAGGTCGCTACCTTCTCAGGGTGGAAATATTGGTGCAAATCCATTTGGGAATAAAAAGAAGTTGACAAAAAATTTAAAATTTGTTATAATATTTGTGTAAGGGGTTATAAATGGTTTATCATTTTGTAAAGCATATTGGTATTGATGTTGAGGCTGATTCGCTTGAACAAGCTATGGATTTCGTCAATGACATTGATAACTGCGATGATATCATTGAGGATGCTGTATATCACTGTACAGAAGATGATGTCAATGATTTCGCTTCTGATGTCGCTAGTGTTAGCACCCATTGCGGTTATACAGAATATGCTGGTTATACTGATGATGTTGAAGAGGATGATGATTCTTGGAAGGCAGAAAAGAATTTTTATGACTATCTTACTGATGATGAGGAAGAGGTTCGTTATGTCATTACCGATAAGGGGCGTGACTGGCTTGCCCATATGAACGGTGAATATCCCGAGTATGACGAAAACAACTATGACGAGCATGGTTCTCGTATAAAAGATACCTCAGACGAGGTTGACGAACTTGCCCTGTTTAAAAAGCTATTTTTTGACCTTAAAAAAAAGGCTCATAAAAACTCTTTCGCACGGGAGAGACCGTGAGGTAGTTACTTACAACTAGCACATTACACTAGAGTCTGAGTAGTGCGAGTGGGCAGGACACGAATGTGCTTTAATCTGTGAGAGAAGGTTTCTAAGGGTAGAGTACTATGCGTTTAGAGATTAGCTCGTTCTGCGAAAACCGACACACGAATGCCAAATCCGCTTAAGTCGATTGTAAGTGCACAAAGTAGAGATAAAGGTCGCCTCGAAGTTAGCAGAGTAGCAGATTTTAATGTTCCCATCGACTAGTAGTAGGTCGCTTGGTTCTCAGCCAAGAAACATTGGTGCAATTCCATTTGGGAATAAACTTGCGAAAAAATGTTTATAAATAATCTTTGCGGTTTTTATGAATATTTGCACCGTCAAAACTTGATACCGGTTTCTCCAGTAGGGAGTCAAAGTAGGGATATAGTTGCCGCCCGAAGTTGGCACCGCTAGCAAGTTATAATGTTCCCTTCGAATAATGGTTAGTTCGTCAGATTTTCAATCTGAAAACATCGGTTCAACTCCGTTAGGGAATATCGGGTTAAACGACACCCACGAAAAGAACGTTAGGCACTAAAAGTTCCACCTTTATGGAAGCAAGCATTTTCGATGGTTTTAGCAACAAAACCATAACAACTTGTTTGCTGAGGTACAAGTAGGTAAACGAAGTGGGGGTCGCCAGTGAATGGTATACCGAGTGCGATACCTTATTTTTTATAATGTTCCCATCGACTAATGCAGGTCGTCACCTTCTCAGGGTGGAAATATTGGTTCAAGTCCATTTGGGAATATCTGGTTAAAAAACACCCATTAAAAGAAATTCTCGGTTTGTAGCTTTAGACACCGCCTTGCCTCTTAACGACTGTAAGGTTTTAAAGAACTATGTGTTCCCATAGACCAAGTTGGTCATCACTTCTTAGTGAAGAAATTGGTGCAAGTCCGATTGGGAATAAATGTAAAACAAAGTTGAGCAGTTTTCAGCCATCTGAAATATAGGTGGAGCCGTAACACTTTTAGGCTCAATGAAATCGTCAACACTTCTGACCAAGTTTGGCGTCCCTTTTCTTCAAATTCTTTTAGGGTATGCGTAGAAATAAAGAACACCGTTTCACCCTTTATCGGTATTTAGAAGAAGGGTAGGTGAGCCTTTGTGCAATTTGCGTATTTTGACCTGAGGATATTAAATACGACGAGCGTGAGAGTGGGTAGATGGAGCAAGTTGGTCAGCGATGCTACTCACATAATGTGCCACGTTGCGAGTTTCTTAGGGGCAGATGCAGGTGCTCCTAAGGGATTTGCGAAGTAGCACATACTTTTTTATTAAGGAGAGGAAGATGAAAAGTTATTTTAGATATGTTCGTAAGGAAAACGGTGCTGGAATTGGTGCTATCGCTATCGAAGAGGACGAGCACGGCATCTTTAATATAGGTGCTTCAGTTTGTGCCCCTAATGATACTTTCAGCAAGGATACGGCAAGGTTTATTGCCTTTAACAAGGTGAGTTCCATTCCACTCAGATTTTCGTTTTATGAGCTTGTCGACAACGACTGGTATGATGAGTTCGTTTCTATTCTCCCTTATAGGGACGAAGCGATTGAGCTTTTCGTGGCTACCTTCTTTGACATGATAGATGACATTATCATGGATTATGCAAAGGAGCATTACAAGACTCTGGTTTGAACGACATCAATCAGGTTTTAATATAATGGCAAGCAGTCTAACATTATTGTTAGACTGCTTTTTTATTGACAAAAAATCTAAAGTTTATTATAATGTAAATATAGAGCAAAAAAAATATTTTTAAAGGAGACAAACAAAATGGTTTATGTTACTGGTGATACCCACGGTGATGTATCAGACCCAAGATGGGATTGGTTTGATGAACATCTTACTTCAGACGACATTTTAATTATTACCGGCGACTTTGGCTTTGATTGGAATGATGACATTCGAAAAAAATGGCAGAATTTCAAGCATGATTATATCGTTTTGTTTTGTGACGGCAATCATGAAAACTATGATGTCCTAAATTCATTGGATACCATTAAGAAGTTTGACGATATTGTAGGCGTTTTTGGCAATAACACTTATCGGCTTTTTACCGGGCATATGTATATTATTGAGGGTAAAAAGTATTTTGTGTTCGGCGGAGCATCGTCTATTGACAAGGACTGGAGGGTTGAGTACGAGGAGAAAAATAACTCCCCTAGAACTCTTTGGTGGCCTGAAGAGGTTCCTTCTGAGGACACATTGCTTCTTGCAAAGAACACTTTAGCCAAACATAATTACAAGTTTGACTATTTTATTACTCATACTTGTAATCCACAGCTTAAAGGGCCCGTACTAAAAACCTATAAGATGGATTTTTATGACCCAACTGAATCAATGATTAATCATCTTGAATATCTTATTAGGGAAAACAATGGAGACTTCAAATACAACTTCTTCGGACACTTTCACAAAAATGTCCATTTTCTCAAATATCATTGTCTTTATGGAGACATTGTTAATCTGGACGATTCTAAAATCATTAAGGGTTTTGACGATTTTTCCTTCGAGACTTGGGAAACCTACCCACTTGAGGAAAGCGAAAGGTCGGAAATAGTTTCTGTTTAATTTGACAGAAATTCTCGAAATTGATATAATTATTGTGAAGAGGGAGAATATGTTTAACATTGTAGTTTGGATTATTGTCTTGATTTTTGCTTCAATAACGACATTTGTTTCTTTTGCCAATTATCGCAACTCCCATATGAAACTTCATTTGGTCGCCATAATACTTGGTGCGTTTGTCGTTGTTCTTGAGGTGATGGCTCTTATTATGGTACATAAGGTATGAGTAACAAAACTTATAACAACATAAAAAACTTAATAGCATTTATTGCCACAATCGCTTTTGCAGTATGCAAGGTGATTGGGGTAATTTCTGCATCTTGGTGGTTAATTGTGGTTCCCCTGTTATTAGCGATGGTGTTCCAAGTCAAAGAAGATGACGACGATGACGAGGGTGGGTCTAATTCGAGCAATAATCTTAAAATGGCATGAGGTGCTTATTATGAGTAAAAAGATTCTAATTGTTGTTGATATGCAGAACGATTTCATTGATGGAGTTCTTGGTAATCCCTACAATAAAGAAGTTGTTCTACCTAACGTGATTAAAAAAGTTAAGCAGGCTAACAGAAACGGAAACTATGTTTTCTTTACTTGCGATACCCACTTTCAGAGAGATTTCCACGAATCTATTGAAGGTCAAAGGCTTCCACTTCATTGCGAATTTAACACGCATGGATGGCAAATAAATGAAGAGCTTTCTAAAGTTGTCAATTCTTCCCCAATTCTAGTATGGAAGCCCACTTTCGGCAAATTGAATTGGAAGGAATATATTGGGCACCTTGTTGATGATGATGTTGATGAAAATACTGAAATTGAACTTTGTGGTCTTTGTACTGATATTTGTGTTGTCAGCAATGCACTCATTCTCAGAGCTATGTATCCCAATAATAAAATCACAATTGACTCTTCATGTTGTGGCGGGACAACTCCCGAAGCACATGAGTCAGCTTTAACTGTAATGCGTTCTTGCATGATTGATATTGTTTAATGCGTTTTTTCTCATACTTAAAATCAAAAGGTAAGTGGTCTTAGGTGGGTTCAATTCCCACCTACCTTATAAATTAAACAAGGTGAAAAATGGTTAAGAAGATTTTAATTACCATTATTTTGGTAATAGTTCTGGCTTTTGTCGTCCATTGGACTGGCATACCACTTGGCTCATATATTGACAGAGCACTCGATTGGGTGTTCTCTTGGACTAACAAAATTATTCCAAGACTGACAGAAATTCTGCCTGCATGGGGAGAAAAGATTAAGTCCACTTTGAACTGATTTTTTGTTCCCTCCCTCCTGCCAGAAAGCGAAAGCAACTCTTGAAATTTTAGCACTCTTGATGAGTGCTTTTTTTATTGACAAAAAAAGCAAAATTTGTTATAATATAAGCAGGAGAAAGGACATGAGCAATATTTATTTACTGAGCGAAGAAGTTAGGAAGACATCAAACGAACTTATAAATTTGGGTATCGCCGCTAGGAGAAATCTCAAGACAAATGTGTATGGCGGTCTTCCCATGATAATCTTTGCGAATACTGAATCGGAAGAGTTGGGACATTATGATATGTCTCAAAACCTTATTGTCCTTTCAATAGAACTTCTTGGCAAGGACGCTACTGAAATAAGAAACAATGTCTATCTTCATGAACTTGCTCATTGGGTAGATGTAATGATAAATAAAGGCTCAGCACATGACAGCACATTCAAAGAGATTTGTGCCGATTTGGGTGTTGAGCCGGATTACTCAAGAGCAACTGTAAAAGACTTCTTTGAGAAAAAGGCTAAGATGCGTTCCAAGGTAGAGAAACTCATAGCCCTTTCAAGTTCTGATTTCGAAGGAGAGGCTGATTCTGCCATCGCAAAGGCTCAGGCTTTGATGGAGAAGTATAACATTAAATATACCGAAAGCGATTCCGAAGACGAAATTTTTGGTGTAGATGTGTACACAGCAGGCAGAATGGATGTTTGGAGAGTTTTGCTTACCGGAGTTATAGCAGATATAACCGGAGCTTTCCACCTTACCAATCACAATTCAAAGGGTAAGACACTCTCATTTTTCGGCTCTGCCGAACAGGTTGAGTCTGCTCTTTATTTATGGGAACAACTTACTTATAATGTTGAGCTTGAATACAAGAAAATCAGAAAGACTGTTACTGGAACCGTAAGGCCCGCCGAGATTCATAACGGAATAGTTCTTGGGCTTAAGAGAAAGGTTGCCAGTTCTTCTTGTAAGTCTTTGATTCCTTCGCAGAGAAAAAATGAAAACATATACTGCCGTATTACTGGTATTAAAATTTCGCATACCAGTATAAAATCCGGACAGAGTGCTCAGTTTAGAGCAGGGCTTTCTAGTGGAGCAGCCATGGCTGTACCGAGCGGAAAGGGCGTGGCTGTTAAAAGAATAGCTGGATATTGATTGGAGAGACTGATTATGCCCACAGATGCAGAGAAATGGAAACAAGACATGATTAAAAGTGGACGTATGAAAGATGATGATGGGTATTATCATTATACCTCAAAAAAGAACGAAGATGCCAACGATGAGTTGGTAAAATTTTGTTTGACAAAACTCCTTGATTATGATATAATATAATTGAAAAGGAAGGTATTATAAATGGCACATGAACTTGCAGTTATATCTAAGATTCAGAGTATTACTCCAATTGAAGGAAAAGACTTCATTGAGCTTGCTAGAATTGAGAACTACGACTCAGTAGTTCAGAAAGGCGAGTTTAAGGAAGGCGATATTGCTATATATGTTTTTTATGACTCTATTCTTCCTCAGAGGGAGGAATTTGAGTTTCTTAGAAAGAGATGCTGGTCTCCTAAGTATCAGGGGTTTAGAATTAGACCTATGAAACTTGGCAATGTTGTATCAGAGGGCCTCGTTCTTCCTATGTCTGTACTTCCGCAGAATAAGAAATACAAGGTCGGTGATGTTGTTACTGACGACCTTGGCATTGTTCTTTATGACCCGGAATATAACCCTTCTAAGCCGAAGGCAGAGCCCAAGGGATTCTTTAAGGCTCTTATGAAGATTCCTGCTTTTAGGAAACTTGTCAATCGTTATTATGCCTTTAAGAAGGCTCATAATAACAAGAATTATCCTAATTGGGTTGTCAAGTCCGACGAGGATAATATTGAAAAGCTTTGGGATAAGGTTAAAGACAATTCCTCAGTTTTTATTCTTACTGAAAAAGTTGAAGGTATGTCCACTTCTTATGCAATCGAGAAGGGCAAGTTCAAGGTTTATTCTCATAATTGGAGAGTGAAGGAAGGTGCTTGGGTTGAGTACGCCGTAAAGCACAATATTGAGGCAAAGCTTAGAAAACTCTGCAAGAATAATGGCTGGAAGTCTATTTGTATTCAGGGCGAGCTTGTCGGCCCTACAATTCAGAGAAATATCTATAATCTTAAAGACTTTGATTTTTATATGTTTGGCGGATACTATGCAGATGGTCAGAAATTCACTTGGAGCGACGTCTGTAATGTTGCAAGCTGGATTGACGAAAAGACCGTTCCTAGACTTGGCACAAAGCACATTTCCGATTTTGACGGACTTGATGCAATAATCAAGAACGCAGATGGAAAGTCAAAAATTTATAATGTCAAAAGAGAGGGAATTGTTTGGAGAGACCAGTCTGGGTCAGTACATTTCAAAGCCAAGTCTAGGGACTACAAGGTGTGGTTTGAGAAGAAAGCTGAGAAGGAAGGCGAGTAATGAAAAGAAAACTAATTGCTGTTGTCACCACGGCTTTGCTGGCAATTTCTTTAGTGTCTTGCACCCCAGCTGCGAGAAATTCTTTCTCGCAAATGACTACCTATAAAGACCCACAGAGTTTAGGTGGTTATTGGAACGTCACGATGCAGACCGGGCAGACTTTTAATCATGTCAAGTGTACTTACTGGGGAACTGACGATGATACTGCTGTGTTTCAGATGGACGATGGTACACTCATTTGCCAGTCTGGAGCAGTTGTGTGTGTGGAGTGCAAAAGGTGACTTTAAACGATTTTCCGATTACAGTAAATAATAAACCAGCCTGCGTAAAATTGATGCAGGCTATTGAATCATCATTACCTAAATTACTTTGGGGAGGCGGTCAAAAACCAACCGGTTTTATACCAGATGGTCATAACTTCCCTATTCAAATATGTTTGGTAACCGAATATGGTTATTACCATATGTATTATAAAAGCAGACGCGGACTTTAAGAGGAGTTTTTATGGGACTTGATATGTATATGTTGAAACGAAATAAGGCTCAGGAGCCTCATTTCGATGAAGATACCAATGAGCCTTGTTATAATTGGGAGGACGTTGCTTACTGGCGTAAAGCTAACGAAATTCATAAGTGGTTTCTTGATTATTACAATCTTGATGGGGATTTTAATTGCGAGCTTCAGGAAGTTGGAAAAGATGGCTTGCAGGAACTTGTTGATACTTGTAAGTTTGTTCTTGCCAGAAGGGGCAAGAATGATGCTTCAAAAGTAGCAAGTGAAAAACTCCCAACGCAAGGGGGATTCTTTTTCGGCGATACCGATTATGACGATTATTATTATGAAGACTTGGAAAATACGGTTTCTCAAATGGAAAAAGTAATTAGGGAAACTGATTGGGACAACGAAGTTGTTGTTTATTCTTGTTGGTGGTAAGATAAACTTACCACCTAAAAATAATTTTGTAGTAATAACTAAATGGAAGAGACTGTAGACAAGAAGGTTTATACATTATTGGAATATAGACTTTTGTTAAGGAAATTACAAAAAGCAGGTTATTATTGGTTAGACGGTGATTCTTTGAGTGTTCCATTTGTGCCGGACGAGCCTTTCCCAATAATTATTCATTTACTTACAAAAAGCAAGAAAATTTATTGGAGCTGGTAATGGTTTTTAAAGAAATAAAAGTAAATACAAGAAGAGAGCTCTTGACTCTTTTTGAAAAGTTGGATAATAATGACTTTGCATGGGCAAGCGGTAGAAACCTTGTTGCCAATATCAACATAGTTGATGATATGCCGGCCTTTATACATTTGCATAAAGGTAATCGAGTGACTTGGGGAACATCTTCTTTACCAAGAAACCTTTGGGGGCTTATGCTTTAAAATGAAAACCGATATTAAAAGATTGAATATCTTAAGAGACTCTTTTGCTTCTAAAAGGGAGCATAAAATTTTTCTCCTTGAAGAAGGGGAGGACCTTTCTGAAGAAGATAAAATTGTCCTTTCCAACGAAATAAACGAACTTACTGAAAGAATTAACACAATTGATTCAAAACTTCCATCAAGAAAAACTTGACTAAACTCTTAAAAAATTATATAATTAAGCGTAAAGAAAGGAATAATGGGGCGTAAATGGTGTCGGTGGTGACTTTATTAAAGCCTGATAAATATATTCCTTTATGCGGTTTCCCGTTTTCAATAAGAATAGACAGTGTGTTAAAGAGAATTTGGTGTCGAGAAATTTAATTGCCAAAATTTTAAAAATTTGTTATAATTATAGTGTAAGGTGAGAAAAATGAATGTAACAAAAAGTCAGTTCAAAAGGCTGTCTCTTACAAGAGGTGCTTTAATCAGAGAACGAGAAACAAAGATTGCCCAATATGAAGAACAGAAAGAGATGTTAAATGAAAATGAGACATCTACTCTTTTGGACAATATAAACACTTTGGCGTCAAGAATAAATAAGATAGACGAAAAAATTGGGGTGTAAATGGTGTCGATTGGAGTTCAAGACCCCAAGCGGGAAACTTCAAGACGTGGGTTCAATTCCCACACGCTCCACTATGACTGGAAGTATATTTGGTGATATTTGTATTACATTGGTAGTTGCAACAACGTGCTTTTGTGTAGGTTGCCTCTTTTTGGCAATTTATAAATATATAGTAAAATAGCGGGCGGTTAGCTCAGTTGGTAGTAGCATTACACTTTTAATGTAAGAGTCGGCGGTTCAAATCCGCCACCGCTCAACCAGTCCCTTGATTATCCACTAGGAGAGGGAAACTTGTTAGGTGAAGGATACACAGTGAACAAGAGGAAATATGGCTGTTAGAGGGTTTTCGCGAGAACCCTGCTCCATATTAGTCAGACGCCTAAATAAAACGAGAGGAATCTTCGGAGTCCGCAAAAAATGTCTGACATTTATATTTATACAGGGGAAAATTATGTCTTACTTTGATAAAATCTTGGCAAATCAGAATTTGCCTTATTTCATTCAAGAAAAAGAAGAAAGAGAAGAAACAGAGAAAGAAGACAAATCAGATAGTTAAAAAAATGGTCGGTTCGACTAGTGGTTAGGTCGTGAGATTTTCAATCTCAAAATACGGGTTCAACTCCCGTACCGACCAATTAAAATGCTAGGGTGCGGGAACTGGTATACCGAGCTGACTTAAAATCAGCTGCCCTAAAGGGATTGGGAGTTCAAATCTCCTCCCTAGCATAATTCATCGCAGGGGAAAGTGCTGGCGTACTGAACACTCTCATAAGGTGTATAAGGGTAGGTTCGATTCCTACCCCTGCAAAATATTATGTTTAAGGAATTAAAAATGAAGAAGTTTAATGAAGCGAAGGACAAGTCAAGAGCAAATCTTGATAAGCTCATATCTTTATATGACCAGTATAGGCAGATGGAGTACACGCTTTTCGAGCAATATAACCTTTGTCTTGAAGACCCAAAGTTTGATACGCTCTATATGAACATAGAGCCACTTGTCAAGTATAGGGGTTATATCGAGAACGACCTCAATGGAACAGAAAGCCATTCAAGCACTACGCAGGTCATTAAGGAGTTCAAGAAACTTCTTGAATCGTACGATAATGCGTTGGATAGTTTTAATTGTAAAGAACCTACAATGACGACAATGTTGAATTAAGAAAAGATGGATACACACAGCAAATATTTTTTTTAGGTCTTGTAAACCCGGTGTCGTTGGTTCGAGTCCAACCTGAAGGTTAGCCCCTTCAGTAGCTCAGATGGCAGAGCACGATAAAAATGTATCCAGTGTATTTTGAGGTGAAACAAAATATGTCTGATAATGATTTTATAATGGTTCGCAAAATGACAGACTTCTTAAAGCGTTTCGGGCGAAATAATTACGAAGTCTTTGCTTCAGACGATGAATTACTGATAAAATTCTATCTTGAAAAAGGGGAACCTGAAGTCTGGATAAGTACTGAATATTATGCAGTTGTCTTTGACGATTACTCTGGATTTGAGCAGCTAACGCTTGATGAGTTGATAGAAAAATTTGAAGCATGGGAAAAGGCTTAGTCTAAATATGAATACAGATAAAACAAAAATTTGTAGAACAGAAAAAGAATATCTAGACTTAATGCGTACTTTGGAAAGATATAATTTTCATTGGCGTTGCGGGCAAAACCCAACTGACCCGGAAGTTTTAAACGAGATAGATTATTTTCCTGTCAAAATCTTTTTTGGGTATTGGGAAGACGGAACTAAAAAAATGACTTATTCCCATAATGTAGATTGACAAAATTTCTTAAAACTGTTATAATTTATATGTAATTGATAAGGAGAAATAGATTATGGCAAATGCATTCACACAGGCTATAAATAATATAACATTTACACAGAATGGAGCACTTACTTACTCAACTTCGGGTAATGCTTGTGTTGATCTTTTCTCAAAGGCTGGAGCAATTCGTAAGAAGAGCGAAAAGGAAATTGTCGCTCTTTTTGTAGACGCATTTAAGGAGAACCCTGAGTATGCACTTAGGATTCTTGCTTATGCTCGTGACATTCGTGGCGGTCTTGGAGAAAAGAGAGTTTATAGAACAATAGCTCGCACTCTGCTTGATAAGGGAGCAAATCTTGACGTCTTTGCAGATATGACTGTCGAGCTTGGTTCTTGGAAGGACATCTTTGAAGTCTGTACTGACGAGGAGATAGCACGCATTGTTCATAGGGAATATGCTCGTAGAGCAGAAGCCGGTGAAAAGCGTCCTAACCTCATGGAGAAGTATATGTTCTCTATCGGCGGAAAGGATAATAGGCGTGCTGAGATTCTTGCTCATTCTCTTGGCCTTACACCCAAGGCTTACAGAAAGTATCTTTCCAAGGCGCGTAAGGACATTGACATTGTTGAAACACATATGTGTGCCAATAACTGGGAAGGCATAAAGTATGACCATGTTCCTTCTAGGGCAGGTCTTATCTACACTCATGCCTTCGGTAGACACGATGCTACAAGATACGGTGAGTATCTTGAATCAGTCAAGAAGGGCGACGTAAAGATGAACGCATCGGTTCTCTACCCTTACGAGGTTGTCCGCAAGATTTACCCCAACATGGATTGGCAGGGAAGAATTACTGGAGATGTATCTGCATACGAAGCTATGTGGCAGAATCTCAAGGATTTCCATTGCGATGGGAACTCGATTGTCGTAACAGACGTTTCGGGTTCTATGACTTGCGACAACTATATGCCCATTTCTGTGGCTATTTCTCTTGCGATTTATTTCGCAGAGAGAAACCATGGGGCATTCAAGGGCCAGATGATTACATTCTCCAGCAGACCGGAGTTCTTTGAGATTCCTAATGGAAGTCTCGCTTCGAAGGTTCAGCGTGTTTCACAGGCACCTTGGGGAATGGGCACAGATTTGAACAGAGTGTTTGATATTATACTCTCAAGATGCGTGACAAACCATGTTCCTGCTGAGGATATGCCCAAGACAATTTATATTGTCTCAGACATGGAGTTCGATCGCTGTGCAAGCCTTACAAACTACGAAGCAATCAAGGCTCGTTATGCCGAAGCCGGCTATGCTTGTCCGAACATCGTGTTCTGGAAGGTCAATGACCATGGTTCAACACCGGTACGCTTCAACGACAAGGGCGTTGCTCTTGTGTCTGGCTGCTCACCTTCTGTGTTTGAACTCGCCGTATCAGACGATCTCGACCCTGTTAAGTTCATGCTTCGGGCAATCATGGATCCAAGATACGACATAGCAGCGAAGTTGCTCTCTTGAGCAATTTCCTGCTAATGACAAGATAAGATTAAACAACTTTTTTGGATAGTAAACAGCAACTAAATTCATAAATAAATGATTTGGTTACAGAGAGTGAAAAGTTTCAAGAGGGGGTAACTTCAACTGGGCTTTTCTTAGCACGACTTAAAGTGTCAACGTGCGAATCTAAACAAAAGATACCTTCGTTCCGTAGAAGTAAAATCACAGGCTCGTCGCTAACCAACGAATCTAAACAAATGGCTAAACCTACTATCCAGTTTGCGGTTTTCGTATAATGGTTATTATACGACCTTGCCATGGTTGAGATACGAGTTCGATTCTCGTAAGCCGCTTCCCATAGTTGCCTCCTTATCAATTTTACTATGGTTGGATACTAGCAGCAACATAAACTTATAGTTCTACTGAAAATAGAAGATATATGGCGAGCTTAAGTGCCGTGGCATATTCGCCACAATGACCAGTAGTTAGCCATGCAGATTTTTGGTATCCAGTTTGAGACTTGACAAAAATCTTAAAAATTGTTAAAATATAGGTGTAAAGAAAAAAACAGAAATTTGGTTTTTCACAAATTGTTTCTTTCTGATTTTTCAACCGAACATTTGTGGGTCGCTCCCACTCAAAGGCTTTTTGACCAAAGTACACAAAAACAATTTAGGAAACAAGAAAAGGGAAAGAGTTGAGGATAGCCCTTTGTTCTCAGAGAATTCTGCTTGTCACTCGTTACTTAGGCATTAGGAATTCCACCTTCGTAACCAATCCTCCTTTTGTGGGAAAAGATGAAACAGCCCAGTAGCATAAGTTGGTATGATGCTAGAAATCACACAGATAGGTCTAGTAATGCGTTTCCCACTTTTAAAAACTCGTCTGACACATGGTTAGGTAGAGCAGACGGTTCACGGTTTAGCGTTTTTTCCAGTTTGAAGCAAAACCAAACAAAAAGCCTTTATATGTTCGGTTCGACTAATGGTTAGGTCATCACCCTCTCAAGGTGAAGATATTGGTTCGAATCCATTACCGAATAATTTGGATACATACAGCAATACTTTTATAAATTTTCATTTTGGACAGAAAAAAAGCGTATCCAGTTTATTATTGTAATTGTAAAGATAAAAACGCAAGGAGAAAGTATATGGCACAGATTAATTGGTTTAACAGTATGAATAATTACTCAGCCAAGGCATCAGTCTGCCCTGATACCCTCATTACATTCAGAGGATATCACCAGCCATATATTTTCAAGCCGACATACCATTAAAATACCTTACACACATAAAAATGGTACAAGGCTTGGAGCGAAAGTTTCAAGCCTTTTTTATTATAGCCCTATCGTTCAACGGCAGGACATCTGATTCTGGTTCAGATTATCGAGGTTCAAATCCTTGTGGGGCTGTTATGGAAAAAGATGTTTGTAATGAAATTTATAATTTCATTAAGGAGTGGGGCCCGGATATGGTTGCCTCAGAATTAAGTACAATAGTTCATTTAGCAGATATCCTTACAAAAGAAGAAATTGTAGCAAGATGCGTGGCTATTAGAAATGCTTTATGGGATATAGAAAAATAAACGTTGGAGCTATGGAGTAATGGTATCTCAACGCCCTGCTAAGGCGTCCAACCTTTAAAGTTGTGCAAGTTCGATTCTTGCTGGCTCCGAATTTTTGGTATTAAGTTCTGAAATAGTTTGCCATTCCACAGCTATTAAGAATACTGATACTAAAGAATCTGGTGACATTGGTGAAACTGGGAATCAGGTGGAATTGAGGAACAGCCTTTAGATTTGGTGGTGAATAATCCAATGTGTTACAGATAGGAAGAAGTAAGGCTACCAACCACCAGTATTTTGAATATTATGTTGTTGTAATATAATAATTGCCCTAGAGTTCGTGTGGTAGAACGGTGGACTGTTAATCCATGTGTTGTAGGTTCGACTCCTACTGGGGCAGTAAAATGGCTAATTCGTTCAAAGGTAGGACCCATGGCTGAAGACCATGTTATCTTGGTTCAAGTCCGAGGTTAGCCATAGACTCGTTACCCAAGCGGCTAAGGGAGCAGTCTGCAAAACTGTTATCGGTGGATTCGACTTCCACACGGGTCTCTCATAAAATAAGTGAGGAAAATGTGAGCGAGCTTAATCCGTGTCCAAAGTGTTTCTGCGAAGGAACTCAAATTGAAAAAGAGATATGGTATAAAGGTTATTATGATAGTTCTTGTCTTCATAAATTTATAGCCAAATGCCCGTATTGTGGGTTCGAAATGAGGAGAAACGGCAAGAAACACAGAAAAGATTTAGTACTCAGTTGGAACACTTTATATAAGAAAAATTTTGACAGAGCATAAAAATAGAGGAGTACGTTAGCGGCTATACAGGCGGTCTTGAAAACCGATTGACCCAAAAGGTCCGTGGGTTCGAGTCCCACCTCCTCTGAATAAAATAAAGGTGATTAAAGTGGATATTAAAAAGTATTTTGATGCAGTTGATGATGTATGTATAAATTGTCGCTATCTTAACGAAAAGACTTGTGAAACTTGTCCAGTCAGAAAGACTTGCGATGACATACTCAAATCAAAAGAATACGAGGAATATGTACTATCTCGCCTTAAATAGGTTCTTAGCTCAGTTGGTTAGAGCACTTGTCTGATACACAAGGGGTCCTAAGTTCAATTCTTAGAGAGCCTAATTTGGTTAGTTACAGCAATAAAATTTTTGCATGGTCAACGCCGTAGATAGAGGTTCGAGTCCTTTTCTGCCCGTAAGTTTCGTGGGTGGATAGTTTAATGGTAGAACAACGTATATACTAACCAGTATATTGCCGGTGTAGCTCAATTGGCAGAGCAGCTGACCTGTAATCAGCAGGTTGGGGGTTCGATTCCCTTCGCCGGCTTACACATACCCATGAGGGCAAACAAGCAGAGCCGCCACCCTGTCACGGTGGAGATAGCGAGGGCAGCACTCGTCGTGGGTGTAGGCAGATGAAAGTGCACAGTCATCTGTTGAAGTTTGTACAGACTTGGTTTAGCCGTTAGTAATGTAGTTTAAGGGTAAAACGCTCGGACGCCCCGAGAAATCTAGGTTCGAATCCTGTGTATTACTATAATAAACGGGGTGTTGGATAGTGGCTATTCCGCCTGCTTTGGGAGCAGGATATCGTGGGTTCGAGTCCCGCCACCCCGACTAGCTGACCTACCCGGTGTAGGAATAGTACAGATGATGAAGCAGACGTGTTTCATCATTGGCTTTGGACTGGCAGACGTGCCTGGGTCCACCTTTTTTAGTGGTAACCAAAACTTGGTATTACTCCAAAACTTGGGAAAGCCACACTTTGGAAAAGCTTCCTTGGAAGAGACGCCAAGCGACTCTATTCCGGATAATCCAAGGGAGCTGATTACCACCTCACCGTGGGGAGCAACCCACGCCTCTTTTGAGGGTAGAAATGCTGAACTGTCCGGGCGGTTCTAAAACTACCCGGAACCTGCCGTTCTCGTATAATGGCATTACAGAAGTTTCGTAATCTTCTGATTGGGGTTCGATTCCCTAGAGCGGCTTATGACGAGAGAAGAAACATTAAAAAATATAAATGATTTAAATAAATTGCTTGATACAATAACAGACGAGGAACTTTACGAACATATGATGAAAACCTCGCCGTCGTTTAGAGAAACAGTTGAAAAGCTTGATAAGTTTTTAAAAGATATGGGCTGTTGATAGAGCGGTTGATATGATGGGCCCTTACCCCATATAGACTGGTTCGACTCCTTCACGGCTCAAATATAGGACTGAAGTTCATAAAGTTGAACACTGCTCTCATAAGGCAGATGTAATTAGTGCAAGTCTAATCAGTCCTAAAAAGCGGATTGCTGAACTAGCTTTATAAGAATAATTTCTCAAGAGTATAGTTCGATTGGTAAAGAAAGGCCAAGAGCTATGTGTCGGATTGATTGACCGATTTTCCGAAATGAGTCAGGAAAACTGAATGATACGGAAGTACCTAACTTAGATTTAGGTGTGTGAGGGATTCCAAGTGGTAGGTAACGACTACAGAACGCTCACCGATAAAAAACTGTGAAACTCAGTATAATGGCTGTAATCCATTTTTAACAATATAGGCTCTTAGCTCAATCAGGAGAGCGCTTGCCTTACAAGCAAGAGGCAATTGGGGCAGAACCAATAGGGCCTAAAGAAACTGACCTAAAGAGTTTCTGAAACTTTTTCTTTAGGAAGCGTGGGGAAGCCAGCGGGGCCATGTCGTTCGGACCAAACACCACAGTTAACCACGCAGAACGATACATGAGGCTGTATGTTATGAGTAAGCCTTCCGGAGGGCATAACATAGGTTGCCTCAATTTTGGGGCGGTTCATATAAAGGCTTATTATGGTAGCTTTGCACGCTACTCATACGGGTTCGATTCCCGTACTGTCCATGTGGATGCTAGTTTATTCAGCAAAACGCCGGGCTGTGGACTCGGAGTGCTAGGAGCAAAGCCTAGGTATCCAAAGTTGTCCTAGACGTAGGAATCGTAGAACACCTAACACCTCTCTCGGAAGTGTCCCATGGGTCTCAATCGTAGGTGAGCCGGAAGCAGCGGGTACTGCTTAATGACCGAGTACCCGAATAGGTATAGGGGCTTGGTTGAGGTCCAAGTGTCCGGTAACGGCAATGTGGGTTCAAGTCCCACCTCGGTCAAATAGAGATAACAACATAATTTAATCAGGCTATATTCTTCGGAATACGTCTCTAGTAACTGATTTCATTATTATACTGAAGAGGCTAGAGGCTTCAGTAATCTCTATATGCTCTCGTATCCCAATTGGCAGCGGAAGCTGGCTTAGAACCAGTTCAGTGTAAGTTCGAATCTTACCGGGAGTATAAATGCCCTAGTGGAGTAATTGGCAGCCTCGCCACGCTCAAAACGTGGTGCTGAAAAGCGTGTCGGTCCGAGTCCGACCTTGGGCAAAATGGGGGAGTCGCATAGCGGCAATTGCAAGACGCTGTAAACGTCCCGCCTCGGCTTCGTAGGTTCGAGTCCTACCTCCCCCAAAATGCCTTTGTAGCTCAGCGGTAGAATAACACTATGGTAAAGTGTAGGTCGATAGTTCGATTCTATCTGAAGGCTTATATATTATAATGAGAGAGTTAACGACTAAAGAAAAAGGAAATATTACAGAACTAAAATGTGCAACCGCATTTATTGCTTTGGGCTATAAGATTTCCATACCATATGGAGAAGATTGCCCCTATGATTTTATTGCTGATTTAAATGGAAAACTAATAAGAATACAGTGTAAAACCTCACATAAACTTAAAAATGGAGAAGGGTTTGAGTTTAAATGCTGTTCAGTTATAATTACAACCAAAGGGGTAAAAACAACAGAATATATCAAAAATGCTTTTGATTTCTTTGCCACAATAGATAATGATACCTGTTATTTAGTCCCTCTAGAAGAATGTGGCAAAGCAAAAATTTTACGTTATTGTTATCCTAAAAATGGTCAAAAGAAAAAAATTAGTTTAGCATCTGATTTTACATTAGATAATATGATTCATAAAATAATGGCCGCATAGCCTCATCTGACTTCTAATCAGATAAGAGTAATTGGAGCTGAAAATGGGGGTTCGAGCCCCTCTGCGGTCAAACGGTTCCATAGTAAAGTAGATATTATACCTCTCCCCTAAAGAGGAGTCCTTGGTGCAATTCCAAGTGGGACTAAATGCAGCTATCGTATAACGGCTTATTATGCTGTCCTTCCAAGTCAGAGATGAGGGTTCAGCTCCCTCTAGCTGCTTATAGGCTCATAGTTTAATGGATTAGAATATGTGGCCACGAACCATAAGATGTCGATTCGATTTCGGCTGGGCCTATCTCATTGGGACTTAGTGTAGGGGAAACACGCCAGTCTCCAAAACTGGAATCGAGATATCGTAATTCTCAGTCCCTGTAAAACTCTTGGTGAGGGTTCGACCCCTTCAGGACCAGTAAAGGTAATTATATGAGTACTTTATATATACCAATTGGAATTTCGGGTTCTGGTAAAACAACCTATGGTAATAAACTAAAAGCAAAAGTTGTTTGCCCTGACGATATACGGAAAGAGGTGAACGGCAGCATTTCAGACCAGTCAAACAGCGGCAAGGTTTTTTCTATATATGAGAAAAGAATGGCTGATTTGGCAAGCAAAGGAAAAGATGTCTTTGCTTCAATGACTCACTTAAAATATTCCTATATTAAAAATACCATAAACGCTTATAAATCAGCAACTCCTTTTAAAGTTGTTTTCATTTTGTTTGAAGACTCTTTAGATTGGAAAAAGTGTTATAACAGAATTAAGAATGATTTAGGAAACGGAGTTGACAGGTCTGATGTCCCCGAAGATGTAATCAGAAACCAGGTCGAGAGATACAAATTGGTCAGAAGTTTGGTTTTAAAGGCCAAGCCTAGTGACTTTAAAAATGTAGAAAGTATTGAAATAATTAAAGTTTAAAGCTGCTCAAGAGCAGCTTTTTTGTTGACAAAATCTTTTATTTGCGTTATAATTAAAGCAAACAAAAAAAAGGGAGGAGAAAATTATGTTAGCACCTGTAAAAAATCGGTTGACATTTGATGAGGCAAATAAGATTTTGGCCACAGAGTTTGAGAATATGGATTTAAGAATTAGAGCGGAAGAAGCCTTTGAAATCAAGAGAGTTTTTAGGGGCATTTGCCATAAGTGCAAAAGAGGCTGCGAGTGCTATATGAATGATTATCGCGGCAGCGGTATTATTTTGGCTTGCAAGTTTTTTGTTGAAGCTGAAATTGACAAATACGGCTGGATTAAAGTTTAGTTTTTATTGACAAAAATATTGAATTTTGATATAATTATAATATAAAGATAAACAAGAAGGGCATTTATGGAGAGGCTTAAAAACATTACAGCTGATGAGGGATTAACCTATATTATAGCCGGCGACGAGAATAGCGATGAAAATAACCCAACCAATCATGACTTCAGAGTATATAGAACTACTGATGATAAAATGGTTGGTTTTCTTCATTTTCAGCAGGGCAGTTTAAGCGAAGAAGGCGTTAATGGAGTTCTTAATGAAGATTTGTTGCTTATTCTTATAGACAGAATAGAAAGTTTTCAGCGAAGCAAACTCAGATGCCGTGAAAATGAATTTGCACTAGAGCATATTTATGAAGCCCTTTGGTGGCTTTATTTAAGACACAATCGAAGAAAATAACCCACTATTTGTTCAAAGAGTGGGAATAGTATATACTGCGAAAGGAATTTGTAACCTTTGTTCTAAATTGTATCGTTCCTTTAATAGGAAAAAAAATGAAAAAGGCTATCGTTGCTATGCTCTTAGTTTTCTGTATGGCAGCACTGTTCGCAGCAACAATCACAACTCAGACAATCGTTTTGGTGTCTGTTGTCGAAGAAGTCAGACCTGGTTTCAGCCTTAAGGTGAATGACGTAGTTAACGGCTTCGTCCTCTCCAACAATGGTTCTGAAGCAATCATTGAGGCTTTTGATGTCAAGAAAGACGTATCTGTAAACTTTAGTGTTTATCAGTCACTTTCAAGATACAAAGGAGGAGTTGATGTAAACATTACAATCTCGGAGCTTTGCTGTAACGGTTTTTCTACAAAAGGTATGGAACTTTATGGTCAAATCAACGAGATTGCTGGAAGAACTGGATACTCAGTTGTTTCAGGTAATAGTATTGATTTATACTTTGATTATACCGGAAAGACAGTAGATTATTCTTCTGCCGCTGAAATTTCCGTTAAGTATAACGGAGATTCCTCCCTCCCGGAAGGTGAGTATATTTCATACATTAAAATGTCTTACGTGGTCGAATAAGGGCGTAAATTTACGCCCTTATTTTTTTTGTTTACAAAAAACTTAAAAAATTATATAATTATAGTGTAAAGAAAAGCGAGGAAAACAATGCTCCGAATTAAGTTCAGATATAGAAATAACTACTCCAATTGGGAGTGGAGAAACCAGGAATGCATCATGAGTTCTGTTAATGTGTGCATTAAAATGTACGGTCTCGGAGACGGCTGTGATTATGAAATTCTTTCAGTAGAAGAAATCTGAATTGACGAAAATTCTGAAAAATTTTATAATTATAGTGTAAGAAAAGAAAAGAAATTTTAACAAGAAATGCTTATGATATCTAACGCCTTTTCTTGATAAAATATACGGTCTTGAGTTTTTATAGTGGCCTGAAGTCTTTTATTTCCACCGTATTATAAATTGGAACGAAAAACGAGGCGCCTGACGGTTTGGTTGTAGACTGAAGAGCGAGAAACAACAATTGGTAGCTCCGGAAGCTGAACATCCTTCTATAAAAGATGTAGTCCAAGGAAATTAGCACACACACTTGTCAACTGTTTAGTATAACGGGTTAATGTTAAAAGTAGCTGGCACAAGCGATTGTCCACACAATCGTGCGAATAGTATCTCCCATTAGGGCTGTGGCTTTGGAAGAGGTTGTGACATCTCTTAGATATTATTTATTTTTTACTTATAATTGGAACATGACGGTTCAAATCCGTAATAAGTAAATCTGATGGTCTATACTTTGCCCTTGTACGAGACCGTAAACAGTAAATTGGCAGGAATGTTTTAGGCGATAAGTTCCCTTGAATAATCGCAACTGAAACCGGATGCTTGTCTGAGTAGTTCGAATAGAGCGAAAAGCAAACAAGACGCTTTGGGGTTGAAGTCCTTTTGTGCGATAAAACGTGCCAAGGGATTTTGACTTGAGTGTTTGGAGAAGTGAAGGTTCGACTCCTTCACACACTCAACTGTAATTTGGTGTTCCGTGTAAACCCAAGAGCGTTTCTTGAATGAAATAAATTGTTGTTCGGCTTATTTTGATGTTGGTAAGTGGCGGCTCAGATACACGTAGCTAGTGAAATCAGTACTTGCAACTCAAGGTTGCAACGAAAACAGTAGCTTTTGTCCTTAAACGCAGCAGACCTAGATGGGGTGTCCAGCACTCATACATATAGGGGACTTTCTCTACGCCTATACGCATTAAAACATCAACCTTCCTCCACTTTTTATATTAAAGCGTATAGGTCAATCAAAATGCGTGCTAATTGTATTAGCATGGGAGAAGCTACGGATTTCCTCCTCCGATATATGGAAATCCACTAATGTTCCCATCGACTAATGTAGGTCGTTACCTTCTCAGGGTAGAGATATTGGTTCAAGTCCATTTGGGAATAAACCTAGAAAAATACTACCAAAACTCCCCAGACTAGCAAACATGTTATGGTTGTATTTTTCATAGGACTTTTCACCTCCTTTCTCTGGGAAGGGGGAAACCCCTTCCCTTTAAATTGACAAAAAAAATCAAAAGATTTATAATATAACTGTAAAGAGGAAGAAATACAAAAGAAACTTCCTAAACGAAACGTGTTAAAGAGGTACGTGTATGAATTATGATTTTGTTAGTATTGGAATTACGTTGGATAACGTAAAGGACTTTGAGGCCGCTCTTACTGAGTATAAGAAGACTCTAAGGGCTGGTGCTAAACAGGCAACTGCTGATAAGAAAGCCGGAGCTGCTGATGCTTGTAATGCAGCTATCGCAGATGGACAGATTGTGAAGGGTGCAACTGTTATTGTTATGTATAACAAGCAGGAAGTTTCCGGAATAGTCACAAACACTCCTACCGAAGCAGCAAAGAACATTCCTGTGAGTTCTGATGCCTTCGCAAACAAGGATAAGTTCCTTTATGTTCCAAAGCAGAATTTCGTGAGAATGGGTTAATCGTTCTTTCTGAACTTCTTATAGAAAGGCGACTGAGTTTATTTGGTCGCCTTATTTTTTAAGGTAAAAAAATCATTTAAATAAAACGGAGTCAAACGAAGCTGGTAGCAGTCGCCCATCCTTATAAGTTGGTATAGCAAGGTTCGATTCCTTGGACTCCGATTATGTCACATTCATATAGAAAAGCATATAGTCCTTGGCGCAGCGGGTCTATGCGTGAAGACAAGAGAATCTATCACCGTAGACATAGAGCAAGAGTAAGAACACTCATTAATTCTGCTAAAGATTTAGATGAACTCCATACCCCAATTAAGAACATTGAAGTATCTGACGTATGGACTATGGCACGCGATGGAAAACAATATTATGTGGAAATTCCTCGTGATTGTGATGATGATTGGTACAAGGAGTTTTATAAAAGAGTGAAAAGGAAGTGAATTATGGAATACGTTGAAAATGGTGACAAAACCCTAGAATCTAGAATGGCTCAAATTGAGGAATGGAAAAAATGTAAGGACGATGCCGAGTATCGTGCTAAGGTCAAAGCCGAAATTGAATATTGGGAAGCAGTTGAAAAACTCAAAGAATATCATAAGAGAATTGAAAATATTGTCGCTTTGGCAAATAAACTCTATTCTTATAAGGTATATGCTCCAGGTTTCGGGAGATGTGGTCTTGTTGATTTACACCCGAATTCCTATCAAGGATATCAAGAGTATTTCGGGTTGAAAGTGTATGACCATTATGGGGCTAACATAGACCATTATATTTTGTATGATAACGGCGAGTTCTATTACTGTGGTAAAAATCATGGCAGTATTTTCTGCCCTTCTGACAGGCACAAACCTGAGACCGAATATCTTAAAAGTATTTATGAACTCTTTCCTGAGTTTGAAAGCAAGTTTTATAAATGGTTCGACGAAGTTACCAAAATTACTTTTTGAGGTAAAATGATGGAAAAGGGAAAAGATTATTTTACCAAGATTGATGCATGGAAAGCGAAGAAAGACGACGAAGCATATCAAGCCGCTGTAAAAGAAGAGAATGAATATTGGGAGGCTCAGGAAAAAGCAAAACAGCTTTGGCCTCGGGTGAGTGAAGCGTGCAAGGTATTTGAAAAATGTCTGGAGAACGGAATTAAATTTAATGCAGACTTTTATGCCAGCCCAACAACCAAAGTCGGATTTTTTATAAAGTGCGATGCTAAATATGATGCAATTATCTGTTTCGGCTGGTGTATACTTAATGGCTGTTTTTATAATCACCTTATTCTAACCGAAAACGGCTTCATGGAATGTCAGTCTTGCGAGCTTCTAAAAAAAGATGATAAGGCGAAAATAACTGCTTATACCATTAATTCTCATATAAATGATATAGAGCCTTTTTTAGCCAAGTTTTATAAAGAACTTGACAAAATTCTTGAAAACTGATATAATTATAATATATGGCAAACCTTAGTTTCAAATTTAAGCATATGAAAAGCCCTGCCTGGGCATCTGACTCTCAGAACTCAGTCTACTTTAGAGTGATTTATGAAGAGCAAGATATTGGATATATTGGCTTCCAAGAGAACGATTTTGGTCGTGGCCTTTCAAGAAATATGTGCTATAAGACTTATGAGCCTTATAGAGGGAAAGGTTTAACCAAAGAATATGTCAAATGTTTTGTGGAAAACAGAATCCTCGATTTAGATTGCATAAGAGCAAAAACACCAGTGGATAATATAGCCAGCCAAAAAATACTTGAGTATGCAGGCTTTGAAAATCGTGGACTTCGTGATGAAGGTGAAAAGGTTGGCTTTACTTGGAAAGCATTCTGATAACTTATATCAGAATAGGAGAATTTAACTGAATGATTCATAAATATTTTTTAAGGTCTATAAACGAACCTGAGCTTGTTGAATGCCCTACTTGTAATGGTAGCGGAACAATTAAAGGAACTTTAACTTCTGATGCACTTGATGCACCTATCGAAAACACAACACTTTCTTGCCCAAAATGTAATGGTGCTGGAAAAGTTTCAACCGGAAAAATGCTTCACTATGCAGTTGGCTCTGTTTATATTTATGGCGAAGCAAATGTTACTGATGGAGATGAAACAAGAGAATACCTGCTCGGTTTTGTTTGCGATGATGAAGATATGATTGCAAAGTATAAGGAGCAGAATGGAATTTCTTCATTCGTAATGTTCCCAGGTGCTCTTAGGTTCTATGGAAAGTCAGAAACTCTTTACGAGACTTTTGAAGAAGCCGAAGCTGCTATGAAAGAAGCAGAAGAGAATTGGACACCAGAATTAAAAGTTGTTGAACCAGAAAGTTAATCCTGTGTAAAAACGCTTTACATAGGAGAATTTATTGAATGAAAATTTTATTTGACACTATTGAAGAGAAAGAGGAGTTCATAGAGGACACAGCTGGATACAACGAAGAAGACGAATGTGATATTTATATCTGTCCTTCATGCCACACAAAATATGAAGATTTTGAATCTTGCGTAAATTGCTGTGCCTGCACCAAAGAAGAAGTTTATGACTATGACTTCTCTGATGACGACGATTTTTAATTTGACTAAATTTTAAAAAAATGTTATAATAATAGAGTAAGGAGAAAAAGAGTTGTTAACTTGGTTTTCTTCTACATTTCTTAATTTATTAAGAAGGCTACGTTATTAAATGAGTGATTATCCTAAAAAGATTCACGAATGTTTTAAAAGAACTTTAATTTTTACTTCCGGAAACAAGATAAAGCCCGTTGCGTTTTGTTTCGTAAATGGTTTTTTCCAAGATTCACCGTGTTCCGGAACAGTTCCAGCAAATGAAGACGACCAGAGGGAAAATAGAGAATTGTATCGTTATTTCCCAAACGAGTCCCGTTGCTCAAGCTGTCCCTTCTTAAAATGCGGAGAATATGTTTCAGATGCTCTGAGGTCGCTTAAATCTTTTGGAGTATTCTGTGCACAGGACGACACAGATATCGGAGAAAGCCGAAAGAGATATTTTTGGAATACCTGTATTGATAATTTCTTTAGTCAGCTTTTGGACAAAGTAAAAAACAGATGTTATCTGACTTTTACAGAAGAAGATAGAAGGTATGTATCAAATGCACTTCATAACATGAGCTTTGAAGAGCTGGTCAATCTGATTGATAAAATGGAAAATTTCTGCAAGGAAAACAGCATAAAGTAAGAAGGGTAAAAATTATGGCAAAAGTTAGAACAATAGATGCATTTATGGACGGAAAGTGTTTCGCAAAAGTAAAGACCGGAAATGGGATTAAGGACCTTATGAATCAGGTTCTTTATGAAGACCCGGAAGCATCTGACAAGATTGCTGAGGAGTACAGAAGGGATTTTAATAGAAATCAGCTATCTTCTGCTTATTATTTAACATATTATAAGAAACAGCATGCTCTTAAGGCTATGTGTAGCGAGTTCTTTGAGAAGATTTATAATTCCGGCGCTCGTTCCCCTTATGTGTTTGAAGTTTGATTATCGTTAAGATAATTATATGGCAAACAAGAATAGTTATTACGGAGCAAACAACTCAAATTGGAAGGGTTCTGATAAAAATATTTCTGAGAGAGCTCTTCATTATAGGATAACCGCTAAGCGGGGGAAAGCCTCAGACCATATGTGCGCTCGTTGTCACAAACAGAGGGCCGCTGAATGGGCCCATCAAAAAGACGGCAGCTATAAACCGTTTTGCAGGCATTGTCACCATGTATATGATGCCATGATTAAAAACATTCAAAACAATGATTCAAGATTCAAGTAAGAATCACCACTATACTTTCTTGTATAGTCATAGTTAAAGCCAAGTATTACTTGGCTTTAATTTTTTAGAGCTGAAAATTTTCAGCTCTTATTTTTTGTTTTTCAAAAAATCTAAAAAATGTTATAATTTAGGTGTAAAGAAAAAAAACTGTTTGAAAGAAGGTTTTAAAATGATTATTACAGAAGCTTATAAAAACAACATTAAGGAAATCGAGAAGTTCTTGTATACTTTTAACTATCCAAAAGAGTGTGAGGATAGAATCAGGAAATATATTGAGAATCCTCTTGATGTTCTTAATGATGACATTAAAGCTCTTTTTGAGAAGTATGATAGCGATGTAGTGGACTACAGAATTCAGCTTCCTTCCTCAATGATTAGAGAAAGAAAGGCAACTCAGAAAGAGATTTTTATTATCATGTCTCTTATTGTTGACTGCCTTGAAGAGGACGACCAGTTTAAGTATACAATTGGTGCTAATGGAGAGATTATTCCGGATTTTCAGATTACAGCTTCGACTATTTCCAATAACTTTTTCAAAATCAAAAATGACAAGAGAAAGGTTTGGAGATATCTTGATTCCAAGGCTACAAACATTGCCAAGAGAATATATGAAGCTTGGTATAATAAAAAGATTTTTAAGTGGGACTCTGATACTGAAAGTGGTCATGAATATATTGACCTTAGAAGCAATGTAATGAAGCTTAGTCCTATTTTCAATGTGTTTGAAAATTATGTCAAGTCTCTTGGTTCAAGGTCTACTTCTCTTAAGACAAAGATTTTAAAGTTCACAGGGAGAGACCAGCTTATTGATGTAACTGGAAAAAGCCACTCTGAAATCATCAATATTATTGCTAATGACATTCTGAGACCCATGTTTAATATTATACAGGAAATCATAAGTGCAAAGATGCTTGACCTTGAAAAGTACAAGCTCTTTCTCTCATTTAATGCATTTGACTGGCTTCTCGCTTCAACTGGAGAAACTTGGCATTCATGTATTGATATGAACAGTGGTTATGGTTATGGAGCCGGCCTTCTTGGAATGTGCGGTTGCCCGGACTGGGGAATGTTGCTTTATACAGATGGAACAGAGAAAGAAACTTGTGGACTCAAGAGTTATCATATCGTAACTCGTTCTTGGGTTTGTTACACAAATCAGAACGATTTCCAGGTTGTTAACTGGTATCCGAAGGACATGAGGAGCACAGTCGAGTTTACAAACTCAGAAGATTTTAAGTTCTGTTTTGAGCGTAATAACAATGCAAGAAAATCCAAGTCAACATGGGATCCGATTGTATTTGAAAACGGTGCCTTCGCATGGATTTATTCAGATTCTCCGCAGTTCTGCTCTACTCCGGAAAACGATAAAGTTTATTTTAGGTTTGTAGAATCTTGCGGGCTTCCGAGAAACGTAAAGCGTAATGGAAAGATTTCTTATGATAATTTCGGAGCGGTCGATGCAGTAATTCGTTCAATCACAAGAAATTATTCAAGTATTTGGAATGCTGTTTCATCACGCCACAAAATGGTTCTTGATAATAATGACGAAAGTGAATATCACATCTGTGATTGTTGCGGTTCAAGATTCGAAAGTGAAGACGAGCTGACTTATATTGAGAGCGAAGACATCAGCGTTTGTAACTCTTGTTTGGACAATAACTTTTTCTGGTGCGAGGATTGTGATTCATATCACAGATATGATGGTGACTCAGTTGAAGTTCATACCGGAGCTAGTGATTACGAGTACGATTTGATTTGTAATAGCTGCCTTGACAATGGCCTCAGTGAAGGCACAATCTACTTTGATGATGTTGCCTCAAGATATTACAGAGGCTCAACAGCCATGGAAGTTAAGACTTCAGATGGTTCCACAATGGTTGTTTCACCTTATACTCTTGAAAACATGACTTCAGAGGGCAGGGCTTTCCAGCATTCGGATGGTAATTGGTATAATTACGCAGAAGAGCCCGTAGTCGAAGGAGAAAACTAATGATTAACATTTATGAACTCCTTCGCCGTGACCAAGATGGCACTTCTGAATATGTCAAGTCAACTCTTGATGAAATGAAGATTCCTTATGAAGTCGACGACTATGGAAATATTTACTATCTTGATTACGAGAGTTCACCTATTCTTTCGGCGCACATGGATACCGTTAGAAAAGAAAAGGATTTTGTTATTGGAGCTTTCTTAAACGAAAACGAAGATGACAAAATCCTTTCCGGGGGGATTCTTGGTGGAGATGATAAATGTGGGGTCTTTATAATTCTTAAAGTTCTTGAAACCGGCAGAAAAATAAACTTTATCTTTTCAAGAGATGAAGAAATTGGTTGTCTTGGAATTAAGGCCCTTGTTAAACCGAATTTTGTAGAGAACAAAGAAATCACAGACAAAATAAGAAAAAGTCTTTGGTGCCTTGTTCTTGATAGACGTGGAAATTCAGATATCATTTGTGAGCAGAATGATTATGGAACAGAAGAGTTTGAAAAAGCTCTCGAAAAAATAAGCAATGAAGGCTCTTTTGGCTATAAAGGTGCAAGAGGACTTTGCTCAGATGCAAACCATATTTGTAATTATATAAGTTCGGCAAACATAAGCGTTGGATATTATAATCCGCACTCTGACAAAGAATATATTTTAAAGTCAGACTTGGAAAAAGCATATAATTATACATTGGCTGTTATTGACGGTCTGAAAGAACAGTTTAAAGCCCCGGAGATAAAGCCATACTATAATGGTGGATATTATAATCGTTATGGTTATTATGATTATGATGATTATGGTTACGGCTATGGTTACGGAGCTAACTACAACAAGAACTCTAGTGACAAAGGTTCAAAGTCTCAGCCTAAATATGATTATCCAGGTTATGACGATGATTTCGATGGTTGGGATTATGATTATAGAGATATGACATGGGAAGAGTGGAAAAATTTTGACACGAGGGGCAAGGTTTGCAGGTGCGAATTTTGCCAAGTAAGTGCGGTAATTGAACCACTCTACGAACTTATATTGCCGAATGGTGTGGAAAAGCAGGTCTGTGAAGATTGTATTCTGGAATTAGAGACCGAAATTCAAAGAGTTAAAGCACTTATAAATAAATAAGGGCTGAAACATATATTCCTTCTTTCAATAAAAAACCTCCCAAATTTGGGAGGTTTTATTTTTTTGTTTTTGGTTTAAACTACGTTTTCTGTAACCTCAACACCAGCATCTGTGATACTGAGATATACATAAATCTTTTCGATTAAGCCGAAAGGAGCAAAGCTGAGATATACATTCAAGTCGTTTCTATTTGCTCCAGTGCCGGAAACAACGTTAATGTCGTAATTTTCAATGCATTCGCTGCTTCTGAGACCTGCCATGACATCATCAACAATTGTTCTTGCTCTAGATCTAGCAGTTTCGTTGTTAGGCTCAAAGAGTAATGCGACAAGTCTACTTCTAAGCTTTCTCTTAATCATATTGGTCATTCTTCTGACTCCAACTCTGTTAAGAGGTGAGGTTGTTCTATCAGTTGTCTTCTGTGCCATGACTGTCACGCCGCGTGTGTTGCTGTAAGAAATTGGGTTAACAACATTATCGTTTCCAACAAGTAAGTCTCTATCCTTCTGGTCTGGCGAGTAGCTGTAATCAGAGCAGATTATGCCTCCACGGGCAATTCCAGCAGGAGCATAGAACTCATTCATACTCTGGTCGAGAGCAACCATCTTAGGAGCAATGAAACAAGAAGCAGGGCAGAAAATACTGTTATCTGTGTCATACGGATTGGTCTGTGCAAACCAACCATAATAGATTGCACAATAAGAGCTCTGGAAACCACTGTTTCCGTTTGCCCACTCAACTACATCCTCAATGCTCTGCTTGCTTTCGCATAATCCGCGAGGAACGTCAGCAAGGTAAATTGCATCTCCTCTTTCAGCACACACCCCAATAGCTGCATTCTGTACCATGGTATTCTGCATACCAGGTGTAGCAAGAATTGAGAAGCTATACTCATCGGTATTTACAAACTCATCGCTACCAAGGCCTCTGAGATAAAGTTCTACTGCCTGAGTTTCGCTGTACTGCTTGTTTCCACTGATATCAACTGTTGGATAGCCATCTGTTCCTTCCTCGATAAGGTACGAAGGGGTTATGGTCTCCCACTGCTGTGTCCAATAATCTCCATTAGAAAGAACCTCGCCCTTTCCAAGGTCCCAAGAACCATCATGCCATGTCCAAACCTTCTTGTTATTACTATCAAGAACGGGAGAAACTTCGTCTGTAATCTCGATGTACTCAAACTTTGTCATTTCCTCAAGGAAGTTATCAGATGTGATTCCAGTCCTTGATTCAAGAACGCCATTTCCATCATAAACTGTTACAGTCCAAGTGCTCTTGGTTGAGTCTATAGATGATGGAACCGTTGACTTGGTGACTCTCACTCCATTCATTGAGCTTCCAGGATATTTAGCACAAAGTTCAAAGTGAACATAATCAGCAATATCTGTAAACTCTACAAGGCTTGAATTAATGCTAAGAGCCTCTCCGCCAAAATTACCCTCAGTAACAGTAGTAGGATATTCAGTTACTTTGTATGGGGTTGCATCTGTTGTATCAAATCTAACAAATGCGGTACTTCCGTCTCCAGGGATGTAACCAATGTGTACATTAAAAACAATAGGCTGCTCAACATAACTAGTATCGTTTTTAGCTATTGCTAAAATACCGATTTCTCCGCTATCTTCGTCGCTTACCTGTTTAAACGCAAATGTGCTACCGAACTTACTTCTCTGAAGGTTGTTGATAACTTCAGCAATTGATACATAAAGTATATCTGTTCTGTCTCCAGCAGGGCCAAAACTAGAAGCATATAACATAGGTGTATCAACTGATGCGTCCTTTGTTTCTCCATCAATATAGACTCTGAAGAGCGGAGTATAGTGCTGCATCAAATCCGTTACATTTATAGCTCCGCCAGCTGAATTAGCTACTACAGCCATAAAATATCCTGGCTGATGAGTTTCGGAAGCTATATTGTCTTTAGCGGCAACTCTTGCTCCCTTAATAGAGAAATCAACAACAGGGCACTTTGCTTCTTTTGCCGTCGAATCTGCCAGTCTCATAAAATAAAAGTCTGTGTTGTTTGCCAATACAGCCTGTCCTAAAATATGAGGCCAAGCGAATGTAGCGACAGGGTTTCCGAAAACCTCTTTGAACTCTGAAACGCTGCTTACCTTTGTTAATTTATTAACTGGTCCTCTTGTTGAGAAGCCAAGAGATGCTACTCCATTCTCGGCAGCTGCAACTGTGGTAGGAGGTGTTACGCTTGATTCAAATAATTGTATTCCAGGTGATAATAAAGCCATTATTTCTCCTTGCATTCTCTTATGCTAATCTTGTTGTTTCTCTCAAGAATTCTTAATTCTTTCGTGATTTGATTAACTATTATACTTCCTCTTGCCGGAATAATTCCTATCCCCGACAATTGAAGCGGTGAAAATGTCTTATTAGTAATTTTATATTTCATTCGCTTCTCCGTTTACTTATTCAAGTTTTATATATTCGCTTAAAGCGAAATATTCTCATTTTTTATGTAATAGTTTTTGCCTTTAACTATTTTAGTATCTTTCGTTAATTTAAAAACCTCACCATCTTTTTCAAAGTATTTATCTAAATCTTCTTCAACAGGTTCTTTGACTTCTAAATATAACTCAGGAATAACCAACGTGTCTCCGCTGAGATATGCATAAATGGATTTAATAACATCAACATTTGTTTCAATCTCAACAGGCGCTATCATTGCCAACGGCACTGTAATAGTAAAAGAAGAACTTATAAACTTTTTCCCCTCATAATCCGTTGGTGTCCCAGTCTCTACATTATCTAAGTAGAACTGAGTTGGTTTGTTATTTACCCTACAGCTAAAAGGTCTAAACTTATTACAATTTAATTCCAACAAAGTAAGGATATAGTCGCAATCACTCATCTTTGTTGTAAATATATTACACGTATACGTCAACGACTTCATCAAAGGCCTAGTGAAACTTTTTTTTATGAAGCCACCATGACCATCTTCATAAAAGAAATTATTAATCAAGAACGGTGAACCAGCAACATCATTGATGGTTTCTTCTCCGCTTAAATAATAAGTTATTATAGGTCTTTGTGTCAAACCATTAATCATTGGCATGACATACTTTGTAAAAGCTGATGACGGAGTAGCATATATGACTTTTACGTTTTTTCCGTATACGCTATCTTCTTCGTTTGCTGGTATATTAGGGAGGCCCGCCACAGACTCAAAAAACTTCTTAAGTGCCATGTGATAGCCCATCCATCTAACAGACTCGGCATCATAATCTATCATCAAGTTTTTCATTATATTCTCTTATATTATCTTAACATCAGAGGAAGGCCTGTTTTTTAGAGTATCCTTTTAAGGTCTCCCAACTTATCAATTAAACCGTCAAGCTTTTCCAAAGCACGGTTTATTTTTTTATCATTCAAAGGCGCAAATTCCTTTTTGATTTTCTTCATGGCTTTAATATATGTAGAAAAGTGTTCTTTCATCTCGCTGGCAGTAATCTGCTCACGATAAAATTTCTTTTCTAAAACAAGCATTTCAACTCTCATTTCCTTAAGAATATCAACAAGCTTGTCATATTTCTCTGCCTCATCAAGCTTAGACAATGAATTATAAATGGTTAAAATAATTTTTCCCAATTGATTCGACAATCTATTGAGTTTGATTTCTTCCATCAAAATATTTTCATATATATATTCATTAATAGTAGCCATAATATTTCTATAATTATCTTATCAACAGGGGAAACTACGCATGGGGTCCCCTGGCGGAAAGCGGTACCCTATCCGCTTTTCACTCTAAAACTCTATTTTTATATAAGAAACGACTTATATAATTATATGGAAAAATAAAGGAGAAAGCCTTACGGCTAAAAGAATTATGAAATATAAAAGTAAATTTGATTCAGTTGAAGCATTGGTCTACGATGGTTATAATTTTAAAGAAGTGAATGATTTCTGCGAAGGAAAGTTATCTTGGAAGACAGACAAAATGGAATGGTCTGAGACGTGCCCGCCGGACGATTTAATCATTCAGTTTAATGATGAAGAAATTAATGATGTGCTAGTTCCTGGAAGCTTTGTAGTAAAGTTTAATAACGGACATTTTGGTATTATCGACGGATATGACTTTATAAGACTTTTTGAAGAGGTAGAAAATGGATAATGAAAAATATAGAGTTATAAAGGACAAAACAGTTTGGGGCCTTCAATATGCGGTAAATGAACTCGTTACTGAAGGCTGGGAGCCTCAGGGTTCTCTTTTGGTGCAAGATGGTGAATATATTCAAGCCATGATAAAAAAAGAAGAGGAGCAGGTTTTAACCGAAGAAGCCGCCCAATGATAAAAAGGTCACTCAAATGAGCGACCTTTTTATTTTCCTTCATACTGTATGATTGTTTCTAAATCATAATCTTTAAGCAGTTCTCGTCCCTTTAATCCTTTTAACTCTAACAAGGCGATTATTTTAACTACTTTACCTCCGCAGCGTTCAATCAAATCAGCTGCAGCCTTCAACGTTCCACCAGTAGCAATCAAATCATCTATTAAGACAACCTTCTCATTCCGGTGGACGCTATCTTTATGAATTTCAATCGTGGCTTGCCCATATTCCAAATCATAAGTCTCTGAAACAGTTTCTCTTGGGAGTTTGCCTTTTTTGCGAATTGGAATAAACGGCTTGTGCAACAAGTATGCTAGTGGCATTCCAAGCATAAAGCCTCTTGATTCTGCACCTGCTATTGCATCAAAATCAAGATACCCAATCACTCTTCTAAACTCATCTATAGCAAGTTGAATTCCATCAGCGTTATCCAATATTCCGGTGATATCTCTAAACATAATGCCCGGCTTCGGAAAGTCGGGTATTGTAATCACATAATCTTTCAGTTCTTTCATAGAGCGTTAACTATTATCTTAAGCAAGAAAAGCCCTGCGACAACCCAAGTCGTCGGCTTGATTTCCTTGAACTTCTTTGTAACTGCCTTGATAATCACGTAAGAAAGAATACCAAACATGATACCATCTGAGATGCTATAAGCGCACACCATAAACAATATCGTTAAAAATGCTGGTATTGCTTCAGTCATGTCAGAAAAGTCAATATCCACAATTGGAGTGACCATCATAACACCAACAATAATCAAAGCAGGAGCGGTAGCAGCGCTTGGAATCGAGCCAAACAATGGTTCAAGGAACAAGGCCAACAAGAAAAGAATGGCTGTTGTGACTGCAGTTAAGCCTGTTTTGCCACCCTCTGAGACACCAGAAGCGCTCTCAACGAATGTTGTAACTGTAGAAGTTCCAAGGACGGCGCCAACAGTAGTTCCGATTGCGTCAGCAAAAAGAGCTTCCTTACAATTAGGAATGCTTCCGTCTTCCTTAACGATTCCAGATTTTCCGGCGCAACCAATAAGTGTTCCAACTGTGTCAAACATATCCACAAACAAGAACGTGAACATTACGATAACGAAGTCGAAAATTGCCTGACCGCTTGAGAAAATTTCCTTAAATGCGAAATCAAAGAAATAAGGTGAACTTGGAAGGTATGAACCGCCAGCATAAGTTGTGATTCCAAAAGGAATGCCGATAAGTGTAGTAGCGATAATTCCGATAAGCAAAGCACCCTTTACCTTCCATGCGAGAAGAGCGGCCGTGATTACAAGGCCAATCATCGCAAGACCAGCAGGGCCCTTGAACCAAGAACCGCTAAGTTCAACAAGTGTTGCTCCACCGACAATAATTCCAGCGTTCTGAAGGCCAATAAACGCAATAAACAATCCAATGCCGGCCGCTATTGCTTTCTTTAGCGAAGGCGGAATACTATTGACAATCGCCTCTCTTACATTTAGGAACGTAAGCAATAGGAATATAATACCTTCAACAAAAACCGCTGTCAATGCAAACTGCCATGAGTGGCCCATTCCTATACATACCGTATAGGCGAAGAAGGCGTTCAGTCCCATGCCTGCAGAAAGTGCGAATGGCAAGTTTGCCGCAAGTCCCATAACCAAGGTTGCTATGGCAGATGCAATAGCTGTTGCAGCAAATACCTTACCGAATGCCATACCGGTCGCAGAAAGTATGCCCGGGTTTACAGCCAGGATGTAAGCCATGGTCATAAACGTCGTGATACCGGCCATAATTTCGGTCTTGAAATCAGTGCCCCTTTCCTTCAATTTAAATAATTTTTCCATTAAACTCTCCTTGAGTTAAAAGTTTTACATATTTATATAAGTGCTAAAAAAGTTTAAAGCCACCCGTAGGTGGCTTTATGTTAGAGTTTTAATTAACCTTCAGGCTGTTGCGCTGAAGAAGCGGCTGAACTTGCAACCGTGATTGCAAAACTTGCCGCTTGACTTGCATATGTTATAGCTACACTTGTATCAGTTGTGGCAAGCTGAGTTCCAGCAGCAGGAGTTGCTGTATAACCAGTTACAATTTCTTTCTTACCGTCACCACTATATGTAGCAGTTACCTCAAGACCTGTAAGATCAAGAGTCTCGCCTTCGGTATAATTAGTCTTTGTCGGCTCCTTTGTAATTGCAATACCTTCAACTACAAGAGGACTTGCTTCCTCCCAAACGTTTCCATTACCGAAAAAGTCAGGATTGTCGCCAGTCTTATAAGAAGTATCAGTATAAGGTGAAGTTCCTCCAGTTACTTCAGGATATCCGCCATGAGCATAACCCTGCGCTCCAGAAGCTGCGTCTTTATGATAATTAAAAACATTAGTAAATCCAGCTGCAGGATTAAGACCATCTTTATTTGTATAACTTAAATCTGACATATTTTCTCCTATTAAGAAATGTTCTCTTAATTATCTTTACTTCTAAATATAACTATCATGCTTGGAAATGGAGCGGGATTTTTTCCATCATTGAATTTTAATCTCCCTCTCAAAAATCTTATTTCGCCTTTCAAACAATAATCATGGAACCATTTAGTATCAGTGCGAGCCGGAAGTAAACAAACAACCGTAGAGCCTTTTAATGAGGTTTCATAAGCCTTTTGAACCCAAATACCTATTTGGCGACCATAAGGAGGATTCATATAACACATTCTGAAGTCAGACCAATTTTGGCTCAGGCCATCTTCAGCTTTTGAGAAGTATCTGGGACATTTAGCGTTTTCTGCAGAAGCGCATACGTCCACATCAAAATTAAACTCCGCATTTAATTCATCAAAAAGTTTTTGCGGAGTTCCATAATCATCGGAATTTGAAGTGAAAAGACCGGGATTAATCTGACTCATGCTATACATTCTCCGGCTTTGTATAACGGCACTTTCCTTTGCTGATTGATATTCTGCCCTGCCTTTGATACATATCGTCACCGCGGATAACTGTTCCGGAAGCTTTTATATTTGGGAAATCCTTAGCAATTTTTCTCCAGCAACCGATTGGAGTTTCATAATCAGACCAAACCCTCATTACAAGCTCATCTCCATCCCAGCTTGGAGAACACGACAAATCGCAAAGGCTGTTTACGCCAACCAATTTCTTTAATTTTGAGTAGTCTTCATCTTTCCAATTATTATCTGGAATACCTGTTTCAAAAACATTATAATAAAAACCGCCCTCATCACCATCCTCGGCAAGTTTATATATTTTTTCCAAATCTTCTTTATTCCCACTAAATTTTATAAACGTATCAGAACCAACACTCATAATTTATACTCCTTTATTTATTATATAAGTTTTAAGATAATATTATGGAACTAGAAAATTTATTAGAAGTAATCTCTTTTAAAACAACAAAAAATAGAATTAGAAAAGAAACTATAGATAAAAAGCTCGCTCAAACAAAAGAAAATAGTAATATTGAAGTAAATGCACCCGAAAAAACAGTTTTTGATTATGATAAAATAACCAAAAGAGGAAAAGGCGCAGGAACCATTAAGCCTGGAGAAGGCGAAGTCCCTCTTAAATGTAAAAATGGCGATAACCACCTTTTAAACAAAAAGAAAAATGTGTTTACGTTCAAACAGTTAGAAGATAAACTTAACGCAAAAAATGAACAACCAATTTGTAAAACCTGTGCTGACGAAGAAGGAAAAGCAACTACTGGAACCTCTCGTTCAGAGCTAGATTTTAAAGATGCCTTAGTAGACTTTATCACAAAAGAACTTGGATGTAACGTAACAGTACACTTTGGTTCAAATAAAGCCAAAACGGAATATCTATCTAAAAGTGGAAAATCAGAATTAGATTACGATATAAAGATAGATGACAATAACGATGGTACAAAAGCATTCGCTATCAGCATACAAGGAGCTCCTCACACTCCATACAATCAAAGCGCAAACGATAACGATTCAATTAGAGCGGCAGAAGAAGCTAAAAGAGGTCGTCCTTATATAGTTACCCCTGCATATCTTAAAGATGAAAAGTTATTTAATGACAAGCTTAACGATATGAAAGTTTTCATAAGGAACCTTTATGGGAAAATTACGCCTCCGATTCAATCAAGAAAAGCAAAAAAGCTGATTAGAAGATTCGGACCTAATTCTCCACAAGTAAATTATCGTGTAAACGAACGCAGCAAAGCCTTAAATGACAGAATCGAATTCATTAAAAATTCACCAATTCAAAAGCAATTAAATCAAATTATAAATGCTTTACAAGACAATATAGGTTATAATAGAACTAAATATAATGGCAAATACGATAATATAATAGATTACATGCAAAAAGATGAAAAAAGATTTGGTTCTTTTGAAAACCATAAAGATGAATGGAACGAGCTAATTAATGTAGGCACGAAGCAAGAATTCGATAATTGGGTTAATAAATATCAAGCAGTATCTAGAGTTGAAAAAGAGTATTTAGGCACTCCAAAATCTAAAAAACTATTTGAAGATAAAAACTAAAAGCAGCCAATTGGCTGCTTTTTTATTTATAAGTAATTATTCTCTGAAGTAACCACATAGTAGTATATGTTGGATGTATAGACTCCGCCATAATTCAACAGGTCTGCATTTATCTGCTCTTCTGTCAAACCCCCAAAATCTATCTCAACATCACCATTGAAAATGATAGAGTAACTTGTCTTACCTTCTCTGTCTATCAACTTTGTAGTTATAGGCGGGTCGTTAAAATTTATATAGTGAGCAGGCTTTCCATTATTGCTCTTATCAGTTCCATCAAATGTTGCAACCACATTTCCATCATGAAGCACATTCAGAGTATAAGGTATCTGCTTCCCTGAAACTCTGTTTATGAGTTTAAACCCGCCTGTTACATTTGTCTTTGAACTGTCACTTGCAGATAGGAAGACAAATACTTTGTTGTTCCAATCATACTGTGCCTTAGACTGACAGAAAAAAGACATATTAGCAATGATAGACTTACCATTGTTCTCTCTAACTGTCTTAAGAATGTCGAGACTTAATGCATTGACAGTTGGATTTACAAACAGAGACACCAGACTGTATCTCGGTTTTTCAGAACCAAAGTATCCACTCAGAACTACAGTATAATGGCCTTGGTGAGCAGGGTTGTCACAGTTGTTCTCTTCACAATGCCAATTGATGGTAAAGATGGCCATGTAGTCATCTTTCTCAGACAGCCTTTGTCTATCCTCAGATGTCAGTTCATCCATACAAAGAACAAGGTCAGCATGGAATCTGTCAATGGTCTTCATTGTTCCGCTGCTGTCTATTCTGACATAACTTCCTGACTCTGATACAGGAGGAGTGATATATGTCATTGAACCTGTCAACTTGGTATTAGTAAGCCTATCTGATAAATTGACATCCACCCCATTAGAGCCAAGATTATAGTTGGTATCCTGACCATTCTTTATCCTGCACTTTGGTCTCATGGCAAGATAATAATTTCTGTATTTAGAAGGGTCAGACTGAGAGACAAACTTTCCATCTGTCACAATCTCAAATCTGAGTTTGTGTTCACAGTCCTGAACACCAAAGTTGCCAAGAGTATTTATTGTACTGTAAGTTCCAGATATGGGGTCACCTATACTCTTGTCTTGTGTCCAAGTCTTCGTATAATTAGGGAGATAGTAGGCGTCACCCAAGTTTATGGTATCTGTCATTCTTGTGGAATACATATACCAGACCTTTTCAGCACCAAAGAGTAGAGAAGAACATAAAAGAATTATCAAAAATATCAGCAGTTTCTTCATTGCAGGCTCTCCAGAACTAAGGTTACTGTGGAATGATAAGTTCCACTGTCAACTACTTCTGTACACAATCTCAGGTACAGACCTGCATTTTGCAACATTAAGATTCCTTGAATCTCATTAAATCTAAGTACTGCATTTTCATTGGCTAAACAATACTCTGTCTTTTCCACCATAGAGGTGCCTTTCAAAACAGAATATACTGTACACAATTCATAATCATATTTTATAGAAGCATTATCATCATTTATCAGTTTGTCATGTGATATTGTCAGCTGATAATCAGAACTTGATGATATCAGAGAATAGTTAGCAATTAACAGACCAGGTACTGACTTCGGAGTTTGTGTAGGTGAAATCAAGTATCTAAAATTATTAGTTTCATCATTTATATTTAGATTAAGCCCTTTACCATCATTTGAGCCAGCATAATAGAAACTTGAGACTGTCATTTCAAAAACACCATTTATATGTGCAAGAATGCTGGTGTTTGTTGTGAGAAAGTCAAATTCCTTCCAGGCAAACAGTGGAGTAAGAACAAGAACCATAAGAATAATTACAAGTATCTTCTTCATGTTGCGTTGAACTCCACTGTCACATAACTGACATAATCGAAATTACCTGCTGTATCTTCATCATATTCAAGAATCTGAAGTGTACAGTATCCTGACTTTGGATGATTCTTCTTTACATTCTCATTATAGGTGAAAGAAGCTGAGTTGACGATGAATGAAGATGCCCCTGAGGAACCCTGTCTGTACCCCGGATAGGATGAACTTCCTGAAGTGGAAGTTGTGAACTCATGTGTCTTTAAAGTGGTGCCGTCTGTCATCTTGACAGTATGCTTGGGAACATAGTAAGTTCCGTTTGAGAAAGCCTGCAAAGGGGTGATTGTGAATGTGACGGTCACATCTATGTTCTTGTTGCCTGACAGCTCCCAGTTGAAGATTGTAACCTCTCCTATTGTAGGGTCATCATCAGTATAGATGTCACCCGCATGATATATCCTGTCCATATCAAGATTGGAATCCGAAGCCCATACTCTGAAAATAAGGTTGGCCTCAGCTTCCTCATAGTATCCGTTTATATATACATGGTCAGTCACTATGGCATAAAAGCTTACTGGGATAAGAACCATAATCAGAACTATAAGTATCTTTCTCATTCTGATACCCTCGCTATTGTGACCATGGAGTAATAATCTCCCTTGGCCATCTCATCAAAGTCAGTCAGAACCGCATCAAGATAAATCTTGGCAACTGTCTCACCAGAACCTATGACAGTGAACTGCACCACTTTTGTATTATCATCCTCATTAGGGTCCACATCAAGGATTGACGGGAATCCGTTTCCGTAGGTGATATACAACTCATAAGGATGAAGTTCAGGTCCGTCTGATTTCTTCATAGGGGTAGCGGAGAACTCTATCCTATGAGTTCCCTTGACATTGGTGATGTATTTAATCAAACAGACATTGCATAATGTGGAGTTGTCAGCAGGAGATATATCTTTGAGATAATTGTCATCCATATCCTGCGGAAGACTTCCTGACCCGCTGTAAGGAACAACATACATTTCAGTGGTCTTTATGTTGTTGACAACCCAATGAACATTGAAATTAATATTTCCTGAATCCACAGCAAAAATATATGAAAAGACCATTGTAAATAAAAATAAGATTGTCAATGCTTTTTTCATATATTTCTCCAACATTTGTAAAAAAATTATATATACAAGATAAAAATTTAAGGGCCATAATCCAATAGGTTTAATATGTGAATTATGGCCCTTAGAAAACGGTTGGTTCAGTAAGAACCTTTGTCAATGATTAGTTAGAAGCAATTGTCAGAGTAACTGTTGCCTGATAATCACCAGAAACTGCGTCCTCATTCTTGTTCCAAGTGCATGTGAAGGTAGCAACTGTAACAGGAGCATCTGTTGTAGCAGGCTGAGCATTACCAAGATAAGTAATTGTCTTAGCAGTTGCATCTCCGCCATAAGTTGCCTTAGCAGCAGCAAGGCTACCATCAGCAAATGTATTAACAGTTTTTGAATTTACTGTGAACTTCTTGTACTGCTCATCTGCAGGATGTGCAGTTGTAGTAACTGCGACAACACCAGTACCAGCTGCATTAGGATACTGATAAAGAACAAGGTCAGTAGCAGTAGCAGAAAGAGTGTAAGTCTTAACAGACCTGCTCTTTGAAATCTGATTGACATTGAAAGTCACTGTCTGATTTGCATTAAGAAGCTCATCTGTTGTGATAACATAAGCATTATCAAGAGTACCTGCTGCCCCACCTAAATCATCATAAACAGTACCAGCTGCGAGTCTGAAAGTAGGCTCAATAGCATTGATGTGTGTTGTAATGATAAGTGAAGCATCACCAGTGGAAGTTGCATCAGCGAAAACACCAACAAGAACAACTGCCATCATCAAAAGTGCGATAAGAAATTTCTTCATAATTTTTATTCTCCTATAGGATTAAATTTTCTCAGTTTGTGATATAGCTCATGGTGATGTTTGATGTATATTCACCAGGGGCTAAGCCTTCTGTCTTCTTCCAAGTAGCCGTAAAGAAGGCAAGATTTATATTTTCGATTGACTTACACAGATGGTAAGCTAAATAAAAATCAACACCATTATTTGTCTGAGAACCAGTTACTTTCAGACAATCCATATCTAAACAGCTTATATCTGAAATCACAGGCTGCGGAGTACTTACTACAGCAGTAGGATCCCGTGAAATCAGATACTCGGACTCAATATTCACCAGACTTTCAGCTTCCACTGAAATGCTTATGGTCTCGTCTGTCCTTGTTTTGGCCAGCTGTGCTATCCGGAAATATACTTTTATATCTCCCTCAGATATATCATCAGCAATCAACGAATCCAACCCAGCATTGTTGGCAGAATCAAGCCCACCGTATAACTTATACAGGCTCAGCATTCCTTCACCTGCCGTAGCGGCATTACTTAAAGTAATTTTAGAAACAGTAGACCTAACCACTATGGTGCTTGTTTGCAGCGTTTGTGCAAATATGCAAAAAGGAAGCAAACAAAGCAAAAAAAATAAAAGTATTTTTTTAATCTTATGGCCTCCTTTTTGTTTTCCATCATTATCTTTAGCATTAGCAAGAAATTTTTTAATTTTTTTTAACAATTCATTTTACAAATTTTAAAAATTTTTGTCAATTTTATTTTATTCTGTTTATATATAAGTTGCGAGTTTCTTAACTTTTTCCAAGTCCGCAACTTTCCGTTAACAGTTTATCAAATTTTAAATTTTTTGTAAATAAAAAAAAGACCGCTTAATTAAGCGGTCTTTTTATCTTCAGCTAATTCTTCGATTAAGGAAGGTTGGTAATAGCAAGCTTTGCGTAGAACCACTCTCCACGAGGAGCAAGGGTAAGAGCATATCTGCTGAAGAATCCCTTGTTCTCATCGAATGTATTCGGATCGAAGATGGAAGGTGTCATCCAGTTTGCATAAGGGCTGTAAACAACACCGGCACCGAATGTACTAATCGGGCTCTTGAAACCAAGAAGGATAACATCCTCATCTGCTTCAACTCTGTTAGGATCGACGAAGTACTTAATCTTGCTCATGCTACCGATTGTGTAGATGTTAGGTGATGTAACAACAGTCTCCTTTGAGAACTCAGGAAGCATCTGAAGGATAGCTGCAACCTTAGGTGACACAACTGCCCAGTTAGCAGCACCCTGTCTGTTGTACTGAGCCATCTTTCCAGCGAGTGTGAAGATGCTCTGTGCAAGTGCACGATGTCTGTCGAGGTAGTTGTAAACGGGGTCTGTTCCGTTGAAGTTCCAGTTGTGGCTGTAAGCGAGCTGTGTAGGAACTGACTGGTCAATGAAGCTGATGATTTCACGGTCGATTTCATAGTTCATTTCAACAGATGCCATCTTAACAAGCTCTGCATCAAGGTCCATATTGAAGTGAGCCTTGAGGTCCTGCATTGCTTCACGAGTGAATCTGACCTTGAGCTTTCTCTCGACTGTCTCGACAGATTTGCTCATAATCTGGAACTGCATCTCAGGAATGTAAGCAGAAGATTCCTGCTGATATCTTACGAAGACAGAATAAGTGTCATTTGCAGTGTAAGTTGCAGGAGACTCAAGTGCAGGGAATGTAACAACAATTGAGCCATCAGATGGAGCAGCAGCTGTAAGAGCAATAGCAGCACCGCCCTTGGTTGGGAATGCATAAGCCTTAACAATTGTCATGTTTGCCTTAATGAAGGAATCAGTACATGTGAATGTCCAAGCGTCTGCGGATGTGGATGCAACTGTAGCTGTGTAAGGTCCAAGATTCTGTGAGCTGTAATATGCCTGACCAGCAATGTTTGCGCCAGCAGCAATATCCTGAGGATAGTTACCTGTGAAAGCCTGGTTCTTTAAGACGCCAGCCTTGTCATTGCTATACTGATATTCAGCATAGAAGATAACACCAGTCTTGCCCTGGATAGGCTGAACTGAAACGAGCTCATGAGCGATGAGCTGTGGCATGACACGTCTGATAACAGGAAGCATTACCTTAGGAACGACGTAGTTTGCAACGCCCTTTCTAGGAACGTCAGCGCCGATTGTTCCCTGATAATCAGCCTGTGAAACGTTGGGGTTGGTGATGGGCTCTTCCATGAGAATTTCATCCATGGCTGATTCTGAAGCGAGCTCATTTTCTACCATATAGTTAGCGGAGTTCTCGAGAACCATCATTGTAGCATTGCGTACATACTCATCCTCGATGCCTTCGCACATAAATGACCATCTATTCTGAAGGTCTTCAAGATTCTTAACTCTTGTCATATTATTAAAAATACTCCTATTTTAATTACTTGTAAAGTCTCATCATAGATTCACGGAGCACAGACTTTCTCTTAGGTCCGTCCTGGTCGTCCTCAAATTCCTCAGGAATTGAAGAAACTTCCTCTTTTACGCTCTCGTCTTTCTTTGATTTCTTCTTCTCGTCCTTTTTCTCGTCTTCGTCTTTGTCCTCGTCCTTATCGTCCTCGTCCTCATCATCAAAGTCGAAATCAAGGTCTTCATCATCTTCATCATCTTCGTCGTCATCATCTTTAGACTTATCAGCTTCATTCAAAGACTCAACAATAGACTCGAATCTAGCTGTAACTTCTTCAGCGGTGCCTTCGCCGATGATGGCTCTAAGTGCTGGTTTGAATGCGTCGTCATAACCTTCAATAAGTTCTTCAAGAGTAGCAGCGCCTTCATCAAGTGCTTCCTTCCTTTCGTACTCAGCAACCTTGTCGGCAAGTCTCTTAATTTCACCCATATAGGTGTTCTCGACATACTCTTCGTTCATTAAAGGAGCAACAAGTCTCAAGACCTCTTCCATCACCTTGTGGGTCGGGTCAGTTTCAACAGACTCTGCTAAAACCTCGGCTCTTACGTCTTCCCTCATTTCATCGAGAGCAGCAAGGAACTTCTCAGAATAAGCTTCTGCGACTTCCTCTCTCCAGGCATTGTTCTGTTCTTCAAGCTCGTCAAGTTTGGCCTGAATTCTCTCTTCAGCTTCCTCTTCGAGCTTAGCTGAGAAATCTTCCTTCCAAGCTTGAATTTCCTCTGCGAGCTTTGAAGCATCCTCTTCGGAAAGTTCAATATCAAGGATATCTTTATTGTCCATAATTTCTCCTAGTAAATTAATTTTTCTACTGTTATTATCTTGCAGATAGCAAGTACTTTTACTACTATTATCTTATCAGTATCTATTTACAAATAAACACTGAGATAATTTTAAAAACTCGAAGTTCAATCGTAGTCAAAAATTAAATCTTGTTCCCATTTATCAAAGATTTTTTTAACACCGTCAATCTTGAAAAATGGTTTGATTTCTTTCTCAACCCACTTTTTATATTCTTCTGAACCAGCAAACTCTCCAAAACTTTTGTCACTTTTTTCAAGTTGCTTTTCGTAAAGTTCATCGAACATGTTTCTATAATATTTAGCTACCTTGCGGTCGATTGCTTCTTCGGTTAAAACACCGGAATTCTTTAAAATTTCCTCTCTAAGGTTCATGCTTTAAAAGCCTCTTTCCAAATCTGGCCAAGTGTTGTTTTCTTTTTATTGAATTCTATTCCCTCTGAAATAAAGTCTGGCGAACCAAACTCTCCAGCAGACGGGTCAAAAACAATATCAATTGCTCTAAGCGAAAAATCAGGCTGAACCTCAAGAACGTCTTCCATAACGCCCTCTCCAAGATTCATTCTTGCCTTTTTAACAGAACCAAGTCCTCTAGTAGAAACTCCAAGTTTGACACCTTCATCAACAAGCGTCTTAATAACCTTGCCTTTTGGTGTATCAAGAATTACCATTTCTCCAACAACCGTTCCGTCGTCCATCATCTGAAGCTGATTGACCTTTGCAGCAATTTCATAAAGATTAATTTTTGCAGTCTGAGGGTGCTCACATTCTGCGACAAACCTTCCTTCAGCGATAGCTTTCTGCGCCTCTTCAACAGCATGTCTCATAACAGGAATGGGGTAAACACGGCCATTCTTGTTCTTAACGCCAGCTTTGGAAAAGCAGCCACGGATAACGTAATGCTTTTCTTTGTTACTTGCTTCCTCTGTAATTATCTGACATGTTGTGCTATCAAGCTCAGTATACTCATCTAAAGAAACAACTTTATTCTCTTCCATTATTTTTTTCCTCTAGAATTAACTTATCTCTTAAAATATTTTCAATACTTGAAAATTCTGTAAATTTTATTCTAAAAACTTCAACCGAATTTTCTTCGCATAATTTATTTTTAATTATATCAAGCCGCTTTCTTTTTTTAAGTCCTTCTTCTCCCCCGAAAATTTCTATTGATTTAAAATGCTGCTCACCGTCATATTCTATAACTAAATTATAATCTGGTAAATAAAAATCAGGTTTAAGCAGTCTTAAAAAATCAAGACAAGCCTTATTATAAATATAATTAATTTTGTTATCGTCTAAAAATCTTTTAATTCTTTCTTCGCCTTTAGACAAATTACATTTATTACAACCTTTACCATCTAAATGGTCGTTTGGTGTTTGCCAAAAACTACCATGCTTAGGGCATATAATTTCAACTTTAGTATGGTTATTAACATAATTCACTCTACTATAGTCATATTTATCACCATGAATTTGCGTTGCTTTTTCAATGAATTCATTTAAACTACTTGACCTAATTTTTCTAAGTACGTATTTTTTACATTCTGGGCAACCATATCCGCTTAAATGATTATGTGGAGTCTGCCAAAATTCTCCATGTTCGGGGCATATAATACAAACTTTTATTTCTTTATTAATATATTCAACTTTATCATAAATATATTTGTCTTTATGAACACTATTTGCTTTTTCAACAAAATCTTTTGTTGTAGACGTTCTTAAACTCGCTCCATTCTTTATCCCGCATTTTTTACAACCTATGCCGTTTAAATGACTATATGGCATTTGCCAAAATTCCCCATGTTCAGGACATATAATACAAACTTTGGTATGGCTATTAACATAATTTACCTTTTCATAAATATATTTATTCCCATGAATTTGTTCAGATTTTTTAATAAATTCTTCAGTAGTTAATTTTTTAGACATTATAATATATAAGATATATAAAAAATAAAAAACCCAGCAAAAACTGGGCTTTAAGTTTGAAATTAATTCAATTACTTGCAAGTGCACTCACTGAACTTCTTTCCGCACTGAGGGCAACAACCCTCATGCTTTTTTGCAGCCTCACCTTCTTCCTCGTCATCTTCCTCAGATTCGGCCTCTTTCTGCTCTTTTGTTTCCTTGTGAGCTTTTATTTTAGCATCAAAATCGGCGAGAGCGGCTTTAAGGGCTTCTTTGGCCTCGCCTTCATCTTTTCCTTCAACCGTAACTTTCACATCAAAGACAAATTTTCCATCTTTTGGCTCTTCGCCGTCAAAGTCTTTTGCTGGTTTCTCGCATTCAATACAACTTTCTTTTAATATAAATTCTCTAAGTGTCATTTTTAAAAATCCTTATATTGCTTGACCATTTCGGCCATTTTTCTCATATAACGAAGACGAACACCAGCTGGTCTGTTTTTCATGTTCTTAAAAACATTAGCTGCTGCAGCCTCACCAATTGAATTAAAATATTTGATAAGGTTATCAAAAATATTATTAACGGCGTCAACTTCCTCTTGAGAAATTATTCTACCAGCCTCGTTTAAAACAGTAACTTCTTCTCTAAGTGTCATTTTAACCCTCCTAAATATTTTTTAACTTTATCTAAATATTCTTTTTCATCTGCTGTAAATTTATCAATATTGTTATCAATAAAATTGACAAGGCTCTTTTTTCTGAGAATAAGAATATGGTCAATGATTGATTTTGCTTGTTCGCCAGTAAAAACAGTTTCTTCTTGTTTTGTGCCGCCACGCTCAGGCATTATTGTTGCTGTGACTTTATTTTCACCAAACGGATTATCAATATGCTTCCAATTATAATCCAGTATAGATGCCGCCGATATTATATAATCATACAGTTCTTTATTATCAGGTCTAGCACAACATGTATATGTCTTCCCTGTATTTTTAACCAAGAAGTCATAATTCCAAAATTTTACATGTAACTCACCAGGTTTTGTAAGCAAGATAGTTTCTGATAAAACGCCGGAATTTTTTAAAATCTCTTCTCTAAGCGTCATTTAATTAATTTTCTCCCAATTATTACCAAAAAGTTCTTTCATAGCCCAATCAATACCAAGCGCCACTTTTTGATTCGCTGATTTATAAGCCCTTTGAACCCTTTTTATTGCATTAAGATGGACCTCTACATTATTATCATAATCCGCTGGATCATCCTTACGGAGTTCGGACTCATGTTTGACTAATCGAGCCATTGACATATTATCGAGTTTTTTATTTTCTTCGGCCTCTTTATGTTTATCATATTCATAGCCATAATCTTTAGCCGCTTTCAAAACTTCTTCTCTAAGCGTCATTATTCTCCCTCTTTGATTCTTTCAAAATCAAGCTTGTGCTCCCTTTCGTCAGAAATAATTCCGTTTATGATATCAGCCAAATCCTTGGTATCTGCGCCATCTTTGATTTCATCGTAATAAGCCTGGTAAGCCTCAATAGCGCCTTCTTCGGCTTCAATAAAGAACTGTTTCAAATCATCACTTGAAAAGCTTGAAAGTTCCTTAGTTGCCGGACTAGCGCTTGAAATAATCTTGGCAATTGTAAGGTCTGGATGACCGCCTCTTTCCATAAGAGCCTGAACAAGCTGAGTATAGTGTCCCCATTCTTCTTCAGCATGTTCATTAAAATGTTCAACCAAATAAGATTGATTTGGGCCAACTATAGCATCGGCCGCAATTTTATATTGTATAGCAGCAGCAGCTTCAGCGTTGATAAGTTTCTTGAGATTGTCTAGATAGCTATAGCTGGTTGATTCTGCTGCCCGCTGCTCGCCCTCATCCTCCAAAAGAAGACCGGCATTTCTTAAAATCTGTTCTCTAAGTGTCATGTTTACCACCTTTTAGTCTAAAATTATCTTAACATAAATAAAGCCCAGCAAAACATACTGGGCTTTACTATATTACTATATATAGTAACATTAAATACTAAGGAAACGAACACATTCCTTAATATCATCGGGGCGGGTGCCTTCATCATCATTATCGAATTTCTTAATAAGATTCTCAGCCATTTCCTTAATCTTTTCGTCTGTGACTTTTTCAACAACGGTCTTAAGAGCAGAAAGAAGTTTTTCCTTATCTTCAGCAGTTAACTCAACAGCTTTATCCTCGTCCTTCTTCTCTTCATCCTTCTTTTCGTCGCCTTCTTTTTCTTCACCAGCTGCTTCAGCAGGAGCTTCGCCTTCAGCGGCCTTAGCTTCAGAAGATTTGGTCTCATTATCAGAATCATCATCAATATCAATTGCTTCTCTGAGATACTGGAAACCTTCGTCATTATTGATATAATGAACGACAGCTTCTGTAATCTTCTTATACTCACCGTTAAGTTTCGGGTCGAGCATAATTGCTCTTGCAATTGCTTCTTTAAGTTCTGTCTGGTTTAAGCTGAATAGACTCGGATTTTCTGAGAACATTTCAACAAGAACATCTCCGCCTTCTTCAACATCCTCAACAAATTCCTTGCAAGCTGCACACATCTGCTTCTTAAACTTCTTGGAAGCGCAGCACTTCTTTGCCTTCTCCTTTGACTTAGAATTAATGTAAGCCTTAGGCTCTGTAGTTGAAAGAAGAGTAAATGCAACAGGGTTTGCCCAGTCAAGAATGAGAACATCATTCAGCGGATGGGTAATAAGCCTGTCCTGATAAGCCTTGAAGAAATCACTCTCTCTAAGCTCCTCAAACTCCTCGTTGATAAAACTAAGCTCTTCGTAATCAGCAGCTCTAGAATAATCCTTGTCTGAAATTGACTCGGCTACAATTGTCTCAATTGCACTCTTTGCCTTATTAAGAGTCTTCATATATGAATTAAGAAGCTCTCTCGAATCATCATTTTCGCTAATCAGATAATCCTTAACAGCAATCTTGAAATCAACCGAGCTGTCTTCCTCAAGCTCAATTTTATCAAATCCTTCAAGAATTACGCTAAGTGTATCTGGATTATAATGATAATTGCAAGTATAGAACTCTTCATTCACTGTATCAAGCAAAACCAGAGAGTCATCATACACAGCAACAACAGATGCATTAGCACTCTCATTGATGAAGCCACGGATCATACTCTCGATATTGGTGTTGTCATTAACAATTACACCATGAAGTTGTCCATATGTCATTTTTGCCATTATTTATTTTCTCCTTAAAATTTTCATTTTATTCTATATTTATCTTTTCAGTACAAAGGAATCAACCGAGCAATACTGGCAATTCCTTGACTGAACTACCTTCATAAAGCCTGACGGCTCCACTATTTTTTATAAGACCGCCAAACTCATTATTCTCGTTTAAGAAGTAATAAGGATTAAAGCCTTTAATTGCATGACGTTTCTTTTTTCCATAAGAGTCTACTTCTTCCATAAACTCAGAAACTTTGGAATTTTTATTTTTGTTTTGCATCTTAATGTATTTCATAAGGGCAAGAAAATCGTCCTTATCTTCAATAAGGAACTTTTGCCCTTCAACATTAAGATATGAAACTTCTTGGGTTTCAAGATTTTCAGGAGCCTCAACAGGGGCTTCTGCAGGGGTCTCTTCAGGAGGTACTTCTTCGCCACCAGGCGGCATTTCTCCACCAACCTCTGTGGCTCCTAAATCCTGAGGCATTTCTCCACCAAGACCTGCGCCACCTGGCATTCCTCCGCCCATCGGCATTCCTCCGCCACCTTGACCAAGCGCCATCTGTTGCTGCTGATTTGCTTTGTCCTCAATCATCTTCATAAACTGAATCTCTGCAATCTCTTTATCTGAAAGCCTAAGTACTCTCTTAAATAACCAGTTTACAGGGAAAACGCCAAGACCTTGCATTTGAGACATCAAATTAATTTTTGTCTCAAGAAGACCAGTCTCAGAAATCTCTTTAGTCGTTGAAGGCGGTGTAAGCTCAAGAGTGAAATCTTGAAGCTCCTCTTCTTTAAAACCGTTAAAGAACAATTCAAGAGTAGCAAGCTTGTAAAGGGTTTTTATAATCTGCTGCTGAATCCTTTCAATAAACCTACCAAATTTAATATCTTTCTGAGAAAGAGTAGTACTTCTATCTGCCTGAACCTTTCCTTCAAGACCAATATATTCAGCAGGTATATTAAAACTAGCAATTAAATCATTTTTGAAATTATCAAGGAATGTCATGTTCTGGTTCATGTTCATTCCATCACCCTGGAGGGTTTCAATTGTGGTTCCATTCTGACCCTCTCTAACAGGAATAAATATATCTGAGGTAATCGAAAGAATTGAAGAAATCTGATTTAAATTTCCATCGGCATCAATAACCTGCTGGCTCCTATAAGAATCGCGCATCTCACGAATTGCTCTCTGCGCTTCAAGCTGAGGAAGGCCGCCTACATCAATCTTAAACACTCTCCTAGAAGGGGTTCTTGAAATAACATAAGTAAGAAAAATATCTTCAGTAGCGGTAAGCCTTTCAAAACTTCTTATACCAGAGAAAAGAAGTGATTTACCATAAGGCTTTGTTTCTTTATCCTCAATTTTAAAATGGGCAATCTGCCAAGGGAACAGCCTCTGTTCAAGAACAACGCTCTTATTTTTCGGAGCCTGTATCTTATAAACATAATAATCTACACGTCCGTCTTTTTCATGAATCTCGATTTTTGATGGGTCTAAATATTTTATTCTTCTAATTCCCACGGCCATACCATCTTTAACATCAAGAGTAACCTCATAGAAATTATCGCCCATCTTGATTGTTTCTTTAAATATTGACCACAACTCCGTATTTATAGAGAGCTTATCAAAAAAGAAGGTTTTTAAACAATCGTAGATTTTTTCATTATTACTATCTATTGTTAAAACATCATTTTCATCATTAGACTGGGATGACTCATCAGCAATTATATCAAGAGCTCTATTTACAAGCCCTAAAGTTCCCATTTTGATGTATGTTTCATAATATTGCTCACGGGTTCTGGTAGACCTTTTTGCAGTAGTGCTTCCAATAGTCTCAAACATGCCCAAAGTAAAGCTTTGGTTGTTCATGCTTGTTAAGCCGTCATCTTTGGATTCAACGGTACCATTAGACAAAACAGCATCTGATTTGTCAGCGATATTTACTTCAGGGGCTAAATTTATTTTTTGCTGAATATTATACGCTTGCTGCGTAGTTAATTCAAAATCATTTATATCAAACTGCTCTTTTCCGTTTTTAAGCATCTATATTCTCCAAACCAGTTTTCGGTTGAATCTTGGACTTCATGGCCCTTCCCATTTTCATTTTCATTCTACGTTCAGCGCTAGTAACACCAATATTTTTACGTAAAGTTTTATCAACTAAAGTAGGGTTCGCCGCTTGAGCCATTCTTTTCTGCAACTCTTCTTTATCTAAAGTGGGGACCATATCATTACCTCAATAATTATCTTGACGAAGATTAAGTTCTTCAGTTAAGATAGAATCTATATTTTTATATTCTGTATAGGGAATATGTAAAACTCTAAGGTTATTTTCTAAATATAATTTGTCCTTTAATTTTTCTCTTTTAGAAGCTGCTTCAAACCTCCTTTCTCCTCCCCAAGCTTTTACTGGTTTAAAATGTTGTTCACCATCATATTCAACAATTAAATTATAATCTGGTAAATAAAAATCGGGCTGCATTTTGTATCCCTTATTTGATTTAAGCCAATCAAAACAAGATACATCATGATAAAACTTTATATCATGTTTTTCTAAATACTCAATTATTTTTTCTTCGCCTCTTGAAGGCCTACAATGTGGGCAGCCGTGGTTTGATAAATGAACATTTGGTTTTTGCCAAAACTCGCCATGCTTTGGGCAAATTATACAAACTTTAGTTTTATTATTTTTGTATTCTACCTTAGAATAATCATATCTATCACCATGAATTTTTTTTGCTTCTTCAATGAATTGTTCTGTAGTTTTTCTATGAGTATCCATATATAATTATTTTTAATCAGCCTATCAAAAAATTATAAACTTCCATGCCAGATATCCCAAGTCTTTCTTGGACAGCCCTATCTAATCCCATCCTTTCTCCTACTGAAAAATCTTCCTGATTACCATACATTCCGGCATAATTTGTATCACTTAGATTTAATTTTCTACGACCATCATCAAGAATAGAAGAAAGCTCATTTTCATGTTTGCCGGCTTCAAAAACCTTTCCATTTATTTGCCTCTGTTCTTGAAGTTTCTTTTCAAAATCTTTTCTATCATAATTAATTAAATTACCATCTTCATCAACAAATCCGGCAGCTCCAGAAGAGGCGGTAACTGCTTTATCGCGATTGTAAAGAGCAAGAGCAAAAGCCATGATTGAGTCGTCGTGGCATGAATTAGCGTGAATGTATTTTCCTTTGCTATCAACTATCCATGTCTGAAGCTCAGTATAAACTCTTTCAGAATAAAGATGAAGACGGCTGAACATTTCGGCATTAGTAAGCCAGTCAAACACCTCAGTTGTCATCAACTTTCTTGTCTTAGTATCTGTAATCCAGCCAGTAAAACGTGTTATTCCATTATTTGATTTCTTCTGCTTAAATACATTACCATATGGGTCGTTCTGATTATAATAAAGAGCGTTGAAAACACCATCACCGATTGAGTTGGCCTCTATAACAACATAAGCATCATTATAAATACGGGCTATGTCTTTTACCATACCTGGAAGCTGTGTTGTTGAAGCAAACCCATAAAACTCAGCACATTGCTCCATATTATTTACATCAAGGACTTGAATACAAGCGCGGTCCTGGCTTGTACCTTGCGATGGGTCAAGAGTGCAAATATATTTTCCATCTGGCTCAGGATGCTTCCAAATCCAATAGTTATGCATTTCTTTAACTGGGGCGCCATTAAGGCATAAGTAATCCTTCATTATTGGATTCTTAAGTTTCAACTTAATTTTATTCATTGAGTCAGGATTAATTACACGGTCTCCACTAATTATGAATTCATGAAGAATTTCCTGTTTATACTTAAACTCGCCCAAAGAGCCATATTGCGATTTTAAGAATGGATTGGAGTTTGGGTCTTTTCCGATAGGGTCGAAGAAATCATCCCACTTTTTTCTAACCTCTGGCTTATGATAATAGTCTTCGGAAATGGCTTGGGCAAGCTGTTTATTATAACCTCGCTTAGGACCATTCATATTTTCATCATCAGGAATTTCCCACCAACCGATTTGAAGATATTTCGTATCGCGGTCAAGACCCATCTTTGCTTCTTGAACTTGATTGTAATAATATGAACCCGCCCCAACAGTACCATTCGGCGTGCTGATAAAAATCTGCATTCCGCTTGTTCTGGTTAAAGTAGGAATAGCAGCAGAAACAATCGACTGAACCATTCTATCTGATTTATAGAAAGCCAACTCATCAAGAACAAGAAGAGAAAGTGAATCAGAACGTCCGGCATTCTCTGTCTGAGACTCTGATGTAATTGTAGAAACTGAGCCATTCGGATGTCTGAAACGCATCTTCTGCTTATTATCCTCAATTATTTCTTTCATAAAGAATGGCGGCTGGATTTCTATTGTTGTCTTAAATTTTTTTACAAACTCAAATGATTTTGCCTGAGTAAGCGAAACAACGTCAATATTTTCAGAAGGTTTTGAAAGTAAACGCCATAGACAATAAAGAGCGAAAACAGTAGACATTCCACAATTATGAACCATGAGCCCATTTGCTAAAAAGTCGTGTGTTCCAGTTGTTATATCAAAAACTTCCTGCTCTTCTTCAAGAACTGTAATTTTACAGATTTTTTCTAGACTCTGATTTGTATTATATGGATGTTCCTGAGACAAGAGAGCGATATATTCTTCTGTATCAGTCTTCCCTTTTATTCCTATTTCATTTACAAATTTGATAACGGATTTTTTCTGGGTGACCCTTAATTTCCAAAAACCATTACCATTAAAAGGAGAATATTGGGTCCAACAATGAATTCCATATTGAGTTTGCAATATATATTCAAGTTGCTTAATTAATTTAAAGCAAGGAGAGCCAAAACCAATTTCATAACCTATATATTTTGGTCGCCTCTTGTCTTGTTTATGAGTAATCCACCCATCGCCAGCATAAAGCCTATTTATTAAAATAGACATCTGATGACGGTTTAAATTCATAAGTTCATTGGTCAAACAGCGTTCTACAGATTTTACATCCAATCCAAATCTGTGCAAAAATTTTTTAATTGGCCTGTCAAGATTCGGATTTTTATTTCCCTTAGAAACAAATCTTGCATCATACCCTTGTAATCTGTTCCTTCCGGATTTTCTTTCATAAACCCATGGCTCACAATTTTCAAACAATCTAGCGGCTTCTATTGTTTCATTAATATAATCTAAATTTGTATTAACAAAAATCGGAGAATTATATTTTCCGTCTGCTATGTAATAACCTATAAAAGCGGCTAACTTATCATCATCAAGAGCAAAATCACCAAAAGGTTTAAGTGATAAAGCAGAAACAATTTCATCTTTAACTGTAAGGTCCTGAATCTCTTTCCATCCATTTCTGGTTAAAACTTTATGGTCTAACGTTCCTTCGATAGAAAGGCCAGAGTTTGTAAGAACTTTGGCAACTTTCTTTTTACCCTGAGGAATAAAGTTTAATATATCAGTATAAATTAATTTACCATCCGAAATAGTTTCAATTTTATCGCCAACTTTTGCGTCAGCAATAGAAATATATCCTCTATCAGTCATAACAAAATTATTAGCAGTCAAACACTGTCTTGTCTTGTCTATAACAACCTTCCTATAATTATTGATTTCCTTCGCCATCTCTGACTGATAATAATATGGTTCAAAAGCAATAGTTCCCTTGTTAGGAACGTCACACATTGCATAATTAGACAGCCAATAATTAAATGAGGAGCAAATAAGAAAATTTTCAATTCCAGTATCAACAGGCTCATAAGTTTTATCACTATAAACTGTATTCGTTACGATGCCGGATTTATTTCTAAAGCATTCTTTTATATTAGTAGGAATCCCGTATTTTATTATTTTATTTTGTATTGAAGCAACAAATTTTTTCTCTTGTTCGGTCATACTCTTACCTTATTATATAAGTAATAAAAAACCCCTCATTTCTGAGGGGCGAAGAAGTATCGTTTTATTTATTCTTCTTTAGTTCCTTTTTTAAATACAGATTTATAAATATCATACCCAAATACAGCAATAAATGTTGAAGTGATGCCATTGGAGAAGGATATGATAATGTTCTCTCCAGCCGTTAAACCATAGGCTATATTTAATACTTCGGCAACTATAAAAACCAGAATGGGAAGCAATCTCTTTAGTTCAAAATTTTTTATTTTTTTGTCTTTGAGGAAACCCTTAAGAAAAGTTCCTATGGCAATTACAGCTGCTCCTATTGCTCCGTTTATGAAATTTAAATTTTCCATAATGTTCTCTCTCTGTATTATCTTAAAAAATAAACCACCTTTTAAGGCGGCTTATTTTTGAAACTTTAAATTTTAAAAGCAGAACCCAACGCAAACTCCAATGGCTGCGTCTTCCCATCTGTCCTGAACTTCAAAAATCTCATTAAGAGTATTCAAAGTAGCAGTAGTAGGAAGAATTCCCCATACACCTAGATTAATATCTCCAAGAAGTACATCAACCTCTGCTCTTACATTAAGAGGGGCATCAAGTATGTTTTCATTCTCAAACTTTGTTTCAAACTTCTCCTTGAAGTCGGTCATTCCATAAAAGTTTGCCGAAAGACCGGCCTGCAGTCTTAATATTGACACATCAACAGCAAAGTTAGCTGACAAATCTCCGAAAAAAGTTACCGGCTCGTCTTTCGCAATTGTCGGAAATACTGTTACATTAACTGACGCTAAAGCTACCTTCACATTAGCATAAGCGCCATATCTAAAATCCTCAATTTTAATTTCCTGTCCGCCGCGAACGCTGGCTATTGTTGAGCCAGTTGTTGCTGTTGCTCCAGCTCCAAAGCTAATCGCCTTAGCAAAAATTGCCATAGGAATAATAGTCAAAATTAAAAGAACCACTAAAAGTTTCTTCATTCTTCATTTTCTCCTTCTGACTTAGCCTCTTCATGCGGCTTGTCGTCTTCAAGAAGGCGAGCGCACTCTTCAGCTTTGTCCTTCAGCTTTTGTCTTATGCCGATTTTTTCAAACAATTTCAGCATAACTTCATTTATAGTATTATGTGGATTATCATTTGTTAACTCTACAGAAATTTTGAAAGGTTGCGGCTCATCATCGTAGGCTTCATGCCTAAATGCAGAAAGCATATGCATACACACATTCAATGCGTCGCAATCTGCCTGCAGCTTTTTTCTCTGTTCAACAAGAGCCTTATCTTTTTCATCTATGGTAATCTCTTGAGTTTCTGGGTCAAGTCCTTTGTAGAATTCATAAATTGACTTATCTGTATCATAATTTGATATAGCTATTGTAGCGCCATCAATAAAGAAATTACTTACTTCAACTGCATAATTGAGTGGGATATCAAGAGAATATTCTTCGGTTTTCTTTATCCATTTTTCTTCGGCAACATCATAAATATTATCAAGATTATTTTCTGATGTATGCTCACCATTGGAAAGGATATAAATGTCGATCGGATGGTTTGTTTCTTCGCCATTTACAACAATTTTATTCCCCTTTGGAATAATATTTATAATTGAATCTCTTTGCTCCTTAGACATATCAGTATATACTGAAATATCAATATCAGAATCTTCTGTGTATCTTCTACCAAGCAACGAACCTTTAGCTTCTATTTTATCAATATCAAACTTAAAATTAATTTGATTCCTAAAATTTCTTAGAATACTATAAATTTGTTTCTTTATTTCTTTATTTATTTTGCCATTTTCGTCTATAAGCCAAGTGGCACGTTCTTTCTGAGGTGGATCCAATATAGATTCATTTATTCCTTCAACTTTATTAAAAATATTTTTAAGTTTCATAATATTTCCCTATCAAGTATATCTTCAATAAAATCATATTGACTATATCTTATTCTCAATAATTTGACTTTATTTTCTTCGCATAATTTTTCTTTTTGAGCATCTTTTAAAAGTGTATATTTAAATCTTGTGTCTGCTTCGCTTGCAGTCATATTTCCAAACTGTACAGGCTTAAAATGTTGCTCGCCATCATATTCAATAATTAAATTATAATCTGGTAAATAAAAATCAGGCCGTAACCCTTCTAAAAAAATTAAACACTCTTTATTTTGGATGTAATTAATATTTCTTCTTACTAAATAATTTCTTATTTTTCTTTCGCCTTTTGATTCTTTACAGCCAGGGCAACCGCATCCTCTTAAATGTAAATTAGGACTTTGATAAAATCTCCCATGTTTTGGGCAAATAATACAAACTTTGGTATAATTGTTAATATATTTCACCTCAGAATAATCATATTTATCACCGTGAATTATTTTTGATTCTTCAATAAATTCTTTATTAGATTTATATTTTGAACAATACGGGCAACCCTGTCCTCCTAAAAAATTGTTTGGGGATTTTAAAAACAGGCCATGTTCAGGGCAAATTAATTTTACTTTAATATTATTTCTAACATATTCTACTTTAGAATAATCATATTTATCACCGTGAACTATTCTGGCTTTATTTATAAAATCTACTGTATTTAGAACTTCAAAACCAGAACATTTAGGGCAACCATGATTACTAAGATGAGAACTCGCTTCTTGCCAAAATTCTCCATGTTCAGGACATATAATACATACCTTGGTTTTAGCATTTATATAATTGACTTTAGAATAATCATATTTATCACCGTGAATTATTCTGGCTTTATTTATAAAATCTTCTGTGGTCAATTTTTTCATTTTAATTCTCTCTAATTAACTTAGATTTGCTTTTTAAACAAAACTATTTTACAACCTTATTTTATAAAATTTAAAATATTTTGTCAAGTAAAATAATTATACCCGCCTAAGCGGGTATCTTTCTAACTATTTAAAATTTCGGTAGCCAGTCTATCCATATTTATACCGGTTTCTCTTGGCGACAAATTCAAGGACACCAAGGAATTTCCCTGGGCAGCTTTCATTTTCTGCTTATTTCTAAGTTCAAGAAGTTTAATTAAATTATTAGTAGCACTAATTCTATGAGCAACTGCATCCGACAAAACTGTTTTAGCTTCTGGAGAACGGTCTTTTTCAAAATTTAGCCTGTCCTCCATTGTTTTATAAAGTTCATCTGCTTTTTGCTTATCACTCAAAGCTGTTGAAAAAACAGCAGCTATCATAGCATCATCATCATCCACAGAAATATCAGTGCCGCCAAAATTTACAGTAATTGCATCTTTATTCTCTGTTGGAGTCACTTCTTTTTCTTTTACGCCAATTTCAGCAAGGAAACTATCTATAGAATTATCATCCATTATTCTTCCACCTGAACAGACATAGATGTTTGTTCGTTAATTCTATCTTCAACATCCACATCTATTATACTCGAAATTTCATTATAATATTTACGTATGTCGTTTATATACATTCTTACATCACTTGCTCTTAATGAATAATTACCGCAAAACCTATACATATCTGTTTTTGATATATATGCTTTTGTTTTCATAATATAATCACATATAACATCAGTTATAAGATTATATTTCTTTCTTTTTTTACTTAAAAAGTTGCAATCAACGACATCATACAACACAGCTCTTAAGTCATATACAAACTCTTCAATATTGGGAACTTTGGGAGAATGTATGGCATCACCTAAATCTTCAAGGTAAACATTTTTTTCGCGCTTCTTTGAATTTCTTGTAGTAACACCATAAAGGCATTTCTTTACTATAAGAGAAAAGAAATTAAATGATGAACCAAATTGCGGGTCAAATTTTAAATAGTTTTGAAAACATGCCATTATGCCCAAAGACTCAAGTTCATCATATTCCATGTAACGGTCATACCTATAAAGAAATATGATAGCCTTAACAACCTTCATAACTTCTATAGTTATTTGAGTTTCAAGGTGCTCTATTCTTGGTGTTTTATTTATTACTATTTTATGCCCTTTAGCGTCTTGAGTTGTTTCAGCAATTTGCTGATACTCAAGCAACATGTCATTGACATAATCTTCATTATAATAGTTTTTTGCCATTAAACTTTCTCTTTACTCATTAGTGGCGCTTAATGAAGAATAAGTTAAAATCCTCATGTCCACTGCTTCTTTGTCAAAATCGTTTGGAAGTGCCTGCTTATTCAATCTCATTACTATTGAAAAAGAAGGGCTCCCCAAAGGTTTACTTACCAAAACACCTACACAGTTGTTATCTGACGGGCCATAATCAAAAGTAAACTGAATTTCATCCTTTGTCGAAAGATATTTTGCGTTCTCTGGGTCCATAAATGCGAACAGCATCTGCGCCAAAATTTCTCTTGTCGGAACTCCATCCTTAGTAGAGTTTTTCATTTTTTTAGTCTCTTCGTTAATTATGTAATTAATTACATCCTCAACAGACATAATATTCTGATAGATATCTTTTTCAAGAGAAAGGCGTCCCTCGCCTTTAGCCTTAAAATTTCCATTATCAACTCTGATATTTAAACTATAATTTATTTTGATAACTTGATTGTTTATAGCTTCAGTTATTACATTATAATGCTCATAAAGCTTCTTCAATTTCATTTTTTTCTCCAATATCTTCAGCAATGTCGGTTAATCTATTAATAAATAAAATGAAGTGTTTTAAGCCGCCGTCAAATACGAAGCCGGTTTTAGATGGATTATCTGTTTCATAAATCTCTATAGAACCGCCAAGATTCTCAATCGTATAATCAGTTTTGTTTGCTACAAAAGTGTATTCGTTGTCTTCTTTGTAATACATTTTTTCCTCTATCTACATATTATATAAGATACGACATGACAATAAAAGGCAGAGCTTATCAGCCCTGCCTAATTTTATAAGAAAGGTATTTATTTTCTTCTGTCTCTGAATCTTGGTTCAGCAATAAGTTTATAAAGTTCCTCATCTCCATTCTGCAAAGCGTCATAAAGTTCTTTAATTTCTTCGTCAGTATATTTCCTATTAGGAATATTAACTGTCTTAGGAATCTGAAGTCTCCTCTTAAGCATCTCTGGAATCGGCAACTTGTCAATCGAAGCCTGAACAGCTTTGTACATGTTTTCAACTGGAGAAGCAGCTTGTGCCTGAGCTTCTGGCTTTTCTTGAGCTTTTGGCTCTTCTGGAGTATAATATTCATCATACTTATCAGCCTCAGCTTTTTTTGCCTGCTCCGGATGAAGCTTTGCATACTTCTCTTTTATGATTCTGTGCTTCTCAGCAGCAGCCTTTAAATCATTGAAAGCTCCAGAATTAGCGCTCTTCTCAAGAAGCTCAACAGCAATCAACCTATCCATTGTAGCTTCAATTACTTTCTTGGCAATGGTTTCAATATTGGCATCTATTTTCCAATCAACTTCCTTGCCCTTAGAAATCAGTTCATTTCTATTCTCAATTGCCTTACGCAAGCTGCTGTTTAACAAGTCATATTTACCAGCAAAAGCCGAATCTCCAGTTTCATCGAACCTGTCTTGATACATTTTCTTTAAAGCTGGTGCTAATTTGTCATTCGGCACTGCTTCATTTTCCTTCTTGAACTCCTGCATTTTTTTGGAATCGACTGGTTTGCTTGCAGAATCAAGAACTGTTCTAGCAATTTCAAAATTATTAGGAACTGATAAGAACTCTGCAGCCTTATCCTCAACAATAGCCTTGTTAAGAGCATTTAAGAAAGAGATATATTCGCTCTTAAGTTTTTCAACCTCTTTTGGAATTGAAGCTGAAGAAGTTGTTTTTTCTTTTCTGAGACCGCTCAGCTTATCTCTTGCGACTTTGCTTTCTTTAAACCATTTTTCAAGCTTTACGAAATTGCTATATGGGAAATCAACTTCAGACTTAAGCTCGTCCAAAATCTGTTTATCAGTAAGGTTTTCGTCTTTATGCTCTTTATTGAAATCCATCAAACCAAGAACAATATTGTTCAAGAACTTTGACATATAGGCGCCAAGAATCTTATTCTTAGTTGCTTCATAATATTCAGAGCCAAGCGTTTCAGCCTTGTCAAGATTTTTCTTCTGTTCAAAAGTCAAGTCATTCATTGCTGCCTTTTCAATAAAAGGAGGAATAAATCTACTTCTGAACTCTTTCATCGGAACCATATATCTTTCAGACTTTGTAAGGTTAGGATTATCTTTTGCAATTCCAGTAACACGAGGTTTTTCCATTAAAGGAACTCCAGAGTCACCATTCTTTCTTATATCAGCAGCAAAAGGAACTATAAACTTACTTGTAAGAATATAATTGTCTATATCAGAAATAATCTTCTTATACTTCTCAATCCTATCTCTAATTTTCTTTAAAGCAGCTGCGTCGCCCTCAAGTTTTTGAGGTGGTTCAACTTTCTTTTCTTCTTTTGCTTTTGGCTCTTCTTTCTTTACTTCACCAGAAAGGGAAGCATCTTCTCCGCCAAGGGCTGAAAGAATCTCTGTTCTATTTTTAGCATTATCAGCAAAAGCCTTTAATTCTTTGGAAACGCCCTCGCCTATTTTTCCGGACTTCTCAAGAGCATTAAAAGTTCTTGAAAGTCCATATCTTCTCATTTGGTCATATGCTTTTCCGACAGTATCAAACTTTGTATAGGTGCTTTGGTCTTTAATATTATTAAAATACTTTACTAAAGCATCTTTGTAATTTTTGTCTTTAATGTCTGCTAAAATGTCTAAATTAACATCTTTAACAGCCATTTCCGTCAAAACATCTTCTGTAATATCATCAAAAACCTGCTTAGGTCTTGTAGCATATACATAATAGAAGGAAGGAATAGTTTTAGTACTACCTACCTTAGGAGTCTTATCCTTTATAGTCCATCCCTCGGCTTCATATTTTTCAATGCCCTTAAGAAGAGTTTCAACAGTCTTGGCAGCAACCTTTTTTCTTTCCGTAGTTATATTTCTTTTCTTTGCAACATAATCAGGGTTACCTTCATATTCTACGCCATCAATAAGTTTGTCGACGTTCTGTATACCGAACGTCTTCATCTCTTGCGTTGAACCCTCTGGAATCTGACCCTTCTTCTCAAGTGCAGAGAATGTTCTGGCAATTCCGAAAGTAAGCATGTGCTTAAATGCAGATTTTGTATCTTTCTTGCCGGCATAAGAAGGCTGGCTCTTAACAATATCAAAATATAAAACAAGAGCCTTACCATAGTCTTTTGCTTTTATGGCGTTGAGGATTTCAGAAGTAACGTCTTTGGCAGCCATTTCTGAAATAATCTCTTCCTTGATTGGGTTCTTCATGTTTTTCTTGGCATCAATAGAGCGAAGCCTATTAGCTATTTCAGGGTCTGACTTCTTGAGTGCCTTAAGAGCGTTTATATTTTTGGCATCATCGTCAATAAAATACACATAATCATAATTATACTCTTTAGCATATTTTCTAAGAACGTTTTGCTTCTTCTCGAAATCAGTCGCGCCAGGATATGGGTAGTCATCATCATTTACGCAATGGACATTTGCTGCAGGAATTCTTACAGGAATAAGATTTCCATTTTCATCCCTAACCCTCAAGAAAGCTCTGATAGCCTTTCTGACAGCATCAGCGCAACCACGAGCAGTAAGAATACCCAAATCATATCCGCCATTATAGAAAGCATCAACAACCTTCAGATTGTTTAAAAGAGGCGCGCCGTTTTTTATAGACAAATAAACCTTATTAGGGTCTCTAAAATCTCTGTAATCATAATACTTCTTAGTCTCTGGAGTAACATGCTCTTTGGCATACTCTGCAGATGTCAATGCAACCTCTTTTTTATCAGTAGGCAACTTCCTATAAATTTTAAGTAAAGAAGAGTCCGATTTTAAAAGAGTGTCGTCTATATCAATAAGAAGAATACCGGTCTTTCCCTCAGGTATTTTCTCTTCTTTTAAAACAGATTTAAATATATTCAAAAGATTCATAACTACGTTTTCCTTCTAATATTAACTTTCATTCAGTGCTATATTTATATAAGACAAACCCCACCAGAAAATGGTGGGGTTTGTCTTATAAGAAGATTTTACTATTTAAGAAGTTTTGTTATCAACGTTGTAACAACAGTTACAGTTGCACCGCCGAGCAAAACGACAACAATCCATCTAGCAAAATTAAATACTTTGTCTTTTGTAGAGGCAACTATTTTTTTTTCAATTCTATCTTCAATGAAGCTTTCAAGATTGTCAACACCATCAAGCTTTTTATCAAGAACTTCAACTTTATTGTTGAGCGAACCAACTTTGGTATTAACCATGTCTATCTTATCATTCATTTGCTTGAACTCAAGTTGTATCTTTGTGTCCATAGCGTCTATCTTTTCTTCTATTCTTTCTACCATAGCATCCAGCCTCAGGTCAAACGTTTTAGATAAATGATTTATATCGGCCGCGTTTTTTATTCCTACCGGGCAAGATTCATATTCGTGATTAGTCATACGCGCATTTTCCATGATGCCTAACTATGTCAGACCGAAGAATTTCTCTTCATTATTATCTTGCATTCACAGATTATACTTTTTAAGCTAAAATTATTTTCAATACCCGAAATTATTTTCATTATTAACTTTGAAAGCCAATCTACTTTTGCAAAAAAATTAAGCCTAATTAAACGCACTTAATATTAACTATACATATATATCTACTGGTATTATCTTAAAAGATAATTAAAGAGGAACATTATTATGAATTTAAATGATTTATTAATAGAGGCTAAACTTAAAGCCATACTCAAAGCAGATAAGAAATTCACCCCTAAAGTATTAGCAAAAATTGAAAGCACAGGACTGAGAGGGGAAGAATTATATAATCTAAAGAAAACAGCTTTAGTACATATTGATTCTGGAATATCAGAAAAAAACCTTCTTAAATTTATTGACGACTATATGAAATTAGTAACTTATGTTCATAAGCACGGAAAGCAATTAGTATAATCAGTCAAGTTAATATAGAGGTAAAAAAATGGTCACATCTAGTGAATTTGATGAGGTACTAGTCCCAGTGGATTATCAAAACAATGTTCTTATGAGGACGTTTGATACTCTCATTGGTTTTAATAAAAAAAACAAAAAAGGAAAATTTATGAAAGCTATAAAAGAAGAATGGGAAAATGGACACTGGGTTGAAAAGACTGAGGCCCAAAAAAGGTCTGAAGCCAGAAGTAAAGAAATTCAGGACAAGATTAAAAATGGCACCATTAAAGTTATAAATCTTGATGCCAAGAAATCAAAGTCAAAACCCGCCGTTACTGCAACTGCAAAAAAACAGAAGACAGCCGAAGAAAAGGCAAAAGAAAACGAACTTTATAAAGGCCACCTCATAAATAAAGTCGGTAAGACAAATGCTCAGATTCAGAAAGAGCTTAGAGATAGGATTAATGGCAAAGTAAGAGACGAATTCAAAGAGCCTGGTGATACACATTATACCATAAAAGAACTTGTAAGTATTGTTTATCCGCGCAGCGAAAAAACAAGGAAAGCTTTCCCTTCAGAGAAAACCTTTAGAGATGCTCTTCTTGCAGACGAAGCTTTAAGAAAATCTTGGGATGAAAAAGTAATCAAGGTTAAAGGCCATAAACCTGAAAAGAAAACTCGCAAAGTCACAACCGCTGCCGAAAAAGCAAAAGCCGCAGAACTTGAGACAGATATCTATAAGATTACTGATTGGTTCTGGAACAACAGAAAAGATAGAACATTTATAGAAACACTTGGCAACGATGTAAAGTCTTGGCAGCAAACATTCAGACGCATCAAGAATGATGAAAGAGGCCTTAAATATTTTGCAAATCTTATGGACCTCGCTGGATACAAGAAAGAAAAAGAGAAGCCGTTCGTTTCTAAGGTCACAGTAATAAAGAAGAAGAACGATGCTCCAGCTGAATCTGAAAAAGAAGGCGAAGCCGCTAAAGATTTTGAAGGAAAAGATTCTGATGCAGTATGGGATGCTGTAAAAAGTTTCTTCACGTCTTGGGCAAAAGAATGCGGCTATAAGCTTACGCCCGAAGCGTTAAAGAAATTTAAAGAAAACGTTTATAAAACAATTGTATATTATAATACAATGCACATTCTTAAAGGCGATAAGTAATTTAAATAAACAAAAAAAAGGCCACTAATTTTTTAGTGGTCTTTTTTTATACGTGTATGGAAAAGTTCTTTAAAGAACTAAATTTTATTTACCTGTAGAGCCGAACCCTCCCTGCCCTCTATCAGAATCATCAAGAGAATCAACTTTAAAGAAAGCAGCTTCATAAGAAGGAGTAAATATCAACTGAGCAATTCTATCTCCCTTATGTACTTCATAATCTTCTCCACTAAGATTTACAAGAATGACTTTCACTTCGTTTCTGTAATTGGAGTCTATGGTTCCCGGAGTGTTGAGAACTGTTATTCCGCTTTTAAGAGCCAAACCGCTTCTAGGCACAACTTGAATGTACCAACCAGAGTCAGGCTGAAAATAAAGACCCGTGCCAACTGCTGCTCTCTCTCCATTACGAATAGTCACATTCTCATTGGCGTAAACATCATAACCAGCGTCATCCGGATGCTTTTTCTCAGGAACACGAGCACCTTCTGCTAAAACATAATTACAAATACAAACATCTTTATGCATCATTTTTTAATTTCCTCCACTGATTCAATCTGATAATCACCATCAAAGTTGAAAATATCAAGGCTATCCATCGCTATATCGTATGCTTCTTGTTCGCTATCAGCCTCGATATCTTTCTCAGCATAAGCTTCGTAATTTATTCCAATTCTATAAACTGCCATTTATTTTTCCTCTGTACTTGAAACAGTATGACATTCTTGCGGTTTATAATCTCCTGAAGTGTTAGTATTAATAGTGTTTGGGCTTGGCTGCCAGTTCCACTCAGGTGGATATATTCCCCACCAAGCAAACGGATATGGTCTATAATCATCTGGGAGGGGATTATGTGGAGTGTCGCCAATTTGAGGTCCCGGAGGCCAATCTCCAACCTGCGGATAACCCGGATATGGATAATAAGGGGCTGCCGTTCTACGCTTCGGCCAATAAGACATGTCCAAATCAACATCCTCACTAGATTTACGCTGATTATATTTTCTTAAAATATCATCAAGAGATTCATAAATTTTTTCTTCTATAATATTATGATTATCTTTTTCACCACTTTTTTCTTTCTCAAGTTCAATAATTCTTTTTTTAAGCTCTCTATTCTCATTAGCAAGCGAATCAATTTCGCGCTTTAATGATTTTATTCTATCTACATTAATCAATTTATATTTAGATGTCATTTCTTATTGACTCCTTTTACTTCTTCAAATCTGCAAGTTTCAAGAACCTGCAAAGTCATGACCTGCCCTTTTGGATTGTCTCTGTTCTTGGCAACATAACAAAGCAATTGCCCTTTTTCACGGCGTTCCTTATCTCTACTTAAAGTGATAATAAAATCGGCAGTATGCTCAATTTCAAGAGAATTGGCAATACCATCAGTTGCGATAATTTCTTTAGTATCTCCCTTCTCACCTTTGATACTATCTCTATTCATCTGAATTCCACTAATCACAACACAATTAAGTGATTGAGCCATGGCTCTTAAATCAACCGCTATAGCGCCATCATGAACGTAAGTATTTTCTTTAGAAATTTTCTTATCATTTGGACAACATATGCTCAAATAATCTACAAAAACTTCATCATACTCTTCACCAAGATTCTTCTTTAAATCAAGAATAAAAGTTTCAAGTTTATTGCAGTTCATTGAACCAGTCTGAAATTCTTTTATTCTTAAGTTGCCCGGAGCAATCGCTACCGTTTTGCCGAACTCTTCTTCAAGCTCGGCGCTATCATTCTCAGTTAATTCATAAGAAATTCTCGCAGTTGTTGTATTAAGAAGATTCGCCAAGATTCTTGAAACTATTCTTGATGTTGATGTTTCCATTGAGAGATATAAAACTCTCTTGCCAGCCAAATAACCATTAATAGCGAGATTAACCATAAGCATTGTTTTACCAATACCAGAGTTGGCGCCAACAAGATTAAGAGTTTTTCTTCTGAAACCACCATTTAGCACATTTTCAGAATCCAACATATCATAACCGGTCGGGATAGCTTCCGAAGTATCTGCGGTTTCTTTTAACACTTCTTTTACTTGTTTCCAATCCTTAATAGAAACACCATAATCAGTATCAAAAGAAACTTGCGTTGACTTCTGCAATTTCTCAATTACAGAATCATAATCTTTGTTTTCTAAGTCTTTCTGAGCCTCTGTCAAAGCTTCAATAAATTTTTTGTCCTTAACAAATTTTAAAGCTTCGTCTTCAATAAGTTGCCAACTTATTTCATCATCAAATTGAAAAACATCATGAACAATATCGAGAATTTCCTGTCTCTGCTCTTCATTTTTGAAAATATTAGAGACAAGAAACTCAATATCTTTTAAAGAGGCAAGCCTGTTTGTTTTTAAATATACATAATAACATAAATTGAAAAATGTCTGAGCATGACGATTATCAAAATAGCTTCTTCTTGTCAGCTCTTTAACATCTTCTGTATATAAATATTCTCCAATCTTCAGCAAAAAAGTTTCACTTTTTGTTATTAAGATTAGAATGTAAAATTCAATATTTGAATTATCCATTCAAAGTTCCTTTCCAATACTTTTCCACACTTCAATTATAAAAAAAATAAGATTTTTTGTCAATAAAAAAGCGAGGTATAAATCCTCGCTTTTTAAGTTATAAGCCTAGCTGCTTTTTCCAGAACGGGTCTTCCAATTTTAAAAGCTTTGACCTCTCAAGTATTTTGAGCAAATCGTCTTTACTGCCAGGCTCAAGATACTGCCACCTAATTGGCTCAGTCATTAGATAAGGCAAGGTCTCATTTTTATTAACCCATCTTTTTGACACTTTAGATTTACCAACCATAATAGAAGAAATATCGGCATACGTATTCTTATGTTTGTTATAAAATTTCCATAATGCCCTATTAAGAAGTCTTACCCTTATGTTTCCATTATTCATAGCCATATGAATAAGTTCATGAGTAAGGAAAGCCATCTGCTCCTGTATTGGTAATGCATAAAAAGCATGAGTATTAAGAACTATTTTTTTATTTGGATATGTCATTGCAATGACATCATCTTTTCTGTTCTTCTCTACAATATTTATTTTTTTATAAATATTCTCAAGCTCTTTAGCAAAATTGGCAGTAAATACTTTATTTAAAAAAATAATTAATCTTGTTTCAAGCGTATCTTTTTCTTCACTAGATAAAACGCTAGATGTTATATATTCATTAAGTGTCATGTAATTATCTTAAAAAAAGGCCTCCAATTTGGAGGCCCACGCTTACTTAGTTGCCTGAGCTGCCTTCTTAAGGCCGTGCTTCTCAATCAAGTAGCAAACTACTCCGCCAACTGCCACGAAAGCAGCAACAATGGCGGGCCAAAGCTGATTAGCGAGCAAAGCTGCACCAAGCAATGCTGTTGTTACAAGCATACATCCATAAACTGCCCACATAAGAGGTGTACACTTATGGTCTTCAATGAAGTCCATATAGAATACGTCACAGGTGTATGTGAAACCAACTGCTAAAACCAATGTAGCAAGAACATCCTTAGGATTTACGCCAAAACAAAGATGCTCAAGAATTGTAAGTATGATAGCAGTAACGACACAAAGAATTTTCTTTACCATTTATTTCTCCTCGAAGAAAAAATTATCTTCTTTTCTAAGTAAATCGTTCAACATATAAAAATACATTCCGTCATGCTCAAAAACATAATTATCCGTTTTCTCAGAAATACCGACAAAATGCTTATGATTATTTATTTTAACAACAAGCATAGGAAGCTTATGTGCAAATGCGGCATCTTCCTTACATTGCTTCATCCAAGCATGTAAGTCACTAGATTCATTAAATAAATCCCAAAAGGAAATGCTTGCATAACATTTGCTCTCAACTGAAAATTTAAAATCAGAAGGGCAAATTATGTCTCCCGAAAGTACTTCTTTTACGTTATCTTCGACGGCTGAATATTTTTGCTTATTAGTCTGACCGAACCTAGCACCAGACGCTGGAACACGCATCCATTCTTTATCAGGCCATCTTTCTTTTAATATTTTACACAAAGCCCTTTCAGCAGTAGAGCCCTTGTTTTTAGAATTAATGCTCATAAAAATATATAAGACTTATTCTTCTTTAGGAAGTGGCTTACAATAAGAACCATCAGTTCTACCTGTTTTTCCATTAAGCATATCGACAAGATTTTGAAAAACAAACGCTCTTAAACCGGACATAATCCTGTAATTTTTCTTAAGAACAAGCTTGTCGTCCTTGTCTATATCTATAGTGTAATAAACAGTATTTATTTTCTTATAACGCTTAAGACAATAAACTCCTTCATAAGAAAGAGAACGTTCGTAAACAGTTGCTTTCTTGCCTGTTCCAAAGAACTCAGGATTAATAACCATAATCCACTGGTCTTCTTTATCAAGCATGGCGAACGCTCTTTTATTTATGCCAATCTGAGGCAGAGACAATCCAATTCCTCCCCTAGCATGAGCGAACTTAACCATTTCTTGAGCAAGAGCATATATCTCCTCCAAATCAGAACTTGATACCTCAACAGCATTCTTACCCTCAAACTCAGATGGATCTACGAGTTTCATTTCTTTTTCTTTAGACTCTTCTACAACAAGCGGTTTTTCCTCTGAAAGATTGTTTACTTTATCCATTAATAACCCTCAAAAATTCTTCTTCATTAATAACAGGTATTCCGAGTTGCCTTGCCTTTACATTTTTAGAACTTCCACTATTTGGATTATCCGTAACCAAATAATCAACGTTCTTACTTACTGATGAAGCAAGCTTTCCGCCTTTGGAAATTATAAGTTCTTCAAATTCTTTTCTTGGCCTTGAAAGAGCACCGGTTATGCAGAAAGTTTTTGCTTTTTGCGTTTCTGTATAATGTTCAGCAGCAGTTTTCTTTAAGAGATTATCAAAATCAATATTTAAACCAACTCTGTTTGTAGCCAAGACAGCATCCATTTCATCAGAAAGATAAGCCATTTGCTCAACAAAAAGCTTTGCTCTATGCTCTCCGATACCCTGAATATTAACAAGCTCTTCATAATTAACTTTACGAAGTTTTTCTAGGGTATTATAACCTGCGTCTACAATTGTTTTTATTACTCTAGAACCAAGTCCGTCCAAATCAAATCCTGCTACAAAATCCCAAAGACTAATATTTCTTGAACGCGCCCATAAGTCAGCGAAAGCTTTTTGAACATTTTTCTTTGAATTGGTATGTTCAATTGCATAATTGACATTATCATTGCAGTAAAAATCTCTGATGCTTTCCATATGACAATCAAATATTAAGTAATTGAGCATTGACTCTCCAAATCCAAGAGCACCTATAGTATCAATCCATTTGTAAATTTTATGTTCTCTGTGGGTTACACAAGCTTCGTTTACGCACCTAATATTAGCGTCCGTAATTTCAAGAGGTTCACCGCAAAATGGGCAAACGCTAGGAGGATTTATTTCTTCAGATATACCAACTACAAATCCTGTCATACTTTCAACATGAGGAATTATTTCCCCGCGTTTAGATATTTTTACAGTACATGGTTTAAGTATGCCAAGCCGTTTAATTTCGCCCATATTAGCCAAACTCGCTCTTGAAACTGTAGTATCATTTAGTTTAACAGGTTCAAGAATAGCTACGGGAGTAAAATTAAAGCCATTCCTTGAAAATTCAACATCAACAAGCTTAGTTATTGCCTTATCTACAGGGTACTTGAAAGCACGTTGCCAATCAGGCCTGGCCTTAGAAAAATCTCCGTCCTGAGGTATTTCATTCTGTTTTAATACAATACCATCAGTCTGATAATTAAGAGTTTTTCTTTCTTCACCTATTTGATTAATAAACTCAATTATTTCGTTTATTGTAAGGCAAAGTTTATTATACTGAGGCGTTATAAACCCACATTCTCTAAGAATCTGAATCTTCGCAATTTCAAAAAACGCGCCTTCATCAGATATATCATAGCAAACAACATCAAGAAGATTTAAATTATCGTCACTGTTCTTTTGATTGGCTATCCCACTAGCCATGTTTCTAACATTGGTTATATCCGAAACATTAACGAGTTTATCCACATTTGACAACGGAAGCATTATCTCGCCCCTAATCGCATACTCATCGCACTCGCTAACAAAAGCATTTACATTGATGTTTTTCGGAACCCCGTTCATTTTAGAAGCGTTTTCGGTTATAATCTTGCCAACAGTGCCGTCTCCACGAGTAACTGCTCTCTTAAAATTACCATGCTTATCATAAACAAGTTCTACAGAAAGACCATCATATTTAAGCTGGGCAATTATAGGGAATTTGATTTTCTTCAAGCGAATCCAATCTTTAAGCTGCTCTTCAGTGGTTATTTTTTCTTGGCTTCCCATATTTATAATATGCTTACACTTGTTGCCGTCAATTTCACCTTCACTACCGACTTTTTTAAGCAGCTCTGAATCTGGATAATTAACTGCGAGCTCGTCCCAAAGTTGGTCGAACTCCCAATCTTCAATCTCCGGCATGCCGCTATAATATAAATGCTGATGATGTATAATTAAATTTTCAAGTTCTTTCTGCGTCATAGTAAAATTTTCTTAATAAATCCTTTAAGCTCTACTCTAAATTTTTCATTATGAATTACTGCTTCATATGTAGCGTTCATAAAATCTTCAGCAGTAACATAACTATTACCTTCATCATCTACCTTTTTGTAACCAACAGGTATCCTAACATCTCTTAAGCTTTCAAAAATTGATTTTGTTCCTTCACTCATTTTTTATAACCTCATAATATCAAACATTATTCTATTTTTATTAAATGCTTCGCATTCTTCAATCCGTATAGAACTTTCACCTGTCTTTTGTTTATACTCGTTAAAATCTTTATAATTTCCGGGGATATTATATGTATAGAATTTTATATTTTTTGAAAGTTTTTTAAACTTATTCAGTAAATCATAGTTTGCTATCAAATTAGTTAGAATCAGCTTCCTTGTTTCTATTTTTTCATCTTTATCCGGAACGAATATGATGTTTTTAAGCGAGGAAATCCCCATTATTTTTTTCGCCTGTCCTTCTTTTAGTTTATTTGAAAGAATTGCAGTACCGGGATAATTACTTAAAGACATTGCATCAAAAGCCCCTTCGAATATAACAACTGTGTCATCTATATTATCGTAATTAAATACCACATCTGCACTTAGCCCAGGAGGGTTCTTATATCTTAGCTCACTTCCAATATAACTTCTTGCCAAGAAATAAACCAACTCGCCATTTTCATAGAAAGGAATGAATATTCTTCCACTATATTCAGGGTCGCTTCTAGGAAAATAACCTAAGCCATTTGGAGATATTTTTCTTTGCTGCAAATATCTGATAGCCTCTTCGCCATCGTTATCAAGCTCACTTACCTCATCAAACATAATTGGATGAACATCTAACGGCTCTTTTTCTTCCTCTTCAGGTTCGTCAGGTTGCTCTTGATTTATTGCAGCAATAATATCTCTAATATCAATATTCTTAGTAACTACAGTTGTAAAATCACTATCTAAAAGTTTACACGCATCATTATACGAAATATTTAAATACTGTGCAACAAATGAAGGAAAAGTACCGCCAATTCCTTCATGAAAATCATACCATTTCCCAGTATCACAATTTACATATAGTCTTTTACCCCTATCTGCAAAGAATGGGCTTGAGAAAATGTACTCACGCCCATTCAAATCATATCCTGGAAAATACTCATCTAAAAAGTTTTTAACTGTTTCCCTGTTCATCTTTCTGCTCTTCCGGAGTCAATAGCACTCTCTTACCGGAAGCGATATCGAAAAGACCAGTATTAAAAACCACTATGTTTCCGGTATAATCCCCAAGCTTAGCATCTGCTATAATATCAATATCAAGAGCGACCCTAATATCTTTATTAAGTGGAGCTGAAACCACAGGAACATCATCGGCCATATCTTTTATAGCATTTCTTAAATCGCCAACACTATAATACTTTAATTTTTCAGCCATTTCGCCTTTTCCTTTTCAAATATAGCATTTTTTAATTTCCTTGTCAATCTTTTTTGCAATCTCTTGGATTTCAAGCTGCGCGTGTGAGTCTGCCCTTAATTCAATAAAGTGCTGCCAATCCATATAATGGCCAGTAATATAAATTATAGTCTTTGTGCAATTAGGTAAAATGCACCTTGCGACTTCGGGAGGTAGTCCATCATCAATAAGTCCATTGTAAAGATTTTCAACATTTTGGCATTCAGCTGCCCAGTCTTCATAAGACTGAGTGTCTTCATTGATTCTCGGTGCAATATATGTAATTTCTCCGTCATTCTTTTCGAGAGAGAAATTAACATAGCGCTGAGATTGCTGACTAAAACTAAGAACTCTATGTCTTACAATTTGGTGAGTTATATCTCTGCTGGTTATAACCTTAAAAGTGTATGACGTATGAACAATATTTATTGCAGCTGCTTCCTCTTCAGTTAAGAAAACAACTTCTGTTTCTGTCCAGGGAAGGCCTCTTTCTTCAATAAAAAGTTCTGGGTACTTATTGTGAAATTCATAATAGATATTTTTTATGTGGTCATCAGAATCAAGAAGATGTGTGTCAACCTTTTCCGTTAAAAAGTCTATCCATGCTCTAGCATTTCCAGACATCATTATAAAATGTTCTTCTGAGTTCTCTTCTTTTTCCAACGTAATCCAAACATGCGAATTCGTAAAGCCTTTTCTTGCAAGAAGCCACTCATAAACAAATTCTGCATCTTCAACATCCGCAGTTTCATAATATTTAATTATAATATTACTATGCTCAATCACAGAGCCATGGGCATGTTCCATTATTTTCTTGATAAACTTTTTATACGAATTTTCTGTTATTAGATTTTGACTATTATAGCAAGTTCTACCTGCGAGCTCAATCTTCTTAAGAATATTCGGTTCTCTAATAAATTCTACGCTACTATTTTCTATTTTCATTGACTACTCGGAGATTGAATAAAATACTTGCAAGATTTTAGCATCTTTTCAATCTCTTTATCCTTTTTTGTACAATAAGTACAATTCCTAAAACGGCATTCTTCGCACCCTGTATTATAAGGGACATCACCAACTATAGCAAAATATCCGGTCGAATATTTCTTTATATCATCATCAGAAAATGAAAACTCTAAAGTAATTCTATCGTCTTCGTCCCTTCTATTAATAAAAGTATATCTTTCATCGAGAACAGACAAAGCATTACGTTCTATAAAATCTTCGAATTTCTTATGTAGAAGAAATTTATCATCCAGAACATATTTGCTATATTTGGGCTCAGCTACTATAAAATACTGAAAAACTTTATGGTCTTTGTATAAAAACTTCATAACCATACTTGTCTTCACATATTTTGTAGCCACTTTATTTTAAATCCTTTATAAAATCCAAATTAAAAGTATCATTACCTAAAGCCATATCAAGCGACTTATTCAGCGTTTCTATAATCTGCTGCTGCTGCTTTTTAATTTCGACTAGGTTCTCTATAACTTTTTCCTCAAATTCAGTCATTACTGCTGTTCCTTGATTTTAACCCTAGCTAAAATACCGTCAATGGCCTTAACAACTTCAGCAAGACTTTCGCTGCACTTAACAAGTTTTTCTCTGTTTGCAACCACCATAGCAAGCGGCTGAGGCGCAACTGCCGGGCGCGCAGCATCAGGAAGAACATTTGTTATAGGCATAATATCATCCTGAATATCTCTCTTAACATCCTGCTCAATCATATTAGCTGCGCCGCTAATAAATTCTGCATAAGCCCTTGCCTTTGCAGAATAAATAAGAAGTTCACCTAAAGCATTAGTTACTGCAGGCTTTGTTTCTTGTGCTTGCTGACCGTCTGCAACATTATTTCCATTAAAAAGATTATACCAATCTCCAATACTCTGATTTGGAGCTACATTTTCATAATCCATAAGTTATCTCCTATTAGACTCCGCCAATAAATTCATCATATAACTCTTCAGCTGCGCCAACAGAATCCTCATCATAATATGAGCCCTCCGTTTCTTTCTTAAGAAGAGCCTTAATAATTGCGTTTGCTTCTTTGGCGGAATCTGCCCCAATTATTGTGCCAAGTTCATTCTTTAAGTTCTTAAGAGCAAGCTTCTCCGATTCAATGCTCTGAAGAATTGAAATTATCTGATTCCAGACATCCTGAAAAGCTGCGCGGTCTATGTTATTTAGATTAGTCATTTTTTAAAATCTCCATATATCAACCATTAGCTACCTCTTTACGCGACTTTTCATAAGCATCTTTACGTCTCTTTATTTCATAAAACATTAAAGACTGATACTCGTCATTATTGTAAGGCTTTTTATAACAATAATGCTTCCAAATATTAAGCAACACATTACCATGAGACGTACTCATCACAACAGGCGCCCCTAATTGTTTAGCCACAAGAAATTCCTCTCTTGTACGCTCTTTCTTTGTGTGGGTTTTTCTAGCCATTTATTTCTCCTATGCTCTAATTATAAAATTTTTAAGATTATTTGTCAAGTGTTAAAGATTATTAATAAAATCGAGCATTGACTCTATTTCATCCACATCAGCAGTTTTAATATCCTTATCACCAACCTCTGTCGCATCATTTTTATATAATGCCATATTAATATCACTTAAGTCAGAAGACCACCTATTTAAATGCTCTTTGAGACCATTATCATACATAAACATCTCAATTGCCTGAGGATCAAATTCAGTATAGTCTTTTAAATTATTCTGAATAATCGCCTCCTCTTTCAAATTAGCCGGTGCTTTTGACAAATCTACAATTTGAACAAACTTATTAACAACATCCATATTCGGTTCAATCTTAGTATTCCAAATATTTTTATCGTTTAAAGCCTTTTCAAAAGTCTTTATTCCAACTCTAGGAATTCCAGGAATATTATCACTTGGGTCACCAACTATCGCCTTTTCTAAAATAAGAGTCGGTTGTTTTTCTCTGAACAACCTTAAAGTCGGTGAATAAACTCTGATTCTATCTGAATAATTCACGAGCTGAGCAATATCCCTATCGCCCGTGATAACCAAAACGTCTTCATTGTTATCAGCAAAATATGTTGCCAAACCATACATTATATCATCAGCTTCAGCCCCGGGGACATCAATAACCTTACTTGGAAAGTAAGAAATCAAACGCTCCACATCTTTCAAATGGTCTTTAAAAATCTGATATGTGTCGTCATGCTTTCTGTTTGCTTTATATTCTGGGTATATACTTCTACGCCAGTCAAGAGAACCCCTGCCCTCTGTTGCAAAAATCAAACGCCCATACTCTTTTGAAATACTGATTACCGAATCCAAAACTTTATGGTAATAAAGGCCGACATCTAATTCTGTGAATGTGCCCTTCTCTTTAATTGCTTGTGTTTTGGCTACATTAAATGCGATATGCAAGCAATTAAATAAATCTACTATTGTTTTCATCTATTTTCCTTCAACTTGATTATATAAATTTTAAGATTTTTTATCAACTACAATATTATATAAGCAACAAAAAAAGCCCTGTGTAGGGCTTAATCTCTAAACTTATTGTTTAACGCTAGTTTTAACGTATTGTATAATTCATGGTGAAATGCTCGAATAGAATTCTTTTTCAAGATATCCTCTTCGGTTAATTCCCCGTATCTACTTAAAAAATCAGAACAAAACATGAACAAAGGTTTATAATACTCGCCTCTTAAAGCTCGTGTTATACAAGTCGGGTCGCTTAAGAAGCTTCCCAATTTATTATTATAAATTTTGTTTTGCTTAGCCCAAACAGAAGCTTTCTTTAAAGTAATCTTTATATAATCGCTCTCAGAAATTTCCTCAGTCTCAATTTTCCCAGCAAGGCTTGCTTCTGCGTCTTCAGCTATTTTTTGAGATAGAACATAAGGAAGAATCTTTTCATCGCTTTCCCATAAAGAAAACAATTTATCTATGAACTTTTGTTCTTCACCGTTTTCAAGATTACTTTTATAGCAAAACTTCGTAAAGTGTTCCCACCATTTACTGTCTTGAACATTTTTCATTGAATACGGGTAATAATTATACTTTGTTTTGTACTTGCGTTGAAACTCCCGAGCCAACACTGTCGCTTCCAACTTGCACCCCCTGAGCCGCTTTAATCATGGCAATTCTTTTTTCTTGCTGCTTTTTAGCCTCAAGATTCTTTTTGAGTTCCTCAATTCTTTTTTTATAACCCTCATTATCAACCTTGCCATTAATTCTTTCGTTAGCGGCTTCTAATGCGGAATTAATTGTATCATCTACAAACTTGTCATCAAGTTTCACATTATTAACTAATTCTCTGGCAGTCATTTAAAAATCAGCGTAAAAATCATCTTCCGCTGTCTCCTTAATATTATCTTTTAAAAGAACTGTTTTTTGAATTTCCTCGTGCCCACGCTCTTCATAAGCAGGTTCCTCATAAACAGGTTCCTCGTAAACTGGCTCAGATATTATATTTTTTACCTCAACAGTTTCCGGCTTTTCCTCTTTGTCTTTAATAATATCAGTAAACTTAACCTTTGCTGGTTTAGGAGGTGGAGATGTAAATAATTCATCCGGTCTTAAATAAAAACATTTTCCATCGTGATAGGATTCACATGCATATCTACCGCTATTAAACGAAAGTACTTTATATCTAATTCCGTTTTTATCATAATAGTCTTTAAATAACCTAATCAAGATGCTCTCCTAAGCGGAATTATAAACGAAGAATATTTACTCGGTTCAACCCACTTTTTTGTTCCAAACATAAGCTGCTCTCCGCCATGATATGTATCTTCTGAGTTATAAAGTAACATAAGCGCCAAAGTATCTGCAGCAACTTTGTCTATTACAAATTGATAACATGAAGCAAATATTGGAATGGTAGTCTCCTCACCGCTTCTGTCTTCAAGCGATAAAAAGCCCATCGTATTTCCATTTTTGTCTTTATATTCTCTAACAGAAGAAATATAAACAGGCACAACCTTAGATATATATTTAAACTTTCTTACATCACTAAAATCAGACACACATTTGCCGACTGCAATCTTGTCGTTTATAAACTCATTTGTTTCTGAATCGAATGGAGATACAAAGAAATTAAATCCAAGATATTTTTCCTCACACTCTTTTCTAAACTGTCTAGTATCTTTAGTTGCGAACTCATTATTTTCAGCGACTTCTTTTATACTTTCCCAATATTCAACGATATTATTGATTTTATTTTGTAAGGCTGAAACAAGCTTGTTTTTAAGTTCCAAATCAATTTTTATTTTCTCAGCTTCGGCAGCAGTTAACTTTTTAAATGCCGGCTTGGTCTCCCAGAACTGAGAAAAACACGATATCATCTGATGTCTTGTTATAGTCGACTCAAGCTCGTCGAAACACCCATACTCAACCAAAGCTGTTATAACTCTCTTATTTACTTTTGAATCTTCAAGATTTTTTCTAAGAAAATCGCTGAAATTTGTATATGGTGCTCTAGCGCACACATTATCAGCAGCTGCTCCGACCTGTTTCAAATTATGAAGGCCAATATACAAGTCGTTGCCTGATGAAAATGTTCTGCTCTTTGATGTATTAATGTTTGGCTCATGAATTTTGAACCCGTTTCTTCTCATGTCTTTCAAGGTATCAAGAGTTTCTTTATCGTGCTCAAATGCATATTCCACAACAGCGGGATAATAAAACTTTTTAAAATAAACATTTAGATAAAGAGTCCATGCAGCCATCATCGAATATGCCAAAGCGTGCGATTTGTTGAACGAATAGTTTGCCAAAGCCGCAACGTCTTCAAGCAAATCTTTCAATTCGGCTCTTGAAACTCCCATCTTTATTGCATTATCTGAAAATTTCTTTGTCTCTTCTTTCCAAGCGTCAATATCTTCTTGCTTCTTGTTAGCCTTGCCGAGCTTCTTTAAGAGACCACGAATATAGTTTCCGCCATCTTTATGCCCGCCAATTTTAACAAACAACGACATTATTTGCTCTTGATAAAGGCACACACCGAAAGTCTCTCCAAAAACAGAATTTATTATAGGGTTTCTATACTTTAAATGACCGGATTTGCCATCTACGTAATTTGGAACTCCTGAAATAGTTCCAGGGCGTGCAAACGCATTACAAGCAGTCATCTCTGACAAATTATCAGGGTGAATTTGATTTACAACCTGTGAAGCAGTTCCGGCAGACATTTGGAACACATTTATCGCTTTTCCGTTATTAAGAGCCTCATAAAGTTTTTTATCATCCGCGCAATCTTGAAACTTATTATACATAAAACTTCTAAGCTCGGATTTATCAACTTTCTTAATAATCTTCATCACACATCTCATCCTTGTGCTTTCTGCAATAGGCGTTATCGCTCATAACCTCTTCATAAGAAAAGAAATAAGCAATCTTCTCCCTACGATTTTTTTTCTTCAGATAATCCAAAATTTTGTAAGTGGAATTCTTCCAAACAAAAGACATTAAATCGCCTTTGTCTGTATTGATTTTATTATCCAAATGCTTTTCCCAAAGTGAAACCATGCAATCCTGAAGAACGTCGTTTCTTTCTTCAGGTTCAATTGCAGCATAATATTTTTTATTCAATAAATATCCTGTTACTTCGGCAGCATCTTTAAAAAATGAATCATAATCTCCAGATAAATATTCATCTTTCATTCTGGCCTTATCAATTTCCATCTGTGCCTTGCTCTCCTTTATTTCCCTTCACGGCCCACACAGATTCTCTAAAACCACCAATTCTCCAGTCTTCACCAGTAAAAGTTCCAACAAATTCTGTAATAAGACCATATACCTTAGCTAACTTACCAGAAGCGTTGGCAATAGCTCTGAGATTAGGGTCAGCTGCCTTAACCTCTGCTTCTATAATATTTATATAATTCTGCATTTCTTTGGTATATTCAACCACAAGTTTTGCTAACTGTTCATTACTATACAATTTTTTATTCTCCTATAAGCACATTATATAATTTGTTTAATTTTTTGTCAAGTAAAATAATCAACTACTGTATTCACACAGCGCTCTTCTGAAACAAAACGCTGAAACAAAAGGCCATATCTGATTGGGTCAATTTTTGTAATACCAAGGAGATTTAAAACAAGACTACCACCACCACTTCCTCGTCCATACCCAACTGGAATTCCGTCATTATCGCAATGCTTGAAAATATCATATAGAACCATACAATAGCTTCCAAACCCTTTACGCTTCAAAAGCCCAAGCTCCATCTCAATTCTTTCGACATATTCTTGCGGAGCCTTCTTCCAATCATCAACGCCAAACTTTTTGGCAAGATTTTCCTTTGAAATTCTCTCCATTTCATATTCATCTTCCAGAGTAACGTTTGGGAAAATCATTGTGGTTCTTTCAGGAATTTCAGCATGACAGCGTGAAGCTATTTCCTCGGCATTATTACACCATTCAAATATTTTATCATCGCCATAATTATACTCGAATCTTGTATCAAAATATCTATAATCATCTACATCATGATAAAACAACGTTCTAGATTCAAGAGTGAATCCTGGGTCATTCATTGTCCTCTTTTCTCTCATTGCAAGAGAAATATCCTGTATTTTATAATCCTCTTTATCTAAATAATGAACGTCTCCAGTAATAACAATAGGAACTCCGTGCTTGTTTGCCAAATCAATAAGAAAATCATTTGTTGTTTTCTGGCCTTCTTTAAGGCCAGCAATCTCTCTTGTCAATTCGTTAAGTTGAACTTCAACGTAAAAGTCATCTTTAAAATTATCAAGAAAAAGATTAAACAATTCCTCCGCTTTATCAGGTCTGCCTTCTTTCAATGCGTTTGAGAATGGAGACATCATACAAGCAGTGCCGCATATAACACCTTTTGAATATTTGAACACTTCAGAGAATGTTGAGTGATTGTTATAATAAAAGTGGTCTTCTGCAGCCATTGAAATATAATGAAGGTGACGAATATTGTTCATTCCCTCCATGTTTTTAGCGAGTAAAATCAAATGGTTATTTTTACAACGAACCCTCTTCCCTTTATCATTAAGAGTTACAAGTTCATCATCTGGAATCACATATTGTTCCAACCCGAAGACAGGATTTATCCCATATTTTCTGCAGGCTATTTGATGTTCAAACCAAGCAGACAATCTTCCATGGTCAGTAACAGTTAAAGATTTATGTCCAAATTCAGAAGCACGTTTTGCAAGCTCTTCTGAAGTAACTACTGAATCAAGCATAGACCCAGCGGCATGATGGCAATGTAATTGAGCAAATCCCATTTATTTTTCTCCTAAACTATTTAAATTATAAAAAATTTTTAATTTTTTGTCAATCTAAAAAACCATAATAACCATAATTTAAACATTCGCCTTCTTTTTTCCACTCAAGGTCTTTACTACCATTTATGGTTTTACTTGCATTATAAAATTTCTGCCCCCTATAAACAGCATCATGAGCAATAGTCCCACCTTTATATATCATATAACCGGTCTTAGAATTCCAATACTTATTACCTTCTTTTTTCCATTCTGGAAAAAGGTCGGGACATCTTTCCAATACTTCATAAAATACTGCAGTGTCTACAAACATTTTTTCTCCCTAATAATATTTTATATTATCTAGTTTTTTTATATTTTTGTCAACCAAATTATAACAGAATTAAAATCAATATGAGTCAAAGATAATTACAGAGGAAAATCTAAACATGGCTGAAATCAAAAGTTTTAGAGAATATATAGAAGAAAAAGGCGTAATTGAAGAAAAAGTATACGGAGACGAGTTTGATGAAATTCTTGGCAGAGAAAAAGAACCAGAAGAAGAACCCGAAGTAACAAAGTCTGTTGAAAAATCTGAAGAGGAACAAGATACAGGGCATAATGAAGAATCTGGCAAAAACAACCCTCCTGAAGATGAAAAAATAGTTACTCCTGTGTATAATAAAGGCTTTTCGTATTCACCGGAAGGCGACACAAATGTAGACCAGCTTAATAACTTAAAAATAAAGCTTCAAACTCTTAGAAACACTTATAACTATCTAGGTAAATATTTAGACATACAGCAATTTAAAGGAATTACATATAAAGCTCCTCTTTCAGTCGATGATGCTCAGAAATCTGCTATACCGCTTGACATTACAAATGGTATTTCTTTGGTTGAAACAAGAGACAAAACCTTGAAGAAATTCAATGATAACATTGAAAAATGGAGAGAAACACAAAGAAACGTTAAGAGGACTGACGAAATTGAAAGGTTAAAGTGGAACCGAACAGCACAAAAAAAATATGCTGAACAGTTAAGGGGTTCTGATGCTCCAGTTCCATCAAATATAAAAAAGAACGAGTCAGATTCTGAAAAACAGGTAGAGAAAGAAGAAGTCAATTCTTTTGTTGACCTCCTTGATGAAAGCATAAACATAACAAAGTTAAGAGATGCTTTAAGAACCACATCAAATTTTGCAAAAGCTGCTGGACAGTCAGTATTAAATACTGCTGGTAATATTAAAAGTGCTTTAACAAACCATCCTTTTGCTACAGATAGTGAGCTTACGTCAAGTAAAAGATATAATGCTAATAGAATTCTAACAACAGCAAAATGGGATAAAGAAGGAAGAAGAAGTGATGCCGAGGATGAAACAAAAGTAGCAGGCAACTTCCTAAATAAAAACAAAGCCGGAATTTATGGAATATCTTCCAACTTCTTAGAAAATGCATACAATGATGCAAAACAACGTGCTAATGCTTTAATTAGAAAAAAAGGTATTTTTGTAAAAATTGACTTAGACAGAGCAGAAAGTGAAATAAACAAATACTTCAAGCTTAAAAAAGTAGGAAACGACCTTAGATATCTCGATACAATTTCAGGGCTCTTAAAATCAGCTGGAGACCAATTGTTTGGTATAGGAAGCGACCTTAAAAGTATAGTAGCAGATTATAAGCGTGGACTTGATAAACTTATTCGTGAATATGAAGCCGGACAGCTTAAAGCAGAGAAAAAAATGAATAGTTTTGATAGCCTTTCTGCAATAGAAAAATACCAAAAAAAAGAAGAAAAAAAAGAAGCCAAAGATACAGCAAAAAAAGAAAGGAACGAACTTAAGGCTGCCGAGAAAAAAGAAAAGGATGATTTAAAAGCTGCTGAAAAAGCAAAAGCTGATGAAGAAAGGCAAGCCGCCGAAGCCAGCTACAACGAAAGAAAAAATTACGTATCTGATGATTTCAAAAATCTTTTAAGGTATAATAATGTAGATAAAGAAAAAATCATAAAAGCTTGCGACCTTTTATTAAATAAAATACGCACCTTAGAGAAGAACAAAAATATAATTAATGACAAAAAGTTCTGGAAAACAAACAATGACGGAACCCCAGCAATTGACATTGATGAACAGAAAAAAGGTAAAGCAATTGCATTGTTAGCTTTAGCACAAAATGTAGTTAATTCAGATGAATTAAAAAATTTACCAAAATCTGAGCGCGATAATTACTTTAATAAAAATTTCGACAAGTGGTTTAAAAACGCAGAAAACAAATATTGGAACGAAGGGTATTCTGCAAACGACATTGTTAATGTTATAAAGAAAGGTTTTGAGCCTAGAAAAAAATTGTCTGAATTAGCAGCAGAAAAAGCAAAAAAAATAGCAGCAAAATTGCCAAACGATGCAAAGCAGCCAAAAGACAATGAAAAATCTAAAAATTCACTAAATAAGCTAAACGACTGGATTTATAATAAAAGGAAACAAATAAAAGCAAAACCTGTAGCAGCTAAAGATTTTGAAGACTCCGAACCGGCGTCATCAAGCTCACAACCTACAAATATTTATGCTTATGCCCTGCAAAAAGCAAAAGAAAACAAATAAAAATAAAACCCGGGAAATTCCCGGGTTTTATTTTGTCCTTGTGAATCCGTCGCCATCTTTATAAACAGTCAAAACGCTGTCAAACATCTCTTTTAAATCATCTCTATGAGTAACAACAAAAACCGAAGACTCTTTAGAAATATCATCAAGAATGGCCTTTGACGCTTTTATTCCTTTTGCATCTAATCCGCGGTCAAGGATTTCATCTACGACCAGTAAATTAGTTCCACAGCCAAATAAGCTTTGAACCATAAAATAAAGAGAGAAAATCACACAAAGCTCAGCTCTTGTTTTTTCTCCTGAAGAAAGTTCATCAAAATCAGTTTCCTTTCCTCTAAACGTAATTGAATCATTCAGATTCTTGTCAAATCTAATCTCGATTTCATCATCAAAAAAGAATGGAAGAAAAGTATTTATTTTACCATTAAACATGTCAATCGTCTTATTTATAAAATACTTCTTGAATCCATTTTCTCCGTTTGAAAATACGTCATCTAAAACTTGGTACTGAGCTTTCTCCTTTCTAAGAGAGAATATTTCGGAATTTAAATTTCCTATAATAACATTTCTCTCTTTAATTGAATTCATCAACTTCTGAACATAAGCTTTATCAAAAGCCGTTTCTTTCATACTTTCAGTTGTTACGATTTGATTCTTTAAAGTTTCAATTTCAGAGGCCAACTTAAGCTGCTCACTTTTATTTTCGTTTAACCACTCAACCGTATAACCATCATATTTAGGAGGAACAGTAGAATATTTAAGAGCTTTGCCTTTAAGGCTGAAAACTTCGTTTTCTTTTTCTTTAATTTGAAGTTTTACACTCTCAATATTATCATGAGCTTCTTTATATTTCTGGGCCAAAAACTTTATTTCTTGCTGAGAATATTTTGGAGATTCAATATTTATTTCTTTAGTTTCATCAATAATTTTTCTTACTTCTGAATTATTAATATCAGCCTGGTCATTTAGTCTATCTTTTTCCTCTTCAAAAGAGTTTATTTCATTTACAATATTAGAAAGAGTATTTGAATATTCCTTCTTTAACTCTTCAGTTTTATGTTCATCTAAAGAATGACCACAAGTAGGGCAAATATTCGTTTTTATATTATCAATTTGCTTTCTTATGTTTTTTTCTTCAATTATTTTAGAATCAATATTTTTTTGAATAGAATCAATTTTAGTATAACAAATCTTAGTAGCCGAAGTAATATCATCAATTTTTCTTTTCATGGCATCTACTTTTCTAAGATTTTCTTCATATTCAGAAATTTTCTTTAATTCATTTTTAAAAAACTCTACAGAATAAGTATCTAAAATTTTCTGATATTCTTGAGCTTTCTTGTTAAGCTCAGCAACCTGTAAATCGCAGGACTTCATCAAACTTAAAATACTATCCAAATTCTTTTTATTACTTTCATAAATTCCTAATTGAGCCTGATATTCAACTGCTTTCTTCATCTCAGCATCAAAATCTATATCAGAACCATTCTTTAAATCTTCCTCACATCTAGCAAGGTTCATTTTATATAAATTTATTTGAGCGTCCAGTTTTTCAATCTGATTCTTATAATTTTCTTTGTATGCCTTAAGAGTATTTGTATCGGCCTCATTATAACTAGAAACAGAAACAAGTTCGTTATTTTTTGAAACCATTTGAGTTTCTAATGCCTTAATTTTTTGAGAAGTATATTTCTTAAAATCATTAAGCTCTCTTAATGAAAAAACAGATTCAAAAATTTGAAGACGTACTGAATTTGTTTCTCTTAAAAATTGTTTATACGTTTCAGACGATAATACTATTGAAGACATAAAAGCCCTTGAGTCGATACCAACGATTTTTTGGATTAACTCTTGGTTGTCAACTTGGTTCTTAAGAGAAATATTTTCACCGTTTTCAAAAATATAAACATTATTTTTATGGGTCTTGTGCTTTCTATAACGAGTAATAACATAGTTTTTATTGTTCTCTATAAATTCAAGTTCAACTTTTGTGTTTTCGCCGACTGTTTTGTTTACAACATTATCTGCCTTTAATTTGGTAACACCATAGATACACCAAACTATAGCCTCAAAAATTGAAGTCTTGCCTGCACCATTATAACCAGTAAGTAGAGTTGTATTATTAAAGTCAAGATTTACAATTACAGGATTAGAGCCAATTGATTTAAAATTTTCAATAGAAATTTTCTTAAACTTCATGCAAGCTCTCCTTTAATCTCTTCAAATTTCTCAACCAAATCAGACCCTTTAATTTCAAAACCATCAAGTTCAGTGTTCAAATTTGAAACAAAGTCCTTAATCATATCAGCAACAGATATATTCATTTCAATTTTAATATCATCAGTGCTTCTGTTTTCCTCTTTATTTTCAAATTCGTTTACAATATCTATAACGCCAAAATCATTATACAAGGTTGACTTAAGTTTTGATAACCCATCAACTTTTTTATCAACTACAATCTTAACCAAAGTGTTCTGGAGAACATCTTCCCCTTTCTTAACAACGTCCCAAAGTTCATCATAAGTATACTTTTTAAACTTTGGAGCATGCTTATATTGAATAAACTCTCTGCCTCCATTATCAAGATTAAGAATCTCAAACCCTTTATTAAAATCATCAACATCGCCAAAGTCAAGTTGATATGGTGCTCCTATATACTGAACATTGTCAATACATTGCCTTTTATGATAATGTCCAGTAAAAACCGTCTTATAATTTGAGAACATAGAAATCGGAAATGCCTGCTGTTCTTCGCCAGCTATCCTTCCCCCTCCTAAATCAAATCCGGTAATATTAAGGTGAGTAAATAAATAATCAGCATTTACAGTTGGAACCAAAGCTTCATCTTTTGTAAAAGGACTCATGTTTATAATGTAATTCCCAAGCTCATAAGTTTGAATAGAATTTACTAGATGGCCATATTTTTCAAACACCTCAAGAATTGAAGAATTTGTATTTGTGGATGTAATGTCATGGTTGCCGAATATAAACCACATTTCAAAACCTTGCTCTTTCATATATTCAATTTTCTTGAATAAAGGAACAAACACATCATTTTTTATTCTGGAGGACTTATCAAGCAAATCACCAAGAAACGCAATTTTATTTATTTTATTTTTTAAGGCAAACTCTGTTAGATAATCCAAATAATCTAAACCAACCTGGCAATACAACCCGTCTTGAATATGTAAATCCGCTGTAAGTATAATCTTTTCCATATTTTTCTTCTTTGTAAATTAATATAAGAAATTTTAGATTTTTTGTCAATTAATTTAAAACTGTGGGTAAAGATAATAATGACAAACTTTTAATACTGTATAACAATAGGAGATATTAAATATATGGCTAGTTTAACTATGAACGATTTGAGTTTCTATGAACCAATGAGAAAAAACTGGTTCATCGTTCAGTTTGACTCAACTCTTACCGGTAACGAAGCTCTTACAATAGCCTGCAAAACCTGCGATATTCCGCAATTAACAACATCTGAGAATGTAATTGATAGACTTAATGATAAGGTTTATACAGCTGGTAAATCAGAGTATAATACCATATCTATGTCTTTCTATGAGTACATTCAAGACAAAGGAGGCAGCGACAAGGGTGGAAACACAAGACCAAGCGCAGGCCAACTTTTATATGCTTGGCAACAGAAGCAGCATAATGCAAAAACTGGAGTCCAGGGAGCTAAGAAAAATACATCAAAGAACGTGGCTATTGTTCAGATTGATGGAAACGGAAATGCTGTTAGAGTTTGGAATGTATATAGAGCATGGCCTACAACCGTAGAATTTGCAGGACTTGACTCTTCAGATGGAGGAATTCAGGAAGTAACTCTAACACTCAGATATGACTGGGCAGAGCAGAAAAATGCGACAATAGATATTGCAACTGGCAGCCCTGATCAGCCATTATCAAGTCCATCAGAGTCCTAATTAATCAAAATGCTATTATAAAAAAAAAAAAAAAAAGAGCCTTTATAAAGGCTCTTTTTTTTATACAAATACTTAATTATAAATAATAGTATATCATCTTGAATGGGTCTTTGATTTCTATAAAAAATGAATTATCTTCTATATT